CATCCACCAAAAGGGGCAGGGATGGCGACCGTCATCGTTTCGAGAACCGGGCGATCCGAGAAGATACGCCGAGCTGCATCGAAGTCCCCAATGAGGTCTGCTCCTGGCGTGTCGATGGGCCCGATCTCGACCGCGTAGAAGGGCGAGTGACCACTCACGCCTCCACCAATGATCGTTGTTTCCCAATCGGAACGAAGCGCGTTGTCGAAGAGATACGTGAGATTCTTGTCGAGAAGCTCTTCGTAGCTCCACGTGCCCGATACCGAGCGTAGATCCGCGATGTCGTCCGAAACGATGACATCGTAGAAAAGGCCGTCGGGACGATCTGAAGGCCCAGGCGAGGCCACCCCACCGTTGTGGTTCGTGTCCTTCTGGAACGAAGCGGAGTTCCGTCGAAAGACAGCCATGAGCGGGATCGCGTACATGTACCCATCGACGGTCCCAAGAGCGTTCGCCGGGTTGCCATCTCCTGCACGCCAGAGACCCCCATCCCCGCTCGGACTCTGGTTCACGTAGGCGAAAGCAGTCGCCACCCCATCGGGCAAAAGGGCGGCTGCTGGCACCGAGTTCGCCACGACCGAAGGATCGTTGAGAGCGTAGGGGTACGAGAAGATGTCCACACCCGAGATGACGCGAAGGCGGTACTGGATCTGAACCCGCTTTGTACTCTCGACCCCCAGAACGACATCCTTGATGTCATCGGGCAGGTTGAGAACAGCGTCATCAGCCGGGGCGATCTTGACGTTGCCGTTCAACCAGATAAGACCAGTCGGACTCTTCCCTGTCGCATCAGGAGCGGCCGAGAGAAGCCGACGCCAAACTTCAAGAACGATGAGGTCTGTCCGCTTGTCCCCTGCCACGACAGGCGGAGCGGCGAGCGTCAACTCGTTGTGCCCGTTCGCATTCGAGTTCGCGATGCGGATCCCCCACCCGTTGACCGAAGCCACCAAGTTCGGGAACGCCATCAGGTTCCCAGCCGAACCGGAAGTGAAGATCGCGTTGAGGTTACCAGCCGATGCAGCCAGGAAATCTGGCGAGATCCAGCCAGAGATCATCTCCCGAAGTTCAAGGTCTTGGCCGAGATTCAGTTCCTTGTCGAGAACAGGCTTACCTGCCTCGAAGACAACTGTCTCCCAGTTGCGCCCCGTGGGGTCGAGGTAGCCAGAGACCGACGGTCCGTAATTCTTGCTCATGCTGCCCTCTGATTCGTACGAATCTGCGTACGAAGCCGATGACAAATGCAGCAAACGAGATCGCATTTCGCAAGCTCGACCAGCACCTTGTCTCGACCCCAGGACCACATGTCTGTGATCTGCGCCACTTTCTCACCTCGAACATGATCGAAGTCCATCGCAACCGAAGGGCGGGATCGCCCGCAATCAAGACATGGTTTCGACTTGAGGGTGTTGAGCCATGCACGAAACGTGATCACACGAGGGGTCTTCGAATCCCCCTTCCGTTCTTGTGTTCGTACCCTGTGACAAGCACAGCACACGAGATCACACTTGGCAATCTCTTCAAGAACGGCTTCACGACGATGGTTTGACATCTTCCCAAGCGCCCAACGCTTGACTCCACGAACGTGGTCGTATTCCATGCAGAACGCGACATATGTGTCCCCGCAATCGAGACACGATTTCCCAGCTTTCGTAGAATCGATGAACGCCCGGTACTCTACCCCTCGTCGTCGCTCATCAGCGAGCAAATTGTCCCGATGTTCGGCTCGCCATAGATCTCCGGCGATTTTGTAGGTGGCTTTTTTAACCCCCCACCGCGCACGGTTCTGCGCAAGACGTGCTGCTCGAACGTCGTCGGGAAGAGCGGCGTAATCCGCCCTTCGTTGTTCGTTGATGGAGATCGCAGAGGCCATGACTAAAAAGTCAATCTCCAGACGATAGTGAGAGTCGAAGTGGCAGGCTTTGAGATGACAGGGAAGGGCAAGTAGTTGACGAGCGTGTCCTTCACCGTGAGATCAACGGTAGGATCATACGGTCCGTTCGGGGGCAAGACCGGGTTACGGATGCTCATGTTCGAGGAGAGGTTCCCTCCGAGAAGTCCCATCTCATCGAGCGGCCCGACAGCTTCCGACTCGGAAAACGTCGTCGTGAAGTCCACGATGTGGGTCGGGTAAGCGACCGGGGCACCGACGCTGTTGACGAACTGGGTGTTGGCAAACGTCTTGCGGGTCAACTCCGAGTAGAGTGACCGCTGCGTGTTCGTCGCCGCTGGGGGCGCCAACGGGTTCCATCCGACATCCCCGGTCCCCACCGCAAGCGCGTAGATGCCATGCGGGGGCTCGGCGCTGTTTTTCATCAGACGAGCGATCAAGATGCTCGCGTCCAAAACAACGAGGTTTCGAAGCTCTCGTTCTTCCTGGATCTCGCCCGTTGGACCATCCCGGAGCGTGAAAAAGACGTCTCCACGGATGTAGTAGCGCCGGAAGTCTTCCTCGTTGGCCGTACGAACGGCGAAAGTCGGTGGGGCGGCGTATGGCGCACGGAAGGCTTCGCCGATTTTCATGTGCATCTCCTCTACAACCGAGGAGGCGATAAGAGAAAAACGCCTAGACGACCGTCGGGTTCGCCGCCACGGAAGCCCCCGCCACAAGGACCGCAGTCGGGCCCAGTATCCGATGGGCGGTAGCGCCCAAGGACGAGTTGCCACCAAGGCCCATGTGAAGGATGGTGATGGCTTCCGGCCCAGGAGGGATCGGGCCGAGATTGTTTGCACAGATGAAAATCGGGGGCGTGGTCATCCCTGTGTTGTCGAAGAGCTTCCACGCAGGGTTGTTGAGCAGAGCAACGTAAGTGTGATCCCAGACCTCTCGCATGAGGATGCTGCAACTGCCATCCACCGCTTCAGGCATCGGCTCAACCAAGGAAGTGCCCGGGAAGGTCAGCTCGAACCTGGCCTCAAAGAGCCTCGGGAAGGGCGCCCAGAGGGTGATCCCACTCTGTCCGAGGGTCATCTGGGGCCCAATCGGGCTCCACGTGTAGAAGGGAGCCGGATCAGGTGGGCTTGGCGGGCTGTAGACGTCGTACGCTGTTGTGCAGACGTCTACTTCATCGACCTGGATGACCGAGTTCGGGATTGACGCTTGAAGCGCGGGGCTGAAGAAGACCAGCCCTGCCGGGTTCCCGAAGAGCCCCCCGTGTACCTCCCCCGAAAAAACATCGAGGTCGACGTTGAAACTCGCCTCCGGCTGAACGAACTGGAAAACACTTTCCGTGGGCAGGGGCGAAAGGAGGGTTTCCGTCTGGATCGCCCCTGTGAGGATCGTCTGGTACCACGCCGTTGTCTTCATCGGTGTCCCAAGGGTCAGCAAAACCGACCGAGGGTGTACCGACTGCTCAGGAACGGCAGAGTTGATGGAGAGCGGAACCCCTTGGAGATCCGTCACCTGATAGGAGAGAGGATCTGAAAGCGCTGCGTTCATCAACATCGGTGCAGAGAAGACACACCGGATGCGCGTGGGAGAAGTCCCCACCGAAAAGTAAGACGGAGCCACAGGGAACCCTGTAAAGAACGCCTTGTTCAAAACAGGGCTGATGAGAATCCCATCCAGGCTTTGAGCTACCGCAACATCTACCTCGTAGATCACAAAGGACTGAGGGGACGTCACCAACCGTACTGACTGCGTGGTCTCGATAGTGACTGAAAAAACCGTAAGCGACGGGGAGATCGTGTAGTTCCCAGGAGCAAGAGTTGCTGGGATAGAGAAGTCCACGGGATCGCTGAACGTGATCTCCACGAGACCAGGATTCAACGCCGTCGCCGAAGTAACCCCAAACGGTAAAAAGTTCGAGCCAAAAGGGCCCGTACCGAAGAAACTATTGCCGTATCCACCAGGAAGAGGCATCACCTACTCCTACGAATCGATGAAGACTCGTACCATCGGGGCACCCGGCGGACGAACAATTCGGTACACATGATAGAGGCCATCGAAGAAGTCAAATGGGGTTCCCCCAACGACAACCTCGGAAGCGAGGTCGTAACAGAGAACGTACCGGATCCCCGTCGGAGCAGTCACGAACGCCAAAGCTAGCGTCATCCCAGGCGCCGAGAAGCCAAAGCGCACTTGGGAGTCCCCCATGCCGCCAGAGCCATCGGAGAGCACCTTGAGGCGGAATTTCACTTCAAGCCCAAGAGAGATGGCATCGGGAAGCGGGGTCGCGTTCCTGTAAATCGTCTTGGTGCCCGTCCCGTCCGTCCCGTAGGTCAAAATGCCTGCAAAAGCAGAGCGAGCAACGTGGGCCGGGTTATCCGCAGCAAAGACCCACGGCGTGCCCGCGGTAACATCGTTCTCGGGGAGCACAGAGCCATCGTACGTGAGACACACGTCCTTCTGGAAGTAGATCGGCCCGTAAGAGAGAGGATCCTCTTGATCGGAGAAAGGTGCGATGAGCCCTATCTCTCCTGTGTCCCGCTCAATCACAGAGAGCTGGCTGTAAAGCACATCATCAGGAACGAGCAGCTTGACCTCGACTCCAGGCTCGTTGAGCTTGAAGCCGTTGTTGTTGAGTACCTGTGCAGGATTGTTGAGACCCCCAACGAAGATCTTGATCGGGGTGGGCTGTCGAACCTCGAACGTCTCGGTACTTGGAACAAGCGGCGTACCTTCGTTCAAAAGAGTGAACGCGACAAGATTCTGGTTCTTGAGAAAGTCGGGATCCTGATGCGGAGGAATGCCTGTAGAGGACGACCAGAAATCCGTGTGGGCGTGCGGGATGTTCGTTGTCAAGTGCTCTGGCGACGCGATCACATTCCGCTGGTTCAGGACTTGGTGATGAGGAGCAATCCGCAATTCGGTTGGGGATCGGGTGACCCCAAAGCGAACGTAATCCCAGTACGTTTGGGAGAGATTCGTCGGATCGAAAGCACCCCAAAGAATACTTGGAACCGTCCCTGCAATGATACGGGGAAGCCCTACTATACTTGGGGGTAGAGTCGAATTATCGTAGTCCACAACCAAGAGCGGCGCAGGATCGGCGTCTAGAAGGACCGTGACGAAGCTTCCTGCTGGATCTTCCACGATTCGGTAACGATGTTGCTGCGTCCAGTCCGTTTCCTTGAGGATTCGGTAACTGATGCTGCTGGGCTGTTGAGGCCACAAGCCTGCGATGGTGAGGGTGTGGGCCGCGGGAGGAGCTGCGATTTCGTACGTGCCCTTGTTCGGTCCCGCATCGACCACCAGCAGGTCTCCAGCGACAACCCCTGCCGTGATGAAGTTCACGTTCCCATCCGCAAGGGCGTTGCCCACGATGAGAGCTTGGGTGCCTGTCGTCTTCGTCGGCAGATGGTAGCCCGTGAAGCTGTCGGGGTCGTAGCCCCGCCAGATGCCACAATAATGTCTTGTCGCCGACCCAACCCGCCACGTGTTGCAGTAGGTCCAGTCGACATTCGAGATGGCTTGAGATCCTGGAATCGAAGAACCGAAGGAGACATACCCCACGGGGCTCGCAGGAGGGGTCGCGAAGCCTGCGTATGGTTCAACAGCGATGAACACCCCATCGATGAAGAGAGACACCAGACCCGCACCCGAGGCGTAGACCAACCGATAGGTATGGGGCTGCCCGTCTCTCCACTCGAAGGGGAGAGTTGCCACAACCGTCACTACCCCAAAGGCATCAATGCCGAAAAGGACAACCGAACGAGTACCATTGTCCTTGAGGTAGAAACCCAGGGTCTTGGTTGAGTCATAGACCTGCGCTACCGCGCCCGTAAAGCCCGTGACAACATCCGCCGTGTAGCTCGTTGGCTGAAGACGAGCCTCCAAGATGTAGTCGTTGAGAGAACTGAGAATACGTCCTGGAGAAAGAATCGGAGCGTTGTCATCGAAGATGTAGAGCAGCCCATCCGTCGCAGCCGTGTTCGTCACACGAAGCGTTCGACCGAACATCTGAGCTGTGGGGGTTCCGGCTGTGATCTCGATCCACGGGATGGGAAGACTCGTCGGAAGAGCGTCACCACCGTAGGAAATCTTGGGCGCCGCTTGGTCGGCCAGGAACGAAAACTGGACGAGCCGGTCTCCATCATCGATTATCGCCGTGATAGCGTTTGGCGTAACCCCGTGTGTCCACGTGCGAACCGCCACGTCGATATCGAGCACAACTTCGGCATCCGTCGCAAGAAGCGGTTCCAGCCGCAGGAAGCCTCGGAAATCTCCTCCCACATAGGTTGTCGAAGAAGCGACGGCGCTCGTCGAATCGAGCAAGAGGAAGTCACTGCTGAGGATCGTCTCCGTCCCGTGATACCCAATGGGCGTCCACGGGTTCTGAGCCACCTCTGGCGTGACGTTACCCTCGTACGAAACGAAGATGCTTGGTGCTGTCTGTAGAGGGTTGAGGGGCAGAACGGTGTACCGCACGTAGTCCCAAATGGTCGTGCTCGTAGCCGTCCGCGAAAGATTCCCAAAGTAGGTACCCTGCAAGCTGTTGAACGGAGTGTCGAGTTCTTCGAGATACGGTAGCTCGTCTTGGGTGACGCGCATGTTCTCGACGATCTCTCCGTTGAGGAAGAGCTTCAAGATCCCCTGGGGGTCTTGGTAAATTCGGAAGCTATTTCGGATTGTCCAGTCGAGCGCGATGGGGGCATTCGTTGGATTGTTGTTCGAGTCGAGACCCCCCGTCCAAGCGGTGATAAGAGATGGATCGTTGCCAAAGCCCTTTTTCAAGAACCCGATCTTGGCCACCCCTCCATCGAGGAGATACCCAACAACGACCGCTTTCTGGTCATCCGAATAACCGTACGCGACGCCCGTGAAAACGCCTTGAGTCATTGGGGTTGCGGTGATGATGTTCCGCCAAGTGGCCGCAAAAACATGGGGGAAAGTCTGGTCGACGTCCCGGTTCCAGTAGATGAAGTTGCCGACTGGCGTGGATGTCGCTGTAACAGTCAGCTCATCCGCAACAACCGAGACGGTTCCAGTCCCCACCCGGTTCCACGGGGAAACCGAATCGTTTTCGGGTAGCCCCGTAGGTTCGTAGTTGATGAAGCTCGATACAACCGTCCGTTGAAGAAGGGGGTAGGCGATACGGTTCGCCGGAGCGTTGAGACGAAGCGTATTGGGGTCGTTCAAGACCGCTGTGTAGGCCCGCTCGTAAGCGCGGTACTTCAGATCCCTCAAGAGAGGCTGAGGGAGCATCGCCTGGATGTCCGACGAATCCCCAATCGTCCATGGAACGGGCGTAGCCGACTCAACTAGATGGCCTGCAACGTCCACATGGTGAGCGTCAGGTACCGCCACGATGTCGTAGATCCCAGCATTCAGACCAGAAAGAATTGCAATGCTAAGACCCGTGTAGTCGGCGAGAACATACCCGTCGTTGAGCTGGATGCGGGAAGTGGCAAACGTAATCCCCTTTGTGAAGGTCAGGTTTGCTTGAACACTAGAAGTGCTGTGAAGAGAGGCTTCCCCTACCTTCGTGAGGTACGCTGAAATATAGGAGTTGCCATGCAGCTCTGCACGGAGTGAAGGTACTGTCGCGTTCGTTCCTTGTTGGAACGGCGTCGGGCTCGTAAAGTTTGTCGGGACTGGGAGGACGTTGTTGTAACGATACTTGTGCCCCGAAGAGTCGTGTAGACGCCCAAGGTCCCGATTCCAGTTGTTGAGGCGGAACTCTTTCGAGTTAATGCGGCGAATCTCAACGGTCGGGTTTCGTACCCAATCGTAGTCCACCTTTACATCATCCGTCGAAAGGATCGGGTTGGGCATGACGATCTGCCCGAGCAACCCAATGACCGCCGAGGGTCTTGTCGGCACTCCATTGATGCGAACCGTCACGTGCGCTGGGTCGTCAGCAATCTCTCCGTCTCTGGGGTCGAAGACTGCCCACGAAGCCAGAAGCTGACCCGCATCAGGAAGCGAGAAGCTTGCCTTCACGCGGAGCTTGTTGTTCGCGAGAACCCCGAGAATCCTGAACGTCCCATCGTTCCTCGCCGTACCACCAAGGGTGATATAGAGACCGATGAGGTTCGGGCCGAAGGCACCTCCCGTCAGGGTCAAGGTATCGGGAGCCAAGAAGGCCATCCCAAGCCCAGCTTGAAGTGTCAGGGGTGGACGGGCAATCGGCCCCTTGTTGACGAAGATACTCTGGGTTGTGATAGGGGCTGATCCGGTGAAAATAGCTGCGTTAAAGATCGGGTCAATTGGATTACCCGAAGAGTCGTGCGGCGTACCCGAAGCGTTCACCGTGAGGGTATAGCTACCAGCCTGCATGCCATGCGTTTGGATAGCAACAGACGTTGGCGAAACTGTCTCGACCCCCAAGATTGTAACGGTTGTGGGTCCCGTGATCGCGTACTCGGCGGGACTCGTCAAGAACGAGTCGTCCAACATGGGATCCGAGAAAGTCACAAGGATCTGCCCCTCCGTGAGTCCTTGGACTGAGGTGACTTGAGGACGAGAAGCCGAAGCCACAATAACAGTGACCGACGAGTACAGTTCTCTTGTGGCCGCAACCATCAACCCACTAAGAGTGAGAATATACGAAGCGGTATCGGTAAACTTCGTCGTCCGAAGTCGGATCTCCAAAACTGGGGTCGTCCATAGCCACGGGATCGACCCGTTCATGGGATCCGTCTCAATGAGAGGCTTGTCCACCGTGACCGTCGTCGAGTTCACAACAGTGACAACACGCAGAAAGTTGGTCGTGTTGTAGGCGCTACTCAAATAGAAATGGGTACCCACATCGGCGGGGATGAAACTGGCTGTAGCGATGTGGATAGTATGGGGATCCAGAAGCTCTGCGTTTGTACCCGTCCCCTTGGTAGCAAACAAAGGGGTGACCCCCAGAATAGTCACAGGAAAAGCGTTCGGCGCCCCTAGAACAGGTCCCGCTGGAACCAACCCATAGTTCGAGAGGTCCATAACCCCATCAAGGCACAGTTCCAACGTCGGAGTGATCTTCAACTCCGTGTTGTGAGCGAAGATGCCTCCCGTCCCAACTGAGAGAGCTTCATCCCAAGTCACCCCATCAAAAACATGAAGCAATGCTTCTACATGGCGCGTAGAACTATCAGAGATGGGGATCGTCTCCGATGGGAACACGTTCCGGTGCATGTGCCCAGGATCAAACGCATCGCTGACCGTAACCGTATCAACGACTGCGAGCAGCCCCACCTCATGAAGCGTGATGGGGGTGTCGCTCACCGCTACCGTGTCGGCAGTAGGAACAACAAAGTCCGTTCGGGCTCGGAAGGTAGGTGTAAACACCCCTGCGACGCCTGCGAGATCCATGACCGAGATCGAAACCGCATTGGGCCCACCCACCCAAGCAGGGTGGGTGCTGATCACAACGTCGAGCTGCTGGCCGTTGAAGGTGATGGAGCCGCCGTAGCCTGGCAGGAAGCCACCACCAGCGATGACATAGTTCAGACCCACGATCACCGACAAGGACCACGGATCGAACTCAGCAGGATCCGTGATCGTGAAACTCACGGTTGCAGCAGGGTCAACACCTACGGATCCATTGGCAGGGGAAATGGAGACAAACGTAGACCCAGTGGTGTCGAAAGACGTGCCACCGAAAGGTCCCTGTCCGTACGTGCCCTGCCCTGATGTCATCTAGATCTGGATCCTAGAGTAGACCTTTACCGTGAAATGAAGCTGAGCAGCGTCAGTTCAACCAAAGGGCCCCCGTTGGGCATGATCCCCCCGAAGCTCCCCACCGAAAGAGGAGTGCTAGTAGTGGTCCACTCGACGTACGCAAGCGGCCCTGGCCCAGAATCTCGGGCGCGAAGCTTGTAGGTCGTCACGATGACGGTACCCCCACCCCCGTAAGGAGTGATCGAGCCGAGGGTGCTGTTGATGTATGTTGTCCCGTGATTCGGAGTCTCCGGCGTGGATGCACCAAGAGTAAACCCAACAGACTTCGCTCGATAAGGAGTAACCGAGAGGTCATGAGCACCGCGAGCGCCTAGATTCGTATTGATATATGTCGTCCCCTGATTGGGAGTCTCAGGAGAAGCCACATTCAGTGAAGAAAGTAGACTCTGCTTCGCACGAGACACCGAAGACGAGAAGTCCACTGGGAAGCCAGGTCCCGAAGCGGAACTGTAGTAGGAGATGCCGCTCGTCTCCACAGGGGACAGCGTACTCGACTGTCCGATGGGAGTGATCGCGGAAGTAAGTCCGCGTCGCTGGGATGCACCACCGTCAGCCATAGGTCACCTATCCGTTGGAAGGGATGCTTACGCCATCCCAGGGGCCGAAGACGACAGGACAAGTAGAAGTGGTTTGCGTGGAACTAAACTGCATCCATTTTTTGCTGTCGAGGGACTCACCCATGTTCCCACCTCCGACAACGTACATCCAGCGCATGGTACCTTTACGCATCTTCTGATTGACGAACGGGGAAGCCACCATAATGGGCTCACGAACCCTGGGAGGCGGGTTGGCGAAAGTGCAGGCCACCGTCTCCGGGTTCCAGTATTGCTGACCCAACACAGGAAGGCTACTGCCTGATTGACTAGCCAAACACCACCCGAGAAACTCCTGAAAGGCGTCCCCTGTTGGCATCCCTCGACGGCGGAAACCAACGTAGGGACTCCACGCCGGGCTAGAGTCACCGCCAGCCAAATAAGTCGTAACGGCCATGTCAGTCACGCTGCCTACGGTGTTCGTTAGCGTCCGCACACGGGTACCCGCGGTGACATTTGTCATAGCCAAACAAACATAGGGATCGACATCTCCATCTTCCGTATCGTCACAGCGCTGAAAACCACTGACGACAAATGACGTTGCATTGGTGCTAGAACAGCCCACGAACTGTGCCCACGAACCATCTTGACTGATGTTCGTGTCCTCGATGCAATTCGCGGCGATGACCTGAATCATTCCTGTGATGGCGCCGCCTGCTCCTGCGAGGTTGATGCTGTTAGAAGTTACAACCCCCGCGCCCCCCTGTCCAAGACAGCACAGCGTCCCCATCGTAGGGAATCCATTGGCGGTGGGGATGCCAGTAGCCCCACCAGGGGCGATCTGCGGCGTACAGTTAGTGAGCGAAGCCATCGTAGAGAAGCGTCCGGTAAGAGACCCGGTGATACCTTCCAGGTTCTGGTCGATGCACTGGTAGTACTCATGTCCATTGGATAGGGTGTTCTTCCACCACACATACTCGCGCACGTACTCGATAACAGTCGCCGAAGGAGTAACCGAGGCACCAGAGCCAGCGGCTGCAACCGATGAGGTGTCCCACCCACGAGGCCCAGCACCACTGCCGTTCAGACGAGGAGCAACGACAATGTAACCAGTGCCTCCTGTTGCATCGGTAACGATGCCGAGGAACTCACCCGAAGCACCCGTGGCCGCTTGAATGACATTCTCGCCACGGATGAAAGCCGGGCTCGGCACGCTGGTGCTGATGGGGATCTTCAAAGTCGAGGGGCCCTGGAGGCAGAGCCAAGCACCAATGGCGTGATCGACAGTCGTGTAGGCGAATGCCGTAGGATAGACATCCTGAACAGGGTCCCGCTCCATCCAGTGGATCGCGTGTGGGCCGCCCGAGCCTCCATCGCTACCCACCGCAGCAGCGTTGCGAATCTTGACACTCGTCGCACTAACGTAGCCCACGATCATCCACGTACCGTTGTTGGCCGCGTTCGAGCAGTTCGAAAGCGTGATGCGGTGCCCGACGGAACTCAGGGTCATCCCCGTGAGACCTGTGACCGTAGCAACACCGTTCAGCACCGTGCTGATGTCCGCAACGAGACCGCCCGCCTTTTCAGTCCAGGTGATGAAGCCGTTGGCCAGGTCTTGGTAAGGATCGGGCGAATTGACGAACGTCTCCTGCCAACGAATTGAGCCGTTGTTCGCATCCGTCGCACCCCCCGCGTTAGTCCACTGGACGCTCGATGAGCTGATGTACGCGGTGATCAAGAACGTGCCGTTGTTCCCGGCCGTCGTAGCACCACTGATCTTGATGTAGTGCCCAACCGAGGCGGGTGTCATGTTCACAAGACCAGTGGCCGTAATCGTGGTCACGGCCAACGTGAGGGTGGCATTATTCCCACCATTCGGAAAAGTTGTCACGCCAAACCCACACGGGTTGTAGATAGTGACACTCGTCGCAGAGATAAACGAGGCGATACGATAGGTACCATTAAGCGCACTGTTGTACGCATTGGCGATCGTGAGCGCGTGGTTAACAGAATCCGCCGTCATGCCCGTCAGGCCAGTAACTGTCATGACCGTGTTGGTCATGACATAGAAGTCACCGAGGTTATACGTACCCGAGGATAGGTTGGCTGTAAAACCCCCCATGGAGATAGTAGGGCTACCGTTGTTCAGAGGCACGTTCGAGGTGTAGGTGAGGCCTCCATCAATCGACCAACGAAGACGCGCGTTACCACTGAGGAGAGTGCCCCCTGTCGTAATTTCGATCCGAAGATTGAAATAAACTGTGGGGGTGCCCGTCAAGTTAATCACCGGGGATGTGCCGGTCTGCGTGAAAGGCACACTGACGCTTGCCGCAGTGCCCGTCTGCGCCCCCACCGTAGCGAGGTTTACAAAACCGCCGACGGACCAAAGGTCAAGAGAGGCGTTTCCCGTCGTCTCCTTCGCGAACGAATCCGCACTTGCCTTGTAGGTCCAGCCTGCCGCCAACATGGCGCGTGTGGCTTTCCACACGGCGTGAAAACCTTCACCCGTCGTGTTGAGGTACGTGTTGGGAATGACGATATTCGGCATGGTCTTCTCTCAGGCGTTCGTGGGGGTGGTCTGACCGTCCCAGGGGCCCGCAACGACAGGACCGTTGATGCCTGTCCCCAATTGTATCCAAGTGCCACTAAGGTAGGTCGTGTTCGCCACGCCACCTTCGGTAAGCATGCACCAACGCATGCGGCCTTTGCGCATCTTCTGGAGCACTTGTGTAGAGACAACCCAGACGTCATCTTTCACGAACAAGTTGGTGGCCACCTGTGTCGCCACTTTACCCGGCTGCTGCGGGTTCGTGGAGACCAACAAAGCTGCGGCACTTGCACCGGCACAGCCCGTAGCGACCGCCTGAAATTCTTGATACGCATCACCTGTGGGAAACCCTCGGCGACGCCAGCCCTTGTAGGGGGAGAAGGCACTGAGTAGGAAGAAAGCGTTTGCCTCAAAATAATCGACATTGCTTATTACAGATGTGTTGGTGGTTCGAGTAGATCCGTTCATCGGATAGGCGCCGCTGCTCCCGCAGGGGTTCCACACAACATACGGGTCAACGTCACCTTCCTCACCATCGTCGCAGCGCATGAACATAGTGCCGAAGTACACAGCAGGGCTAGAACCCGCTCCACCAATGGCAGCAATCCATGACCCATCCGCGCTCACACCAGAACCCTCAATGCAATTAGTACACATGAACTGCGTGTTCCCGAGGTTCGTCGCGTTGCCTGATGTACCAAACCAGTTGTTGGCTCCCGTGCCCGCAGCGTTGCTGCCCCCCGTGCCAAGCGACACGTAGGAACCAGCAACAGGGAACGTATTGGTAGCTCCTCCGGGACAAACAGACGTCGTGGTACCGGTGTTACCAGCAAGGCTCGAAAACCGGGCAGCTCCTTCTAGGGCCTGATCAATGGTCTGGTGGAACATGTGCCCTTGAAACGCGGAGTTCTTCCAAAAGACCACCTCACGTACGTACTCAACTGGCACCGAGTTCACTGGCGTCGTGATGGTTGCACCCGAGGTTACCCCAGTGATCGTGTCAGTGTTGTTCGTATTGTTCCATCCGCGGGGCCCTGTTGCTTGAGCCCCAGTACCACTCAGACGGGGTTCGACCACGATGAACCCAAGTCCTCCCACCGTATCAAGACAGAGCCCTGTGATGAGGCCTTGGGCCCCTGTCGTCGTCTGTGTGACAACCTCACCCTTGACAAAAGTACCTGTGGGGATGTTGGTCCCGACCGGGATCTTCATCGTTGATGGACCTTGAAGGTTCAGCCACGCACCAGCGCCCGTAGCTCCTTGAAGATGTAGACCATACGTCTGTGAAAGAGGGCTGGTCTCTGACCAGATGAGAGTGCCCACGCTGGCATCCGAAGTCACCGGCAGGGGAGAAGAAGAACTCTCAACCCAATGAATGTTGGGGCTATTGGCATCGGAGGCAACACCCGCAGGGTTGGCGTAACCGACACTTGTAGCTGAGTTGAAAACTGTGATGAGGAACGTGCCGTTGTTACCGGCCGAGGCCGCTCCTGAGATGGTGATGTAACGCCCAACCGAAGCTGCCGTGAAATTGACGCCTCCCGTGAGGGTCACAGTGGGTGTCACGAAGGTCGTAATCGAAGCAGCGATCCCGTTATTCAGATTCGCTTCTCGTGCAATTTCCACTGACGTAGCCGAAACAACGCGGGTGATCAGATACGTGCCGTTGTTTGTCGGAGTGGTCGCGTTAGCGATCGTGATGCGGTCACCAACCGACCCTCGGCTGAGCGGAGAAGTCGTGGGGGTCACCATGCCGGTCAAACCGGTCAAAATAGCCCGGCCCGGGATAGCCCCAGCCGTTCCAGTTGCCGTAATGGTGGCCCCTGCCCCACCATGCTTCTCGGTCCACGTCGTTGTGGAGCTACCTGTCTCCAAAACAGCACCAGGATTCCAGACTGTAACGGAGGTGCCAGCCTGGGCCGTGATCCTGAATGTGCCGTTGTTGTTTGCGTTCAACGCACCGGAGATGGTGAGAAACCGGCCAACGGAGTTCGCCACGAAGCCCGAAACGAGCGTGATGATAGAGGTACCGCTGGAGGCCGCTGCGATCTGGGGAGCCGTACCTGTCTGGGCGCCAACCTGGATTAGGTTAATCCCCCCACCAACAGCCCACTGGTCTTTTGACGCATCGAAGGTGGTGTCTTTGGCCGCTCCTGTCGCAGTACCGCTTGCCTTGTACCTCCACCCGGCAGCAAGCATCACCCGCGTGAGCTTCCATTGGATGTTGAAAGGCTCCGTCTGAAGGAATGCTTGATAGTTGGGGACGACGACGTGGGACATAGCTTCCTCAGATCACTGATTGACCGGCGTGGTCGTGCCGTCTGCGGGCCCCGCAACGATGGGAAAAGGCGAAGCGAGTGTGCCACCGCTTGAGAGCTGGATCCAACGTTTGGTATCGAAGGTGTCGTTACCCGCGTTGCCGCTGCTGATATACCACCAGCGGAGACAGCCCTTGCGAATTTTGAAATTGGTCTGCTGCCCGACGGGCGGCGATGGGTTCACGTGGTCATTCACCACATAGATAGGGTCCCGCACCTTTGTAGACGTTATGGTACAAGCAACCGTATCAACAGTTGTAGGAGTAACGCCCATGAGCAAGGCGTTCGCACCTTGCGCTGCACCGTAGGCGAGGATCCAGGAATCCCCGTTCATCACCCCACCCGAGGCGTAGCCACGCCGACGCCAACTGGTGAAACAAGTCTCCCCCGAGATCGCGAAGTTGTTCGTAGTGAACGCATCCCCAGAAGCTGAATTCACATTGGAGTTGGCCGTGCGGGTTGCGTTGAGCCAACTGCCAGATGAAGTGGGAAGAGCCCATGCGTAGGGCTCAACATCCCCATCCTCCTGATCATCAAGGCGGTGAAAACCGAAGCCTTCGTAGGTGGTCGTCCCCGTAAGGGGCGTACCCCCAGCCCATGTAAAAGTACCATCCGCAGAGATATTGGCGTCCTCGATGGCATTGGCGCAGAGAAACTGGCATTTACCAAGATTGATAGCGACGCCGCCCCCGGACCACGTGACGCTCGTGCCGGTAATCGCAGCCCCAGAACCCCCAGTCCCCGTCACTGCGTACGTACCGTAGAGCGGAAAACCATTGGTGGCGGGGTTGTTTCCTATGCTTCCACCTGGGCAGATCACAATGGTGCTCTGCCCTCCGGTGATCATAGTGGAAAAGCGACCCGTACCGATAGGCGAGGGTGCGGCCTCCGAGGCTTGATCAATCACTTGGTAGTAGGTGTGCCCGATGGTCGCGCTTCCTTTCCAAAACACAACCTCGCGTACAAACTCGATGACCGTTGTCGACGGCGTGATGGTCGCACCCGATTTGGCCCCGGTGAGGAGATCAGTGGACCAACCGCGTGGGCCCGAACCAATACCGCTGACCCGCGGAGCAAAGACCATGTAGCCCTGGCCCCCAGCATCGGTGACGATGCCCATGAACTCGCCCTGGGCTCCGCTCGTCGTCTGAGTAACGTTCTCACCAGGAATGAACGTGCCCGTAGGGGTCGCGGCACCGATGGGCACCTTCATCGTGCTGGGGCCCTGCCCGCACCACCAAGCGCCCACACCCGAGGCCCCGGTGATGTTCGCCGGAAGCGTGTCAGTAAGCGCGCTCAGTTCCGTCCACGTGGCGGTGCCCGGTGTGGTCTCAGCAATGGCCGCTGGGTTCTCGATGTCCACCGAGGTCGCCGAATTGTACTTCGTGATGAGCCATGTGCCGACATTCGCCCCGTTGGTCGCACCCGTAATTTTCAGAAAGTGGCCAGGCGAAGTCGACGTGAAGCCAGTAAGCCCGGTAATAACTGCACGTCCCCCGAACTTCGTGGAGTTTGGGGCAGCGATCGTGAACGCGACTGTGGCCGTTTGCGCTCCGACCTGTACGCCAGCTCCCCACTTGTCATTGTTGGGGTTGCCCGTCGTGTCCTGCGCGACCGCATCAGAACTACCCTTGTAGCGCCAGCCCGCAGCCTTCATGGCACGCGTCAACTTCCAGATCCCGCTGGATTGGTCGTTCGACGTGTTGAGCAGGAAGTTCTCGACTTGGATGTCCATGGCTACATCCCTAAGTTCGGAAGGGTGGCGCCATCCCACGGACCAACGACAATAGGTCCTGCGGCGGCACCGGTTACTATCGCAGGAGCAAGCTGAATAAAAGCCCCATTGAACAACAGTCGGTTACAAGGCCCCCCTTCCGTAGCAAACCACCAACGTGAGTAACCCTTGCGCATCTTCTGACCTGATTGGAAGCTCGCGACGTATAGCGCCTCACGTGTCGGCATATTGTTGTTGGGGTGATTAGCTACCTTGTATGGGTATGTCTGGTTGCTATTGTTGAATGGAGCGTTGCTACAGAGCTGACCGAAACCGAAGTCCTGGTACGCGTCAGCCGAGGCAAAGGTACGTCGACGCCAACCCCGACCGCAAGTAACGAGAGCCGTCCCGATGGTACCCGTGTAAAGAATCGGCCCGCTCTGAAACGCGGCCGACACAAAAACAGTGCGCGTTGCAGAGTTCACCGCAGAAGCATTATAGACGAATGCGACGTAGGGATCGAGATCGCCGTCCTCGGACCCATCCACGTGCATCCACGCCGTGCAGATGTAGAGGCCAACAGCCGAGGACAATGCCCCCTGAAGAAGTGTCCAAGAACCATCCGCGCTGTGGGTGGAATCCTCAATGCAGTTCGCACAAAGGGCGTGTACGGCACCTCCATAGGTCAAACCTGAATAGGCATTGTGCCACTGGGTAGTCCCTGTGCCCGCCGCGTTCGAACCGCCCGTCCCGAAGAGCACGTAGGAACCCGCTGCTGGGAACGTGCCGGTTGGGCCGCCAGGAGCAACAGTATTGGTAACACCTGCTGCTGCCGCAAGGACAGAAAAGCGGGAGGCATTCTCCGCCGCATTGTCGACGACCTGCGTCCAGCAGTGCCCCAACGCTCCGGTGTTCTTCCAAATAACCAATTCGCGGACTAGTTCGATGGTCGCCACGTTAGCTGAGGTCACGGTGACCCCCGAGGCACCACCAGTGATAGTATCGGTGCCCCCGGTAGTCCAGCCGCGAACACCACCCCCTGTACCGTTGAGACGCGGTTCAACCACAAGGAATCCGAGGCCACCGCCAGTGTCGGTAACGCATCCGAGAATGGTGCCCGTGGCTCCTGATGTTGTCTGGGTGACCAACTCGTTAGTGAGGAAGGCGCCCGAGGGAACATTCGTGCCAATGAAGACCTTCAAAGTCGATGGACCCTGAAGATCAATCCATGCTCCGTTACCCGTCGCGCCCGTGATGCTGAGCGGGTAAGTCTGCTGCGTCGGACTACACTCTGACCAGACAAGAGAGCCGTTGCTCGCATCCGTCGTCGCCGAAGCGTTGTCGATCTCCACCGAGGTCGAGGAGATCACCCTCGTGATCATGAAAGTACCGTTGTTTGCGCCGGTGGTTGCACCAGCGATCGTGATGCGATCTCCGACGGAGCCTCGCACTACGGGGAAGGCAACCGACGCGACGAAGGGCGTGCCAGAGGAGACCGCGAAAATGGAGCGGCCCACCGTCGCGCCACCCGTCGATACGGCGGTGATTGATCCGTTGGCCCCACCCTGCTTCTCCGTCCACGTGACCACAGTCGTCTCTGTAGTAGACGCTGGATTCCAGACCTTGACCGTCGTAGCGCTCGTAAAGGACACGATACGGAAAGTGCCGTTGTTCACCGCGTTGGCGGCCCCAGAGATGGTAAGAAACCGACCTGGAGACAGCGTGCTAGAGAAGGTAGCACCCGTGATCACATGCGTGACGGTGCCATCGTTGTTGGCGGTCATCGCGTCTGAACTAAAGCCCGTCTGTGCGTTCGAGTTCAGTGCGACACCGCCGCCAACGCCCCACTTCTCGTTGAGAAAGTTGCCATCTGTACTCTTAGTACCACCGGCGGTCGCATCCCCCGAACCCTTATACTTCCAGCCTGCCGCGAGGAGACCCCGAGTAAGTACCCAAAAGGCAAAGAAGGCATCCGTTGGCGCAGATGTAGCGGGCGCCGTGGGAGGATTGCGGTTGGTGAGGATAGCGTGCGGCATGGTCTGTTATGCCCAGGTAGCAGTCACGCGAGCCGAAGTGCATTCGACGTGATCGTTGGTGCCGCCCGCCGCCATGAACATCTGCACTTCGTAGTCCTTTTGGGAACCAGGAAGTGTGAGAGCGCCTGACGTGACGGTAGTCGAGAGCGTCGCTAGAGATGTCAGGACAGATCCCGCGACGATACCGCTGTCCGTGAGGTTGTAGAGCTGGATCGTGACCTGTGGGGCAGTCGTATCGACCACCGCTTGAAAGATGAATTGCGCGTTCGACGGGTACTTACTTGGATCCAAACGGAACGAGCCAATACGGGTTGCCACCGTCTGGCTGGTTGTTTGAAGACCAATGACCCCTTCGATGTCATCCGAGTGAGGAAGCACCAGGGGATCAATCGCGGCAAGATACGTCCGCGTCCAGTTCGTCCCATCGAACCCGACCTCAAAACCATACGAGAACGTGCCGCTAGGTGGAGCCGGAAGAGATACGATCACGGCCCCACCGACACCGCTGTGAAGCACGAAGTTGCCAGCACCTGCGGTCATGTTGACTCGGTACTTGAAGCGCTTGCCCGTGGACGGGGGCCCTGTTGTCACCAGCTCTTCGGTGTAAACCCCCGTACCGGTCATGTTGATGACCCGCCAAGGGTTGCTAGTACCATCCGTGATCGAAACGGTACTCGGACCTGCCGCTACGAAGTTGACCGTGCTGGAAAGACCCAAGAATCGTCCGACACGAGACCTCAAGAAGCGAAAGACGGCATCAAGAAAAACATTCGTGGAAGCGTCCGCTCGGCCTTCCCAGCCTGCCTGTTGGGCTGCGGCAGATCCCCCGATGTTGGTCATCGGGCCAGTCATCCCAGCGCTTGGCAAGACGAGGCTGTAGTCAGCGTCTCCGATGGCGAAGAACCGGACATCCGTGGTCACCACAGGTCCAGGGTCGGTTCGAACCAATTTGATGATGTAGACGCCGTCTGTCGTCAGATCACCAGCGCTGATGTTCGCTGTCTGGGTCGAGGCGTTGTTGACGGTAGGAGGTGAGCCGAGAGGCCCAGGGAACCCCACGATCGTCCACGCCCACGTCGCACCAGCACCTGCCGCATCGGTGAAATTCACCTGTACGCCAGTCGTGTACCCAAGCGCCGACTGCCCCGCTGGGGTCGTGGTGATTCCCTGGGAAAACTGGATCTGCGCAGCAGGCATCGACTAGGCTCCCGCATCGAAGGAAATTCGGGCGACCCCTCGTAACTCCACGTTCTTTGCAACGAGCGCTCAAACCATGGTCTCAACAGGTCAAGCCCTGCCATGCCTCGGTAAATCGCTTATACGGCCTCCGGACCCACCCGGCACAAGCCTTGCTAAAGTCCAGCCCAAGAATCAAAACCCGTCCCCTTGCTTCTTCCCTTGAGAGTAGTGCTGATCTTAGCCCTAGTCTCAGCACTGACCTGGTGCCCTTTTTTCGCAGCACTGATCTTGGCTTTGGTCTCAGCACTGTGTCCTCTAGGTCGTTCCACACTACCGGGAAGCCGCCATCCTTTGTGAGATGCCTGTCTACCTTTAGCAACCCCACACATCTTTGGTGCAGACAGCTCGCGTGAAGCACAGAAAACCCGCATGTTCGTGAACGTGATCTCCTGTCCAGAAGGATCAACGAAGCAGTAGGTCTTCCCTGGGTTGATGCAGGCTACTGGCATCTTCCGACCCTGCATTGTCTCCGCTCGTTTTTTACGAGCTTCAGGAGATGTCCGCAAACCCGTATGGACTCTGGACATGAGCGCCCGAGTTTGGGCACTGTGCCGATACCCACCCCTCTTTCTCCCTTCTGAAATGAGGCGTTTCATCTCAGGGGATGCCGCCCCGTACCCATCCCCAGCGAACAAGTTGTACCCGTTGGGAGCAAAGGTGTTCAGAGTGGTCGCCCAGAACTTTTCCTTCTCATTCAGATCGGTCTGGCTGGTGCATTCACACAAAACCTCGGCCGAGAAGTTCTCTTTACCGTACTTCTGCATCGCTGCTGAAATCGGCATGTGCTTGCCGGAACTGGGCCAGCCATGACGATACAGACGGTACTTCAACGACTTCGTCGTTTGCCCTACGTACCGCTTACCGTTCAGCAGATTCGTCAGGCGTTTTCTCGGAGCAAAGCCTGCTGAACCTGTAGGCAAATTCGAGCTACCTCCCGATCACCTGTTCGGGATGGAAGTGCCGAAAAACGGATCGGCCTGCTCCAAGTGCAAGTTCCTCCAGAAGCGTTCCGAGGGGGAGACGGTCGATCACTGCACGTCGGACTACTTCAAGAACTGGCGAAAGAGCCTCGGGAAAACCGACCCAACCCTCATCCCAGCCCCCGCCGACCAGTACTGCTGCGACGTCTTCGCCCAGACGTCTGGCTAGGGCACTTATCGCAGGTTCTTCGTAGAACCATGCGACTGACAATCCTCGTCCTCTTCGCCCTCACGCTCCTCATCGGATGTCCGCAGCAGGCGACCTCGCCGACGTTTGTGCAGGTCCCCGATACGGAAGTCTGCCCCACCATGTGCGCGCACTTCCGCGAACTGAAGTGCCCCGAGGGGGATGACTACTACGACAACGACAAGCCCGGCCCCAAGGGCGTGCCGAACGCCAAGTGCGAAGAGTTCTGCCAGCGGCAGCAGACCAACGGGGTCTATGAGAACCCCAGGTGCCTCTCGAAAGTCCCGTCCTGTGCCCTCATCGAAGATTGGCGCAAGAAGGACTGTTCGGTGGATGGGGGCCCCTGATGCCTGTCTGTGCCGAGAACGTCGTCCGACGATTCCTCGCGAAGCAGGTGACGTACGTAGGGGTTTTGCTCAACCGAGCAAGCCAACAAAAACTCATTCACTGGTGGAACAAGTACGTGAAGATCCCGCTACACCCAGAGATCTTCGCCCATCACATGACCATCAAGTTCATGCCCACCCCAGAAGAAGTCCAAGCGTTTCCCATTGGGGAGCGAAGAAACCTCAAGGTCATCGGATGGGCGGCTGACGACAAGGGTCAGGCGGTCTTGGTTGTCCCTCAAGGGATCGAGAGCGACTACACACGTCCCCACATCACGATGGCCTGCGCCCCAGGGACAGGAGCCGTCTACTCGAACGAGCTGCTCGCCCAGGGGGTACATCGTGTGAACGGCCCCATGCTCACCGGCACCATCGACACCCGCTAGGTCTAGGAACGCCATGCCCCTTTCACCCGTCTGCCAAGTTCAGGTCAACGCCGGTCCCTGGGTCGCCACGACGAACGGCGTGGACGCCAGCAGCGGAGATGTGATCAGCATCCGTCTTGCGGATACCACCTCCGTCGTCGACTGGTATCTCCAATTCAACGGGACGGATGAAACCTCGACGGCACCCGCCCTCACAAGCGTCAACGGGGTCACCCACAAAGTCACCACGCCTTCGACGGTCCCGACTTTCACACTTCCGGCAGGCCTGGGAAAGGCGTTCCTTCTACAGTCCTTGGTCACGGGGATCGGCGGCCCCATCCAGACGACGTTCTCCGTCTTCATCCAAAATGCGACCGGGGATCGAGTTGGTGCTATCGGAGAAGCACGCGAGGGTGATCAAAACTTCGGGTGGATCACCAAGGTCAATCCTCTCATCCGATATGGCGCCAAGCTTCTACAAGGCGCCACGATCCCTGCATCCCCAGGATTCGGGGACATCGGCAAAGTCCTCACGGTCACAGGCACAGGCGCCTACGGTCTTACGGCGACAGGCGGCTTCATCGCCGGGGGGGATCTGTCGGGAACCTCGATCAACCAGAGCGTCATTGGTCTAACGAACGTTGCCTCTGATCTCTTCTTCTCGAACGCCGCTTCAAGGTTCATCAGCTTTGGTATCGTAGCTCCTCCCCTGGCCACCGCAGGCAAAAGCCTCACCATCTCCCCAGAAGGAGGCGGTGCTGCAACTGCGGGCGCGGATGGGGGACCGGCGGGAAACGTCTCCCTTCAAGGCCTGACGGGCGGAGCTGCAAGTGCAACCCATCGGGCAGGCGCCGGAACATCGGTCTTCATCGACGCTGGGGATGCAGGATCAAACTCTCTAGGGGGCGGCGGAAACAGCGGTGGGGATGTCTGGATTCGAGCAGGCGCCCACACAGGGGGTCTCGCACCGATGCCGCCATGGGCGGCGCCAGCCCTTCCTCCGGGAGTAGACGGTACGATCTACATTGGTCGAGCCGATGACACCCCCGTCCAACTTGCGACGACTTTCTTCGTGGGAGTGGCAACTCACTGGGCGAATGTCAACTTCGACACGGGTGCCGATGCAACGCTTGACGTGCTCGGGACGCACAAGCTGCTGCTGGCCCCCACAGCCTCCGGGATCGATGTCGCAGCATCGGGCAAACCCACTCATGTTTTGGGTAGCCTCACAGTCGATCAGGCTTTGGTTGCGCCCACACTTCCAACAGCAATTGGGGGTGTAGACATTGGCAAGGTACTCACCCAAACGGGAGTCGATGGCGCGATCTGGCAAACACCAATCACTGCTGGCATAACCGCCCTGACTGGGGACGTAACTGCCTCGGGTTCTGGTTCGGTGGCGGCTACTGTCGTCCAAATCCAAGGACAGACGGTCAGCTCGGGAGCGCTCACCAAGGGCCGCTTCTTGATGGCGACGAGTACAAGCAATTGGGCTCAGACCGATCTCTCAGGCGACGTAGCGAACTCCAACGCAACAACAGGGCTCATTACTGTCACCGCTCTTCAAGGCTTCGCTGTCGACACCGGAGCCCCTGGCAACGGCAACGTCCTGACGTGGAACTCCGGCACTTCAAAGTGGACCGCAACTGCTCCTGCTGGGGGCTCCGGGATCACTCAGCTCACGGGCGACGTGACAGCAGGCCCTGGTACTGGATCGCAAGCAGCCACTGTCGTCAAGGTAAACGGCACCACTGTACCCACAACAGCAGGCGGTGACGCGACAAAGGTTCTCACCTGCACAGGAGCGGGATCGGCCACTTGGCAAACCCCTGGTGCGGGCTCGTACGCAAGTCCTTTGGCGGTGCCGGATGCCGTTCGGGTCCTGCGGCAGCTCAGCTCTACGACAAGAAATCTTCCGACAAATCTGGTCCGAGATATCGTCAGTGTTGTCCCCCAACTCGGTGCCAACAACTACCAAGAGATCGATGCTGTAGATAGCTACGTGCTCGGGATAGATAACGGTAACCCCAACACCAATCTCAATGTTCGGATCACCGACGTGAGTACAGGGCTGTTGACCACCTACACTCAAGGTGGTTTCGCAGCGGCCAACAACTGGCTCCATATCAAGACAGGCTCCTTCAGCACCCAACGCCTCATCTTGTGCTCAGGATTGCTAGGTCTTGCATCGTTTGATTGGACCACTGGTTCCTACACAGCTCCTGCGACGTGGGGTATCACAGGTACCTGTTCGAACATCTGGACAGGACCCGATCTCGCGGTTGTCATGTCAGGAGGAGTGATCTACAAGATCGCTCCGTCAGGTTGGGGGGCGCTCACATTCAGCGTCACGACAGTGCCTGGTGGGCCTTATGCCCAAACGGACTACCTATTCTGCCAGAATGGTTTCGTGTATTTCGTGAACCGTCTCGCCGCTCCCTCAACGTTAAACGAGGTGAATCTGGCAACAGGGGCAACCCGAACGCTTCTTATCCACCTGACCGATCAATTCGCAACCACCATGATCGACTCCGACGGTCGATACATCTTCCTGGTTGGCGTTCTCTCTGGAGGTGGTGGGACGGTGGTCAACGCCATCGAGATTTCGACTCTTACTGTTGCTGTCAGCGCTGCACACGCAGTGGGGCCCTGTGTCTGGGATGGGCGCTATGTCTGGGGGGAGTCCCCCGATTTCACCGCAGGCATCCGATGGGATCCCTACTCCGGTGAGACAGTGTTGTTCCCTATCGACAACACAGCTTCCCGACAATGGGTACGTAATCCCAGCCCAACAAGTACAAGCGATTTCGGGGTCTACACCCACAACACCTTCCGCATCTACGAGCTTCAAGACCACCAGTACATCCCGATCGACACGATTCGAGTCCGCGCCCTCGCCGGGATCCCAACGACGTTCGCGACAACTCCCAACATCATCTCAAGCCAAAGCTCGTTCGTCTGTCTCAACAACAGCGGCGCAGGCTTGACAGTCACCTTGCCGTTGGATCTGCGTGCGGGCCAGACGGTCATCGTCATGGACGCCAGCGGGGCTGCCGCAGCCCACAACCACACGATCTCAACCCCTGCGGGGCACAAGTTCGCTGACGGAACAACCTCAAAGACCCTCAACACCAACGGCGGGTCGATGCAGTTCTACTTCACGGGGCTCACCCTGGGGGGGTCCCTGGTTTGGGTAGTAACTTCGGTCACTTAGCGATTTCCTGCTGATCAGGGGAGCTTTTCGGCGTAGTAGAGGCATGGCTACTCAAGTCCTCCGCGTCGAAAAGCCCACCCCCCGCAGCGGCCTTACCTGGGCCATGCGGAAGCGCCACGGCGTCACGATCCGTCCGATGAAGGACCGCCGTCTCAAGCGGCAGAACCGCCGGTCTTGGACCCGCGAGGAACAGGCCTAGCTGTGGCCCGCGATGCCGAAGCCCTCCTTCAGGAGGCCTGCCGCCGCCTCGACGCTCTCATCGACGACGAGGCGTGCTCGTTCTCGGCTGACCGTCGGGATGGCGAAACCTGCCGTGAGTCCCGCACCCGCATCCAGGGCGTCCCCTGCGCCGGATGTGCCCAGTGCGAAGGCCGAGCTTTCCTGAAGCGCGTGAAGGAGCAGTCGTGAGCGTCCACTCGATGATCCTGGTCAGTAGGGAATCTCCTGACCATCTCACCCAAGAAACTTGGGGTTTCGTGCTCATCGACGAGAAGCTCGTCCTGGACACCTACACGAAGGGCGTGAAGCCCACGAAGCGGCACAAGCCCGTGCGGCAGGTGTACTACTCGCGGCTCAACAGCCGCGATGCACCGTGCCCCGAGGCCGAAGTGCCGTGGCGTGAGGACGTGAACGCCGAAGCTCTCGCGCAGCTCCTCGCCCTGTTCAAGGTCGGTCGATGGAAGGCCGACTTCGGCCGCCGGTAGAAGCTGAACCCCCGCCCTTGGAGGCGTAGTACCCGCATGAACTTCAAACCCAACCTCGCCAACGAGTTCGCCTACGCGACCGAGTGCAACCTCGCCACCCTCTCCGGCCTGTTGCTCAAGAAGCGCAGCCCCAAAAACGAGATCGAGCGGCAGACCAACATCTGTCTGCGGATGTTGGTCTGGTGTCGATTGGAGAAGGCCGTGATCGAGTGGGGCAGCCCGGTCTACAAGAACTTCGGACGCGTCGAGAAACTCGTGGCGGAGACGGATCTTCCCACGGCGCTCAAACTCTGGGTCTTGGAACACAAGGCATGAGCCAGCCAGACTGGGAAAACCGTTTCCGCGACGCAGCCTTCGTCGCCATCTGGAGTCGCTGGCAGACCGCTCGGGCCATGTGGCGCAAAGCCTGGTGGTTCGTCGAACGCGGCCAGGGGGGCTCGGATCCTGTCTACGACCCCCAACCCGAGCTGATCCAGGACTCAGAAAAACGCGCCGAGGCCACCGAATACCAAGCTGCTCGCTCGGCGTATCTGACCGAACTGAAGCGCTACCCGGTGTAGATCTTGGGGTGACCCCCAGAGAAAAATTCCTCCTGTTCGTCGGCACCTACGCCGGAGCCGTTTGTTCGAAGACCATCGCCTCCGTGGCCATCGCATGGGCTCGGCAAGTACAGCCCAACATCTTCGAAACCCATCCCAACGCGGAAGAGTCTCTTGCTTTCGAGTTTGTCTCGTGGCAGGCGGGAGATCGACAACGTCCGGCATGGTTCCCGATGAGCGACGGAGAACGTGCCGTCTTGGGGGCTCCTCCCCGCTGAACGAACAAGAAAGAGAACGTAGCAGCTTTCATGGAACGTGTGATCTTCATCGGAGACGTCCACGGATGTCTGGCAGAGCTGGTCGAGTTACTTGACCGCCTCAACCCCGCACCGGAGGACAGTCTCATCTTCCTCGGAGACCTGATCGACCGCGGCCCCGATCCCGTGGGTGTCGTGCGGTTCGTCCGCAACCTGAGACAGACCCTCAACATGAATACACCCGGCACGACCCTGCTGGGCAACCACGAAGAAAAGGCTCTTCGGTGGCACCGGCACGAGAATCGTCGAGCCGCCGACCCCAAGTACAAGAACCCGATGAAGAGGGTTCCTGAAGCTCGGCTGGCCGAGTGGCGTGGGCTCAATGCAGACGATCTGGAGTTCCTCGGGAGCTGTCCGCCTTACCTCGATCCTCTGCCGGACTGGTACGCCGTCCACGGAGGCTTCGTGCCTGGGAAGCAGCCCGGCCTCCAGAAGGTCGGAGAGATGATCCGGTGCCGCTGGGTCGACACCGAGGGACACCATGTCGGCATGATGGAGGGCAGCCTCGACATGCCTCCGGGGGCACGCCCCTGGATGGAGGCCTTCGACGGACCGTTCAACGTGGTCTGTGGCCACGCGGTTCATTCGCTCGTCGATCCTCGCATCGACCAAACGACTTCGGGTTTCGAGGTTTGGTCGATCGATACGGGCTGTGTCTTCGGAGGACGTCTGACCGCTCTGGTGCTGGACCCCACACACCCCGACCGACGCGAGGTCGTTCAGGTTCAAGCCCGTCAGAAGTACGCCGAGCTTCGAGGGGGCGGCGTCGAATGACGCTGAACCCTCGAAGCTCCTAGCGTAGCACCAACATGGAAAACTCTTCCGATATCATCGCTCAGCTCATGGCTGCCGAGGTCGCGTTCCTCATGGCCTTCGGCTGGACTCCCGTGGCGCTTCCCACCGGAAACGGATCGTACCATGCCCAGTTCAAGTGCCCCAAAACCGGCGACCTGATGGATCGGTGGGCGGCCGTGGCACGGCAGAAGCTCGCATGCGATTTCCCGGCGTAGCTGTCAGAACCCGCCGCCCTCGGGCGTCTCAAGAACATGACCATGAAAACCCAGATCAAACTCGCCGTCTCCGACATCGTGTCCGCGTTCGAGCCCGCTGCGGTTGGCTCTCGCGTGACCGACAGCCCGTCGTTCTACCGCGTCGCCGAAGAGGCCATCGCGAAGTACGACTTCACCCAGGGAAAGGTGCCCGGTCAGGGCTATGTGCTCTGCCCCGAGGCCGTTCCCTTCGTCTCGGCTGGCGTGGGGCTCAAGTCTTCGAACCCCGATCACTACGTCTGCCGGGAGCACCGAGGAGTCGTATCGGCCTACCTCAAGCGGGAATTCGCCGCCAAGGTTACCGGCTGCGCGCTCGTGGTCTACACGCGGAAGGCCTACTTTCAGGATCCCGACGTGACCCCGGCCGAAGCTGCACGGATCGACTCCCAAGACCCCACCCATGTCCTGGTGGCCGTCTTGGCGTCCGCGGGCCCCGAGAGCCCGCTCTCGCCCTACCGGCTCGTCTGGAACCTCGCTGGGGGCAACAAGGAAGCCCTCGTTTGGACTGCGGACGAAATCCGCGCCAAGGCCAAGACCGTCATCGACTACAACGGATCTTGGAGTGCCGTCGCTGACTGAGGCTGGAGACGGCTCAACAACTTGTCGAACATGGGGTTCGTGAGCGCTCCTCGACGAGCATGTTGTACGAGCCGCACAGCATGCTCGCCTGAACACCCAAGATGCAAGTAGAGCGCAAGGGCTGACACGAGCCCGCTTCGATTGCGTCCTTGCCAACAGGTAACGAGCGTCTTGCGCCCAGCTTTGAGGTTTGCAGCCACTTCACGCGCTGCCCTCAAAGCCAAGGCGAGGTCTTCTCGTTCGGGTAAGAAACTCCCGTTGTCATCGTTGGGAGCGTAGATGACCTGAACACCAGGGTACGGATTCGGCTCTCGAAGCCCAATCAACATCTCCATTCCATCGGGGAAAACACGCGGAGGCTGAAACTCACGTGCGCAAAGCACGAGCGTGTGAAACCCCGCGTTCGTCAGAGCGTGTCCTGGTGGAGGCCAGCCGCCTTGATAAAGCCCGGGATGGATAAGAGTCGCGTCGAAGGTCAACCGTTCGCCTTACGCACCATCGGCACGCTCATCTCACTTGGAAATGGAGAGAGCCGGATCACCCGCAATTTGCCTTTCGAGCGGCTCTTTGCATCGGGATCGTTCAACACGGCTGCGTAGAGCGTCCGTGCAAGTTTCGCTGTCTCCGTGGTGGCCGCAGCCAGCGCCCGAATCGAGTCTTGCTCTTCACTCGAAATGCACATCGTCACTGGCCTCCTAGCGTCCCCCAGGCAGTTTGGGCTTGTCCGTGTCGATGTAGCCCAACGCGGACAGTACCCCTCGAAGCAAGCCATTGGCCGTCGCGAGCTGCTCTCGAATTTTGAGCATCTCCTCGGCACGCTGTTGGGAGTCCTTGACGTACTCGTCGCGCGAGACCACCCGTCCGTGACTCTGACCTGGAAGCTGGGTTTCGACTTCGTGTTCGATGCGCTCGATCTTCGCCTCGATGTCGTCCTCGACCCGCTTGAGGCGATCCCGGAACTCTTTCATGTTCCGATCCATGCGATCCTCGAACTGGATCTGACCGGAAAGGTCGTTCGACGAACTCATCCGAGTTCGTGCAAGAAGACGCTTCGCCCAGTCCGGTGGATCGTCTTCCCAAGAATCCACCTCGCGACGGAGCTTCTTGGTGGTGTCCTCGACGAGCGAAAGTGCGAGATAGATCCCTGTCTTGGGATCCACCGTTCCCACCTTCTCTTCGAGCAAAGCCAGACGTTTCTTGGTGTCCTTGACGACCGTTAGAAACGTCGTAACTGCTGAGGTGCCCCCCGTCAGCAAACCGCCGACTACGCTCTCGATCACATGTGTCAGGTCGGCCATCGTTTACCCTCGTTAAGGGAGTTCCATAAGTATGTGATTCAACTAGGAAGAGCGTCACTTCACGCACCTCCCTTCGAATCGAAGCACACGACACAGCGTGGCTCGTACGTTTCGGATCCCCCGACGAGAATGGCAGCGTCAGATCGAATCAAACGATGAGAACGGGTGCTGGGACCTCCACATTTCGAGCACCGACCCGAAAGCTTCACGACTTCATTCGCGAAAGCCATCAAGACAGGCATGGGCCCGAAAGGACGACCGAAACAATCCAGGTCGAGCCCTGCAACGATAACCCGCACTCCAGCGCGAACCGCGTCGAGAAGGCGCGGAACAGCATCCGACGAAAGGAACTGGGCCTCATCGATGGCGATGATCTCGGCGCCCAAGGGTAGGTCAGGAGCATCAGGAGCGAGACACTTCGCCTCGATCTTCAACCCATCATGCGAGTGGATGAACTCATCCGCATGCCGGGTATCCGTCACCGGCTTGAAGGCAACAGTGCGGGAAAGGTCCCTGGCAAGCCGAACGCGGTAGATGAGCGTCTCGGTCTTGCCGCTGAACATCGGCCCGGCGATCACTTCGAGACGTCCTGCGTTCATCTCAGTTGTCCCTGCGCACAAGTAGATCTGGGACTATTTGGAAGAAGCCTCGACGATCCGGGGCCAGAGAGCTTCTCGTAGGTCTGCCCACCTGCACGGATGCTGAGCAGCCCCTAGGCACCCTTTGGGTGCTACAGCATCGACTCCACGACCCTCATGCACAAAGCGTTGAGGGCGTGGATGTCCGAAGATCGGGGAAGAGACGAGAGCTTGTCTGCCTTCTCGATCCTGTGGGACTGAGCCTCGAACCACTCAGCGAGCTTCTCGAAATTCCAGGCTCCGGCACGGATGCCGAGCAGCTCTTCGGCATCGTCACGTCGCACGTGAACCTGACCCGTCGTGAGGATCTCCTCGCAGCACCTGGAAAGACGAACCAGGTGCATCGCGTGTTTTGTGTCAAAGCCGAACTTCTCTTCGAGAGCTGCCCGCGCAGGATTGCGCTCCGTTTTCCACGTCTGGAACTGGATCCAGTTTCGGTGGGCAGCCCCATATCGACGCTCCTGGTCAAGCAACTCGATGAAATTCGTCGTGAAGCCGATGTGCCGTGCTGCCGAAAGCCACACATGCTCGTCGAAAGAGTCCTCACCCCAAAGAGTGATCTCGGCAAGAAGCCGAAGAAACTCGTCCTTGATGGCCTGTCTCATACCCGGCTCGACACCTTCGAGTTCGTGCCATGACCATTTGTCGAGCTGCTTCTGGATGGCTGCCTGGGCTGCCGCAAGCTGATCAGCCGGGATGACAGTGCGCTCGGGAAGACCGAACTCTGCCCGCGTCGGAGGAGCCGCAACGGGGTTGAGAAGCCAACGCCTATGCGTGAGGATGCGCTTCATCTGAGCGTGGGCGTACCCCTGGAACGTGTGCTTGACCTTCCGACTCAGAAAAAGGTGTCGGTTGTCGAGAAGCACTCGGGCAGGAGGCGTCACGAGAAGATGATCGGATTCATCCGTGTAGAGCAGCTCCAACACGTTCGGGTTGCACTCGGCAGCGAGCTTCAAGAACTTCTTGACCTCAAAGATCACGAGGTCGGGTTCCTTCTGCACGGCTTGCTCGAAAACCTGAGAAAACCCGAGGTAGTACTCTTTCGGAGCGATGGCGACGCCTCGAAGGTCGAGATCCGAAGTCGGTAGACTCGTCCCATAGGCATGAGATCCATGTCGAGTGACATAGATCGTCCGCTCGGGAAGCCACGTGAGATTACCGGTGTAGATCTTCCAGTCGAAAGCCATGCGGGATCCCTACACCGAGTTGTTGGAAGCGTGGGCCGACATCCGAGCGAAACCCGACTCGCTTCCGCCCGAACTCGTGGACGAGATGGTGGAGATCGCGACGAATATCCGGCAGTGGATCTCCCGGGGCGAGAACGATCGGTTCCGCCAGACCCTGGACGAGCTGCGAGCGCACATCCCCAAAACAGCTCCTCCAAGGCGAACAGCCTACGAGATCGCCGTCACGTTGCTCGACGCTCTTCCGTTCGAGGTTGACGATCCCGAGACGCCCAGCGAGCCGTTCGCCTTCCGATGTTGGCGAACCGTAGAATGTGGGTACTCGGTCATGGATGCGAAGCTCGCCACAGACCCCAGCTTCCGAGTGTACCCACGCATCGAGTACCCACCCCCTTCACGTCACTTCTTGGAGACGAAGGCGTAGAGCTTCTCTGCCTCCGCAATCACCTGCTCCGTCGTGTACTTCGACCACTCTTTGGCCGTCGTCTGCTGCGTTTTCTGTTGCTCGAACGTCATGTGAGCGTTCTCGGCGATGATGTCTCTCGCAAGGTGCAGTAGACCAGCGCGGATCTCGTAGGGCTTCGGGTCAGACATGGGTGTTCTCCGTGTGTGTGTTGCGGCCTCTCCATGAAGCCGCACCGCGCCTCTACACCACAACGAAGGCGGGGAGCGTCGCTCCTTCACCACCACTTCGTGGGGGATTGCGGACCTTCACCCTTGGCGCACCACGCATAGGCGTCGTAGCCAACGTAGTGGTCAGAACGGAGATGCGGGTAGGTGAACTCGACAGGCTCGTCCCAGCCCACGTGGCCGAGCCAGCCCTTGTCCGTGATGAGGAACCGTACATCGTTGAGGTTGGCGTGCATCTCGACGAGAGTGGCCTCAATGGGACCGATGATGTGCCCGTCCCCGGCGCCGAACCAGACCTCGATATCCAAGACGTTCTCGCTCATGTTACAGGGCCTCGCGGGCTCCTCGAAACCTAGAGGCTTCCAGAGGCTCGCGTTCGTACGCTCGCCGGAGGCCTTCACGCAGCTCGATCGTGTCCGTCCCGTCGTAGCGGATGATGTTCGGATGCGCCTTGGAACCTCCGCTTGCGAAGTCCGCGTTCCACGGATGCGCGAGACAGATGACGAGACCACGCGGCCTCACCTTGAGCCACGTGAGGAAGTAGGGCGGAAAGTCGTCGAACAAGACCCGACCGTAAACGAGCGACTTCTGGCCGGTCACCGTGACGGTCGCGTCCGGGAGATGCTCGCAACACCATTCGAGCTTCTCTCCCCAAGCGGGCCCGTTCTTCTGAGGTCCCTTGGTGAGCACATGAAGCCCGAATCCGAGCTGGCGAAGCTCCTCAACGACCTGGAAACCCAACGGAAGGGGCTTGAGGTTGCGCCAAAAGCCGGGCTGGCGCTGAATCATCTTGCGGCGAGCCTCGACATGCGGGGGTTCACTGCCCGTCGAGTACCGGTCCCCGTAGAGGGGCTCGTCAGGGCTTTGGAGCGACCGCATCTGGTTCCGCATCTCCGTGTCGTAGTCCGCCACGGTACCGTCGAGGTCGATGAGCGCTACCCGATCCTGTTCGTCTTCCATGCTGTAAAGTACACCGAAAGTAATCCTAGAAACGCGAAACCCCCGCTGCCACCAAAGGCGCGAGGGTTGCGATGAAGTCGGCCGACAAGTTGTCGTCTAGACCTTGCGGGCAGCGTCCGACCTGAGAGTCATGTCTCAGCGTTCGGCGGGACAGGGTCGTTCACCCCTGGCGTCCCCGCTCCCATTTTGGCGATGTAGTCCAGACAGTATTCGGTCGAGCAGGCAGCGTAAGCCGTGGAACGAGCACGGGCAAGGGTTGACGGTTAGGGCCATTTTAGAGGCCCGCCTTGTCTTAGTATGTAGACCCAATCGGCATCTGACCCCCGCACCTAGATGCGGAAACCAGCAAAAGTTGACGGAGTCCGTTGGCGCCACGTAGGACGCCTTGTGAGATTCAGGTCTTCTTCATGTATGGGAGTTCCCTTGGAAGATCGATTTTTAGATGTAGACCCTGCGGGCATTCCCCCGGTTGCTTTCGGGAGACAAAAGGTGCCGAGTCAAAAAGTGACGTCTACTTCACCAGTGAGATAGTGCCACTCCGTTGTCCGACTTAGAGTGTTGGATGGCTCGTGGAAGACAAGACTAAAGCAACTCGTAACCGTGTCAAGGAAAGAAAATCGGGGCAACAAGAAATGCTGAGTCGTTGTCGAAGGGTGATGTAGACCCAGACTGCATTCGCCCCAAACTTGTAGACGCGCAGGGGGTCTGCCATCTGACAGACCCCCCACACGGTTCACGTCATCGACTCGATGACCTCCACCCAGCTTGAAGCCGAGCCCGAGTGGAAGGACTTCACGACCTCGAACACCTGATCGGAGAAGCCGCCGACATTCAGGATGTCGTTCCTCGAAGGAGCGGGCGACGTGGTGTTCGGCTGTACGTCGTTGCACACGAGCCGTGCATCCGAACGGCCCTTCTTGATGAGGTCCCACTGACGGAGGGTCTCGGTCCTCGACCCACCCCAGTTACCGTACCTCGGCGAATCCATCCACGACTCGTTGTCCGAGACGTACATGGCGAGCGCCGGGCGGATACCCATGGTGGTGATGGCCGCGAGTGCCGCCGAGCAGTTGGTGCCGCCACATGGCAGCGCCGTGAGCTTCTGCGCGTTCGTCATGATCGAATCACGCGGGTTGAGACGAACGTCCGTGAGGGCCTTCGACTCGAACGGGATGATGACCGCGTGCGGGTTCACCCGCAGCATCGAAGCCGCGATGACGGCTGCAACGTCGATGCAACGAACCTTCGACGTGTGCTGCTCGACCCGGCCGGTCTTCGGGTTCATCTGCATGCCCGTGATGGGCGAGTGCATGGAGCCCGAGATGTCCGGCATGATGACCACGACGTCATCGACGGTCGGAACGTTCTTGGTCGCGATCTCCATCGCGTCCTGGAGAGCATTCGTGATCTCGCGCGGCATCTCCGCGTTCATGTTGAGGTAGGCGACCAAGAGCTGGTACGGGAGAGCCCGTGCCTTCGAGATCGACTGCGCATCGGCAAGCTTGGCCGCAACCGCCTTCACGACGTCGGCGCTCTTGAACGCCCCCTTCTTGTTGAAGAGGTTGAGCCGCTGACGAAGCGACTGCCACGACTGGCGCAGAGCCAGCTCCTGCCACTGCTCGACGCTGAGCGGCAGACCTTCGAGCATCTCGAAAGGCACCTTCGGGGTCTCCCCCTGCGGCTCCTTCTTGAAGCGCTCGTAATCCGCCACGACCGACGGAATTGCATCGGACACTACGAAATCGTTGCCCTCGAACTTCCCGGCGGTCTTGTCGAGCAGATAGCCGAAGAGAGCCGCGCGTTCGCGGGTCATCGGGTGCGGGTGAACGAGCGACACGATGTCCCCAAGGGACGGATCGTTGCCGATCGACTGGAAAAACACCTGCTCGTCGGTCTTGGTGTCGAACCAGCTACGAATGAGCCGACGCGGCGCCGTACCCAGGGACTTACGGCCCGCTTCGCCCGAGCGGACGATCTGGACGAAGTTCTTGAGCATCTTGCCGTTGTCGATCACACGCGGGAACACGGCCCACACGATCTCGTTGAGACGCTCGACCTCCTCATGAGCCGCAGCGATCTGGGCTTCGAGCGACACCGGGACGTCACGCTTCTCCGTGCGGAGAGCCGCACGCTGCTGAAGCAGAATCTCCTCGACCTTGTGTGCCTCAGCCACACGACCCGAGAGAGTCGCGACGAGGAACGCGGGCATGTCCTTGAGGAAGCCCTTCTCACGGCTGTAGAGCGCGAGCTTCCCGATGAACTCGGGGTCGCACTGAGTCGTCAGCTCCTTCACCTTCGTGAGCTGATCCTCGGCCTTCGCGTAGAAGGTGTTGTTGAAGCAACCCGTCGCAGCGAGCTGCGCGAGGGCTTCCTTCGCCTTGAGCGAGTACGCCAACCCGCCCGCCTCGTTCTTCGTGTCCGCAGCCGGAGACTTCGCGGAAACGCCCTTCGCCCCCCTGAAAAGGCTCTTCGATGCCATGGTACCCTCCTGCATGCGCCCCGGCCGAAGCCGAACCGCCAAAGTGCCCGCCTTCATGCGACCCGCTATGGGCCGCCAAACTGGCGAGCAGGGGTTCTATACACCAGGCTCGTTGAGACCGTCGAGATATTTTTCAACGACCCTCAAGGCCAGGGGGTCGTCCGCGTAGAGATACCGCTTCACCTTCCGGTACTTCTGGGGCGGACTTGGTACGGGGACCTTCGGCGGTTTCACATGCTTGACGGGCTTGGGCTTCTTGGGCGGCAAGACATGCTTCGGGGGGATCGGGGGATGAAGAGGAGCGGGCGGCGGTTCGCGAACGATCTCTGGTTTGTGAGGCTTTTTGGGCTTCCGCGGAAGATGAGGCTGCCCCGGATGACGATGCGGAGCTGGCTTTCCCTCCGTGTTGAGCTTCGAGGGCGGGATTTTCTGGTAAACCCCAGCCTCCTCCTGCAACGTCTCGGGAAGAACGTAGACGATCCGCTCCTTGTCCGTGTTGTAGACAGGGATCATGTTCTTCGGTCGCGTGTACTTCCCTTCCAGGAAGCGTGCGATGACACGATGAACGAGATCCATGCTCTCCAGAGTCTACCAAAAGATCAGAAGTCCTCATCAGCAAGAAGCCGCGTCCAGGCATCTCGGGGATCCTTGGGCTTCTCACAAGGTCTCCAACGCGTCGAGAAGGTCACAACATTCTCATGGAGAACTTTCTCGGTTCGCCAAACGGCCACTTGCACTCGAAGCATCGTGAGTTCTGTGATGCACGCAACGACTTGGCCCCCTTCCGCTTCAGGGTGCTGCACCCACTGACCGATCTGTAGCCAATCCGGGCGCACAAACGGGGGCACCTCGGAACCGTTCGCATCCGTGCCGGAGTCGTAGATCGGCAGCGCCCCCTCGGGAAGTTGCTCGACGAGGAACGTGCGACGACCGACCGACTGGTAGTCCATCCGCTGCCGTATAGGCGCGACCATCGCCTGAGCAAGCCGCTGACGGCCTTGCTGCGACTCTAGAGCCTGCCGGATGATCTGCTCTTGTGTGATCTGAGGAAGAACGTCACGATTGAGGTTCCCTAGATCAAGCAACCCATGGGGGTTCGTGAGCCGCTCAAACCCAAGGATAGGGCGCGTCGTGAGCGGCGTTTCAACACGACCATACTGGTCGTGGATCCTACGTAGAGCAGGTGAATCCGTCTCTAGGGACTCGTTCCGCCAATGAACAATGAGGCTCGGGACCGGCCTACGTAGGACGTCAATAGACGCAACGTCGCCAGATTCCGCGAACAGCGCCCGATGGCTGTTCATCAAGATCCGACCGTCGAGGTCGTTCGGATAGAAAAGTGTCCAGGGCACGGGAAGGCCCGAGACTACACCATCAAAAAGAAGCTAAGAAATGTTACGCAGTGGAGTGTCGTACGGGGATCGAACCCGTGTACCCGGATTTAGAGTTCGGTGCCTGACCTCTAGGCTAACGACACGAGATTACCGACCGATTGCCACAAGAGCTTCATCCACAGCCGTGTCGGCCAGGATAAAGCTCCGCATGGCCCGAACCCACCCAGCATTCCGAGCGAACTGAATGAACGCCGAAATTTCCTCGGGCCCCACGGTGGAACAACGCCGTTCGGCAAATTCCACCGTGAGGATGTGACCAGGGCTGGTCTCATCCTCGATGAGGACTCGAAGTCGAGGTCCGATACTAGGCTTCAAAGCCCGAACCCTGAAGCGGTACGGAACTCCGTTGACCTTGATCTGTCGGGTGCCCCTTCGAGGCATCGTCATGCAGCTTCAGTACACCGAAGAGCGAGCGGAAGACTACTGACAAGACGACGAGCTGCGGGTTCAAGAGCAAACGCCGTCAACTCGTTCCCCCGGTCGGGCTCATGGAACGGCGCCACCGAGAAGCCCCGGTCGACTGCCCTGTTGAAGAGGCCCCAAAGAGCCTCCTCGTTGGGCACGGCAAGCATGGCGAGGTAGTTCGAGCGCGTGTACCACGCCTGATCGATTTCCGGGTGATGAGCCACGAACTCCCGCAAGGCGTGCGCCGTCTGGATGGCTTGCACCCCCGGAGGGAGATCTTCCCGCGTCACGAGGAAAAGTTTGTCGGTCGGGCCCACAACAAGACTCCGTGAACCCAGATGAGCACCCATGTTCTCCATGTCACGTCGTCCCCCCATCGGAGTCCTCGTCGTACTCGTTATCGTCTTCCGCCATAACCCTGCGTTCGTCGGCGCACTTGCGGAAGTGCATTGAAACCGCCCCGATGATGGTTTCGGGAAGACCCGCCGTCTTCAGGCTCTCCTTCCAACCCACCTCGGAACGATCCCCTGCGATCCAGTGCTTTTCCCCGATGATGAACTTGGGCGGATCACTGTAGACGTTCCCGCCAGGCGTCTCCAAGTAGGGCCACAACTCCAGCGGGCTGTCATTGCAACAACCGCAGTTATGCCGAAGATCGAAGCGGTCGACTTTCGTGTTCACGGACTTCGAATAGTAGGCCACCTTGTTCCAGCGGCCCGTAAACTGCCGAAGATCCGGGTACTCCTTGAGAAGGGACTCGATCTGGTCCGCTTGGGCAAGCGCCGCTGCGGCTTCCTTGCGAAGCTTCTCGATTGCGCGTGGAACGGCAAGTCTAGCATCCTCCTCGACCTTCTTTTGCCATTCCTCAGCGGCCTTGCGACGCGACGCTTCCGCAGCCGCTTGCTGCTCGGGGGTGGGCTCGGATGTCAGGGCCTTCAGAAGCTTCTTGCTGAGCATCACGAGAGCACCTGCTTCGCATATGCGAAGGCCTCGGCCATTGCAGCCGCCGAATGCTCGAACCACTTATCCTCGACGTGCTTGCCATCCCGATAGATGACGAGCTTGATCGGGCCGGTCTCACAGGCCCATTCGAGGTCAATGGTGCTCTTGGCCTTGTAGTGGATCCGGCGGCACCACCGCTTCTCCCGACCGGTGAAGTGCGGACACCAGTTGTCGTACGTGACCCCGAGGCCCGAATGATCTTCGGGCGACAATGCAGGATCCTTCACCAGCTCGATGTACGCCAGGTAAAGCGGATCGGTGGCCTTGAAGTCCTCCTTCCACTGCTCGTACTTGCGATTGCCTTCCTCTCGGTCGGCCCGGACCTTCTTCTCCTGCTCGGAAACCCACTCCTCGACGAGCACGAGTTTCATACCCTCGCGGCGGAAGGTCTTGGTGGCGGCATCCACCCTCGGCTTCTGCTTACAGTGATCGGGGCAGTCGTCGTGATCGCACTCCGCCCGTTCCGTCTGGTAGCACTTGATCGTCCCATCGGGCTCGATGGTGGGGTACTTGCTGTCCTCTTCGACCCCTCCCTCAGCCTCGATCTCCGGCCAACCCTCCATGGGGTTGGAGAAGTCGAAGAAACGGAACTCGTACGGGCAGGCCCAGTGGCAGCCACAGACCACCAACATCTGGGATCCCGCATCGAACGTGGAGTCTGCCCAGCAGAAGCCGAAACCTTCCTCCGCCTCTTCGGGCAGGAAATCCCGACGCTTGCCGGTATCCAGCTCGATGACCGTCTGCCCTTGATAGTCCTCGCCGCAGACGAGGTAATCATGACCGTTCGGATGCCCTTCGACGAACGTGTACGGGAACGCAGAGTAGTTCCTGTTCACGACCGCGATGGGCGCATCCGAGCCGAGCTTGAAGACCTTCCCCTGGATGTAAGACCAGCATCCAGGCTTCGTCTCGTAGCTCGCGATGACAAGCTTGTACTGCCCGCTCGAACTCAGCTTCTCCCAACGATCTTTCGTGCTCTCGTTCGCGGGAACGAAAACAGCGTCCTTCTCGGCCCGATAGTACGCCTTGAGCAGACCCGGCTGAACGAGGGCCTTGAGACGCTTTCGCTCCTCGTAAGCACCCGGCTCGTGGCTATCGAAGTCGAGGTAGGCCTGCAACTCGGGGGTCATCCCCTTGAAGGTCGTGTTCATCACGCGACCTCCGTACGGACGTAGGGCTTCTTCTCCCGCACCGGAGCCGCGATAGCCCCCTCGGGGTTGGCGAGCCACTGCTCGACCTCGGGGCTCGGCTTCGTCGCCCACGAACTCTTGGCCACCTCGGCGAAGCCAGGGATGTGCGTCCCGAGGATCGTCGTGATGTACCGTGCGTTGGGCGGGTTGTGGTTGACGACCGTGCCGTCCGGCATCACCTGCTGCCGGGTCTGGCGCTCGACGCGGCGGTACGGGAAACCCCGCACGAACGCCCACGCGAGGTTGCCCTCACGGCCTCCGGTGTTGGCACGGATGGCCCGGTGGATCGCCTTCACTTGCGCCTTCTCGTCGGCGCTCATCTGCTTGTAGTTCTCGAACATGATCTATCTCCTTGATTTGACTCTACTGTTTCGCGGTTGGCTGAAACAGGAGTCCAAGGAGGACCACGTGCAAGAGCGAGGTGCAGCTAGAGGAAGTGTTTCACGGGGAGCAGCATGCGCTCTCAGATCCTGGTTGTCAACGGGATCGTGACGTCAGGCTCACTTCTTCTGAAAACACCGTTGAAGTCGGAGGTGCGTCAGTAATTTCGGTGCCGAGACGCATCTCCCATGTCGCCGGGGAACCCCATTTTGCTCGTCGTCCGCATCACGTCCTTGACCGCTTCGGGGATCTGTTCGCTGGTCTCGACGTAGCGGGTGTAGGGCCTTCCCATCAGGTGGCCTTCGTTGCCGTCGATCTTCACGACCGCGACCATGTAGCCGCCCTTGCCGCCCGCTTGAGGCCTGACGACGACCGTGTACTCCCACGGACGCCCATCTGTCGTGGTGCTCTTCTCAGCCCGACCGAGTTCCTTCGGGGTGAGGCGGATGGCCTTGTCAGCACGACGATCGTACGAGTACGTCATACCCCACCCTGACACAAGAAGTTCAGCCGCTCAGGAACCGGGCGGTGACCCGAAGCGCTGTAGTATCCTCGGGACTGCACGCGATCTGCATCGGAGTTGTGCTGACGTGATGGATCTTGAACTCAACGCTCTTCGTCTTGAGAAACGTGTCGAAAGCCCCGACATGTTCAGCACGGTCTTCCCACATCTCAACCTGCTTTGTTGTCTCTGACAAGAGAGCAGCGATCGTCTTGAGCTTGAAAGGGAGCGTGTCATCCCCGTTAGAAAAATGGGTCTCATCGAACCGGAGGCCCACCTCAGCCAACAGAGCTTGGACCCGAGTCCGCAGCTTCGGAGGCCTGCCTGTAATCATGATCGCATAGACACTAGGATTGGAAATGGACTTGCGTGCCGCTGCCACCGTAGAAGCCACCCACCACTCAGCGTCAGGCTTTTCTGGCACGCATGGAGGCGAGAGACTCTCAAGCCGACCCCACCAGCCCTGCGTCCACCACTCAGGTTTCGCAGGCGAGCGAAAAAGCGTCCCATCGAAGTCGAAGACATGCAGGGTCTCGATAGTCACGGGCATGCACCAGGGGGTCGAGGGTCAGCTTCACCTTTCCAGTAGGTCGTAACAAGAAGCATCGAATGGCCCTTCGGACGCACGACGATCGAGAGGCCACTCGCCGAATCCACCCACTCAAAGCTTGTGCCCCGAGCCCAGCCTTCGGTCACCCGCTGGTACATTTGGTTCTTCTGCGACTTCCAGTCGTTGAGCGCCTTCAAGAGAGAACGAATGCCCGCTCGAACAAGCGGAACCGTGATGCCTCGTAGATCCATCCGATACTGCGCGTGTGGAGTGATGAGGATGTTGTCGATCGACCCGATCCCATGTTCTCGATCAGGGCTGTAGATCTTCGCGGCATCTGGGTTCTGTACTTTCTCACCGTGCTCGACGTCCTCAACGAGGTCATCACGAACAGCCGGATTCCGTACTTCCTTCTCGATGCGCTCGACCACATGGCAAGGTCCGCCGGGATAGCCTAGGGGAGGATCAAGATCCGCCTGACGGTCCAACGCCGAGGTCTTGGGTGCCACCCACGCACCCAATTCGATCGTCAGAGCCACCTGGACTTTCGATGCTGGGATGTCCCCCAGATATGCAATTGATCCAATGCGCGCAAGGCTCTTGGTGGGATCGGTTTCGCGACTATCTTCATCGGCCGCGACCTTCGAACCATCAATGCCGCGTACTTCTAGAACCACTGCCGTTCCGTGGTGAGCTTTCGCAGCATCCAGCGCAGCGAACTTCGCCATCGAGAGCTGGGTCGTCAAATACACAGCTTCGGCTCGGCCTACGCCAGCGCCAGACCCCACCCCATAAGCAGGAACTACGTTGGTGTGGCTGCGAGGTCGTAGTCCCTCGACCAAAATACGAGAAGCCGCCGTAGAACTCGTCCCATGATAGAAAGTCAGATGCTCCCAGTTCACCGAAGGTGTGTGGGGTTCCCCCAATAGCTGAGAGACAGGAATCCACGGCCCGTCAAACTTGATGACGAACTCGTGTAGCTCGGGGTACTCCCGCACCATCTCACGAAGCGCCTTGTGGAACCCTGCGTGATGTTCTGTGGCACCATCAACCATGAGATTGCGCCAGTCGTTCTCACGCGCAAGGCTGAGCGCCGCATCCCAAGCCCAACCACCACGGAGGTACCCCCCAAGCTCCCAAGAACCTGCATCGTCCCCGTGGAAAGAGCCGTGATACTTCTTGCCCTTACGTGGCAACGAGGCGGCCTGCCTGGCGAGAAACCGGGCGACGACTCGAAGGGCCAGCGCGTTCATCGCTAACCCATCGGCACAAGAGGTTATTCAGCTCTTGGCCTTGCGAGCCTCATCCCGAGCCTTGCGAGCCCCTTCCGCTGTAGACCAGACCCGAAGCTTGATGGCTCCGAGCGAGCGCATGATGAGAAAGAGGGTCGTCCAGAGCGACTGATCCCCGTAGATCTCGGCCGACCACTTGCACCGGTCGCTCTTCTCGGCATCGTAGTACCCGAAGACGAGATTACGCGGGAACCCTTCGAAATAGACCGCATGGAGAGAATCCCCCGTGTAGTCAGGATCGACAGGGGGCGTCGTGTAGAAGAGACCGGAAAAGTCGGCGTCGATGGGCTTTTCGCTGATGACCGAAAGCTTCCAGTCGTGGAAGTTGTTGCGGAGGATGAGCCGAAGCCCGAGATCCGGACGCGACAGCTCGTACACGGGGAGGAGAATCGACTTCGAGACATGCGTCGAGATGACGTTGGGGATCGCGTGGGTGTCGTCATAGTCGAGCCCCGCCCCAACGAGACCGACGAGGTCATCCCGCACGAAGCTGACCTGATGCCCCCAAGCGCTCTTCCAGAGCATCTCGTCGCCAACGGCCTGTTGACTGATCCACGCTTGCAGTTTGTTGGGGGAATCGCTGGAATTGAGGGTCATGGTTCGCTCGTCTGATGTGGATTTGGGGCGGCTACCCGGTGGTAATGAGTCAAAGCTTGGCGCACCGTTTCGGCCGTCTCGGCATCTGGGCAAACGGCGACCGTACGACACTCTGCATCGAACACTTCACACCAACCGGTGGGGAGTTGTACTGCGGGGTTGTCGGCTGCATAGGATCGCTCGATGGGCAGCGTGCTCAAGTCCAACTCAAGATCTTCAATCCTCATGTTGTCCTTGCTGCCTACCAAACGTCCTCGGACGTGAGCATCCGTGCTCGGACCTTACTCTCGTCCTTGATCTGCCCGTGCAACTTCGCGCTCACCAGCGCTTGCTTGCGATTCAGGTATCGACCCGATGCGTCCAAGAACCCCTCGTCGTCCTCGTCCGTGTCTACGCTCTTGACGCCCGTTTCCTCGACGATCAGACGGATGATGTCGTGATGGCGGTTCGGCGACGGCAGCGAGAAGACCCGACCTTGGAACCGGATCGCAACGTGCGTGATGGGCGTTCGTTCACTCATGAATTGCTCGACTTGTGTCCCTCGACGGCGGCCAAGATAGCCTGAGCCGCTGGGCTTCCTTCAGCGGCACGCTTGACGACCTCATCACGCGTGATGGCCCCGCCGATCGTGAGCTGCCGTCTGTACTTCTCCCACGAATGCGGAAGGCCCGGATGCTCGAAAGCGTGCTGGCAACGCAACCGCGTGCTGTCCCAAAGCGTGAAGTCCGAAATGACTCCGCACTTGCCGTCCGTATCACTCATTGGGATCTCACTCGTAGTCGCGACGGCCGACATAGCTCGTCTTTTGAGGCACACCCTTGTTCGACAGGTCTTGGAAGCGGTACGTGATGACAGTACCGATCGCGGGCGGGTTGCGACGATCCTTGTCCGAAAGCCCCGTCCCGAGGTTGAACTCCACCCCAGCGTTGAGCGACACCTTGTCGTTGAAGAACCGCTGGGACTTGCATTCGAGAGCGCCCACGCGACCCTTGTGCTTACCCTTCCCCGCCGTGTACCCCGTGACGTAGGCCTCGGCATCGTAGAAGGTCTTGACCTTCACGAGGGTGTCACTTCGAGCCCGTACGTAGAGCGAGTTCGCCTTGCGGAGCATGACGCCTTCACCACCGAGCTTCTCGACCTCATCGAGGTACATGCGAAGATGCGGGATGCCACGGCAGATCTGATGCTCGACGAGCTTGACCTCGTTATACTTCCGCGCGACCGCCTTCAACATGTCGTACCGCTTGGAGAACGGCTCCTGCACCATCGGAAGGTCGAAGGCTCGGAACTGGATCTGCTGCCAGTAGGTTCCCTGATCATGACGGCGAACGAAACCGCTCGTCTCCTGGAAGCGCTTGCGGCCAATCCAGAACTCCCCGTCGAGGTGCAGATCCTTCGGGAAGTGCTGCAAGTACCACTCGGGCACGCGGAAGATGTTGTCGAGCCGCGAACGGAAAACCCGGCCGTCCCAGTAGGCCCGCACCCCATCGAGCTTCTCGCTCATGAGATAGCCAGTCGGATCGAGCACCCCGTCCCACGACTCCGCAAGCAGAACCGCGAACTTCGACTCGCCTTCCTCTTCGTTCTCGGTCACGAGAACGGTCTCCACGGGAGGCGGAGGATCATCCCCGAACGGATCGGCGCCGAGCAGACGAGTCCACGCCGTAGCGGGCGCTGCTGGCTTCGGGGGTGGCACGGGCTTCGACCGCACGGTGGCCAGCTTCGACGGCACGAGATAGCGTGCAGCTCGACCGTTCTGCGTCACCTGCCCACCAAGAAGAGACGTGGGGAGAGGAGCCCTTCGTTGGGGAGTGGGGGTCGACGGCGCATTGTAGGACGCCGCAGCCTGGACCGACGTACGAACACGGACATCCTCGGCGGCCGAGCCACGGAACGCCCGCAGGTGCTTGCATGTGCGCTGATCGATGCCCAGCGACTGATTCCGCCAAGCAGGGCACGAACAACTGTAAACCCCACCCGTGTTGTAAAGCTCGTAGCTCCGTCCCGAGCTGGAACGGACCGTACGACGCTCACCATCGCGAAGATTCTCAGGCATCGTGTACTCCTTGGGTACCTTACACCGCTGCTACGCGGGGAGACCCCCAAGTTCAACCTAGGCTTCGCCGACGACCTGTTTTTTCCCGAAGATGCCGTCCCAGTTGTTGCGAAACGCCTGCGAGTTCACCTTGGCCGGACCTTTGGTGCTCCCGGACACTCCCCCGACTTCCTCGACTTTGAAGCGCTGTGTCCCAGCGATCTGTTCGATGTGAAAGGCTCCCGCCGGGATGGGCTGGCCTTCTTTCATGGGCGTCATCACCCCGACGGCGATCTGGTGATCGGCTGTGTGTCGAACAAACGGACGCGAGCCATCCCCAAGATCAGGCCCCGCTTGAAGCTCATCCCCGCAGGGCAGGGCGCTTTTTTGTCGTCGTCCATGCCCTACTTTACACCGCTTCGGTGTACTCTAACAGCGTGCCGCACTGGATCCTTCGAGACCACATACCCGTCGAGGTCGAAGACCCTCTCGTCTGGGCCCAGTTCTTTGAAGACATGGAAAACCGACGTGTTGCCGAAACCCTCATCGGTTCCGCACGCATCTCGACCGTCTTCTTGGGACTTGACCACAACTTTGGGGGAGAGGGCCCGCCCCTCCTCTTCGAAAGCATGATCTTTGAGGGACCCGAAGACCTCAACGAGCGAGAGGTGCGGTACGCCACGTGGGACGAGGCTACCGCAGGTCACCAAGAGCTTGTTCAGATTGTCTCGGAACGCCTGGGCATCATCTCAAAACCGTCCAAGAGCCTCGTTGCCCGCATCGCCAAAAAGGTCGTCTTCGCGGAGAACCATCGGGTACCGAAGCCTTCTCTGACCGCCTGGGATCGTATCACACGCGATGACGATGACGATGATCTCTAGACGGGACGCATCCTAGCAGCGTAGTACGGCCCTCCAGGGCCAAACGGCGCTCCCGTAGTAGGCGTTCCCGTTGTAGCCGCACCCGTGACGTGCATGGTCGAGAACGGATGACGGAAAACCACCTGCCGGATGATGATGATCGGCTGAGGCGGCATCTGAGGAGCCCTCCGAAGCGTCATCTTTTCGATTTTTTCGTAGACCGTGGCAAGCGTCCTGAACCGCTCGGTCTTTTCAGGGTCGTTGCCCGTGCGGTCAGGATGTAGCTCGAAAGCGAGCTTCCGATAGCTCTTCCGAGCCCGTTCCTTCAGCTCTTCGAGGGCTTTTCCACCTAGCTCGAAGGGCATTCGTTCGATCGCTTGAAGATCCGCGGGGTAGTTCACCCCAAGCGCACAGAGCATCGAAACGACGAGGGCCTGGTCCATCGGTGTACCTTCACTTGTACCGCAACGATAGGAGAATCATCGTGGCCCTAGTTTCCGAAGTGCAGCATGTCTACTACATCCGATGCTGCGGCTGTTACCGACGAGCCCGGTTGGCCTTTCACCGGATCGTTGCCATCGGCTACGCCAAGAAACAGGGGTACACTCGACACGTCACCCTCAGTGGCACCAGCACTGAAGTCGTGTGGCTCTGCAAAGTGTGCTCGAAGAGTGACATCGTGCTCAAGACCCTCGAAGAAAATTCTCCCCCCAAACCTGCAACCACCGCCAAACGCTGATCCATGCCCGAAGGACAACCGCTCGTCAGCGAGATCTGGGAAATGGTGGACGGTACCGGACGATCTGTCCGAGGGATCGTTGCTGATATGACCCCGACCGTCGCCACCTTGGTCTCTTTCACGGGAAACCGCTTCCGCATCAGTCCTTCGAGGATGCTCACGACGTGGCGCTTTGCTCAAGCCCCTCCTCCGACCGCTCTGCGGTGCAATCGACGTGGATGCAACCAACCAGGGATGCTCCGTTTCCAGCGAGGACTATCCCCCGAGTGGGTCTGCCCCAGGCACCTGCCCGTGGGGGTTCAAGCTTCGCTCACGACCGAGAGCTTAGGCCTTCCTCAAACCCCTCAAGCTCAACAGGTCCAAGTCCCCCTATGCCCGAGATGTCACGTCGCGGGTCTGATGATTGAGGACGCGCGGGTATCGACCCTTCAAGTGCAGTTCTGGCAGTGCCCTCAGTGCAACGCACGTTGGGGATCGCTATCGATCCCTCCCACCTTGGTGGAAAACGTAGCCTCCTACGTTCGGGCAGCCATCGATGACTTCATGACCCAGACCCGTACGCACCAAGTGCGGATCGACCAGATCGAAACCCGCTCCTACATCCTCCCGCAGCTCTTCGGAGATACGCACCTTGCGGAAGCTGCGCCCTCAACGCCCCCTCAGCTACACCTCTACCGTGGATTGCATGTCGTACAGAACGACAACCTTGGAGAGGGGGTTGCGATGATCTTCCGCACCAGCGGCGCCCCCGTCGTACGGGACACCAGTCGGGATCATGTCATGGCCCTGCCCACCAACGAAGAGATGTTGATGGGGTCGCCTGCACGACGCACCGTCGCCGAAGCTGTTGCCGAAGCCCTTCGAGCGGATCGCGAAGAGAACCGAGCTGAACTCTTGGCTCGCCCTGTTTCCCAGAACGTGATCGACAGCTACCGATCCAGCGAGTCTGAGTACGTCGGCATTTTTCCGGTACGGCAAACCCTACCGGTTCTCCCAGCCGATCCTCAACCCTTCATACCTGTGCAGCAAATGGGGACAATAGAGGAAGAAGCTTGGATTCAGGAACAAGCCCCGACCCCTTTCGCGGCCGTGGGCCAACGATGGATCCAACGCAAAACCGGCGACCTCATCGAGATCACACGCGTTGGGCCCACGGACGACCGAAGCACCACCGTAGTACACTTCAAGCGGGTATCGGATGGAGTCGAGTCGTCAAACGCCATGTTGCTCGACGACTTCATGCGCGAATGCCACCCCTACACAACAAGATCAAGTCAACCCCAGGACATCCCTGTTGTTGTGGTGCTCAAAGACGAAGAGTGGGAGCACGTGGATTCAGGAGAAGTCGTGCGGATTGATACGGTGGACTCCAAACGTGATCTCATCATCGTCATGCAGAAAGAGGGTAAACGTCGAAGCGTGCCCCTCTTCGAGTTTGCCAACGCTCGATGGCGCAAGATCATCCGACGCACTGCTTACGACCGCCTCCTCGACTTGGAGGACGACTGATGCCCCCGCCTGGAATCCCTGATTGGGTCTTCCCCGGGGCTGTCGTACAACAGAACGGCCGCAGGCCCCGTTACGCCATCGGCACGATGGACCTACATAGCGATCTCCGACACTGTGAGATCTTCCTGCAACGAATCATCGAAGGAGATCCTCCGAGTCTCGCGAACGGAGAAGACTTCGAGACCATGTACCTCGGAGATCTGCTGGGCGGCTGGCATCACACGGGTGAGTATCTTTACCCTCGTATGTCCCAACCAATTAACGTCACAGGTCTGGGTGCGTTCCCAATTGGGTCTACTGTTGACATAACAAATTCCCGAGGAGAGCACGAATACTTCTCAGTCACGGGTCACGCAGAGAACACGAGCCAGATTATCCATCTCGACCAACAGATAGCCACTCAAGCCCCTCCGCTTGTAGGGGAGTGGTATCGTTGGGAATCCGGAGACGTCCCGATCACTCTCTTTTTCGTCGAAGGAATTGCGAACGGCCAAGTTGAAGTATCCCTTGGGATGACCGACACGCTGGAACACATTCCCGTCGAGGACTTCATCCGAGCCTTAGCCAACGGACCTCGCGATGAGCCCCGTGGAGAGGCTTCCGCCCAACATCTCAACTACGAATGGGTGTTCTCCGAACCTTATCTAGATGACACGGACGAATCCGGCTTCCTTCCAGGGAGCGTTATGTTGGACACTGAGGGTCGAGAGTTCTTCCTTCTTGCCCGCAACCGCAACAATACATGGGTTTGCCGTGCTGCTCATGACATGAGCACATGCCCCGAGAACTACCTCGCTAGAGCGCATTTTCTCGCAAGTCAGTTCAGGGCGCAGTTCCACATGGAAGCTGTCGAAGTGATGAGCGGAACCCCAGAAGGAATAGGGATGTCGTTCGCGGAGCGCGTTCTCCAACTGAACCAACCCATGGGCAGTGCATATCTCGCCGGGGAGCCGATCCATGAAGACGACCCCGATTACTTCAGACCCGTAAACGGAGATATCTCAGGCAATCCCGAACCCCCAATGCGTTTCCGTATCGGTGATCGATGGCATTTCGACGCCCCCAACGAAGGTATCTGGACGCTTGAAACGGTGGAGGATAGGTATCACGAGGGAGAGCACACGATCACCAATAGATTCCGAGGGGACGATGGGGCTGTCATGTCGGGCCCCCAGGACTGGGTCATCCGCAACGGTCGACGGATCACGCCACCGGATCCTAGGTTCACGGGCGATCCAGTCGAACCCAACCAAGTATGGGAGATCCCTACAAACACCACACGGCAGCCCACTTCTCGATGGAAAGTCACAAGTCTCGCTACCCGTTCCACTGGAGACGAAATGGTGAACCTGACCCCCGAGAACGGAAAAGGAGCCCCCATCTGCTGGCCGGTGATCCGACTCCGGGCCCAAGGCCGATGTGTTTTTGACGGCCGCATCCGTCGAACATCCTTCGAGCGTCTCATCTCCGACGAGGGCGATGATGTCGGGTGAACCAGAGCGATACAGTCGCTACCCCGAGGTCGGGCTGTTCTACGCCATGCGTGAGCCCCTGTGCCTCGCACAGATCACGGCGGTTAGCACCACGGGCCTTGGTAACGGACCGACCAGCGTCCTTCTCAATGCCTGGACGCCCACATCCGATAAAGAGGAGCTGTCCTTCATCGACCTACGGGCCGACATGGCAGACTACCTTTGGCACAGCGAGGAAATCGAACTCGGCTCAGGTCATTACGCCGGGTGGAAAATCGATGCTGTTGCGGGCGACGTGTACTTGGCCACCATGATCAACCGTCTCTGGTTCGCAGGACCCAAAACGACTTCCAAGATGCTTCACGTGATCGCCAACTTTCATGTATCCGAAAGCGATCTCCTAATGGCAGTCCTCTACCAACAAGGTGCTGGACACCGCAGGCCTCGGTGTAAGACCGCCTTCGAGCACATCTTGGAGGATGCCACGTGAGCGGAGTTCAACCAGGTCAGCTTTGGATATCCCCCGAACCCGAAACATATTATGTCTCGGCAATCGGCAATGACGGAACAGTCTGCGTCGTTCCGGTGCGTATCTCAGGCACGGGACCACACGCGCAGATCATCCGCAAAGGCGACTCAAAAAGCGTCAAGACCTCGGAGATGCTTGAGCTGTGGATGCCTACCGCCAAGACCAGCGAACCCGGCCCGACGTGGCACGAGCGGATCATGGCCGACGAGGACTAGCCGAAGTAGTTGAGCGCGATCCCGTTGAGAACAACGTGCATCGTGTTATCGCAAATGATCATCAGCCACACGGCCATGAACGCGGGCCGATCCTGGTAGTAGCCCGTTCCGACGCACTCTGACCACGGGTAGTTGCGGATCATCGTGGGCGCACCCTCGATGGAGCACACCATCTTCGAGGAATCCTTGCATTGGGCGCACGTAGGAATGAACCTCTCGACTGTGCTCTTGACCTCGACCGGGGTCTTACAGGCCCCGCAGATCCAGGTCTTCATATAGAGCGGGATCCCCTTCGGCTGGAGGAAGTTCTTGGCCCAACAGATGTACCGAGCGAGCCGCCAGCGGTCGATGACGAAGTGGGTCCCGAGAATAATCGCAAGCGCTGCGGGGCTTCGGGTGAGCACCAGAAACGGCAGCGTATAGGTGATGACGTGTGCCAACGCAGGCCACGACGACTTCGTTTTCTGATTGGCCATCCAATCGGATTGAAGAATGTAGTCCCCGAAGGCGTGTAGGACCAACATGTCGGCGGTGATGAACATCAGGCTTTCTCCAGGGCACTCAAAGGGTTACTTCATCACACGCTTGGCCGCACGCCGCGTTCGTTTGCGCATGAACGGCTCGATCTCGGACGGCCACATTTCCTGGCCCTTGATCATCTTGACGAAGAACGTGCCGCCCGCATTCGCACACTTGCTCGCCGTACCATCCTTGTGCTGCTTCTTGTGGAAGAACTCCGGTCTCGGACCGAACGGCTCACAGTCGTCCATCACCATGTGACAGCTCTTACAGACTGCGCGTGCATCTCGTCGTGTCTTCGCCAAAGTGATCGTCATGGGACTCGTTCCAAGTCGGTCGGCAGGTAACCGTACCGCAGGTTGCTTGGCTGCCACCGAACATTGACTTCGGGACCGACCTTCGCCGGATCGTAGTCCTGATGCCCCACCGGAACGTTGTTGTAGTCCATGGGACCCTCGATGATGCCCACACATCGGCGGAACTCACGAATGTGCCCTCGGCATGACCACTCTCCCCACGGGAGCTGCGCCCAGAACATCCGCTTACGGAACGCCTTCGTCCAACGAACCCGGTCTCCCGGTTGTAAATCAGCCATCGAACAACCTCACCTATCGGGGTTCGGGGAAGCTAGCGTTATGTCGCGCACTGTTGCAATCGTTGCAGCCACAAGTACAGTTGGCTTTCCCACTGCAACGAGCATTTGCTTGGCAATGCGCGTACTGCCCGTTGACGTACGGTGCAGGATGTTCCCTGGTCTTGGGACGGTTGATCTTGCCCCTGGCCCCTTTGAGTTTCTTCATGGCTGAGCCGAAAACACAGCCCCAACGCCGTTTGCGACCACCACGACAGCGAGGGCTTCCATCGAGGACAACACCTTGCCCGCCTCTGAATCGATGCTGTCGAGAGCTTCCTGGATGCCTTCGCGACCGGCAAGCCCACGAGCAATCGGCTTCATGCCCTGATCGCGGATGGCCTGCCAGTCGTGACCAGGCATGAGAACGTCGGCAAGCGCGCTCCCCGCGGGGTCGTCCACGTCCAACAGGACAATCACCGTATCGGAAGAAGACCTCCCGAGCGCGGCAACCCGACCGACGAAGTGTTGCACCCGCTCGGCATTCGCTTCCAGCAGTAAACGGCAGTTGTGCCGCTCCACCGCCTGGACCACCGCGAATCCCACCGGGTCGACCAACACAGCCTGACCCTCTCTGTAGAGCACTTTAGCGGTTATCTCACTCATCTTGGCCTCGCCAGCAGAACAGAAAATCCGCCCCGCTGTTTCAGGTGTTCTCCCAGCTCGAACCAGGCCTCATGGGGCTTCGTGCGGCCCGAATCGCTCACAAGAAGTTGATACTGACCCGTCCTGCGAGAGTCGGGAGGGCCGTCCCATTTCAGACGCGTACCGCAGTAGAGGACCCAGTGGTCAGTCTCAAAAACCATGGGCTCGTGAACCGCTTTCACCTGCGCGATGGCGTAGTAGCCTGCGTCGAAGGCCATCGTGAGCCACTCGCGCCACTCCATCGACTGCGACCACGACGGGTCACCCCAAGCACGCTGGGCATCCCACGTGGGCCAAAATGGAGTGCGGGTGATGAAGCGATCGATGGATCGAGTTTGGTAGAAAGCCTGCTTGAGGGCCTTCACCATCGAGGTGTAGTCGAAGGACTCGAACTTCTCCCCCTTGGGGTGGAGCTTGACGTACACCTCTTCCACCGACATGCCAAGAAGACCTGCTAGCACGCACCGCAGTCCCCTCCTGGGTGCAGCTCCGGCGTTGGCTGCTTCACGACCCGGCGCGGGAGAGCGACAAGATTCTCTACGGTCGGATCGTCCACGGGGCCTCGATCATCCCTACACCGGGCTCAATCGAACCGGAACGTCGTCTTACCCCCCGCCTTGATATAGGCTGCGATCCACGCATCGATGAAGGTCCGCATCGGGAGCGAGATGTCTATCGTGTCGATGGCTTCATCGGCAGCATCCCGAGCGTGGGAAGAAGGGAAGTGCTCCCTGTACCAAGCTGCTGCATCCTGCTTTTTCAACGACCACGACTTTCAGGGGTTTGCAACATCCGCGTGCCGTTTGGAAAGATGTCGTAGTACATCCCTTCTTCGTAGCGCGTGTGACGAGTCCCGTTCTCCGTGCGCTTGGCCCATTCAAGCAAGGCAGCCGCCTTCGAAAGGGGGCCGGTCACGTCGATCCAACCATCCGCCCAGTCGTACTCCCGAATGATGTAGAGCCCATCAGGAGACTCAGGGATCTCGGGAGCATTTCCGAGCACAGACATAGCCAGGGCTTTCTACGGTACGACTTCGAGGAGATCTCGAATCGGGCCTGCGTCAAGTTGACCTTCAACAGGACGCACTACCGTCCAACCCGCCACTACACCAAGCGGCCTCCGAGCGCGAAAGCAGCGCCCCACTTGGTCTCGAAGTACCGCTCCTGCCTCTACCACCGCAGACACCCCGTCCTGCTCCAACCGAACCGAAGGGCCCAGACTTTCGGCCCACGAAGGTAGTGACGTGCCATGATCTCGTACGGCATAGTTATCCGGTCTGATCAACCAGGAGGCGAAGTTTGACCAAGGCCGTGACCAGCGCGTTGTCCTGCTCGAATGTCTTGAACACAGTCAAGAGTTTCCCGCTTTGCATCCCCAGCGTAGCTGCTGCCACAAGAGATGCGATCTCTTGTGGGGTCAACTTCACATTGATCTCGGGCACAAGCTCTCCTCGTCCTTGCTGGCCCAGAACAGGGCTCAGATCTTAATGTCCTTCCGACGCTCCTCTTCGGCTTCGATACCCTTGAGAGCACGAGCCCAGTCGTCCACGTGCATGAGCCGCATCGACCCAAACATGGGATAGCCGTTGATCCCTCGCGGCAAGGCTGCGTTCCAGTACTCCCAGATGCACCCGATTTGGCTGAGCGACTCCTTGTTGTACTGGGAGAGCCCTCCCAACGCGAGGGGCAGAAAGACCAACCCGACCACCTGCGCACCTCCGTTCGGGTTGATGTGCTTGTCTGTGAAAATCGAGTTGCCGAGAAAATCGAAGACGAACTTCTTGAGATCCTCGTCAGCCATCCGAGGCAAGTCGAGCGCCGGAGCGAAGCCATCCCAGTCCCCAGGAAGCTCGTCGTCGATGCCGAGAAGCCCGAGGTGCTTGAAAAGGCCGTGGTTGTACTCCCGGAACGTGCAGTTGGGTTCGAGGACCCTCTTGAAAGGAACCCATCCGACCCACGTGTTGGGCTCACACGCTGAGGGCTCGCCCTTGAAAGAGTCGATCCTGTAGACCCAAGCAACCTTGTTGTCCACGGGGTCTACGCGCTCGTAGACCTTGACGGCCTCCTCGACTTCGACACCGCCCTCTTCCCGTGTTTCGCGTCTTACCGCGACAGCCGGATCCTCGCCAGGTTCGATCTTTCCCCCAGGAAGCCCAAGATCTTCGAGGTTGCCCTTACGAGAGATCGCCAGGACTTCCTTGCCGTTCTTCCCCTCACGAAGGAAGAGCGCAACAACGCTGCTCGGGGACTCCATGTAAGATCACTACACCGCTAGAAGCGGTCGTAGTCTCTCGTCTTGCGTAGAGGTCTGTGTTTCCGGGGGTTGGGAGACTCCCAACGAAGTACATCCGCCAGCACAACGAATAGGAGCGCCGCAAGAACAAGGGCGATCCACAAGACATCTTCGATCGAGACGCTGTCGGCCATGGAAAGCGGAAGGGACGACCCTCAAGCGGTCCCTTACAGGCGGCCAAGAGCACGTCCCCTCCAGTCCCCTCTACACCGAAATGTCGTCGGACAAGAGACGTTCCCAGAACGTGGGCAGTTCTCGTTCCGTCGCATTCAGTTGCGCGACAAGCGGGTGTGAATGAGGCGCGTCTTGCCGCAGAACACTCCACCGCACCCCGCAGTCAGCACAAAAGATCGTGATGGGCTGCCACGGACGCTTACCTTCGTGACACCCGAGCGTATGCCCCTTCTTCCGAACGTGGTCCCGAGCTTTCTCGATAGACGTCTTCATAGGAACCCCTCATCGAGGATCTTAGCCCAGGCAGAGCCGTCACGCGGAGGAATGTGTCGAAAGGCTTTTTCGAGCACAACACGAGCTTCTTCTGAGGTCAGGAGCACCCGCAGGGCCCCTGATTGGACAAGGGTGATCCTTGAAATACGCACCTGGAACGAACACGAACGGCAAAACAGCAAGACCCCGAGCCCGCGACGTACATCCGGAGTCACCAAGATATCTCGGTGGATGGTCGTTTCCACGTGCTTCCGCATGCGGGCAATAGCCGAATTGCTCATCTGCGTTGTTTGCGCTTGTGAGGACGGATCTTGACCCGCCCGTCTTGTTTGCTGATCCAGGCAACTGTCTTCGCGAACTCCGCATGCCCGAGAAGAGCCTCGACCGTGTAGTACGTCGCTTTCAATTCACGGTTCGTGAAGAACGCGTGAATCGACTTGTGGCAGTCTCGGCAAAGGGTCTTGGTAACCTTTCCCCCCAGACTCTTCGGCACGAGATGATGGTCAGTCGGGTGATAATTGGGCCGCAGACAGAGCGGGCACCTATCAGGTGTCGTCATCAAGGAAGTCATCTTGGAGCCTCATCCAAGCAGTCGGTCGCTCTGTCGTGATGCCGGGTATTTTGAGCATCGCCTTGAGAAGTTGCTGTGGACCATCCTGCATCTTGTAGAAAGGCGCCAGCTCAGGTTCAGCCATGATCTCACCGTGCGTGATGCTCCACTCCTTGGCGCACTTGCGACAGCGAAAGCACCAGGTCATCGGATAGGGGTGAATCCGTACCTGGGCATCGAACTCCCGGTGCTGGGGCGTCCGCGTGATATGCTCGAAGATCTCCCCGATTGTTTGACGAGCTTTACTCATCGTCTCCAAGGAGTTCCCCAACTTTCTCCCACGCGATGGGACGATCCCGTCCTGCCGTGAGCTTCGCAGACTCAATCTCAGCTCCCCATCCGAACCTGTCCGTGAGGTCTGGGCGCCCCCCGGCAGCGATCTCATCCTCTGAGAAGACCCAAGAACGCCGACATCTTGTAAGATCGGCGTAACACGAGATCGTCCACGCAGTGAGGAACGTGCGTCGGTCAAGGCCCTCAGCGAGCGAGCCCCCTTGCTCAATTGTGAAGCTCCGATGCTTGTCCAACGCGACGTGATCTCGAAGGTCTTTGAGTTTGCGGGTGAATCCATTCGCAAGACCTGCAAACGCTTCGGGATTCACGCTCTCGATGTGAACCCGCACCTCGGGTTCAAGATCGAAGAGGAAGCTCACGAAGTTCGGCTCTTGAGGTCCCCCTAGGGTGCCTTCCAAGAGGACTTGGCCCATGGCCACCGTGGAGTCGTAGAACACGTTGACACCCCACGCCATCCCGGCCGGGCCATACCCGAGGGTCATACGGTCGAAAATATCGAGCCTTGGCGCGATTGGTGCAAATTCGGCCTCAGCGACCCGGATGCTGGTGACCCGACCATCCTCCCGCTGGATGAAGTCGAAGGCGGTCGAGAGCTGCTCAGGGGTCACCTAGAAAGTCTACACCGGATCGTCGAACTACCTACCACGACGAAGCTTCCCTACGCTCCCGCGCCCTCCCTCGGTCGTGTGCTGTACGTCGCGCCGCACGGTCGTCCCACACTCCTCGCAGGAGCCCCGGCCATGCTTGCAGAGCTTCGGAGGATCAGGCTCCACGTACTCGAACGAAGGCGCCCCCCTCCACCAGTCCTTGGTTTCCCGAGTAGGTGGCGCTTCAAAAGGATTCTTCGTAGACTCACGGGGCCAGGGCTTCGTGCTCATGTTCGGCGGTTCCTTCGACGGTCGAGCCAGTTGAGAAAGCGCTGCCACCTGTTGGTGGGCCACCACGTGCGAACGAGCTTACTCCCGTAGGGGCGTCCGCGCAGGACTACTTCCTTGAGGATGCCACACCGGCACTCGTGACACGTAGTGTCGATGGGATGCTCAGCAATCTTGTCCTCGGGGGGCAGCCTACTGAAGGCCCTTCGACAGAAGGTGAAGTCGAGGAAGACGCCTCCTGGATAGTGGAGCTTCAAGCAAGCTTCTCCGTGGCAGTGAGTTCCATCCACCGATGATCGCACCGATTGCACTTGAAATGAAAGTGCTTTGGTGCATTCGGGATCTCACACACGATGAAAGTCTGACCCCACCTCCGAAGAAACCAGAAACCGTTCTTCAGGACGTAGTGGCCGCTCCCGCGACAAATTTGTCCCCAGTAAGTGATGTACTCACTACTGGCCTTACACTCGGCGCACACACGTTTCCCAAACTCGACGAACGGAAGCATCTGGGAGGATGCTTCTTCCCGCGCCCGGCAGACTTCACACGCCTGGGCCCTGTAGGGGCTCTCGCTCTTGGGTTCGGATTCGGGTTTCTCCGTCACGACGTCGGTCATCGCGACTACTACACCGGCTCTAGTGCCAGTAGAGCGCCACGGGCGTTTCGGGGTCTAACCCCGCCAGGTACGCCCAGATGGCTTTGTTCTTCCGATACTCGGTGACCCCCTTGCGCTTCGCAAGCGCTACGAGATCCTTCGCCAGCACGCAGTAGATCTCTTCTCCGTACGGAGTCGTTTTCGTGACCCCATACCCATGCTCCTCACACACCTGCTCCCCCTCGCCCACGACATAGCCTTCGGGAAGCCGATGCGTCCCCAGAAAAGAATAGAAGTTCTCGGAAACTGGTTTTCCGGTCTTCTCCTCGATCTTCTGGATCTCCTCGAAGATCGGACTGCGGTGGCAGTTGAGGATGGTGTGGGAAAACTGAAAGGAAGGCACCGGATACGAATCAAACGGCAACAGGTAGAGGTCGAGGCCCATGCTGTACTCTACACCGAAGAGTCGTCCCCCAAGAGACGTTCCCATGCAGTAGGGGCTACCGGGTTACGAAGCTCAGGCGTCCTGGCGCGGATGTAGTCAAGGACTTGTTGTTTCGTGAGACTCGGCTCATGCACCATCTTGGTCGTGATCTCACACAGAAGGGAATCATCCTGAACGATCAGCACAGCCATGGCCCGAGCTGTGATGAAGTCCCCAGCCAACACCGTCTCGACCAAAGCCTTGACCCGTACAGCCTTGGCATCCTCAAAGGCGTCGAAAGTTTGGTTGCGTTCTTCTGAGGTCATCGGAAAAACTTTCTCGCTCGAAAGTAGGTGTCGAGCGCCGCCTCAAGCCACTCACGAGGATCGTCGAAACCAGCCGCTGCCGTCAAACGATCCACCGTACGGGTATCCCCAAACATGGAGTCCCTGACAGTAGCGGCAAGCTTGTCCGCAGCCTCGGGCAACGAAAGAGGTATCCCGTGATCCTCCCGAAAGGATCCGGTCAAAAATTCGACGTGGCCATCGAGCAGCATTGTCAACATGCCGAGCCGAACCCCATTCGAATCCGCCAACGCTTGGACCTCTTGCGAGAGAAGAGGCTGACGCCACGACGCATTGGTCATCCGAAGCGTGATTCGAGAGCGACAAGATCCGTCCGGTGCCGCACCTTCGTTTGGAGGCGGATACGACGGCGTAATCCCAACCGTCCCCACCTCGATACCGTGGTTGATCGGCTCCCATGCCGTTGGCTCACGGACCCCAGCCACGAAGAGCTGGAGGGTGTCCGTCTCCGTGTACCACTCAACATGGTAGCCCACCCCCCGCTTGACGATCACCGACGACCCCTGCGGATAGAAACGAATACCTGTTCGATTCGCGCTCGCCCTACAGGGTTCGCCGAGTGACATGTCAACTCTGCTGGACTTTCGAGACGGCCCAAGGCTACCTCTTCTTCGAGACAGGTCGCCACGTCGTAGCCGGTCTGACCGGGCCCGAGATCATGGTCGAGCGACAAGCTCACAACTCGGTAGCCCTCGGTCCGCTGCCCATCCAGGATGTAGAGCGCCTGCCAGGCGGCCTCTACACGAGTCCACTCACTAGAAGGCGCCGGACGCTCGTCATCGAGCCACAGCTTCACCTGCTGGCCCTGCACGAACCGAGGACGGGCATCCCAACAAGTCCCCCCACGGTCGATCATCATGCCGCTTCCTACACCGAGGACGCTTTTCGCATCTCCAGCACTTCTCCCGTGACCTTGGCGAGAAGACCCTCCAGGATACGGAGAGCTTCTCGGGCCTCCAGTTCCTCCTGGCCGGAGAAGTAGAAGACCACATGTCGGGCGCGGATCACAGCGCCTTCGATGGCTCGAAGGCGATTCGTCAGCGAGTTGCCGCCATCGCTCGCATCCCAGTCCGGTTTGTTGTACTCAGGCTTGTTGTGGCTCACGGAGTAGTCCCCTCAACATCAAGCGATGCCTTCGCCTCCCTGAGCTTCTTCCCATACTCCGTCGCGTCATCCCACCAGGGGTCGATACGCCAGAAGTTGTTCCAGTAGCAGACGTCGATGGTCAGATGGTTGTCCCAACCTGCCTTGTCGATCGCGTCCCAGATATCACCCCGCTTCTTCCACGTACGACGCGAGATCCCCTCGGGCTCATCCGTGTTGTTCCAGTAACAGAAGTCGACGAGCCGCTTGTCCTCCTTCATGAAGTCGAGGACATCGCCCATAAGCATGTCGCAAAAGGGGATGAAGTACATCCGGCCTTCATACTCCCAGATGCCCACCGAGACATCGAAGTGGAACGTGTTGCGTTCCATGAGGGTGACCTGTGCTCGGTAGCGCTCACGAACGAGATCGTGCGCCATCGAGTGGCGAGCCCCCCAGTCGTCTCGGGTCGCCCTGAGACGAAGATACTCATCCGAGTTCGGATCGATCTCCGCCATCACAGCTTCGTAGACGTTCCGAAGCTCCTTCCGAACGTTCTCGGTTCCGCGCTTCTTGATGTCGCGAACGACCTCCCAAAGCTTCGCGGGGTTCTTCAACCGGTACGCCGTGTAAATCTTGGTACTCATGGGCTCTAGAGAACTACACCAGGATCCCCAAACTCGCTGGTGTAAAGAACCCCATGCCGCTTCCGAACCCATTCGGTGTACCGTAGAGCAGGAGAGCCCACGCGGGCGCAACCATGTCCAACGAGAAGCCTTCCATCGTCGTTGCCCCCAAGATCAAGGTGGATACCCTTCCGGAAACCCCAAGCGACTCCGCCCCGGAAATCGGACGATGGTACTGGGTTCACGAGCCCGTCGTGGAAGACTCGGAAGAGGAGCCCAACGATCTCGAACCCAAGAAAGACCGCTGGCTCGGGTGCGTCATCCACGTGGGATCGAACTACGCAGAGCTGCAAGGGGTCGGACAGTACAGCAACTCGGAACGCGTCCTGCTCGACGACTTCGAGGTTCGATGCACGTTCGTACCTGACGCGGACACCATCATCCAAACGAACGTGGCCAACTACCAGCAGAGAGTCCACAGCCTGATGGGGCAGGTGCGCGAGATCACCGCCCGGTTGGCCATCACGCCGGGCATGGCCCTTCCCCAGGGAGGGTCCGAAATGAGTGCTTTGGCGCTTCGTTCGGATCAGCCGATGGAGGACTACAAGACCGCCCTGGTCGAAGCCAAAGAGAAAACCTTGCCCGAACTGTTCAAGGCCATCCGAGCCGCGAACGAAGGGCTCGGCCGTTGGATGTCCGCAACCCTCATCCCGCTCGAAGCCCAAGCTGCCGCGTTGGAACCCGCCATCGGGGCGATCAAGAATCGCCTCTTCTCAGTCGAGCTGTACGCAGGTCTCGTCGAGGAAGTGGAGCAAGTACGAGAAGGCGAGCCCGCTGCTCTCACCGAGAAAATCCACCTCATGCAGAGGCGTGCCTACATGGACGAGGAATGCCTCGCTCAATACGAAGTCGGGGGGATGGAGTTCAAGGATTTACCCGCCTTTGATCGGTGGCTTGCACGCCCGGCCAACCTGAACCGACTGATGCCCTTTCCCCGGTGCATCCTCGCCTTTCGAGTTCGCCGTCACGAGAAGAACCGCGAGATGATCAACCTCCGGGACTTCCTTCGGATTCTCGATGGGATCGAAGCCGACAAGTCGACGTACCTCTACATCCGAAACGGCGAGCAACTCTTCCGGCTGGGGACCGCCATCGAGTTCGACGAGAAGCTTTTCCCGAATATGGATCACCAACGGCTCACGGGAAAGCTCTGGGCAAGGATGTTCGGCGATACCGTCGAGCACCTGATCTCGGACAACGAGTACCAAGCGCTGCTCGAACAAGACGCGAAGAACAAAAAGGAAGAGCGCTACTACCGAAGCTCCACGAGAGACTACCAGGAATTCTCGCCGGACAACGTCTACCACGACGACATCGCAAAGTACGTCCAAGAGGAGATCACGAAGCACAACCGACTCGTGTTGGTGCTGCAAGGACTTCTGGACCGATCTCCCGTGCTGCACCCGCACCCGCAGTGGTCGCTCTGGACTGCGGGAGGCTTCACGCAAGCCCTGACGCTCATCTACGACGATGCCCGTGCTCTGGTGGCGGGGCCCAAACCCGACTTCAAGCAGTACCGAGAGAAGCTCAACCGTTCGCTCAAGACCGGATCGGTGACGGTCGGACAACAGAGGGCTTGGTTGAAAGCCGAAGCGGCCAAGGAATCGGATCGCAGAGACCGCGACTACCGGCACCAAAGTGACTACCGGCCCACGGAGTTCCAACCGCGAGGCAACCCTGGGCCTGGGTCGCTGGCCTACGTGAAGAATTTTCGAAAGACCGCCAAGACCTGTACCTACGAATGGGGTCGCCGACGATCAGCCCAAAGCTGGAAGGATGATGCTCCCTTGGAACTTCGCTGCACCTTCACGACACCTGCCCAAAAGGTGCTCAACGTGTCGGCCTACAAACCGGGAGATTTCCGGCTGTTCTTCAACGATCCCCGAACACGCTCCGAATACCTCAAGTGGGCCCCCATGCTTCTCGAAGCCGAGGAATTCCACGCAGGCAACCGACCCCTGAAGCCGCCGAAGGCGATCCCTCCGCGCAAGAAGACCGAGGATGGGAGCTGGCTCTACAGTCAGCGCAAGGCCCGCAAAGCTCTGATCGGGAAGGCCGTGCGATTGACCCGTGAGGTCGAGACCACGACCAACATTCGCTACAAGATTGGGAGCCTGTGGCGGGTCTACAACGACCGTGGGAAGTTCCTGCTGGTGGGCATCACACCGGAAGGCATCACAGAAGAAGAGCCTCGACGTCGCGTACGTGGAGTCGAAAGCTACTCATTCGAGGTCGACTACAAGGTACCAGCCATGCCGAAGCCCCAAACCGACCAGAAGCCGGAACCCAAGGCCGAACCGGACGAAGATGAAGACGAGGATTCCGACGAGTAGCGTCTGAACAGGTCATGGCAGGAGCTTCTCGACTTCGACCCAAGGGCCGATGCCAAGTAGCTCCACCGAACCATCTTCCAAACGAACCTCCATCCGGACACCCGTCACGATGGAGCGACCCCGTAATTCCATCGCCTTGGTCGTGATACTCACAACCTCGAAGACGTGTTCGGTCTCCTCGGGCTCACACGAAGCCGTCACACGGAAGAAATCCCCAGCTACCAGCTCGTAGGGCTTCATCGAACTAGAACCTCCTCGCCCACTCTTCGAGCATCGACATGAAGAGGTGCCCCTGTTCGATGGCGTCATCCACCGCCACGTGAGTGTGGGGCTTGTTCGAGAACCACCGCTGCGGCATGTTCCGCTTCACGGACTCCCGGAACGAAGTTCCGAGCACCCCCATCGCGAACGTCTTGATGTCGAGGGCGCTGAAACTAAACGGACTATCGAGCCCGAATCGGCGGACGTACCAGTACACGAACGTGAAGTCGAAACCGGCGGGGTATCCGACGAAGACCGCGTTCCTGGCAACGCCGTTCTTCCCCAGCTCGATGCCGGGGAGACTGTTCACCCATGCGACGAATCGTGTCATCGCGACAGACGGCGCCAAGAGGTTCTCCCGGCACGCCCTCCAGGCCTCGGGTTGGGTCGCCCACCACGCCATCGTGTCAGGCTCGGGCGTGGCGCCGTCGAGCAGTTCGAGGTTGGCCGAGAACGTCGAGATGACGTTCTTGTTGAGGGTGAAAGGCTCTTTCGGATCGGTACGCTGATCTGGACGAAAAGCCGCCGCCCCGAAGCTGAGCATCGAGTTCGGGCCTGGGATGGGCCCGTCCGCTTCGATGTCCACGCTCACGTACACCTCACGCAGTAAATTCATACTGCGTCACTACACCGGCGGAGGCAGAGGGATTCGAACCCCCGGTGGGTATTACCCACGACTGCTTTCAAAACAGTAGGCATAAACCGCTCGCCCATACCTCCAAGGAAAAGGGACGGGATCTCTCCCGTCCCCCGTCTACATCCTCACCAGCTTACCAGCGGGTGGAGGACTTCGACTGCTTGATCTTCTTGGTCATCGACTTCTTCGCCGGGGCGGGCTTCGCCTTGGCGTCGTCATCGACGTTCGTCTGTGGAAGGGACGGCATCAGGATCGCCTGAAGAGCCGCATCGGGATCGACCGGCTGGATGATGGGGTTGATGAAGGGCTGCACGATCCCCCCGATGGGAGCCTGAACGTTGAAAGCGTTCGGGTCGCCGCCCCAGACGGCCGGGACGTTGCCCCCGATAACCGGGACGTTAGCGCCCCAGACGGGCGGGGCGTTGGCATCCCCGACGGCCGGGATCACCTGCCCAACACCACCGGTGAACGCGTTGCTCGTCGAAGTCTGCACCGAGTTCGACATCTGAACGCCGTAGCTACAAAGCTCGTCCACCGCCGCCTCATCGCCCGCCGAGAGGCTCATCCCACGGGTACCGCCGCCTGAGAATGACCGGAGGTAGCCCTGGTTCGCCGTGTAGTTCCGTGAATCCGAGAGACGCATCCCGATGCCGTCTGCTGCGCACGCCGCTGCCGCAAGGCCTCGATGCCGGACGTTGTTCGACACCGCGTTCATGACCCCCTGAGCTGCCGCGAAGTTGCCCTTCTTGGCCTGCTCCTCCGCTTCGAGCTGAGCCCTGATGACCTCGTGGAGTCCGACGATCTTGTCCAGATCGGCGTTCGCCTTGGAGTCCTCGTCGCCCGCCTTGACGAAGTGGACCTTCGCCTTGGCCTCACCGGTCTTGTGCTCGCGCTTGCCGTTGGCGTCGATGACGTCGTACCCGAACTTCACGTCGAAGACATTGACCGCACGAGGAAACGCCTGCTTCTGCTCCTTGAGCTTCACGGCGAACACGAGATGACGCTGCTCTTCCGCGAGCACATCGGAGATCTTGATGTTGACCTCGCCCCCGACGTCCTCGCTCTCGGCCTCGACGTCGGTGATGACCCGCTCGATGGAGTGTCCGACGAGCGGAGAGACCTCGATAGCGAGGTCCGTCGCGTACGTCGAAGCAAGCCCGCCCAGCTCCTTGCCGAAAGCCGCGAGAGCACCATCGGGATCCCGGATGAAGGCATAGTTGCCCTTGCCGTTCTTCGCGAAGTCCCCGAGGAAATTCTGGTCCGTGTCCACGCCGTAGCCGAAAGCACTGGCCGTCACACGTCCCGCATTCGCCCCGAGGAGCCTGATGATGGCGTCGGGCTTCGTAGCCGGGCCCTCGTTGGCCTGACCGTCTGTGAGCATGATGATGCGCTGGAGGAAGCCGTCGGGGAGGTCGAGGTTGTTCACCAGCTCGATCGCCTTGAGCATCCCGCCCGCGAAGTTGGTGCCGCCCATGACGTGCAGCTTGCCGACCTCGGCCTTGAGCTTGTCCTTGACCTCGTTCGTGATCTTCGTCGGAGCGATGATCACGTGAACGCGGCTCTCGAACGCGATGAGCCCGCAGATGTCGCCGGGCTTCAGGTGGTCGATGAGCTTGAGCGCGCTCCGCTTGGCGTACTCCAGCTTGTCGCCTGCCATTGAGCCGGAGACGTCGATCACAGGGACGACGCAGAGGTTCGGGCGGGCTTCCTCGCCCTCCTTCACCGGAGCTGTGAGGGTGAGCACCAGGTGAGCGTTCTTGTCCTGGTCGTGACGGATCTTGTCGAACGTGAGACGTGCATCGATCTTCATGGGAGTCCTCCGTAGCCGTTTGGTTCGGTCACGTCAGGGACGCAGAGCCGGACGAAGGGCTCTCAAATCCACGACTGCCTTAGCGAACGTCCGCTGTCTTCCCAAACCCCGAAGGGCGCGGTCGACAGTACGGGGACTCAAACCCGAAGGCGCAGTCCCACATGGCGAGCTATACACCGCTCCCCAGCGGGAGCGCAAGAAAAAGTTGGCGGAACGAGGAGGAGTCGAACCTCTATCCTTGCGGATCCCCGGGGTTCCAATCCGGTGTGGCGCCACCACCACGTCACGTTCCATGATCTGTTCGTATCCTACCTTCAGTAAGATGAGCCTGCGTAAAAAGTCCTCGGACAGCACCCTGCACCGGGTGAGTCTTCCCCAAGAGGACCGTGAGACGCTGCTCCCTTGTCCGGCATGTGCGGGAGCGCAAACGACCCTCGAAGAGATGCCTGACGGCCGCTACCACATGAAGCAATGCCCCTGGTGTCAGGGAGTTGGCTCCGTCCCGAGCTACATCTACCAAGCGTTCCTCCGGTGGCTGCGGATCTACAACCACAACCGGCTACACGGAAAGTGTGGTGAGAAGAAGTAGGGTCAGTCCTCGGGATCTTGGTCCAAGAGCCGTTCCCAGGCTGTCTTCGAGGGAGGGGGCAAAGGATCAGGAGGGGGCTCGGTGGTTTGAGGGATCCTGCCCATCACTGGTGCCAACGCATTCTTGCGAATATCGGCACTACCATCCGGATAGACTTCCTCAATGTAGTACGCATGGTACTTCAAAGCCAGCGGAAGTCCCCGTGTTTTGCCTGGTTCTACATACAAGGCGAGCACGTAGGGTGCGGGAGCACCCCGAGATATTTCAGCGTTCCAGAGTTCTGAAAACTGCCGATACCAAAGGCGACATTCTGGGTAAAGGCGGTGAATTTCTTGGGTAATAGGCTTGATCTGTTCTTGCAGATCTTGACTGCCGTACCCCTGTAGAGCCTTGATCCTTTCCACGAGCATGGTCAGGGTCCGCGCCCGATGAGCCAAGCTGGGAGGGTCTGTAGGATCAGGCATGGAATTGGTCGGGATGACTGGATTTGAACCAGCGGTCTCGTGTCCCCCAGACACGCACTTTAGCCAGACTAAGCTACATCCCGATGAACTACGTAACCGTAACTTGGGCTCCCACTTCGTGAAAGAGGTGCCGCATTTCGGTAGCATCCATTCTTGAGGTGCCACTTTTGAGGACCCGAGAGCCCTCGCTTGCAACGATGTCGATCAAGATTCGAGCTTCATTGACCCCCAGGTTGAGCAGAGACCGTACAAGCCTCATCGTCGCGATTCTGTTCGGACCCACGGACACCAGAGTCACACAGAACTCATACTGCTCCGTTGAGGATCTCCCTGGACAAGCATGGGGTCCTTCGCCAGACCGCCCACATCCAGAGCAGACCACGGGGTATTTCTGCCGAGCCGCCTGAATCAGCTCCTGCTGCTCGGAAGGCGTGAGGGCGTCAATCTGCTGGAGTACTTCGGAGACAGTGGGCATCTAGACCTCAAAACAGGAGGGTGCCCAGCATTACACCAGGCACCCTCTCATCCCATCAGCCGTGCATCTGACCCGCAGAGGCCTCGATGTACGGTCTCCACACCTCGGGGATGTCCCGAAGGCCGAGCATCGGCTGCGACATCGGCAGCGTCTTCGGGCGGTGAGGCTTCTTGAGGAGCTTCATCTTCGCCTGCTCGGGCGTGCGACCCGCCTTCTTGTCATTGCACGGGTAACACGAGGTTACGATATTTTCCCAAACCGTCAGACCACCCTGAACGCGAGGGACAACGTGGTCGTAGTTCAGGTCTTTCATCGTCTTGCGCGTGCCGCAGTAGCAGCACTGGAAGTGGTCCCGCGTGAGGACGTTGATGCGGCTGAACTTCACGCCCTTCTTGTAGGAAGAGACTGGCTTCACGAGCCGGACAACGGCAGGCATCCTGCCCGTCCACCCGGGGATGCCGCTCCTGAGAGCAAGTTCGGCCGGGTAGATGACCTCGGGGTACTCTTCGAGGACTTCTACCTTTTGGTTGTTCAGCTCGGTGATGACTTTCTCCCACGGAGAACACCTGTGGGGTGTCATCCAGGGGGTGAGGACAAGCGTGTGGGAAGCCATGACGCCCCCTTTCTGGATTTCTCCGTTGGAAGTTACTGTCAACGTCGCCGAATGCGAACGTTTGGTGCGAGCGGAGGGAGTTGAACCCTCACGATTGTTAGTCGCCGGATTTTGAAGCCGGTGCGTCTGCCAAGTTCCGCCACGCTCGCTTATGCGTCTACCGTATCTGTTTTGTCATTCCCCGAATTCAGGTGTTGTCCTAGATCCTTCTCGGAGATGTCGTCGGACCCGAAAGAGATAGGCACAGGGTACAGCGACTCACGAGCCGTGCCAGTAAGCTTTTCCCAGAGATAAGGCACCACCTGCTGCCACAACAGCAGAGAGGATGGGGGCGCCTTCCACACGCCGTACTCAGACCCATTCCGAGCTGGGTCGTGATCTTCTTGACGACCCTTGAACCAAGTACCGTCGTTAGGTACCGCCAACACACGATTGCTCTCCGTGCTGTAGAAGAACACAACATCGGGGATGCTCTTCTTGTTCTCGTTGAACAGGGTCACGTCCTCGAAAGGCCAGGATTTCACAGTAGAGAAGGCCACCTTCTTACTCTTAACCTCGACCTTCAGCTCCTTCTTCCCGGACGAGGCCCTGTCGAAAATCAGGATGTCCACAGTCTCCTCGAACGGGAGCCGATCCTCGTTCTCAGCACGAACACGCGGGGCCTCTCGATGAGTACCAAAGCCCTCCATCGCGAGCCGGTAGAGGATGAGGCACTCGTACTGCATCGAGGCGATGTGGCGCTTCCGGAACTCGTTGAGGTCGTAGCTCATGACCTTCAGTACACCGACGGCGCAGAACAAAAACCGAAGGCCGGTTACCCGGCCTTCGAGGGGCGAACAGTTTCCCGTCCGTCCTCCACCACTCCGAGGACTCTCGCCCCCAAAGACTTCTGACTCTCTCTTCGTGGAGATGCCGGGAATCGAACCCGGGTCCACAAGTCGTCGGAATCAAACCTCATTCACGTGTGTAGTCGCCGTATCCGCTGCGACTCAGCTCACGGATTTGGCCGTGACCTATCTCGTCTGCTTGTCTCGATCCTTCGGCCGCCGAGCACGCCTTGGATCCAGCCCTGTGGGTTGATGCCCCTGTTCCGCTACCAGGACGATCTTGCGGAGGGACAGCTCAGGCCGCCAGGAGGGCGGGCAGAGCGGTGCTGTTGTCGTTCGCAGCTAGTGTCACTCGATTGATTATGGCGGGTCAAGCGCCGCCTACACGCAGTCTGATTCGTGTTCCCCGTGTCGAAACCTGTCATCCCCGATACTACCTACCTCTACAGTACACCAAGACGTTAGAATCGTCGAAATGTTTGGTGCAGGGAGGGGGACTTGAACCCCCACGTCACTGAGGACACCGGCTTCTGAGACCGGCGCGGCTGCCATTACGCCATCCCTGCATGTACTACTGGTGGGTTGCCAGAGAATCGAACTCTGCGTGCCTTGCGGCCCCTGCTTATCAGGCAGGTGGTTTCAACCAGCCACCTCGCAACCCGAAAGAAAACCCCGGCTCTTCCCAGAACCGGGGTCTGACGACATCACCCACGTCCGCCGAGCGGTCCCGTTGTTCACGGTCTGCCTCAGCGCACCTCGACCCCTTGCGGAGCGATGGATGGCCCTACCCTTTGCGGGTCGTCGTGATGGACTGGGAAAAAAGAACGAGGAACAACAGGAGCAAGTTCATCCGCCGTGACTTTGAGCAATTTTGGCTTACCTCTGGTTCGGGCTATGCCGTACGAGGTATTTGTCGCCGTAGGAAAGCTCTCGATCGTTCAGCGCGTCCGAGCGGGTCTCCCCGCTATGTAGATTTGGGTTCCTCGTTCGATGGACGGTTGACGCAAGCGTTCCCCGGCCACCCCAAGACCCGGCTACTCGAAGAGCGCCGGATCCAAGTTCTCGATCTCGACCTCGCGGGCGTTGCCAGTCGCGATGGCTGCCCGGAGAGCACCAGCACGCTTGGCCGCCGCTGAGGCGAGCTTCACCGCTTCCGAAGGGGTCACGGTGATTCGCGACACGAGCTTCGTCGGGTCGCGTTCGTCGTCGTTCCGGTAGGTGTTGTACCGATCCGGCTTCGGGCCTGCCGCCGTCCGCCACATCTTCTCGGCACGAGCGTACCCGCCGATCCTCTTGACGGCCTCTTCGAGGCTCATCTTCTCGCCGTTCGCCTCGACCCCAACCGCGAGGTTGTAGCGAGCCTGGGCGACCTGGAGGCTGACGATGGCGCCCTCCGCCTTGAGGAACTGCTCGACGATCTTCTGCGGAGCTTCCTTGTCCTCGTCGGGGAACTTGCGAAGCGAACCGTCGAACGATCTCGCTGCCGTGTCCCGGCGCAGCTCGAACTGCTTGATCGCCTCTCTCAAGGCGTAACCCGTGGTCTTCATCTGGATCTCCTCTTGAGGCTAAAACTACACCGATGCGTTGGTGTGGGGACGGGGAATCGAACCCGCGCGAAATCTGCTTGTCGAGCAGACGTGGTCACCAGCTCACTCTCCCCACGAAACACTGAACCTTGTGGGACGTCCCGGATTCGAACCGAGACAAGCTCGTTTATGAGACGAGGGCTCTGACCGATTGAGCTAACGTCCCAGTAGGCCGCCGAGGAGTCGAACCCCTACGCCACACATTGATAAGAAGTGCGCCAGCATACCGTCTGGCCTAGGCGACGGCCCTCATGAGGACTACGCCTATTGGTATCTTGAACATCAGGGCCTCCTTGTAGTCGGCGCGAAGGGGGTCGAACCCTCACGGTTGCCCGGCGGGGTTTAGGCCCGCTGCGTCTGCCATTCCGCCACACGCCGTATACGAACATCTCACCCAACCCCATTGATACGAGCCCTTTGCAGGCTTTTCAACCTTTTGTTTCTGCCCCTGAATGTGGGAGTCTGAGAGTGACAGTTGGGACACAGAAGGCAAAGATTCTCAATGCGATGGTCAGAAGAATCCCCATTGTTGTGTTCGAGTTCCAGCACCAACTTCTGGCCTCTCCATTCTACCGTCCTACACCCAGAACAGATATCGGGTAGAAGGCCCTCTTCCACTAACCTCTTCTTCAGGTATAGCGTTGAGTAGGTAGATCCCAGCACTAGGATCTCGGAAAGAGGTTGTTTAGGAATCCCCCACGTATGGGTTTTCCCACGTAAATGGGCCTGCCCAGTCCAATGCGATGTGTCGAGCCCCAGACGTTTGACGACTTGGTGAACGGTCTTGTAGTTACCCCCCATCGGGCGTAACCCGATCACACGCAAGACCTCCGCAACAGAGTAGGATGTGCGTACAGCTTGAGTGAGTTGGGTATCCGTCCACGATCTTCTTCGCATACTGTAGACACACGATAAGTGGACTATCGTGTGTCTACAGTAATAGAATTGTACTCGTATTTCCGTGACCTAGCCCTTTTACGGGCCTCCGGTGGGAGTCGAACCCACTTCACCGGCGGGAAGCCGGTGTGTTGCCGATACACTACTAGAACGATCACGTTTGGGCGGTTGCCGCTCCTACGAACGGGCCGATCCACAGGCGAGTACATCCTGGTGCGCGAAGAGGGGGTCGAACCCTCACGGTTGCCCGCCGGAACCTAAATCCGGTGCGTCTGCCAATTCCGCCATCCGCGCAGTAGCCTGCTAGCTTAACTTATTTCATAGGCCCGATGTGGACGTGAAGAGTCCATTGACTCTCAACTCAACAGCTTCTACGCATGAAACCCCATCAGGCAAAAGTGATCACACGTCCTTTCGATTGCCGTCCCTACGGACGGGTCGAATGGCGAGGGCAGGCGCCCCGGTGCAAGGGACGGGAATCGAACCCGCCTACTTCGGTTTGTAGGACCGAGGCCTCACCAGTCGGCCTCCCTCGCGTAGTGTGGGGTCGGGGAATCGAACCCGCGCGAAATCCGCGTGTGAGGCGGACGCAGTCTCCAGCTTGCTCACCCCACATGTCCGTCACCCAAAAGCCCCGCATCCGGGAAAGGGGCTCCTGCATCAACCGGCATCTCCCAAGGAGGAGTGCTGCCCTCTACGAAATCTTCCCCGACCTCCCATATCTCGTCGGTCGGCGGATAGACAGAGCGATACGTCTTGCTGATCTGTCCGTTCACTTTGAGCGTGGACGTGACGATCATCCCGGCCGCTCCCTTCTGAACCTGCTTGTGGTACCCGGCTGGCTTGCCTGGCACCTTTTTCATCTTCTTCTCGAACTCGGCCGTCTTCTGAATCCCGTAGGAATAGGAGGGCGGCACAGGAATCTCGCCACGACCCCGAACCTCGACCCGTAAGATCGAAGGCCTCCACTTCTTTGAAGGCGGGGTTGTGGTAACCACAACCTGAACCGGAAAACCGCGGTTGTTCTTCACCCGAAGATCGGGAGCATAACACTTCCCCCTGGGATCCCCTTTACAGTCATCTGGAAACCCCACTGTAGCATCCATGCCCAAAGGCAAATACTTCGAGGGGCGGGAGTGCGGGACTCGGTAGGTGATCTCCAATCCTGCCATCAGGAAAGCCGCGTGAAGGGTCGAGCTGACCTGGCAGACGCCGCCTCCGACGCCCTTGTCCAACTCCCCTTTGAAGATGACCGGAGCATCCACAAACCCGTGGGCCACCGTGCGTGGACCGACCGTGGCGTTGAAGCTGAACTCGTCCCCAGGGGCAAGCCGAAGAGGAACGAAGGTGGCCTTCTCGATGTTCTTCCCCCGCCCTTCCCAACCGTTGTACGGAGTCTCGAAAGCTCCAAGGACAACCGAGAAGTCATCGGGTTCCACAGCGACCTCCGCGGGAGCCGCATCAGGGAACGGTGCTTCACTCTCTACTCGATTGTCGGTAGGGAGAGATTGTTGCTCAAAGGTTGAAGGCGGGTCTGACGAGCACCCCAGAACGAGCAAGAGGGAGAAGATCCAGAAACGCATGGGGGCCTACCCCTACACCCGAACCTCACCCCACGTGCATCTGAATCGTCACGACTTCATAGTGCTCTTCGAGCTGAGCCCGCAGCGTGTTGAACTGCTTCCAACGGCCTGACCCCAGGCTCGTTCGAAACGCAGCTTCGAGCTGAAGGAAAAGCCCCCGAGCTTCGCTACAAGCGATGTTGCCTCGGACACAACCACACGGATACGGACGTGGATCATCGAGGTTCCCCATGCTCTACAGGTACACCGAAGGATCAACAAGTTGGTACGGGCGCAGGGAATCGAACCCTGATTAAGGGCTTCAAAGGCCCCCGTCCTAGCCGTTGGACGACACCCGATCAAGTCGCAGGGAAGGGGATCGAACCCTCCAATTGGCCGCGTATGAAACGGCTGCCCCACCTTGAGGCGGCCCTGCGATGACATTTCGTGAACAGCGCGCTCGACAGGACTCGAACCTGCATAAGGCGGCTTCGAAGGCCGCTGCCCTTCCGTTGGACCACGAGCGCAAACCCCAGCTCTCCCGTACAGCAAAGTCAAACCGCCGGAATTTCCAGACCTTCTTGCGAAGGAAACGAGGACTGGTGCCTCGCTACCTGGGAGCCCCTGTCGGGAATCGAACCCGCACAACGAGCTTCGCAAGCTCGTGCCCGCATTCCATCGGGACAGGGGCAACATCACCCAGGCATGGAGATCAAGCCACAGCCAGGTGAGGTCTTCATCTTGGGGGCCCCCAGCGACGGGAACCCAAGACATCCTTGAACCCTCTCGCTTGGAAGGCCCAAGGCACCCACGTTCGTTCTTAAAAAACGTCTGGGTGGCGGCGACAACCGCCATGGCGTGCCCGGAGGGAGTCGAACCCCCAACCTCTTGGTTCGTAGCCAAGCGCTCTATCCATTGGGCTACGGGCACATGAGACCCTCCTGAGAGGGCCGAGATTTCACCAATAGTCTCCTAGGAGGTTAACACGAATTCTGACGAAATCATCGAACCTGCCATTGCGTAGCAAGTCGTTGCTACGGGCTCGGCACCTACGAGACTCTATGGTCTTGTAGGTCTTGAGACTTTCAACACTTGGGAACGGACGGATTCCGTGGTGCTTAGACCGGAACTTGTACTTCCTGCGGTAGTTTCTATGCACAGGGCACCTCCACTACGGAGGCACCCCTTTTTCTTGTTTGTCCATCATTCGTCTCAGAAGAGAGCACGTCGGAGTCGACGTGCTTTTGGTTGCGGGCCCTGAAGTCGAATCAGGCTAACCTGGCTTATGAGACCTGGCCGACGTCCCCGTCTGCCCCGCAGTAAGAACTACCCAACCAAACTGTCTTGACGTTGGCTATGCGTTCTAATCCGATGACAGACGGCGCAGCGAACCTCACATTTTGAGATCTCTGCGAGCACCTTATCGAGTGACCAACAATGGACTCGCATGAGGGCTACTGCCATGATCTTCTTGCCCCTAACGTGATCAAGATCCATCGCACAAGACGGAAACCGACGGCCACAATCAACACAGGGTTTGTCTTTGGCGTGATCGATGATACGGGTCAGCTCTTTTATGTACTCGGCCTTATGCTGCTTCGCCTTAACCACATAATAACCAACGTTACCCCGATAATGATCACGAGTATAGGCTCGTTGGCATTCGACACAGTAACTAGATTTCCCGTCCTTCCTAGACGCGTTTTTCGTGAAAACGATGGCCGGTTCGGACTTCCCACATTTGGGGCAACGCTTGCTCATGCCTAAGAACTCCGACAAGGATATTCGTAGGCACTGGCGTCCCCACCAGGAGTCGAACCTGGCCCAACAACCTTCGGAGGGTCGTGGCTGCATCCGTCAGCAGGGACATGTGCCCCCGAAGGGGCGTTCGTTTACCAGTACTCCCAGATGATGTTTCTGGGATAGCGAATCACAAGGTCGTCCCATCGAGACCGCTCCATCAGGCTGCGATCAGCCGCACGACGATCTCGGGACTTCTGACGCTTCATCGGCTTCATGCTGTAGACGTGCGTCCACGGGCCGCCCCCATGACGCTTGCCGTAGCGGGGCTTCGTTCGACGATGGTTCGTATGCAAGTGCCTTCCTTTAGCTCCCGGTTGGTGGAAGCTAAGGAGGCACCCCTTCTTGCTTGTGCATTGAGGCTCCTGATCGAAGAGTGGCACCCCTGGAGGGACTCGAACCCCCACCGACAGGCTTAGAAGGCCCGCGCCCTATCCATTAGACCACAGGGGCATGAGAACATGGAGTCGAGGGTGGGAATCGAACCCACGATGGGGCTTTTGCAGAGCCCTGCCTTACCGCTTGGCTACCCCGACATAATCTGTTGCTGAACCCGTAGAGACATGTCCGACCCGAAGCCCGCTTGGTCTTTCGACCTGAAGCAGATCGTCTCGATCCTGATGGCCTTAACTGCTCTCGTCACCGCCATCACCTCACTCGTGAAGGCACTGGACAAGCGCTTGGAGCAAGCGAGCTATGAAGCCCTCTCGGCTTCGATCCTTTCCATCCAGAAGGAACAGGCGCTCCTTCTGGATGAGGTTCAGGCTCTCAAGCCGAAAGACCAGGACGGCGATGGCATTCCAGACGATGAGGATCCTACCTCACACCTGATGCTGCCAGCTCCGTCGACTTCGGCCATGTCGCCCATCGGGCCGCCGCCTCCCGCTACTTCCCCCGTCGCTTCCGTCGCCCCGTCCGCCTCCACGGTGCATCCTTCTACCCGGCCGACAGGGTCGTTCCCTGCCCCCGTCGCAACGGACACCCCTTGGATCCTGCGCACCGAGCCCTCACCCGGTCCGAAGACAACACACCCGCATCGCAAGGCGATATCTTCCCCACCGCCCGAGTGGAACGACGTGAAGAGCGCTGCTGACAAGCTCTAGGACTGACGCCTCAGACCATGTAGGGGACGGCGAAGCCCCCCTTGATCATCTCGTCGTTGACACACAGCTCGATCCCATTTGCCTGCATGACATAGATGGTGGCAAGCCACCGGCCGTACTTGTCGGCTTTCCCAGTGACCACCCGAAGCGTCCCGAGTCCGAGAAGACGGATCAGCTCGTTCTTCGATGCCAGACCCGCTGCTGCCGTCGCTCCATGTAGCTCGGGAGCGTTGATGCTTGCAAGACGGAAGTCGAGGTCAGCAGACTTCTGAAGGACCACCGTGTCCTTGATGAAGAACCCAAAGTCCACGTCGAACGAAAAGCTCTTCGTAAGGCTCAAGTGAACGGTATCCCCGTCCACAACTCGGATCACTTGCGCTGCGTACTCATAGGTCGTCATGCTGCAACGAACTACAAGAAGATCCTACTTGGGAGCGGGTAAAGGGAATCGAACCCTTGCCTGAACGTTGGGAACGTCCTGCTCGACCTTCGAGCTACACCCGCATTCGGGGCACGCGCGAGCGTGCCCCGTTCGTTACTCGACGCTGAGGATGACCCCGGCGCCGACCGTCTTGCTGCCCTCACGGACAGCGAACCGCATACCGGGCTCCATCCCAACCGGCTTCTGCAACTCCAGGGAGACCTCGGCATGGTCGCCGGGGTTGATCATCTTCATGCCCTCCTGGAATCCCACGAGAGACCCCGTGACGTCCGTCGTCCCGAAGAAGAACTGCGGCGTGTAGCCCGCGAAGATCGGCGTGTGCCGACCCCCTTCCTTCTGAGAGATGACGAACAGCTCCGCCTTCGCCTTCGTGTGAGCCTTCACCGAGCCAGGAGCGATGAGCACCTGGCCCCGGACGACCTCATCACGGCCAACGCCGCGAAGAAGCAATCCACAGTTCTCGCCCGCACGAGCCTCCGGCTGATCCTTGTGGAACATCTGGATGCCCGTGACCACGACATGCCTGGGCTTGGAGTCCGCGTCGACCAAGCCGACGATCTCGACGGTCGAACCGACCGGGAGAACACCCCGCTCGATGCGGCCCGTCACGACAGTGCCACGACCGACGATGGTGTGAACACCCTCGATGGGCATCATGAACGGAGCCGTGAAGTTCCGAACCGGGTCCGGAAAGTGAGTCTGCATGGCCGCGAGCAGCTCCTGGATGCAAGCCCCATCCTGCGCGGGGTTCCGCAGAGCCTTGAGCGCCGAACCCATGATGACCGGCGAGTCCTTGTACCCGTGCAGCTCCAAGCATTCGGTCGCCTCAGCGACGACCAACTCCAGAAGCTCGGGATCCGCGGTGTCCACCTTGTTGATGAACACGACGATCTTCTCGACCCCGACCTGACGAGCAAGCAGGATGTGCTCCTTCGTCTGGAACTGGGGGCCCTGGCTGCCGTCCACCAAGAGAATGGCGCCGTCCATCTGGGCAGCCCCCGTGATCATGTTCTTGATGTAGTCGGCGTGGCCGGGGCAATCGATGTGAGCGTAGTGCCTGGTGGCCGTCTCGTACTCGACGTGCGAGATGATGATGGTGACCGTCTTGGACTCGTCGCGAACCGTACCGCCCTTGGCGATATCGGCGTAGCTCTTGATCTTGGCGAATCCCGCGTGAGCCTGCACCGCCAAGATGGCGGCAGTCAGCGTGGTCTTGCCGTGGTCGACGTGTCCGATGGTCCCCACATTCACATGCGTTTTCATGGGCGTAGTCGGGCGTGCCAGGCCCTCTTTCTTCTTCTCTCCTGTTTGCCCCACCGGAGCATCCGGTTCCAGGGGCCGTATCTGCAAGTTGGTGCCATTTTCCATTCGCCGCTCTTCCATGGAGAACACGACGAACGATTCGGAGGTAGGCGATATGACGAACCCAGTGCATCTGGCAGGGTTGCGTAAACCCCGGAAGACGTGCCCGCCACCGGGCACAACCTGCGTGCATCCTCCTACGGTTCTTGCGAACCGGAGCTGGCAAGGGGGATCGAACCCCTGACCCCCTGCTTACAAGGCAGGTGCTCTACCACTGAGCTAGGCCAGCATTCCGACAACAAAAAGAGAGTAGACGTAAGATCCTACCATTGGAGGACGTGCAGCTTGCGCTACCCGGCGGGAATCGAACCCGCGTTCTATCTTTCGCAGAGATGTAATCCACTCAAGGCATTTGTCGGGGAGCGGGTGAAGGGAATCGAACCCTCATAGTACAGTTTGGAAAACTGTTGCCTTACCAATCGGCCACGCCCGCAAAACGGCAACAAAAGGTGCGAAGACATTTTGCCAAATGCCCTGTTGCCAAAGCACTCTTGGGGTTCGACCCCCAGGCTGTCCATGTAGTCCTCACTTCATTTGCCGCAGAGCTGGTTACGAGAGTCGAACTCGTCTCATTCCTTCATACCAAGAAGGCGTCTTCCCACGAGGACTAAACCAGCAAAACTTCGTGGACAGGACCGGAGTCAAACCGGTGGTTTTTCGCGCCTACGGCTGCGTCGCGTTGGTCGTACGCGCAATCCTGCCCGTGTACTGAAACGGTAGAGGGGTCTTCTTCCGAAGACCTATGATCCAGTCTAGCTGGCCCCGGTGGAGTTGAAGAGGATCGAACTCTCTACCTCAGGCTTGCAAAGCCCGCGCTCTCCCAAATGAGCTACAACCCCATGGTGTTTGCAGGGCTCAGGAAGAACAAGGCCCTGTGGTCTGTAACGATTGTCTGCCCCGCCCTTTGTTTCGTCCTCGCCAGGATAGTGTCTGTCCATGGCAATTCAAACATAGAAGTCGAAGGTTATTGTCAGCGTTGTTAGACGAGTCCCCATCGACGTGATGCACTTCCAACGGGATTGGACGGCTCAACCATTCCACATTACTACAAGTCTGGCATTGGTGCCCTCTTGCTCGAATGAGCTGATCTTTGTTGTACCCAGCCGTCCCGTAGTGCGGTGGGTGTAAAGCCTCTAAACCCTCAAGCCTCTGCGCCGTGTCTTTGCATAATCTGGTGCAGAACTGCAATCCGCTTTTAGAGCCGGTGATCTTGCAGAGGGCTCGCTCGAAGCCAGTTCCACATTGAGCACAGATGAGCTTCACACGACGCTGACGAGTCAAGGATGAACACACTTTGGAACAGCACTGTGAGTGGGTGTGTTTTGGTGCGAAGAACCGTCCTCGACAATGATCACAGATGTGAGCGACCAACCGACGCGGACGATTGTCCCAAACCGAGGACACGATCTCCTCTGGATGTAGGGTATCAATCACACCCTACATTAGCATAGGTGGCAGTGGAGCTGAAGGGATTCGAACCCTCTACCTCTTCGTTGCGAACGAAGCGCTCTCCCAAGTGAGCTACAGCCCCATAATGAACTCGAACCTTCGTGTCTTGACTTGTAGAGCGTCAAGCTGCTTTTGAGCAATGGTTGGGATGGAAGGAATCGAACCCTCGTAGCAAGAGTCAGAGTCTTGCGTCCTACCGCTAGACGACATCCCAATGATGCGTCTGAGGCAGTACCCGAAGGTGCTGCACGAGATGCAAGCATCTCTCCCAAACGCGGTGGAGCTGAAGGGGATCGAACCCTCTACCTTTTGCATGCCATGCAAACGCTCTCCCAAGTGAGCTACAGCCCCGAATCAGTAATCCCCGATGTCCACGACCCACGTGCTGATGGGCCCTCGCGGCGTTTGCTGCTCGCCGATCTTCTTGGGGTACCCATACAGTCCCGTAGCTTCCTCGACCCACTTCCTGACTTGCTCTGGAGTCTCCGCCTTGACGGTGTTCTCCTCACGCTCAGTGATCATGAGCTGGCCGACCAGACGCCATCCATCCGAACCGTGCCACTGCTTGTCGAGTTCGGACTTGCTCACGTCGAGGTCATACCCAACAGATCGTAGGTAGTTGACCATCTCGTGGAGCACAGCTTGAAGGTCGTGTCTCTCCGCAGCCGCATGCTTTTGCACGATCTCACGCCACTTTTGGTGAACGTCCATCGAGGCAGCGGTCTTCCGGCGGTCATATCCGTACATGACCAGGCAACACTACAAGAAGTTTCGTAGAAGAGCAGGTATCAGCCCCATTTGCTCTCGGCCATCTCCAACAGGAGGTGGTATTTTTCGTCGTAGGGATCGACGGCCTTGCGTAGGCGCTTCTCTTTCTGGGCCATCGCCTTCACCGGGATCAAGTCCTTCGTGACCTCGATGTAGTCGCCTTCACGCACGATCCCAGGGATTCCCTCGACCTCTATCAGGTCGTGGTACCCCTCGCCGTCGTACAGCTTCTCTCCGTTGTCCTTCGCCATCTGGAGGGCTACTTGGGTGGTCATCCTGGCGAAAGGACGATCATAGTCGATAGCGAAGAGGAACGTACCCACATGAGGGTCGTCACGAAAGAACCCGAACCCGTGGATGAACTTCTCATCGGGCTCCTCAAGGAATGCGCGGTCGTAGATCACGAACGAGATGTCCCCGTCCGAGTAGACCAAGATGTCCCCCGTAGGCTTGACCGCCTCGGGAATCTGCGGCACCGGACGGACTGTCTCAGGCCGCTGGCCAACCCCAGCCAGGATCTCTTTCACCCGTTTGTAGGTCAACCGTCCTTCGCGGATCAGAGCCGTGTACCAACCGCGAGCACTGAACTCGTGAACGCGATCTCGCCATAAGGCAAGAGCGTTCTTCCGCCCCGCTTCGGTGAAGCCCCCGGACTGGAACGATGGGTTGAGGTCATACCAGAACTGCCCGATGATCTTGCCCAACCCCTTCCCTCGGTACTCCTGAGCTACTGTCAGGAGCGTGGCTCCCCACTCGTTCGACGCTTGGGCAACGACCAGGCCTTCCGCGTTGAGGACAGCCAACGTTGCCCCGGAATCCTTGGTGGGGTGCTTCTCGGCCCGCACCGTCATCGGTTCACCCTTCACGATGATGTGTTGGAAGATGACCGGGAAATGCTCCTCGTTCTTCTTGGCTACAAGACTGACGAGTGGGATTACTTCAGCCAGGTACTTGACCTGCTTGAACGACGTGATCCCCAGGTCCGTCTCTTTGCCCTGGTAGCTTCGCACCTGGAGTGGGATGCGGTTCTTCACGTGCGGCTTGGCGTAATACGCAATGCCGTTGTGGATCACCGCCACCACCTCACCCTGATTCAGGACTCGGTAGCCGCCGCTCAACCGCTCCACCGTCATCAGGTCATCGCCGTGAGAACCTGCCGACCCTACTGGCTGCGGGTAGTCTTGGTTCAGCTTGAACAGGTCGAAGTCGTACGCATCGCTCCCATGAAACTTCTCTTCGGGATTGCGGAAGCGCAGAAACTCCTCTGCCGTCATCAACCCAATCTCGGTCTTGGGGAACGAAGCGGGGAGCGGAATCGTCTTGGCTTGGAGGAAGCGAAAGACGATGCGAGCAAAGACATCCATCTACAACCCCATGAAGTGATGGATCAGAAACCCTGCCTCTGTAAAGAGAGCAGGAACGAGCGCCTCAACAAAGACGTTCTGAAACGTGATCGCCTTCTCTTCGCCGCCCCCATGCTGTTCGACGAGCATCCGTGCGATAAGCACGAGTCCGAACGCCGTTCCCCAGCTCACAGGCGACGTGTGAAACGTGGTCTGACCGAACCACCCCCAAAGAAACTTGAGAGCGACGCCGTAACACACGATGTCCACAGCATGCCAGAAGAGCACAAGGGCGACTTTACCTGCACTTGCCTTGGTCATGCCCAAGACAGGCGATAGGAAGATTGGTGGAGCAGAGGGGAATTGAACCCCTCAGCGGCCGGGTCAGAAGTCGTACGCCCATCTGCCGCCCACCATGATGCCCCGTAGCGTAGTAGTTGAGTGAACCGGTAAGCGGGGTTCTGTCTAGGGTAGTCATTCCTCTAGGCCGACGGTTGCCCGGCGGCTCAAGCAGCACACCCGAGGGTTGAGTCTTGCGACTCAGGCCGGACAAGCCCCCTCTGTTGGCCTTGCTCCTGATGAGGTTTGCCACAACTCACGTCACCGTGAGCGTCGGGGTCTCTTACACCTCGGTTTCGCCCTTACCTGATCCCTTGCGGGCCATCGGCGGTTTGTTTTCTGTTGCACTTTCTGTCGGGTTGCCCCGCCTGGCCGTTAGCCAGCATCACGTCCTTCGGAGCCCCGACTTTCCTCTAGCCTTGCAGCTAGCGACCACCTGTTTCACTCAGCAGGCCAGGGAGGAATCGAACCCCTCTTCCGGAGTTTTGGAGGCTCCGTTGCGTCCTACGCTCTGACCTATAGACTGCTTTTGGGTACTACCGTGCCTCGCATGATTCGACATTGACAGTCCGAGCAGTGGAGCAGCAACCCGCGCTCAGACCGGCTGACGTTACCCACACGAGAACCCCTACGTCAGAAGACGTAGTTGGCAGGGGCAGAGGGACTCGAACCCCCGTGAACTGATTTGGAATCAGTCATCCTGGCCGCTGAATGATACCCCTAAATTCGCGACGACAAGAATCGTCAAGACAACGCCTTTCGGCCCCGGCGCGGTTACCATTTCGCCACACCCCAGGTCACCCCGGGGAGAGGGGACTCGAACCCCAAAGCTCTTTCGAGCACCGGCTTGCAATGTAGTCCTGAACAGGCATTCGTCGCGGCGCCCCGGACGGGAATCGAACCCGCTTGCACTTGATCGACAATCAAGCCGCTGACCGCTAGCGTCCCGAGGCAACATCCTTCCGTATCCACAAACAACAGCGGGCGCGACGGGATTCGAACCCGCAACCTCTCGGCTTGACAAGCCGGTGGGGTAACCATTCCCCTACGCACCCAATAGCGGCAACAAGAGATCGCAAAGACGTTTTTGTCGGCTGCTCTACCCCTGAGCTACCCTGAGCCGAAGCCCAAGAGCGGGACTCGAACCCGCGACCCGCTGATTGGATGTAGTCCTTACTGTCATTTGCCGCAGTGGATCATGTCGGATTCGAACCGGCCTCTCGATGCTCCAACCCCCTTGCGGGGGCGCATCGATCGTCACCAAGACGTATGACCCGAAAAGCGTCCCAGGCAGGATTCGAACCTGCGACCTTGGCTTTAGGAAAGCCCTGCGCTATCCACTGCGCCACTAGGACATTGGAACTGGGGTCGGCACCTTACGGTGCCGACAGGATGGCTGCCCAGTTGTTGATGTAGTCCCTCCCGACATTTGCCGCTCCCACGACCAGTCGGGGACTCGACAACAAGAGTGGGCAGACAACTGCCATCCATGGTGTGCCGTACGGGAATCGAACCCGCCTTCGCCCATTCACAGTGGGCCACCTTCCCAGATCGGTCAACGGCACCATGACTCTCCCCAACAACGGGAGCGGCGGAAGAAGGAGGAGTCGAACCTCTACCCTTGCGGGCCCCTCGGGTAGCAACCGAGTGAACGTCCACACGTTCGTCATCTTCCAAAGTCGGCTCGATGTTGAAGGCGGGCTTCCTTCCGGTCACCACGTATCGACCCCTTGCGGGGGTTGCCCGAGCGTAGGCGCACCGTACATCTAAACCGGCGGAAGCAGGCTGAGTCGAACAGCTACCCTTTCGGGCTGCCCCGCTTAGCAGGCGGGTGTGATCCCGGACCACGTTCAGCTTCCAAGGGGGGCCAGGACTGAGGATCTTCCCCTCGGGCTTGCTGGCGGATCCCATCCCAAGATGAGGTTCTTGGGCAACCAGCGGTAGGCGGAGGAGTCGAACCCCTGCGTGGTTAGCGCCCCCGGTGTTCGAAGCCGGTGTCCCGCCACCGGGACTTCACCTACCATAGTTTTTATCGTTAGGGTCAAACATGGTCCCCCTGGCCGCGCGTATCGTGCAACGGTTTCTATCGGCCTCAGCCCTGCACTGGAGAACCGTCGAAGATACGGACGATCGCTACCTGGAAGAAACGCACGCCCCGAACGGGTGGAAGTACCAGATCGTGAACTGGAAAGGCTACGGTGCCAAGTTCGACGCCTCGGTGTGGCGTACTCCAGGCAAATCCTACTCTGACGCGTACCTCACCAAGGACGGGATAGAACAACGGTCGGGAACACGAACCGAACTCCCCTCTCTCGAAGTTGCTCGGGCTGCCGTCGTGAAGCACTACGCTGCCGCCACCGCAGAGAAGGAAACAGACCCGGACAAGATCATCCCGAAGCTGACCCCCGCCCAGAAGGCCCTCATCCTAGAAGCCTTCGAAAACGGGGGGTCTGTACCGGCCGACTATGGGACGAAAAGCGAGCGCCCTCTGCGACAGCTTCGAACCCGTCTCATCAAGCAGCTTGAACCGATGGGTATCTTCGACCGGCTCATGTACCTGGAACCCCTGGGCAAAGAGATCGCGCAGAAACTCAAGTAGTCGGAGCCAAAAGAGGAGCTGACGGGAGTCGAACCCGCTTCGACCGCGCAAAGGTCTCGTTCAGGAAAACGCGCTTCCCTTACTCGGCAGTTTACGGCCAGACCCTGGGCTGTTACCAGACCAGGCGAGTTCCGGTGCATCCGCAACCTTGAGACCAATCCAGCCTGGTAGAGGTCAACCCGAGCGACGCCCTGTTGACGTGTGCCACGCCTTCTTCGCAATCCCTCTTGCGAGGTACCGTTCCGTTTTTACGATCGCCTGTCCGTTAGGCTACAGCCCCAAAACCTTCGTCGGGGTGAGAGGACTCGAACCTCCGATAAACGAGCACCCAAAGCTCGCGCCATTGCCACTAGGCGACACCCCGAAGTTCTTCTTGTACCCAACCTAAAGCATGGACCTCGCTCGCCGTATCGTCGCCCGCTTCCTCAACTCGTTCAAGTACGAGAAGAAAGAGAAGAAGGAACACAAGGTCGAGCGCTTCATGAAGGCCATCCGGGATGCTACGGGCATCTCGAAGGGACAAGCCGAGGACATCGCAGACGCCTACGTGCGCGGACGCGAGGTCAACCGGCTCGCCCTACAGAAGGCATGGCCTCTGGAAGAGTTCGTGGTCACCGGCCCCGAGGGGACATGCGACCTTCGTACGTTGCAGTAGTAGCGACGACAAGAAGTGCAAAGACAAACGTACGTGTGCTGCCATTACACCACCGCGGCATAAGTTGGAGCCGCAGCCTGGAATCGAACCAGGGTCACGTCCTTGTGATGGATGTAGTCCTTACTAGCATTCGTCGCAGTGCAGACGGGGGGAATTGAACCCCCACAGTTGTTAAACCACGAGCACCTCAAGCTCGCGCGGCTGCCATTACGCCACGTCTGCGTATCCGAGTGCGAACGGGGGGACTTGAACCCCCACACCTTTTACGGTACCAGCACCTCAAGCTGGCGCGTATGCCAATTCCGCCACGTTCGCGCGTTTCTGTATCGCGAGCATCAAGCGATCCACTCCGATCGCCCATCCGATGCCCTCTTTGTAGCGACCCCCGCCAGCGATCTGCTTTTGGGCGCCAAGGTATGAGACTTCGGCCTCGAACCCATCTTCGACGTAGTAGGTCAAACCGCGTTTGACCGCATCGTTGACGATGTACGGAACCTGGAAGGTATCCAGAGTCGTGTTGAGGGACGAAAGCGCAAGCTCGCGGTCTCCCTCCCGACCTCCAAGGATCTCGACCCCCGCCTGCGTGAACTCTCGGTACCTACCCGCCTGCGGGCGTTCGTAGCGGTAGCACCGTTGAATGTAGAAAACCTTGAGCGGCCACTTGTACTTCGTGGACCAGCTCTCGTTCCACATCTTCTGGATCAGAGCCGTGCATTCAGGGATGAAGACACACCTGGCGCTCGGCCTTGTCCTTGAACGTATACATCTGGTTGAGGATCTCGGGGCCAGCCTTCCAGGTGAAGGTCGCTTGGTCCCAGAGCGAGGGGAGCAGCACCTCTTGAAACCCGAGGCCACGAAGGGTCTCCCGGAGCTTCGTTGTGATGTTGAAGAAGAGATCGGCTTCTGGGCCGATCAGCAATCGAGTACCTCGAACCATGGCCGCCTCCTTGTTGTTTTGAGTTTCGTATCGGTCGGGGTGACAGGAATCGAACCTGCGGTCTCCTGCTCCCGAAGCAGGCGCTTTACCAGACTAAGCTACACCCCGATAACCATCAACGGATCCTATCAAAAATCACCTAAGAACCCAAACGATTCAACAACCTCTCGGCCGTCATCATTCTGGTCACGCCACAAAGGTGACGTGTAACCGCCAACATCGTTCTCAAAGAAAAGACTCTGGAAACGCCAAGGGCACATCTCACGGAGAGGAGAGAAGTACACTCTCACACGAATCTGCTCGTTGCGAGCGGATGAATGTTTCCCCTGGCCGTAGAACGTCTTATCCGGTCCGGGATTGTACTTCGGCTTAAGCCTCTGGTGAGGCAGCGACAATACATAGATGGCATGAAGATGCCTGTACCGGATCCGAGGGCCATTTTCATACAACGTTGGGTATACGACCGAGTAATGAAAATGTACGAACAAAGAACTAGTCACTGCTACGAGTGGAACCGTCCCATCTCCTGTGTGCAACAACATGTGGGGAGGCACACCGGCCTTGACCACCATTGGTTGCCCCTTACAGATGAAGTCAGCATCCATCTGAAGCTGACTTTGTTGTAGGGTCTCCCGATTGTTCTCCGTCGATGCCTTCGAATCCACCAGAATCACCTGCGGGATGATCCCGTAAATGGTCGAGCACCAACGCACACGCTTGTAGTCAATGAAGCCCGCAAAACGCTGCGAGATTGGGTAGCACTCCGCAGGATTCAACGCCGTGTGAGTCAAATCTTCGGCCATGACAATGACTTCGCTATCCGACACAGCCGGAGTAGTTTCAAAAATTAGACGAATACGATGGGACGCCTCTTGAAGGGCCTGCACCACCGTACGGAGCGTCTGCTTTTCCATCAACTCTAGCTCTGCCCAACTCAAGTCGCGGTAATCCTGACGGGACCTAGAACGACATCGTTCTGTAGGGCAATCGGGTTGGAGTTCGGGTTCCTGCGGCAGCGGACTAGGCGCTAAGTTGGAGAGAAACTCTTGGATCTCAGCCTCATCGGCATCAGTTCGTTCCATCGTGAGCCTCTTACACCAACTGCAACCCTTCCGTAAAAAATCACCGACAAACTGCTGGACGAGACATCGGTCCCCCACTTGCCGGGTTTCAATCCGGCCGAAGAGGCACCCCCCCACAAGCTTCCGAGCGCACTCGAAAGCTTGTGGCGGGGGATGTAATCCCAACCGCATTCGGTGATGGTGGACGGTGAGGGAATCGAACCCCCGACATCCGGGCTTCAACCGGACGCTCTACCAACTGAGCTAACCGTCCATGACTGGCCGACAACAAGAGACAAGACGTGGTCTGTTCAAGGGATGTAGTCCTGTCAACATTCGACCATAGCGTCCCCGGCGGGAATCGAACCCGCATTGCCAGATTGAGAATCTAGCATCCTGAGCCGTTAGAAGACGGGGACATGAAGCAACGACAAGAGAGTGAGAGACAGCAGGTACCCTTCTAAAAGCCACTCTTGAGTGTCGCCACCCAAGGCGGGATCTGCCCCCGCAAAGCACCAGGGGTTTTTAGCCCCTTTGGTCGATGTAGTCCCTCGGTCATTCGTTGCACGTAGTTGGGAATCCGCACACATGCTCAGCCGCGTCACCTTTAGCGTCCGCATCCTCTGAGCACGATTCACGTAGCTAGTACGTCACGCACTTCTTCCCGGCGCTCCCAACGGGAATCGAACCCGTGTTGGCAGATTGAAAGTCTGCCATCCTGACCATTAGACGATGGGAGCAAGCGAACCGACAAAAATCGCACAGAGGTTCATTAGCCATGTACTCCGTGCTGCATTCGGCTCTAGTGATCCCACCGGGATTCGAACCCGGACTCCAGCCTTGAGAGGGCTGTCACCTAGCCATTAGTGGATGGGACCGTTTCGGTCCGTTTGGTGGACCAGACCCCCGGACGCCTTGACGACCAGGAAGTTGTAGCGGGAGTTGGATTCGAACCAACGGCCTCAAGGTTATGAGCCTTGCGAGCTACCAGGCTGCTCCATCCCGCAGAGCGACTGGAGGGATTTGAACCCTCGATCTTCGCGTTGGCAACGCGCTGCTCTACCACTGAGCTACAGTCGCATGATTCACACAGAACCGTGTCACAGCAGTCGACACACCGCCCTGTTTAGGGTATCCTTCACCCATGCACCTTCAATATGCAGCGGGGTTCTTTGACGGAGAAGGCTGCATCCACATCGCGCGAACACTCCGAGTGATCATTAGCGGATGCTTCCGTCCCGGTCTTCTGGAGTTGTTTGCTGACCATTGGGGTGGTCAGGTGCGGAAAGCAGTATGGTGCAAACAGAAGAAACACCGACCTGGCGTTCGGTGGGAGGTGACAGGTCCGAAGGCAGCAGCCTTCCTAGTCGAAGTACTAGACCTCCTCGTCGAAAAGAAAGACCAGGCCATATTAGCCCTTCAATTCCACACCCTCAAACAGAGCCGCAACGTACGAGGGGGGAAAGGCTACACGACAGAACAACGCCAAACATTCCAAGCAATAAGCTTGGAAATCCGTCAGATGAAGAAGATAAGCCACACCTACACGTTTTCCCCCTAGGGGGCTCTAGTTGCCTCAGAGCGGTCGAAGGGAATCGAACCCTCACCTCAAGAGTGGCACTCTTGGTCCTTCACCGTCAGGACGACCGCACTCCTACGCTGCTCTCAGCTCATGACAGAGAGACGCAACGCAAGATAGAGCCCACACCCGGAATCGAACCGGGTTCTCCGCTTTACGGGAGCGGCGCCTCACCAATTAGGCTTTGCGGGCATCATGATGCCAAGCTCGTCCCCCGGAGGAAGAGAGCCTGACATCGGCGATGACGGAGGGAATCGAACCCTCTTCCACGGGTCTAACAGGCCCACGCTCGACCACTGAGCTTCGTCACCAAGTAGCTCTAGGAGAGGGAATCGAACCCCCGATAGGCGCATTAACAGTGCGCTGCCTTACCGCTTGGCTATCCTAGAATGAGAAAAAACTGGAAGGAGCGGAGACCCTAGGCCCTAGAGCTTTGAGCCCCCGCCCCTTCCACAGAACGAAAGGAGAGGATCGCACCACCCGCAACACCGACCGCTGGAGCCCCCAGTAGAATCGGGGTCGATCACGCTTCGGTTGCTTCATCCCCGTGAGGAGACGATGGCTACGTCCAAATCCTACCAAGTTGTCAACGAACGGTCCCCCGTGAAGGGGATTGGTCCCGGGTGAGAGAATCGAACTCTCGTTCGCGGCATCAGAAACCGCTGTCCTGCCTCTGGACGAACCCGGAATGAATTGCTCGGAAGTACCCGAGTTGCTTCGCTGTCTTCCTCCGATGGCAATTGGCACACCGGACATCACATTTTCGGATCTCAAGTTCCAACGTCTCCCAGGCATTCCCCATTGAGGTCATCCGTGAGACGTGTTGCCTTTTCCTGCCGCGAACATGATCGAAATCGAGCACCATAGGGTCTTTCTCCCCGCAGTCCACACAAGGGTGGACAAGCAAGTACTCGTAGATCCGTTTTTGGTTGTCTTTGACTCTCTCTTTCTTCTTCCCGATGATCATTGGGACCATCGTTGACTTGTGACTCTTGTAGTAGCCCTTCGAGTGCTTTTTCCCACACTCCCGACAATGGCTTTGATGCCCGTCTTTGCGAGAGGTGTTCTTGTTAAAGGCAGTGAGTGGCTTGGGCTCTCCCTTACAGAGCGTGCAGACCTTCATGATCAACACAAGCTATAAGTAGACTCTGAAACAGTGTGTAGGTTTAGAAGTCAGTGGGACCGGAGGGGATCGAACCCTCTCCTGAAGATTAAGAGTCTCCTGCTCTACCCTTGAGCTACGGTCCCGAATCAGCCCTTTTGAGGCCGAGTGGGACGCCGGGGAATCGAACCCACGCTCCTGTCGATTAAAAGTCGACTGCATCACCTTGATGCTAACGTCCCTCACTTTCTTTTGGCCCGCACTTGGCGGGCTTGAGCTTTTTGAGTTTCATCGTCGTGTCTTTCGTTCTTCGGTGGGGCATGAGGGAGTCGAACCCCTCGCCATAGGCCACTGGTTTACAGCCAGCTAGTGCTCCCGGGCACTGGTCACACCCCGTAGAGGGTTGGGTAACCAGAGCGTCGATAGCTCTCTCGAATGCTGTTGGGCCTGGTGAACATTTGCGTGTCTCTCGTGCTCGTCTCGTTCTTCGGTGGGGTGCTCGGGAATCGAACCCGTCTAGCTTTTGGCGATGCTTTTACAGAGCTTCTTGCGTCCCAGCGCTCACCCCGAAAGGGTTGGGTCACCGGAGCTTCGATAGCTCTCTCGGATGCTGTTGGGTCTGATGAACATCGCAGTCAGGTCTTTCTCGGGGCCAGAAACGCCGAAGGGCCGCTTGGTTTCCCAGGCGGCCCTTCCAGTGCGCTCTCTGCGCAGTGTGGAAGTGCCGCCTAGGTACCGGCCTCCTGATTGATCGCGAACGGACGCGTGGTCAGGGAGGCGAGGGGCGCGACGCAATCGAGATACGACTTGCTCAACACGCACCACGACCGACTCAATGCTTGAAGCATCGCGGGTTCGGTCTGGGGATGGCGCTGTGTGGTAAACATGATCGTGGGTCTCGATGGACGAGGACAGAGTATGAGTTTGCCCTTGAAACTGCTTCTACACCGCATCAGACGCGGGTGCAACCAAAAAAGTTCACGGGGTCGATCTTTTTTTACGGGGGCGACTTCGTTAGAGCCGCCGAGACCGAGGAACCCGCAGTGACGGTCGCCGCCACCTTCCAGCCTGCCTTGGCCGATGCCGAGATGGCTGCGTTTCCTGCTGGCGCCGCCGCCACCTTCCAGTCTGCCTGCAACGACCCTGAAACAGCCGAGCCTGCCTGGAAGTACATCTTCTCGAACTGGGGTGGAGTTACACCAGTCGGGACCATCTCGACCCCGGCATTCGTCCCTTGCACGAACCCGATGGTGCCGTTGAAGTCCGAACCGAAGCCGTACCCGACGAGAAGCAGAGAAGGAACGAAGGGGACCCAAGGGGCTGTGACCTCGTACACCCAGAGGTTCGGGATCGTGCCGTTGATCGAGAAAAGCGCGAAATCAGTGCCATTGAAGGCGTGTCGCGAGTCCCAGGTGAGGGTTACGTGGAGGGGCTTCCCTGCCGGGAAACTCGGGCCATCGGGACCCGTTTCGGCCCTGATATTCCCGTAAATATCCGTGATGATACAGTACGGTCGATTAGACGCGTCAAGGCTGATCCCGAGGTACGCGGTCGGGGACGGAGACTTGTCCACGAGGTAGGCGACCGCCCGAGGCAATCCGGGGGCCCCTGTCGTGAGCTGAACATCGAGCGTTCCCGAAGATCCTGCGATCTTTACAGGGAAATCCCCCGTTCCGGTGCAGATGACCGCTCCGCCCGGCGCCACCGGAGTGACCACCGCACCGCCGTAGGTGCCTTGTCCTCCGACGAACGCTTGCTCGGTGATACGGAAAACGTACCCCGCCGAGGAAAGGATGATCGGCCCAGGGCCTGGACCGAGGTTGTCGTTTGAGGGCATCGTGGTCTCCTACCTCCCCTAGCGTAAAAGTTCTTTTGCTCTCCTACCTGTAGAATGCACGAGCCTCCTTTCCCGCCCGAGGTCCGAGCGCTGCTTGCTCAGGCCTCCGACTCAGCTCGATCCCGACGAGCGAACGACCGGCACTTCGCGGTGCAGTTTTTCAGCCCCGAATGGAACGCCTGGATCGAGCACTGGGCGCCGATCATCCACGACTTCGTGGGACATGCGCTCGGGCCGTTCGGCCGTGAGCCCCTCCCAGAGATCCTGAAGATGCACGACGCTGAGCACTCAGCCGGGGCCACCGCGAGCTTCGAGCCTGCCACAGGGCAGATCCGTCTCTCCACGTCAGTCGAGGGGAAGGCCGGGCAAACGCTCGAAAAGCTCACCCACGAAATGATCCACGGCTCCCTTGCGCAGTTCCCCGAGGGAGACCCATTCTATGAGGAGGGCGAAGTTGACTACAGCGTCTGGGTTTTGGCCCATGCGCCCGTCTGGGGGGAACACCGTGACGACATGATCGAGGCCGCCGCCTTCAACATCAAGATGCGTCGAGAGCGGGCCATGCGGGTAGGGTCAGATTGGGATCGAAAGCGATGGGCCGGAGGTCTACACGCCTCGCTGGCCTACGGACCCTTCATCATAGCTCGACTCAAGCACAAGAAGATGGAGGGGGACTACACATGGTGAAGAGCCCCTAACCGTTCCGCCGTTCCTCTCCGTTGAGGATCGCTTCAGGGGCGTTGGATGAGTTAGGACGGGGAGGCCCGTCAAGACCTTTGACGCCCTCATTTTCTCCCCCGGCCTCGGGATAAAATTACTGTCGACTAGAGGGGCTAGAGCAAGCCCTTAGCTTTCAGGTGTTCGTAGCGCCGACACGTGTTTTCGATGAACTCAGCTTGGGTCTGGGCCCGCTTCTCCCTGTTGCATGGCGCACAGCAGGGGACACAGTTTTTGGGCTCGTACCCCTTCGAGTTGTCCACGCGATCGATACCGTTACGCCTCAAACCCAAAGCTCGTGTAGATACGCCTTGAGGTAGTTGGTTGGGAAGACCCCCACAGTAAAAGCATGAGGATGTCACGAGTTTCTGGTAGTCGGCCAGACTCAAACCCCATGGGAACTGCACCGTCGGGTGTTCTGGGGCGTCGGATGGGGCTGCCTTGAACTGGTTGGCCCCCAACTTGGATGTCTTCCTGCGGTTCTTCCGGTACCCCAACTTACGCACGTACATCTGCATGTCAGCGAGCCACGGATCTAGAGTCAACAGGACTCGATTTCTTTCGGCCAACTGCTCCTTGTGGGCGCACCCACATGAGGTTGTATTCCCAGTACGCAGGTTGGTCCCCGTAAACAACCTGACAGTACCGCAGGAGCACACGCACTCCCACATACAGGGCTCAGGAGCCTTTCGCACCACTCGCAACCGCCCGAACACCTGATCCGTGATGTCGATTCGACGCATACCTTACACGATGTATAACAAAATCCTCATCGTGTAAAGGATACGACCAATGTTGAGAGGGTTCCTATGAAAAACATGGGTATGGCCTACAGCTATGACCGTTCCGCCGCCGCAAAGCCCAAGAAGCCTGCCGCAGGAGAGACCACTCGAACCAAGAAGCCCGAGGTCGAGAAGGCCATCAAAGCTCTTCAAGCTGCCATCGAGGCAGTCCATGACTGCGCACCGAGCGGCCGAGACTACCAAGAGGATGGAGGGTTCGACAGCAAGGCGTACGGAAAAGCTGTGATCGAACACGGCAAACGCATCGACAGCCTGCACAGCATCATCTCGGATCTCAACAAGCAGCGCGAGATCGCCGAGTAGTCTCGAAGGAAAGATCATGCCCTCCTACGACCGTCGCACCGCCCATGCTTCGACGCCCCCCACGGCTTTGATGCACAAGGGCCTCCAAGAGCTTCAGGACGCCAGAACCACGTTCCAAGACATCCTTGACCACCACGAAAACGAACTACACGGGGATGTGTTGAGACGTCTCCAGAAGATTGTTGAGGAACTGGGCAACGCCACAAAGCAAATCAAGCAAGACGAAGATCTCCAAAACCTCCACGAACGTGTCGAAGCCCGAGGGAAATCTCCGCTGACTTTCGGCCCCAAGAGGCACTCGCGCTAGGGCCATGGCTGTCTACAGCTACGATCGCCGAGCGGACACGCTTATCAAGGACGTGCTGGTCAAGCTCGCCCCGGTGGTAACGAAGTGGCTAGCCGACCCCCACGGGAGCAAGAAGAAGCTCTTCGTCGCCTACGAAGCCCTCACCGAAGACGAGCGTGAGCTTCTCGCTCAGGACGTTAGGGAATCGTTCACGGCAGCCCATGGAGGAACAACCGTCATTGCGTACAAAGTGAAGGGGCACCCCCACCACGGAGGTGTAGCTCTCACGACCAAGAAGCCCGAGCATCTCCAACCAGAGAAGACCATCGGCTACCTCGTCCGTGCGAAGGACGTCATGTTTCACTGGGGGCAGGAAGAACTTCCGCTTGGCGAGGACATCATCGTTCTCAAACCAAACGCAAAACCTCTCCCCTTCGAGTGATGGCAAAACAATCCTGGCATGTCTACGTGCTCTACAGCCTCTCGACAGGCCGTCTCTATACGGGCATTTCTCCCGACCCCCACAAGCGACTAGAGAAACACAACGCCGGGAAAGGCGCGAAGTACACGCGAGGGGGCCGCCCCTGGACGATTGTCTGGACGAAGGTGTGTTCCAATAAAAGCGAAGCGCTCAAGTTGGAATACCTGATCAAGAAGATGCGCCGAAATGAGAAGCTTGTGATGACCGGTCTCGCGGCCTAACTCTCTTCTTCTTCATCTTCTTCGTCACCGAGCGACATCGCGAGTTCGAGGAGGTCCCTCCCTGAACGCCTCTCCTTTTCACGCTTCGCGACGGCCCCGACCCGACGTTCGGCAATCTTCACGTACTCCTGCTCGCGTTCGATCCCCACGTACTCGAATCCTTCAGTGATAGCAGCCATCAGGGTCGAGCCGCTGCCCGCAAAGGGATCCAAGACAAGACCGCCTTTCGGGGTGACAAGCTTGACCAGATACTGCATCAGAGCCTGACTCTTCACAGTCGGATGGTTGTTCTTGACCACCGTCGTGCGTTCGTACCTGACCCCATCGAGCCCCGAGGTCTTGCTTCCGTTCTCGACCATGTAAGAGGGTTGGTCGGGGAAGTCGTCGAGGTCCGCATTCTTGTCCGCCTTCGAGGCCTTCCCCGTGTAGAAGAACGGAGCATCATACTCGGGTTCAAAAGTGGCAAAGAAACGCGAAGCTCCGCCAGAGTCTCCAAAACCAGAAAGAGAACAATCCCCAAATTTCCCGTGAAAGCCGCCATTTGAAAGCTGAGAGGAGTTGTTACGCATGTAGTGGGATTTCACCTCCCCACTCTTAAGTGTCCCGCTCTGCTGATCAAGTGCCAAAATTGGACACCCATCAGCACATCGGTAGGCTGCCACGGTCTCGGTACCATCCGGGTTCCCATGGCGAGCAAACGGAACCCGATCGAACTTACCATAGGCGACCGTATTCTCGTCCCCTGTGTGGCTGGGTTCCATTCCAGAAACGCTTCCACTGACCGTCTTGATATCTCGCGTCCCCAGAAGCTCACAAGTAGGGCTGTGGCTGAGCACGAAATTGGAAGGCCAACGACCCTGCGCCGCTACAGGATCCGTAATGGCTCGGGTATCCCCGCCCGAGCTGTTCTTCCATCCATTGGGACCCGGTTGGTTGTGTCGCCCCAGGGTATCGCCGTTGGACGCGATCCTGGTCCCGTCAATGTTGATCCCGCCGGTCCCGGTGGCCAAGACCTGCCCCACAATGGTCGCTTGCTCGATGGGCTTTCGGACGAGCCACCAACCCTCCACAGCGGGCTTGAGAGACGTACCCCAACCCTCCCACTTCTGGGCTTCTTCGGTGGCGGGCTTGGTGATGTTCAGATCTCCCGGTGGGGAATTGGGAGATCCAACCCCGTAGGTGCCCCCCTTCTCCGACGTAGGGGTAAGAGCGTTGCCTCCAACGCGATAAGTACCAATGACTTCGCGTTCGGCACCAGCCTGCTTGTCGATAGCCTTTGAGATGTTGAGGCTCTTGGGGAAACCTTGCCCGAATATATGACCGACCCATCCATCTGTGGGGGCCGCCAAAATCAACAGTTCCATCTGTTGTGGCGTGAGCGTTCGCAGGAAGGCTTGGACCTCGGGCGACCGATCCTTGGCGTGATAGATACAGTCCCGAACTTCGAACCCAGCTTCTTCAAGTGCGGTGGCAGTCCAGTGACTGGTTCGGGGAATACTCCACACGAGTGCATGACCACCCGGCTTGAGGACCCGGAAGCACTCCTGCATGATCGCTCGCAAGAACGCGATGAAAGCGTCCCGTGCCTTGTGCTGGCCGTCATGAAGGACGTCGGGATCGTCCCAGGCCTTTCCCATGAACGAGATGCCCGCAGGGGGATCCGTCACCACGGAGTCTACGGAATCGTCAGGGAAGCCCTTGAGTAGCTCTCGGCTATCCCCGTGCAGAATGACGTTGCGGGGCAGCTCGTTCATGCGGCGCACTACACCGGATGCGGAGCTTCCTCATGCAGGGTCTTGAAGAACTTCTTCGAGACCTCGGGGATCTTGTAAACGTGCTTCAAATACGTGTTCGGGCCCGAGACGGGAGACCGGTAGTGCGGCAACATGCCAGGCTTGCCCTTGCCAGGGTGCCCAATGATCTCCTCGTTCTCGTAGCCCTGCATCGAGAGCGCGATGAACATCGGGATGTCTTCGTGGAGGTGGCTGGCCAAGTACTCCATCCAGAGCTTCCACACGCGGGGACTGATCTCGCGCTGGATCCCCTTGAGGGCGTTCGGGTCTTCGAGACTCTCGATCAGCTCCTGGCCCTCGTCTTCGGGGCCACGGTCGCTCAACGATTCGGTCTCGTGGCGACGCTTCGACCGGATGATGCTGAGGGCCTGCTTGACGACACCATCCCGAACGTAGCTCTCGGCCTGCGACCGCTTCATGGGCTTGATCTCGCCCGACGTGGTGACGCGAGCCAAGTACATCTGGATCGCGTCGTCGGCCACAGAGGGGTCCCGGAACTTCTTCATCAAGAGCCCGTAAAGCCCCGACGCGAAGTCCCGCATGTAGCCGCTGGGGAGGGTCAGGGCCGGGTTGCGCGACTCCGGCTTCCAGTGGGGGCCGGGATCGGGCATGTCTTGGACACCCCGGAGCAGGAACTCGGCCCCGATCGCCCGCCCTAGCGTCTCGACTGTATCGAGCGAGATCTTCACCCAAAGGGTGGCAAGCCTATCCTCGAACGGGATGGAGGCGTAGATCTTGCGGCGAAGCAAATCCGCACGGGTGATGAGCTGGGCGATGCGATCCATCATCCCCTACGGGGGATAGAAGGACTAGAGAGCCCTGCTGTGTTGGCTCAACTAGGGACTTCGCGCGAAAACTGGCTGAACGGTGCTACCCACCCACGTAGGATGATGATGGTTCAACACCCGATCGGCACCGGAAATTCACCCGAAGCTTTCAACGCTCTCATCAAAGCCGTGGAGCGGATCACCAACGGGACGAGCGTCGAGACGCTGTCCCAGGACATCCTGACTCTCAGGGAAGCCATGGTGTCCTACCGTCAGGCAAATCCCGACTACTGGAAGGCCGTGTACTACGAATCCAAGTCGAAACAGCGGAAGCCGAAGAAAATCGGCTGAACGACCCTCACCCCTGACGTAGCAGCCTAGAAGGGTCGAGGAGCTGCAAATGGTACTGGGGCGGAAGCCCCCCTGGCGGGTTCGATTCCCGAGACGCTCGGCCACGTTGGTTACGCAGGCGCTGGTTCGACTCCAGCCTGTAGCAGAAATCCGAGCCACCTCGGCCCTTCCATTTTTGAGGGACATCATGGCTGACCTGACCGTCGCGAACACGATTCTCGAACAACTCGGTGGCCGCCGCTTCGTCGTGATGACGGGCGCCCGAGACCTCGTGGGAGACACCCGCAAGCTGATGTTCAAGATCCCCCGTGCCAAGGACGGCATCAACCACATCACCATCGCGCTCGAACCTTCGGACACCTACACGGTGACGTTCCAGAAGTACACGTTCGGCCGCGCTGGGCTCAAGGTCAAGACCATCAGCACGCACGAGGACATTTACTGCGACATGTTGCGGGACGTCTTCACCAGGGCCACCGGCCTCTACACGAGCCTCTAGGAGATCCCCCATGTCCTCATGCCCCTGCTGCGGAAAGACTGTCCTGATCGGCCACACCACGTGCGGAAACTCGTACTGTCAAGAGTACAGCACCTTCATGAACCTCGCGCAGAACACGCGCTTGGGGAAGAAGCATACCGAGCACATCGAGCGGGCTCAGCGGGCCTGGAACGATCGCGCCCGCATGGATACCCAACGGGCGGTGTAGAGATCTACTGAGCCCCCAAGGTTCTTGACCCCATCGCATGACACTGAAGACGCTCTATTCATCCGGCGTTCCAGGTCGTCCACGTGGGTGGTACTGGTATTTACATCTTGAGTGGGGTCCCGCCTGTAACCTCATCGGACCGTTCAAAACAGAAGCCCTCGCGATAGAAAACGCCCAGAAGCAAAAGGGTCTCAACTTCGACGACTACCCCCATACCGCTTGGGAGCGCCTCATGGCTGAGGACGAGTAGGGAACAACGAACAAGATACCCAAAGAGCGGTGTAAAGATCTTTATGGAGCACCTTCATCGAGACTACTGGCGAGCCAGCGCGACCGTTCGGGAGCTGGGTGAAGACGAACCCTGGCAAGAAGCCAACTTCGTCACCCGTGCGCAAGCCGAGCTGGCCGCTGCCTGGGCCCTTGAGGTCCGGCTGGCTGAGCTGATGCGGCGTGCTGCCGAACCCAACGCTCTGGTGAGCGAGATTCGCGTCGAACGCGTGACCGACCAAGAGCACAAGATCGTCTGGTGGAAGAAGCATCCTGGTGGCGGCTTCTCAGCTCACAAGGACTACTTCGGCATCCAGGAGATGCAGCTCGATCTCACCCTCCTCGACTAAGCCCCATGAGAATCCAATATCGACGGAACTCCATGAAGGTTCACCACGAATACTGGCTGGCGGAGGTCTTCATTCGAGAGAAGCTCGACGATGACGCGATCGACTTCGATCCCGAAGAGAATAAGCCTTGGCTCATGGCCAACTTCGCCACCCAAGAGCTGGCGGAGTTGGCCATCCAGTGGGCGCTCGAATACCGGTTGGAGGAGCTGAACGAGCGAGCCATCAAGACCCCCAAAAAGGTACGTGGAGTCGGAATCCGGGTGATATCCGACCAGGAACGCGAGATCCTCTGGTGGGGCGGCGATACTCACGCCCTCCAACGCGACATCTTCCGCATCCAGAAAGTCGTGCTCGACCTCAACATCATCGAGTGACCCTATGTGTGAAACCTCTCAGCAACCCTCGAAGCCCATCAGCCTCCCTGTGGTGGAGCGCCTCTACCGGCGGTATTGGACTGCGGAGATCTTCGGCAGCGGCGACCCGAAGACGCCTTGGCTCGCCGCCAACTTCGCTACCCTCGATCAAGCTGAGCTGGGGGTCGCCTGGGCCTTCCAGGCTCGGCTCGCCGAGCTGCATCAAATGGCGGCTGAGGCACCCGAGCTGATCCATGGGGTCAAGGCCGATCACACGACCCAGGATGGGGCCTACATCCACTTCAAGATCACGCTTCCGAACGGGGAGAAGAAGCCCCAAAGCGAACTCTTCCGCATCATCCCACACACGATCGAAGTCGAGATCATCACCTAGGGGGACCCGTGTTCGGATACATCGTGGAGACCAAGTTCCGCTCGATCCCCATCGAGCAAGTGATGCTGTCCTTTGACGAACTGTGCTTTCCCCCGAGGCAGTTCCCTTGGATCCCTAAACGCTTAGTTCGGTGCCGCACCTCCCTCTCGTTGCTCGGGCTTCGCATCTCCTGACCATGAGACCGCCTGTTCCCACGCGTGCAGCTCTCCTCCAAGCTCTTCGCTCCGGCGGGCCGAGCTGGGGAAGCGACCTCATCGAGCGCGTCAAGAAGCTCACCCGAGGCAAGCTCGTACTGCATCAGGGAGGCGTCTACCCAACCCTCCAAGCTCTCGAAGAAGAACACCTCATCGAGGTCTTGAAAGACGAACCCGGACCGAACGCAGGTCGACCCAGGCGCTACTACAGGCTCACCCAACAGGGTACAGCGCTGGCCTTGACCCACCAATCGATCATGCAGCAACTTTTCAAGGAGTCCCCGTGACCAAGAAAGCGATGTTCCCCGAGGACGAGGACGCGAACGAGAAGGTCACGCTGACGATCCTGAAGAAGGACGCTTGGCAGAATGGCTCGCCGCCCACAAAGCTTCGCACGAGTTAGGGGCCCCATACAACGGCAGCCGGATGGGGGGCTGAACAAGAGACTCCTCGAAACGTAGAACCCCCATGAAGCTCGCTCGTGACATCAAGGCAGCCGACCTCGAAGCCCTGGGATTCGTCCAGGAACCTTCGCGTCAGTACCTGTATTGCAAGGGGCCCGTCAGCGTGGGGCTCCTGCACACGCAGTCGGATGGGCAAGAGCGCCTGTCGGTCTACCTGGACGGCCCCACGGGGTGGACGGTCGAGTTCACCAACTTGACCCCGGCCGCAATCGTGATGGCGACCATCAAGGCAGGGCTTGGAGAAGCCTCCGAACCCCGGCTGGTCTGCCCCCAGTGTGAGCGACTCGGCAACCCTACGGTCCACTTCTACGAATGTGAGAAGCACTGCTGCGAGCTGGAATGGCGGCAGGGGTCCTGACGTGGTGCTCTCTAGAATTGCCGTCTACAAGCTCGATGATCTCGAATTAGCGCAAGCTCTGCATCACATGTCGAAGGATGCCCTCAGCATTCTAAGATCCGATTGGGAACGGAACTTCGCGCAAGGCATCCAAGAAGCCTACGTCAAATTCGGGGGGCTGACCTGGAAACAGAGAAAAGTTGCTCGCGAGGTTCTCTGCCGACTTGTAGAAGAAGTCCAACGTCGAGCTACCGTGCAGTCCTGAATCGTCCCACGATGCGGGCCAGGATGTTCTTGGTCCCGAGCTTCGCGAAGAGCCTGTTGAAGATGGGCTCGATTTCCTTCTCAAACCGGGCCTGCTCGACGTAGACATCTTGGTTGTATGTCAACCACGTGAGCCAAGGGTTCACGATGCCTGCACGCGAGAGCTTCGTGTAGACGTACTGCTCGCACATACGGGCCCAGACCTCGGCAGCGCTCTGGTAGTACCCGAGTTTGCGGGTGTCTCCGTCCATCAGCTTTGAGAACTGCTTCTCGGCTTCCTTCACAAGCTCGGGTGGGAGCTGCGACTTGTACTCCGCCTGGTAGGCATTGGCGTACGGGTGATCCTTGGGGAGCAGATACATACTCTCGCCGGTGAGCTGTTGGACCGCCATCGGGATCGCCGTCTCGTAGGAGCTGCCGAGCTTGTCCTCCCAACGCGCGTAGTCAGGCGTGTTGACCACCGCTGCCATCAGCTCGAACGCCTCTGGCAACATCTCGTGGAGAGCATCCTTGCGCTTGGCGTGAGTACCCTCGACGTAGCTCTGAGTGAAGTACTCCGCTGAGCTGCGGCCAAAGATGTCACCAGGGCCTCCCGAGTACCCATAGGACGTCTGCTTGCCCTCAGCAGCATTCATCTTCTCGTCGAGCCGATAGGCAATGAGGTCTTCGAAATAGTGCGATAGCTCGTGAGCCAACACGCCTTCGTAGTCCTCGCTGAACGTCACCCGAGGCTGCCACTCGTTTCGGTTGTCCCACGCGAAGTAGTGGGCCTTCGCCATGAAGCTGTGGGAACCCTTGAAACTGAAGGCCAGCTTCTTCTTGTGTTTCCCGCAGAAGCCTTGGCCAAAGACTCCCTCAAGATCGGTGATAGCTCGGGAGACCTTGCCTAAAAGGTCTTCCTGCTGATCCTTGGGCATATCGGGAGGCATCTCGACTGCCCCGGTGTCATGGTCCTGTTGGAATTGCTCGACCGTGGTGGGCTCGAAATGGAGCGCAACCAAAGGGACCCCGTCATGGATGGCCTTGTTCTCTTTGAGCTGCTCGAACGTCTTCTCCATATCCTGGGGGAAAGAACGTGAGACAAGCCCTCGGACGGCCGCTTCAGTGATGATCCGCTTCGCGGTCGCGATTGTCTTGGCCTTTCGCAAAAGGGTGACGACCTTGCCCGCCTCACGGGGCAATGGGATCTTGGTTTCGTCAAACCTTTGATCGCCCAACGGCTTCTTCTGGTAGACCTGATACTTGGCCGACCCTTCGAACTGCTGGATGACGCTCTGTAGAATGAACAGGCTACCCCCGTCCATCTCTTGCTTCTGCTCGCGCTTCAACACCAAGGCGAGATCTTCCTTGGGGGTGTCCTGGCGCTTGACGAGATCGAGGTTCACCCCGACATCGCGCTGAATCTTGGTCAACTGCTCGCGGGCCCCCTGCCAGACGGCTTGCTTTTCCTCGGGGGTCTTGTCCGGCATCGGTTGGCTGAACAGGTTTTCGGCATCCTGGACTGCCTTCCGGACCTGTTCCTGTTGATCCGGCGGCATGTCGAACCACGCGCCAGGATTCTCATCTTCGTGCGGCGTGATCACAACCCTATCGCTGTGTCCCTTGCCGATCTGGATGATCTTGCGGAGGAACGTCTTGATAGGGGTCGGGATCATCCAGAGACGCGTGATGGTCTTGAAGAACTCTTGGTAGTCCTCCCCGTAGGTGCGGTCGGGATCGCCCTCGGCCTGGATGTAGACGATCTCCCGAAGGAGCCTTCGGACGACAGGGGAGGCCTCGCTCCACTGGATGTGCTTGAACTGTCGCATCAGCCGGACCGTCTGGACCAAGGCTTGGCGATCTTGCGTCAAGGGGAGCTGAGCGATCTTGCGAAGCCCCGGAGCGGCCGACGCTGCGGCAGGCCCATGAATCCCAGCTTCGAGATCATCCGCGAGCTTCTCGCAGGCCTGGGTGAACTGGCCATGGAAGCCCCTACGCAATAGTAGGAATTTCCTGATCTCTTGCTCGTCAAAAAAAGCGCTCTTGACGATCACCGACTGGGCGATCAAAAGCGCGATCCCGGCCATCACAGTCTCGACCGCAGGATCGGACTCCGGCCCTTCTTGGGATACCAGAAAGCGGTTCGCCACGGTGTAGGCTGAAGAGGTCACGTACTTCGCGGTTTCATCGAAGGATGCTGAACGAACCGGATTCCTGACGTAGTGCAGCCATGAAGACCTTCACCAAGCACCACTTCGCGGCCTGGCAGGATGCCCCCACGTCGACCGATCAGGGTGAGCCCGAGCCCCAGACCGTGTACTCGTGCTGTACCCGCTGCAAGGTCCCGACCCGTATCGGGCCCACCGGGGGTACCAAGTTCTGGGTCGGCCAGAAGTGGGTCACGAAACGTCCTGCCTGCCAGGTGGGCTGAGGAGCATCATGCGAAAGATCACCACCAACGAGGGCCGCACCACCATCATGATCGATGCTGGCGGTCAGGACTTCTCGTTCGAGATCGACGAGGAGTCGGTCACGATCGGGAAGTTCGAGGAAGGCACCAGCCTGGGCACCCTCCTGATCTACGAGAACCAGATCGATGCCGTCATCGCCGAGCTGCGGGCGGCTAAGCTGCGGTTCAACCCCACGGTGGCCAAGCTGGTCATCGTGAACATCGGGCCACGCAAGCTCGACGCCATCAAGGCCGTCAGGATGATCGTGGGGTTCGGGCTCCGAGAAGCCAAAGACCTCATCGAGAGCGCCGGGCCCATCGTGGTCAAGGAAGGCTCGCGGCCCGATCTCGAACGGGACCTTCAGGCCTTGGTGGAAGCGGGCTGCACGATGGAGATCAGGTAGCCCTGCTGATCTTGGTTGAACGAACCCGACCTGCTGCGTAGTAGCTTCATGAACGCCCTCCAGGTTCCTCCGGCCGCTGTCGTCAACAAGCTCGTCCGTCGCTGGGCTGCCCGACATCCCGAGCTGACGGAACGTCTCGACCGCGCGGCTGCCTTGGTTGCCAACGTACGGCCCGGTGACCTGAGCCCCAACGTCTTCTTCGTCGAAGGCTCGGACGGCCACCGGTACTTCGTCTGCGTGAACCGCCGGGAGCGCAAGAGCAGTTGCTCGTGCCCCGACCACCTGAACCGCGCGATCAAATGCAAGCACATCTTGGCCTGCGCCCTCTTGGACGCCGCCAAGGCCGCCTAGAAAGATCCCCATGAACCACTACGAACGTGTCACGGCCCTGCTGACGAAATGTCTGTTTCAGGATGACGAGGATCAACACGGAGCCATCATGGTCGAGGGGATCCTGAACAACTACGGGTTCCATCCCGGCAGGCTCGCAAGCTCGAAGGACGAGATCCGACAGCTCATCGGCGAGATCGCAGGGGACGAGTTCCTCAAGCAAAAGGGCGGCGGCATGAGCTTCCTCAACCTCTGCCAGAACCGCGCTGGGGAGCTGTGGGGCGAGCACCCCACCATGGAAGCCCTCCTGTGTCTCGCCATCGCGAGCAACCTGGGAGGGTTCTGCGCCCCCCGCCGCTACTGGGCCGTCATGCCGGGCGGCATGCCGTACTGCTACTTCGACCTGGGACCCGAAGGCTGAAAGGAACCCCATGGCACTCGCGAAAGTCAAGCTGGAGATGAAGGGCACCGGCGGCGGTCGCTGGACGACCCGACAGGATGCCAAGCGGTCGAGCAAGAAACACCGCCGAGCCCAGGACAAGCTGGCCACCAAGGAATCCTGATGACGTTCGATGCCCTCAAGGCCTTCTGCTGCGAAACCGAATGCCGCTGCCAAAACTGCCAGCGAACCTGCTGGATCACGGGCGAGGATCGGATGCGCCGCCGGTGGACTTGCTACGGCTGCGGACTCATCAACCGCTGGGAGCCTGCCAAGACTGAACCGAACCAGGCTGAACCCGAGCCCCCGAGGACGTAGAACCCCCATGCAATCCATTAGGGTCGGTGATCAGGTGCAGCACAGCGGAACCCGTCAGTGGGGGGAGGTGCTGGAGATCTGCCCGCAACCGGATGGTACCCAGGAGCTGCGGGTTCGGAGAATCGGCCGGGAACCCCTGGAAGGCGAAGGCTGGTGGGCCAGCTACCACGTGGGCCAGCACCGAAGCCTGGGCCGGAGCCCCTGCCCGTGAAGGTCATCTTGCTCCAAGGAATCTCGGGCTCGGGTAAGACCACCTACGCCCAGAAGCTTCTGCAACAGGCCATTGATGGCTGTAGGCCCTGCTGGGTGATCTCGGCGGACGACTACTTCATGGTCCAGACCCCTGGTGGCCCCCAGTACCGATACGACTGGACGAAGCTTCAGGAAGCCCACGACCAGTGCTTCGCCCGCTACTGGGAACTGCTCCACGGGGAAGACAGCGGAACCATCATCGTGGACCACACGCAGACCAAGTTCCATGAGCTGGAACCCTACTGGCAGGCCGCCCAACATCATGGGTGGCCCGTCGAGATTCACCGGTTGAGCTGTTCGGTCGAGGTGGCGGCCCAACGGAACATTCATCGGGTCCCGCTGGAGTCGGTCGCCAGACAGGCCACTCGACTGCAACAGATGAAGCTGCCTGGCGGCTGGATCGTGAGGGAAATCACTTGAGCTACATCCGATGTCTCAGCAACCCCGAAGCCCTCTACATCTACGGGGACGCCAGGGGAAGAATCGCCATTTGCTTCGGAGGTGTGGCCAAGCAACTCAGGAGCCCCTGGAATCGACGGAAGGCTGGTGGTTGCGGGCCTATCCTGATGGTGCCCCAGCATGTGTTCGAAGGAGCCTGCCGAGCCTGGCACCAACGTGGAGCCGACCGGGTCACCTGCCGAGGGCTGGTGGTCGAAGAGCTTCAGGTCATCCTGAAGACGGGCAAACAGGTCACGGACAAGACCCCTAGTTTTCCTGACCCGAAAGCCCCAGAGACCGCCTTCCTGATCCGGTTCAGCTACCGGGGCCAGTGGTTCCACATGTGGCGGGTTACGTGGGAGTACATCGTCAACGGGGTCGCGGATCGGGACAAGGAGCCTGCCGAGTTCGACTGACGGGCTGGGGCCGAATTACTGGTTTTGGCCAGAAAATGCCGCCGGGCCAAAATTGCGAGCCCGCAAGCGCCCTGGGGAATTATCGGTTTTCGGCCAAATGACCGCCGGGCCAAAATTGCGAGCCCGCAGGGCGGAGCCGGACTCGGCCAAAGGGGTGGGGGTATCGGGTGGGAAGAACCGCCGGGCCAAAAATCCGAACTTCGAACCTCGTACCAAGCGAGGAGATCGTGCGGCATTGATACGCCCTTCTCCGGTGATCGGCCGGGGCATCGAAGATAATCACGCGGTAATTTGCGCGATGCGTCGAGGATGAACCTGGCTGGTCGGCGACCTAGTAGGTGTAGAGAAATTCACCCATGGCACAAACCCAGATCGCTGAGTGGTGGGAGGTCCGTTGGATAAAGCCCAATGAGCCTGTCCACACTCTCGACTCGGGTTGGCCCTCAGATGGTATTAGGCCCAAGGGTGTGTTTGCGCTGAGCCAAGAGGCCCACGAGTTCAAGGATCGGATGTGCAACCGCTATTTGAAGGTCATCCATGTGGTCCGTTACGGGAGGGTCTGATGCACGGTTGTAGAGTGGACATGAAGGACGGGCGGGTGGTGCTGGGCACCCTGTGGGCCCTAAACCGGGCTTGGGAGCTGGAGGTCATTGAGGACAGCTCTGGGGAGACCCAGGTGATCCCGCTGGCGGAGGTCAAGTCGGCGGTGCAATACGGGGCCCGGGTGACGGCAGCTACTGTGGGTGAAGACGAAGACCTGCTGGTGACGGCCCGAAAACGCGGCTGGACTGGCTAGATGGCCCGGGTGCTGTCGACTGCTTGGTGGAACGTCATCAGGCGTCAAGTTCGAGCGACCCCTGCCACGGAGGACCCGGAGGCTCGGTGCCCTGACTGCAATGGGCTGATGGTGCTGGGGGCAGGCCGGTATGGGCGCTACTACCGCTGCTGGCGGCACGAGTGCCTGGGGCACCCTGGGGGCCAGTCTGGATGGGCGGGTCAAGGAGCCCAAGGGGGCTCCCGAGCTGCTGGAAGCCCGGTGGAGGGCCCGGCTGGCGGTGGGGCTGATGTTCGATGCCCGGGATGAACTTGAGGCCCGGGGCGGAGCACACCCTGGGTTCTTGATACGGCTGGGCTCTGGGCGAGAGGACACCTGGGTGGTCTTCAAGGAGGCTGGGCTCAAGGTGGTGGAGCGGCCCAGGCGCTCCAAGGCTTCTTTGGGCAATTGGATGGTCACGATTGTCTGGGATGCGGGAACCACCCCCGGGCTGCATCTTCGAAAGCGCTCCATCGAGGAGTGCTGTCGGGTGGAGCGGGCGGCCTTGGCCCGATACAACTTGTTGAAGCGCGAGCTTCGGCTTGCTGGCCTTATCTAGCGCGGCCAGAACCAGGCGGTCTTCATTGTCTCGAAGGGCTTGCTGAAACGTCTCCGCCCACCCGGGCATGACGGATAGCTGACCCACACAGAAAGCGCAGGGCTGATTCGGCAAGCGGAATCCATGGCACTGCTCGCAGGCGATGCAGCCTTGAGCGTCGGTGCCATTGAGCTTGGGGTCCGGCACTTCCCTGCCCCCGCTGATCGTGCAGGCATCCTGGGCAAGCTGTCCGGTCAGCTCTCGGGTGAAGTCGAGGGCGGGACAGCACCTCAGAAGAGTGGTGGTTCCCTCGAAGGTGAAGGTGAGGCTGCCCTGAAATCTCAGGGGCGCAGCATCTTGAGGGGCGTCTCGGGTTTGGACCGAATGCGTCAAGCACGCGTCGAGGGCCTGCGTGAGGGCTTGGAGGATGATGGCCCGATGATCTCGAAGGGTCGGCATGACCCGATCTACACCGGAACTAGCTCAGTATGTATGAGCACCGCTTTCCAGAAGAGCCACCTCAGTTTCGATCACTCTCACCAACCACGCTTTTCGATGTTCACGGCCGCCCACTCGTCGAGTAGGCTGAGGGCCAAGGAGGCAGCCTTTTGCTCCATCGAGAGCCCCTTGGGGGCATCGAGGAAGTCGAAGGTGGGGATGATGAGTCGTCGGGGCCTGTTTTGGACGTTCACCATGAGGGTGCGGACGGCCTCGACCAAAGCGGCGTCTTCGGGGTTGCCCCCGGCCCACAGGATGCCTTCTCGGAGGGCCACTTCGAAGTTGGGGTCAGGGTTCGTGTCGACCATCCCCGGCCTCTGCGAGTTCTCGCACTCGCCTTCGCAGCCGGGTAATCTCTTCCTGCGCCGTTTCGAGATGAACGCTGATCACCCCAAGCTCTTCGACGCATCCGACGCACAGAGCGACCGTTCCCTCGGCTGGTGCCGCGGCCCCCACATGGACTATCGTGCGGCACTTGGAGCAGAGAAGTGCCCCACGTCCGCCGTTGAATTTGAACTCGCTGGGCTCGAAGGCTTGCCCGGGATGTGGGGTGGCCATGACCCGCTCGACCTCAGCAAGCCGGGCGTCATAGCCCTCGGCGATAGCGCTCGTAGAAGGCACGCTCTTCGGGCGTCTTGCTGGTGTCGATCTTGGCCTGCACACGCTCAGCAGCATCGCCCGCGAGGAACCGGACGATCTCGAAGTCTTCGGGCAGGAGCTTGAACGGGCGTTTGGGGGCGACCATCATGACCTCGGGCTGTAGCGTTCCGTTACCTCGGTCTCCCACCGGCCCACGATCAGCTCGAAGGCGACCAGATCGACCTCGAAGTCCTGGGCGTCCGCGTAGGCCCTGATGGCGTCGGGATTGGGCGCGTGGTCGACGAAGGAGCAGTCGTCCATTTCCATGATTTCGGGGAACGGGATGGGCTCGATTTGACCACTGGGTCGCACGAGCCAGAGGCTGTACCACTTCTCAGCCAGCTCGACCGTGATGGTGGGGGCGTCAGGGCAACCATCTTGGGTACAGCTCGAACCGGACAGCACCAGCTCAAGACCTCGGGGGCTTTTCATCGTTACTTCTCTACACCAGCTTCGAGATACTCAATGGCTTTGCGGAGCAGCACGGGGTCGTCTTGGAGGTTCCCGATACCTACATTACAGGGCCTACACAGAAGGCCCCGAACGCGACCTGTCTTGTGGCAGTGATCGATACATGTGTGGGGCCCCATTCGCACTAGGGGTCTGGGGCAGATAGCGCAGAGTCCTCCTTGCTTAGTGAGAAAGGCGTCGTATTGCGCTTCCGTGAGGTCATAGACTTGAAGCCATCTGTTCAAGATCCGTCCGTGGGGATGGGCCTTGCACCAAGCCCGATGAATCTCGTTCATCCTCCCTGGGTTGGCCTTGTCCCATGCCTTCGCTTGGGCGTTACAACACTCTTTACAGTGACTCCGAAGTTTGCCTGCCTTCTTACCTGTCCCGTGACGATAGAACGGCCCAGAGCCTCCGCACTTCGAACATGTCTTGGGACCGACGTCAGGACGTTTCTGGGTCGCGGATAGCTTTTGACGAGTCTCTTCCGAGACAGGTTTCCCGAAGCGGCTGTTGTTCTTTCCGCGAGCCTGGTGCCCATAAATGTACTTACGGGGCTTCTTTCGGTTGATGGTAGTTAGACCCCCACATCCGCAGGCACATGGAGTCGGGTCGGGAGTAGGAAGGCTACGAGGTGTCATCGTCCATAAGGATATCCCAAGCTGTCCGCACACCTGGGAATTTCTTCTGTACGAGGTGTACCAGTTTTCTGCACTCCTCAATGTCGAACATACCTATGTGAACCTCGGAAGCCGTGAGCTTCATGGCCTTCTGCATCCAGGCATACGCTTGCGAACGCGTCATGCGGCCGGGTCGTTCACCCTCTTTCTTCCACAGGCGGTCGAAGATCCTGTGGGCAAACACCCGGGCCTTCCGGGTCGGCTTGTCGCCCGGGATGCCCTTGGGGCGACCATCCTGGTGGGCTCCCAAGGTAGCGGTGCAGGTGGGCCAATTCTCGCAGCCGTAGAAGAGCCCGTGCTTCGACTGTCGAAGCTGCATGGTGGCGGATGACTTGCACTCCGGGCACAGCATCCCCTGGACCTCGCCCGGGAATCCCAACCCGCAAGGCTCTTCACCCATCGTCACGTCCTCGACGGCCGGAAGCTCGCCTTCCTTGGGCGGAGGCGTGAACAGGTGGTCGAGCGGGTTGGGCACCCATGATTACTACACCGGGGCCCATTCTTGAGGGTCTGGGAAACCTCCGGGCGGTGCCGTGATGAGGCTTCCTGCTCTCCCTGCTTTCAGTCGATTCTCACGGAGCCATGTGCGGCAGCCCTCGCAGGTGACTTGCGCGAAGCTGTTGGTCGTATGCCGGTGGAACCGGTCGCTCCCAATCGGTAGCAGCGACCAGCCGCAGACGGTTTCACGAGCATCTTCGCAGAAGTGCTGCTGGTTCTCGGGGCTGGATTTCGACATGGGAATCTCTACACCGGAGCTGAACTCCGGAGCCCCGTGGCGTAGCATCGGGGCATGACTGCATCCAAGGGCACTCCCGCACAAGAACGCCTGTTGGCGAGCTTGCCGAAGCACAGGCAGGAGATCGAGAAGCATCTGGGAGGCCGGGGGCTGCTCTACAGATTGCAGCAGCAGGGGCTCGTGACGGTCGACGAGTTTGGGCTCGTCAGGCGCGTCCCCCAAGAAGTACCCAGTTCGGGCTCGTCAGGGGTGTAGTGAAGAACATGGATGCGAAGCAGCGGCCCCCTTGTCCTCAGTGTTCCGCCCTTTTGACGCACAACGTCGAAGGGCGCGTTCCGGATGCCCTCGACTGGTTTTGCTCCTTCTGTGACTATCGGGCCAACCCCGAAAACCGCACAGCAAAAGTTTCGAAGATGATGAAGCCCATGGATGCGAAGCAGGCACGTGCCGAGTTGGAAGGTGGGATCATCGGGGTCGTCGTGGGGCTCGCAGGGGTATCCGACATGCTGATCCTGAAGCTCCACGAGGTGGTGCCGGAGCGCGGGTCGGACCTCTGGGTTCGGTTCACCCGGTGGCGCGACTCCGAGCCGGACAGGGGTGGGGATCAGCCGTTCCAGAAGTGGGTGGTCAAGACCTTGATGGGCGCTGTCACGGTGAACCTGCAAGCCACTCAGACGCGCCTCAACGAGATGCAGATTCAGAACAAGCCCGTGCAGTCGAAGCTGAACTGAGGCCCATGGACACGAAGGCTGAATGCGAGGCCGGGTGCGGACGCCCCAAGATGGCGCCAGACGGCACCCTGTGCGAGACGTGCTACCGGGCGTTCTGTGTGGTCGAGCCGAGCGTACGGCTGAGCGACTGGGTGGCCGAGGCGAAAACAAGGGTGGCGAGCCGATCCTCGAACAGACGTGTCGAGGCCCTGGGGCACGGAGACATCGAGGTGTGGAGTGGGGATCCCCCGCATACCCACCAGTTCAGCCCGACCTCCAAGGTCTTGGGGCTCATGGACGCCCTGAGGGCAGCCCACGACTGCATCGCCTTCGAGGGTTCCCTGGATCAGGAGAACAACACCCGGATCGCGAACCGAGCACTCGACAAGATCGCTGCTGCTTTGGCATCGGTCGAGCACCTCCAAGAAGCTCTCCGGCGACAGCAGCAGTGGGATGCCGAGCAGGCTGCTAAGGTAAAGCGATGAAGGTTCGTGAGCTGATCGAGGCTTTGCAGAAGGTCGACCCCGAGCGAGAGGTCGTCTACGAGGAATGTGCCTACGGGGGCGGGGGCGACGAGATCATCGGCGGGTTGGAGATCCTGGAACTCGACAGCCTTATGGCAGGCTGGTCGCAGATGCCGGTGGTGCGACTGATCCGGGCGAGCCTTCTTCAGGATGAACTGAAGAACGTGGAGGCGTAGCAGATCCCATGTACCAGCGATCCAAAGCAGCCAAGCGAGCCCGTACGCCCGAGCCCTTCAACAAGGACGACTGGAAGGTGGTCAGCGGGGTTTTGCGGGAGGCCCTGACGCGGCTCGAAGCCCAAGCGGCCCAAGGTACTGGCCAGGTGCTTCCCAGGGCAAAGCGGCTTACCATCCTGGCGGAGCGGGCCGACGAGTGGGCAGCTCACGAGAAGCAGCGGTCGACTCCTGCGGTCGAGACCCCTGTCCCGGTGCTGACGCCCGCAGAGAAGCATGAGCAAGCGCGGAAGCTGGTTCTCAACAAGATGCACAACTCCAAGGCCGACATCCGGTCGGAAGAAGGCTTCTGGCAGATCTACGGGGAGGATCCCAACTGCGACCTTCAGGGGCCGCACAGCCGCCCCAACCTGGGGGTCTTTCAAGGGACGCTCTCGGATGCCATCGATTACGCGGTCGATTTGCCGGAGTTCTTCACCTGGGGCGGGGGCGGCACCATCGAGCCGGTGCAGGTGACGACGAAGCCGAACCAGCCCCTTACTGTTGAGTGTGGGGCATGCCGTGGGTACGGGTATTTCGGTCCCACAGGCAAGCCGTCTGTCGACAAGCGGAATCGCAAGTGCCTGGATTGCAACGGCGAAGGCCACAAGCCGGGCTGAACCCTGGCCGGACTCGGCGTAGCAAGGCAGGAGACCCCTATGTCCCTCATCGAGAAGCCCTGCCCGGTCTGCCGGGTGCCCTACCTGGATGGGCACCTGTGCCACAACCCCACGTGCTGGGTCGACAGCAACCCGAAGCCGATGGATCGAAGAGAGCACCTCTGCAACGACTGCGGCACCAGCCGCCTGGAACCCGAGGACAGCATCTGCCTGGGATGCTCGATCAAGCGTGGGCAGCCGTGAAGCGAGGGCTCGCCAGGCTTCTCCGAGGGCTTGCTGAACGCCTCGATGGGTACGAAGCCCGGATGGCTGCCGAACGCCGGAGGCAGGTGGAAACGACGAACCGGTACATCGGCCGGACCGAGCGCTACATTTGCTGCCTTGAGGCCCTCATGACCTCTACCGTCTTGGAACCCTTGCGCAAACAGCACAACCGGTTCGACACGAAGCGGCTAATCGACGCAGGCTGGCCCACCAGATGAAGCCCAAGTTCCACTACACGCCTCTCCCGGCCGAAAGAGTACCGGACAACTGGCGTGAGCTGCACTCTTGTAAGGCAGTGCTCGCTATGGAGGTGGAGCAGACGGGAAGGCAACTGATGACCCTCGATGACCAGGGGCGGTGCAACTTCTGTGTGCAGAACGCTCCTGATGGGCCTTTGGGCAAACATGGTCTGGACATCATCCCGTTCGATGTCCCGGGGGTCTACAACCTCGAAGACCTCAACAAGCCCGATGGGCCCCTCATCGTCCGGAAGCGAAAGCTTCTCTCGTAGACGGTGTAGAACACCCCATGCGGCGCCTCTTGAAACTGCTGCACTGGGCCTACAGCATCGTGCCTCCGACGGTCGGGGGTGGGGTGGCATCTTGGACGTACGAGCGCCTGGGAGTCCCATGGGCGCTCCTGCTGGGGGTCTTGATGGGTACCTGCACCCAGATCGTGCTGCTGGTGACCCGACAGCAGGTGGAGCGGCAGTTGGCTCTCCAGATCGCAGAAGAGAAAAAGAACCAGCCATGAAGGAACCAGCCATGAAGGTACCCAAGGGTTACACGCTGCTCGCAAAGTACGGGTCCCAAGGGGAGCACATCTGGACAGCCCATCGGTCGGACCAATGGGCGGGACCGGAGCGCGAGAGCTACGAGGCTGCTTGGGCGGACGCAAACCAGCACGCCAAGGAGAACCCCAGGGTCGAACCCGTACCCGTGAAGAACTTCTCTTGTGGATCAGGGCCGTTGGTGTAAAGAACCCCCATGCGTCACTCGCCCCTCACGAACCGTTTCGCCGAAGCCGGGTTGAAGTTGGAGCTGACCAGCGGGCCCATCGCTGGAAGCATGAACGGCGACATCGTTCAGATCGACATCCAGCGGAAGGTCAAGACCAACATCCGCTCGGAGTACTTCCGCATCTGGGGCGGGCACCAGGACAACCGCATCGAGGTGCTGGGGATCGACCGGCAGCTCTGTCAGCTCATCCTGATGGTCCACGAGCCCACCCGGGTGTTCACGGTGGAGATCCGGAAGAGCCGCATCAACACCAAGCAGCCCGAGGGCAAGCTCTTGCGGGAGACCAAGACCCACTGGATCTTCGAGCAGAAGACCTCCAACCGAAAGAGGCACTTCCTCTGCGGGGTGGACGAGCGTCAGCTCTTCCTCTGCCAGCTCTTGAAGGCCTGCTCGACCGTCCGTGATGCCCACGCCTCGCTCAAGTCGCCCACTGTCGTGACGGCGGAGGGGCGGCACCAGCGCACGACCCGGCAGGGAGAGTGGTTCTTCCTGATGCCCACCGACGAGGAGCTGGCGGCCATCGAGGAGTCGATCAAGACCAACAAGCTCAAGGTCGAGCGGAAGTGCCCGATCGGGCCCATGACCGCTGGCCCGCCCCGGGGGAATAAGGTCCGCCAGGGCGCGGGCAACCCCCACACGGCAGACGAGCTGGTCGTGCTCCCGGGAACGCCCCTCAAGCACGGGTGGGCTGTCCGAGCCCGGGAGGTCTTCGTTCGAGGCAAGGTTCGGCACGTCGACCACGCAACCGTCTCGTTCGGCACCTGGCGGAAGGTCATCCGGAACGCGGAGGCCAACGAGGGCCGCATGGATGGGGTGAGCTGGATCGACTGAACAGCCTCGATCCCCAACGTAGTACGCTGTATGACCAAGCCCAAGCCCGAAGACGACACCACCGCGAGGAACCACGCGCTCAAGCGGTTCACGACCGAGGCCATCGAGAGCGAGGCCCAGAAGAAGCTGCTCAAGAAGCACAAGCTCATCGAGTACACCCACGGCTTCTGGCACCTCAGCGACTTCGGCAAGGCCGAGGCCATCCGGCTCGGCTACCTGGACGCGTGAAGCCATGGACGAGGACGAGAAGCAGCGAAGGTTCCTGGCCTACCGAGCAGGCTGGATCGCGGGGGCTGGTGGACAGGATTCGTCCAACCCATGGAGCCTCACTGAGGCCATGAAGCAGGCTTGGCTTCGAGGGCACCAGCAGGGCAAAGACACCATGGTGCTCACGATGGCCCACGAGGCAGAGCGGCTCGGGCTCGATGCTCACATGAGCCTCTTGGTGGACGGGACTCCCAAGAAGTAGGCGCTTGGTGTAGGGAAAGATCGTGGAACCCATCCCCGATCAAGAACTCGTCGAGAAAGAGCTGTGGAATCTCACCCAGCAACAGGCGAAAAAGCAGCGTGAGGAGCTGAAAGCTCGCGGCTTCAAGCTCGCCCGCCAGTGCTGGGGGTGGTACCAGCACTGGAAAGTGGAGGCCTGGGACATGGAGGACCCGATGCGCGGGCGGTACTGCGTCATCGATGAGGCCTACCGTCCGCTGACTCCCCAAGCCCGCACCTGGATGCGGAAGGCGAAGCAGCAGGATGAACAGGGGCCCTTGGCGACGTAGTACGGGCATGAACGCCAGCGCCCGCATCGAAGAGAGCCGTTTCGGTGGTTTCGAGGAGTTCGCGGATGACGAGTTCGTGGACCCGGCTACCGAGGCTCGCGATTACGAGAACGGCTCGTTCGACGGCGCCAGCCGCTGCCCCCGTCACCCCGAGCAGAAGACCAGCTCGGATGACGGCGTGTTCGACTGCGACTGCTCGAAGTGCGAAGCCGAAGCCGAGGCGGATTTCCAGGCCTGGCAGGTGAGCCCCGAGAACCTCAGCAGGACGGTCTGCCGTGCCTGGGATGGTTGCTCGCTCCCCTGGACCCGCGTGGCGACCTGTCAGGACGTCGAGGACGACCTTCCGTTCTGATCCTGGCTGAACGACCCCTGAATCGGGCGTAGTACTTCACAGGAGCCCCCATGCTGCACACCCTGCTCAACACCGTCATCTGCCAGACCTTCCTGAAGGAGTGCGGCAAGTGGCAGTCGAAGAAGGAGACCCCCAAGGCGTTCTTCTTCGAGTTCTCCACGAGCGTCGACCACAAGATCGAGGAGGGCTACCGGCACATCGAGGTTCTCCTTTACGCCTCGATGAACTACGTCCAGGTGTGGACGCGCCGGACCTACACGGTCATCCCCTTGGCGGACCTGGAGGAGGGCGCGGATGGGGAGTCGCGGGTCAAGAAGGGCAAGGACTACAACGAGGGGGCGACCCCTTGGGAGAAGGTCTGCGACCACGACTCCTGCTGGCGTGATGGTGTCTCGAAGATCATCTGGGACAACCGGAACGACCTCAGCACCTTCAGCGGATCCATCGGCGAGTGGTACAAGCTCGTCGACCCCGAGAAAACCATCCCTGGCATCACGGGCTGAAGCCCCATGTTCGACCCCCAAGATACCCTGGACCGGATCGCGTGCGCCCTCGGGTGCTTGACGGATCGCATCGTCACGGTCGACCTCGGAACCACCGAGACCGCGTACGATATCCTCGCAACCGCCAACGGGCAGAAGGTGATCGAAGGCGAGCACGAGATCGTGACGAAGGCGTGTGGTGGGGTCATCTACATGGCTCGACGCCCCGTACAGAGCTGAGGACCCCATGAGCGACGACAAGGTAGGGGCGGTTTGCACAGGCGGTTGTGGGGCGTGGTTGCCCAGCGAACCCTGGTGCTGCCCGGGCTGCACGATTCGGCAGCTCAAGGCCGAGCTGGAAAAGACCGAGCATCTTTACAAGCTCGCGATCCAGTACGGGAACCAGAAGCGTCGGGCTTGCGAAAACTTGGAGCTGGAAGCCCAAGAGGCCATTCGATGTGCCGCTACCTGGCGGGGCCAAGCCGAGAAGGCCGAGAAGGCGCTTTCCAACGAGGTTCAGACCACCAGGAGCTGGCTGGCTCGCGCTGACCCCGCGCGAACCCGTATCGAGGTGCTGGAAGCAGCTCTGACCAAGGCCTGCGCCGGGATCGAGCAGGTCATCTTCCTCATCTACCGGTTGCATGACGACGTGATCGACGATGTCGAGGCCATCAAGAAGCAGGTGCCTGGGTGGCAGAAGCTCGCTCAGTCCATCAAGACCCCCCACGAGAGCGTGCCTCCCGACATCGTTCTCTACACGTGGATGGAGCCGAAGCCTATCGACGAGATCCACACAGCGGTGTTGGATAGGCTCAAGACCTTCAAGCTGTGGCCCGACATCCCCATCAAGATCATGGTGATCGAGGGGCACCCGGTGTTCGTTACCGAGGCTCCGTACATGTGGGCCCCGCCCGCGGTGTAGAGACCCAAATGACCTCAAAACGCCGTCCCCAGTCGAGTCCCACCTCTGAGCAGCTCAAGAAGCTTCGAAACAGCCGTCTGGGCAAGCTGCTACTGGCGGATGCTCAGGCCCGCGTGGTGGAGATCAACCGGCACAGCATCGATCAGGCTGCACGGATGCAACAGCTTCAAGAGAAGATCGAGGAGCTGACGGGACGTTCGAATGAGACTCTCGTCCGATCGGTCGAAGCTGGGGAGAAGCTCAAGCAGCAGTGTGATGCTCTGGTGGCCCAGAACAAGGATCTCCAGAAGCGGCTCGACTACGAGCAGCGGCGTGCCGCCCAGGCCCTCACCTGTGCGGACAACGCCAGCTTGGCTGCGGGCTTCATGGCCCGACTGACCCACGCGATGCAGCAGACCCGCGCTCAAGCTGGTCTGGGAGAACAGAAGCCCCATGAAGATCGACAACCACACGAACCGCGCAACGGCTGACATCCGGAAGATCATCCTGGCGTGCTGCCGAGAGGCCGACTGGAAGGCCCCCAAGGGCATCATCGTTCGTGTGGTGTACGCCAAGACCAACCGGATCTCCGGCTGGGCCATGTACGGGGCGTATAATGGCGGGTACGACAACCGGAAGCGCATCCCCAAGAAGCTCCGACATCAGGGATGCGCGATGCTGCTTCGCATCCCCCGGGGCGAGTTCAATCTCGAACGCTTCATCGGTGTGGTGCGGCACGAGGTCGGGCACTGGCGCAACATCCGGCATCCCGACATGTCCGAGGCGCTGCTCTACAGCCGCTTCAAGATCGCCGACCATCCGTGGGCACAAGGGCTCACGTTGGGCCACCAAGCGGAGCCCAAAGGGCCCACCTTGGCCGACCGAGTGTCAGCCCGGGAGCAACACGCCCGGGAGATGCTGAGCCTGCACGAGCGCAAGATGGAGCGGGAGAAGAAGCTCGTAGCCAGGTGGCGGGCGAAGGTGCGGTACTACGACCAGAAGGCCGCCCGGGAGCCCCAGAAGATGGCGGCCTCCCGGGCTGAGCCCGAGGTGGCCGGAGGGTTCGATGCCTGCTAACCCGCAAACGCTCTTTCTGCCGTGCCCGTTCTGCGGCACTGCGGCCATCTACCGCTGCAACCAAGGCGAGAGCCTGTGGTCGCACGACATCGTGGACTGGCACGAGGTGTACTGCGGCGAATGCGACATCCGGATGCTCCGATGCGTCGACCTCGACGTTCTCTACCGGGACCGCAACCTGGGTCTCTGGGGCATCCCGTACAAGATGCGGCCGGGACAGAGCCCCCGCGATCTCAAGGACGCCCACGACAACTACCGGTGGCCCGCACCAGGGCACTACGGCCCGAAGCGCATCTCGCTCGACGATTGGGTCTACCTCGGCCATCCTGGGTGGTACGGCTCGATGACCCCTGCCAAGCAGGAAGCGGTCAAGGCCTTCCTCGCCCAGCACCGGGACTCGATCCCCGGCTACCCCCACGAGTGGTCGGAGCTGGAACCGGGCTCAGCTCCGCTGCTGCTCGATCAGATCTGCTGAACCCCCTTCCTTCCAGACGTAGTACCAGCATGGTGCGTATCACCGATCACGACCTGTTCTGCTCCAAGACCGAGAACTTGGAACGGCTGGCCCGCGCCATTGGGGCCGAGATCCCCAAGAAGATCGCCCGTGAAGGCGAGTACCGCCGGAAGCTCGTGCTCTCCATCGCTCGTCAGGAGCACCGGATCGAGCGGCTGGACCGGCAGGCCCCCAAGAAGGCGGCTGAACGGGTACCCTCGCCCACGTAGTACTCCCATGAGCAGGCAGTTCGGCATCTTCAACGATGAGGGTAAAGTCGAGGGCGACTTCTACTCGTTCGAGTCAGCCGCTGCCGCAGTGTCGGAACGCTACACGGACGAAGACGAAGTCCACGTGGCCGAGTGCTGCCACGACCATCCCGAACATGAGCGTGAAGCCTGCGAGGAGTGCAACGCGGACGACGTGGTGTAGAGAGATCAAGACCCCAAGAAGGATGACCGGATGAGAACGCTCCCCACGGATGACCATGATCAGATCGCGCTGGCCAAGCTGAACGCTGAGCCGTGGATGGTCGAGTGTCTCGCGCTCAACCCCGAATACGTCCACTGGGGGCCTGGCGAGGACTACATGTCCACAAAGGGCGACGGGTGGGGTGCATCGAAGGTCTTCCCGACGTGGACAGCGTTTGGCCCATGGAGTCTCGACGAGCTGAACGAAATCGTCCACTTCTACTTCGCCGTCGAACGCGACGCGGAGAAATGCACCCTGTGCGATGGGGACGGCCTCAACCCTGCAACGCACCAGATCTCGGAGAGCTTCTACGACTTCGACGAGACCGGTCAGCGATGGTGCGAAAACATCACCCAGGACGAGGTGGACGCTCTCCAGGAGCAGGGCCGCCTTCGCACGTGGGATCGAGAGAAGAAAGAGTGGTCCACGACCCCGCTCACCGCTGCCGAGGTCAACGCAGCGAACCGTCGCAGGGGTCTGGGAGACCTCAGCCACGACGCAATCAACCGCTGGATCTTGATCGAAACGCGGGCAAAGCGGCTGGGCGTCTACGGGAAGTGCGATGCGTGCAAGGGTGACGGCTACATCTTCACAGCACCGGCTGCTCACTTGGAGCTTACGCTGTGGTTTCTGCACCCGCGCAAGGGAGCGGCAAGAGGCGTACGGGTCGAGCACGTGGAGCAGAACGAGCTTCCCACTGTGTTTGCCTTGCTGAACGCCGCCGCCAAGCAGAACGCTGACCGCTTTCGTGCAGTGCAGCAGAAGGTACAACGGTAATGCCGTACCGCAAGGCAGCCTCCATCCCCCAAGAGCCGGGGCTGCCCACGCCACCCCAGCGGTCTTGGTGGTGTAGAACCTTTCACGATCACGTGCTCCCCGCACAGGTGATGGGCATAATCGCCTTCCGCTGCGTGGATTGTCCTTGTTGGTGGTACCCACGTGGCCTGGAAGCCGCGAAGCTTGAGGCTGAGCGCATTCGGGTTGATCGCGAGGAACGCGAGCGCCTCTGAGGGCGAGATCCTCTTATCCAGCGCTGGAGTACCTATGGTCGACAACTACGATCGGCGCACCGCTGGTGACGAAGAGCCTTGGCAGGAGCGCCAGGGCGAGGTCATGGAGCCCAAGAAGGCTGTGGACGACCTCGTGGAAGCGCTCGAACGAGATCCGGATGACGTCCTCGATGAGGTGGTGGGGAAAGCCCGCAGCCTCTTGGGTGATTTGGACGCAGCCGAGAGCTGCGACAAGGAAACGGACTTCGACGCCAACATGCAGGCAGCCCACCGGGCAGTCAAAGAGCTGGCGGAGCTTCTCAAGAAGACCAAGGCGAAGGCCAAGAAGGACGAGCTGCCCGATACGGTCGAGATCCTCGACGAGGCTATCGCAGATCTGCGGGGACTTGCGCGGGACATCGACGAGCTGCTGCCCGAAGGCTAGAGCGGCGGTGTACCCTAGAGGTACCCATGAAGAGCAAGCTCAAGAAGTGGCCTGCGGATGACAAGCCCGGGTCAGCGGCCGAGATCATCCAAGGGGTCGAGCAGATCCTGCGCAAGGGATACCGGCTCGAACGCACCAAGGAGCCCTTGCAGTACCAGGGCTACGGGCTCGGCATCCACAGTCTTGGGTGTAGCCCCGACCTCAACAGCACCTTCACCCGGTCGAACCTCCAGTACCACGCAGAGCGGGATCGCGACCTTCTGGCTGTCGCCCTGATGGCCGTCTTCAACCTCGGGATCGAGCAGGGGCGTCGGATGGACTCCGGAGAGCTGAGTCTTCTTCGTCGATTTGTGGACGATCTTCATCCTCTTCCCCCCAAGGCACCTGTCCCCGCAAAGCGTCAGCGTCCGTGAGGTAGCCCGGATGCAGACCGTCATGCACCTCCCGGTGGCAGCGGCAGCATAACAAAACGCATTTCAGCAGCTCGGGCACGATCCTCTTCCAACTGGTGACCGACGAGATCGAGAAGTCCTTCTCGGTGGGGTCTAGATGGTGGAGATCCATCGCTGCATCACAGCGGTCGTAGCCGCAGATCCGGCACCGCCCGCCCATGTGAGCGATCACCCGGCGTCGTAGAGCTGCGCGTCTGGTAGCGACCCCAAATTTGTCCGGCTTCATCCGGGCGGCCTACACCAAAGATGGCTGAACTGAGGCCTCCGGAGGTGTAGTAAAGAAAAGAGGTGTCTGCATGGGTACCCGGGGATGCGTGGCGGTCGGTACGTTGAAGAAGTGGCGCGGCGTTTACAACCACAATGACAGCTACGCGACGGGGCTTGGACGCGAGGTGTGGCAGAAGCTCCAAGAAGCTCGAAGAGACGCGGGCCTGAAAGCATTCGCCGAACGGTTGGCACTCCAACGGACCCGACTGCCTGCGATGTCGCAAAGCGTGGGACCGGCTTCCTGAATCCGAACGGCGCTCACCATGGGAGACAGCGTGATGGCTCGCACGAAAGAAGATACGATCTGGAACTTCCGCGACGCAGGTCTGCTGCTCATCCGAGCCCTCGAAGATCTGCATGGAGCTGAGTCCATGCTCATGCTCAGAACTTCTGAGGGAAGTGCCGCCCCTGCTGACGCTCTTACCAGAACGGCTAGCCGCATCAAGGCCGCCGCCAAACACATCGAGGCTATCCAGCTTGTGCTGAAGGCTGAGGTCAAAAACAAGTTGCGTCAGCAAAAACCAGCACGGAAACGCGTTGTCCGTGGGGGATAACAGAACGCCGTTCGCCCATCGGTTGCTCAGGGAAGCCGGAAAGGCTGGCTACAGATCGTTCCTCAACTGTTCGATCCATGTAAGCCCCGAGACCTGGCTCAAACTTCGGGAGTCTGCTCTGGTTGATGACCTCACCGAAGAAGTGCGAATGGTCGGAGGGACCATGCAGGTCTACAGGAAGCAGACGACAGAGTACGTAGGGGTTTTTCTTGGGGGCCGTGTGTACGTGTCCGAGAAGATCAACAACACCACTTTCATCGTCAACGACGTACGCGTTCCCATCTTCCCAAACTGAGGAGCCATGAACACCATCGAACGTCTCGAAGAGCTGCTGGCCAAGAAAGACCAGGAGCTGGAGGAGAAGGACGCCGAGCTGCAAAAGGCCAGCGAGGAGAACGACCGCCTGGAACGCGAGCTGAAGGGCAGCCTCGACGGCTGGCGACACTCCGTGGAGCTGCCTGACGACGATCTGCCGGTTCCCCGCCTGGAGGTGGTTTACGTTCTGGATGACGGGTGGAGCGACTTCCGGGTCATCTACCGGCTGGTGATGAAGCACCTGTTGGGGAACCTGGTCGCGATCCCGCTGAGCTACACGAAGATCAGCGGCGGCCCCAACAAGGAACCCGAAGCCGATCATCTGCCGTTCCGAGACGGCGCCCACATGGCGCACGACGCAGCTCTCTTCGGGATTCCCGCGTTCAAGCTCCTGCCCGGGAAGCTGCCCAAGCGGCTCGATCTCAGTGGGTATGGAGCCACCGAGAAGGGCCAGAAGGATCGACGGCCCTAAAGTTGGCCCGCCCTCAGCGGATGACCGATGCTGCCCTCATGATCAAGCTCCGCCTCGACATCTCGCTCCCCGATTCCGCTGACGTGACCGCTGTGGTGTACCTCCTCCGGGCCACCCGCCAGCTCGTCGGGCTCATCTGGCCCGGGGCCACCCTTCGGTGCCATCCGGCGTTCATCACCAGGCCCAAGACCTCATGAGTCGTAGAACCGAACCTTGGTGGGTCTGCTCATGTGGGGCCAAAATCGCCCGCCCGGGCAAAAACCTCGCGGCTGCGTCCCGAGCGCATCGAGAAGCAACTGGGTGCCAAGGATCGAACGGTCTCGTGCAAGTGGCGCAGTCTCGTAAAACCACCCGCAAAAAGGTCCCGTGAAGTACTTCGTGATCGATGAAGACCAGCTCCGGAAGCTCAAAGCGGCTTCAACCAGGCTCCACACCGAGAACCGGATGAACGGAGACGAGATGCGTGATCTCGGGCACCTGCTGGCCGACATCGAACGCGTCTGCCGCGAATTCCCCGTTCCCGAAACCTAGGCTGCCTCGCCAGAAGCTTCTTCGAGGGCCTCGGCCAGGACGTCGGGGTCGAGATCCTTGAGCTGATCGGCGACCAACTTCGTGATGTAAGCCGTCATGAGGTCTCGGTCGTCACCCTTGGGGGCCTCGGCCGCATGGACCACGTGTTCGAGCACGTGCGTGATCCCGTGCCCGAAATGACCAAGCTCCTCGACGGTTACGAGATTGCCGAGCCCGTGGGTCACCGTGTTGAGGGCGAGCTTCTTGGCGAGCGCCTTGGTGAAGCTCTCGGCGGTCTTAGCGGCAAGCCCCTTGAGCCCAGCTCCGAGGCCGCCCGTGACGGCAGCCGTCGCGACCGTCAAGGCCACGTCGAAGGCCACCATCTTGACGGCCTTCTTCTGCTCCTTGGTCATCTTCTCGCCCTTGAGCACGGCCTTGATGCCCTGCCCGGCGGTCTTGAACTCGTGCGCCTCGTGTTTGATCGCGTGCTTCGCGTTCTGGTAGACCTTATCCGGAAGAGCTTCGAGGCTCTTGTGCATGGACTGCAAAACACCACGCCGGTGGGCATCGTCCGAGACGAACTTCTTGATCTCGGTGGGGGCGTTTGAGAGGAAGCTCTTGGCCTTCTGGGAGAGCGACTGGAGGCGCTCTTTGAAGGTCTTCTTGGGTTGGTCAGCGGACTCTTCGTGCTCCGCCTTGGGCTTCTCAGCCGGGGGAGCCTCGGGCTTCGGCTGCTGCACATCAGGCTTCTTGACGTGATGCTTCGTCTTGTCCGCGCCCGGGTGCTCCTTGAGATACTCCCGTAGAGCCTCGGGGCTGCTGAACTCGAACCCCTGTTGCTCGAAGGACTTCAAGTACCGAGCTGCCACTCGAAGAGTCAGGGCTGCCTGCTTGATCGGGATGCCGTTTTTCACGCTGATGGTTCCAGGGCCCTTTTCGAACGGCTGCCACGAACGTTCCGTCTGCGATCCCGTGACGTGCATCGAAACCCGGTTGAGCGCCATCGTCAACCAGCTCACGATGTCCGAACTTCCCAGAGGGAACGAGCTTTCTGACGTGACCCCGAAGTTCGAAAGGACATGCTTGAAGCGGTACGTCTTGTACCCAGACTTCCCCGTCACCTCGATGATCGAGAACTTGAGGCCCCCATCAGCGATGTGGAAGTACGCCTGCTCCAAGATTCTCTCGGTCGGCTCCTCGGGTAGGCTCGGCGTCGGCTCGTCCATCACCAGTACCCGGACATCGAAAGGCTAGCGAGGGGGCAGGAACCGCTCGTAGGCCTCTTCCTGGATGTCTTGGATCGCCCATTGGACAGCCTGGTTGTCCTCGTTCGGGTCATTCGGGTCGACCCCGTGATGCCGGATGTAGGCTTCGACCTTCTCGTGGTGCAGCTCGCGCCGGAGGAGCTGCCCGACCGTGTAGGAGAGCTGCTGACGGAGCTTCGCTTGCTCGTCGTGAACACCTTGGCCGAAAGGCTCGAACCCGAGTGGGATGGCGCCCGCTTTCACGCCCTCGACCGCTCTCTCGATCTTCGGAGCGACCTCTTTCTCGAAGAACTCTTGGGCGAGCCGGTTGATGGTCTTCTGGTAGTCCGTCTCGGAATCCGCGATCGACTTCTTGAGGGCTTCGATCTGCTGGTGTTCTCGGTGGTGCATCTCCTTCTCGATGGCCTCGAACTCCTGGTGCGTGACCCGGTTGAGCTGGCCCTTCTTTTCGAGCTGCACGATCTTCAAGCTGTAGTGCCGATCCGAGCCGCCTTCCTTATCATTCCCGTCGGTCACCCGCCACATGGCGACGTACTTGCGATCCACGTCGTAAACCCACAAGAATCGCCACTTGTTCTCTGGGCGACCCAGGTTCATGATCCGTGCATCCCCCGCCCACGCCGGGTCTTCTTGATCGCCCAGCGGGCCCCCGTCAGTCGACAAGACGTACTTCCGGCCCCCGATGGTCTCGTGCGGGCCGGTGGGCTTCGGCTTGAAGGGCACCACGACGGCGGCCAAGAACCGACGGACTACGCGCTCGATCAAGGGATCCATCACCCTGATGGTACGACAAGAACTCTACTCGGTGGAGAAGAACTTCCGCTTTCGCTCGTCGGATTCCCGCTTGGACTCGCAGGTCGCGAAGGTGTCCCGCTTGAACCGAATGGGGTCTCGTACCGGGATGTCGTCGGTCCCAGCCGCTCGATGCCCAACGACCCCACACGGGCAGGTCATGACATCGATCTTCTTGCCCTTCACGACCTTCGTGAAGCTGTAGACCGGTCGGTGGCCTTTCACGTCGTACTCGTTTGGGCCAGGAGGCCATTGTACGCACGGACAAGCGCGACGAGATCGTGGTCCTCGGCTCGTCCACAAATAAACGGTCTCCGGTCACACTTATCGTCGTGTGCGTGATGCTCCCCACACGGTTCGTAGCCGCCCCAACATGAACTCGTGTGTACGTGAGCACGTCGTTTGAGCCGATTGAACTGTTCCGGTGTCATGCCAACCCCAAGAGGTTGTTGAGCGGCTTCTGGTCCTTGGCCCATTGCGCCCGTACGGCTGCCTCCCACACAGGCCGGTGAGCCTCAATGAACGGTGCTTCGGAGTCGTGTCCGACACACACCCATTCGTCGTCGCTCTCTCGGTAGTACTGGAGACGGCCCAAGTAGATGCGATTGGGCGTGCCCCCAGAGTCGACTTCCACAGACCCTTCGATTTGGAAATGGGTACGAAGCAGATCGTGAATCACGATCTTTAGAGCGTTTGGCTCCGTTTCAGCGGTGACGGTAACGTACGTGGACTTCATCGAAGTACCTGCTGACGCCGTTGGTAGGGGGTGGGGAAAAGCAGCTCAAGCTTCCGCGCCTCCGAGAGGGGCATCAGGAGCGTGCCGCTCTCGGCAAAGTCTTCATCACCCGGGCCGGTTCTGATGTAGATGCGGATGACCGTGGGGGTCGAAGGTGCCTGTTGGCCACCATCAGGGTAGAGGGTGGCCACGAAGTCCTTCGTGAGATCGAGCAGCATCACCCCTCCGGGTTCTGGTGCCGGGGGCAGTTACGCATCGAGGTCTCGGCGCAGTAACAGGGGATCTTCAACAATGCTCGTGCTTCTTCACCGAGGCGCTGACACCATCCGCATTCCGGAGCCTGAGACGACATATGCAGCGGACAGGACGGGTTCTGAAGCTCGCCCCGTACCTCGAAGCCACACAGCGACAGGCAGTATCGATACCTGGGGGTGCCGACAGGGTGTGTGCCATCGCCCAGGATACCGCCGCACTTGGGACACGGGTCCGCAGGCTTGGGAGGTTCTTGCTGGCCCGTTCCACGGCAGACGGTGCATGGATACGATTTGAAGTCATGCAGCTCGCCGGAGCCTTCACATTCAGGACAAGGACGAGGTGACTGAGCGAGACGCCGGTTTTTGGTGTTCACGAGGTCGTTGAGCCGCAGGGCAGCCCTGCACGCCACCTCAATGTCCGGCACGGAGCCTGTCGCCAGCATCTCCTTCGATGTTGGAGCGATCGACAACAGGCTCTCGACAGCATGCTGTTCTGCTTCCGTCAGCCCCTCGTACCCGGGTGGAGCAGCTTGCTTCTCTTGTGCCGCCAAGGCCTTGTTGATCGAGCACGAAGCCCGCATTGCACAGGCCTCGGGATCGGCGCACATGTACGGTTTGTCGTTGGCCTTGAGTGGAGCGTGGCATTTACGACACTGGTTCATCCCGGGTTCCCGCTCCCCTCCGGCTTACGATCTCGTTCAGGGCCCCCAGTCCGCAGCTCACTGCATCGGGTACTCTGACACCAACCTTGACGAGCATCTGGACCGTCCACGTTGTTCAGGAAGGCACAGACCCAGCACCGCCACGGAACGAACTTGGGGGTCTCCTTCTCAACCATGGCAGGCGCGTAGTCGCAAACATCGTGGCGCTCTCCATCCGCGCAGTCGTAGCAGATGGTACCTGGAGGGGGCTTTCTTGCCTGAACCAGAGCCGCGAGCTTTCCCCGCAGCACGTACGCGACCTCCTGACCGGTCTGGCGGCTGAGCATCTTGCTGTCCTCAGCCCATCGGGCGCAGTCCTCGACCAGAGCTTCCAGCTCATCCACCCGGGTGCGCTCGACCGTGAGGTTGGCTTCGAGGTCGTTGCGCCATGCCTGGAAGTCGTCGTCTAGTTGGGACCAGCGCTCGATGATGGGCTGATGCCGTTCGAGGATGTCCTCAACGTGCTTGAGCTTCTCCTGGGTCTCTTCCAGGGCGTTCTCGGCCACCTGACGGGCGTTGCGTTCCAGCCACAACAGGGCCGACGGAGGATGAGGCCCCATCGCCGCCCTGACGGCCTCGATGCCAGCTCGCCACTCCGGGTTCAGCGCCATCGACTGGCGGATGTACTCCCCGAGGCTGGTCAGCAGGGCCTCGCAGGCTTCCATGGCCAGGTCAGCTCGGGCCTGCTCGACACGGGGGGCAGCGGCCTGTGTCCTTCGCATCTCATCGATGATCCGAAGCAGTGTATCCCGGTCGACATGAGCCTCATGGATCTCGGTCTCGGTGCGGGACTCGGCCCACCCCCGACTCTCGACCTTGAGACTCCAGTTCTTGCGGATGCGCTCCTGTTCCGCGTGTCGCTTGCGGATCTCAGCTTCAGACTCGGGCGTTGTCATGGGCTTTCGTTCGATAGGAGCTGTTTCGCACCGCCTCCATCATCATCAGGAAGTTCCAGCGCGTCTGCATGTACCCGTTCCATCGAGAAAGAGCCGCCCCACACCCACCCAAACCACTGACCACCATCCATCCGCACTTGGGGGTGTACTTCATCGCCCACTGATCTGCGCCGTTGATCAGATCAGGATTGAATCCGAGCGACTGCTTGCCCAACACAGCGCACATGTGATTGAACACCCCGAGGAGTTCGGTCTTCGTCACCGTCGGGACTGTAACGCGTACGCGTTTCATCCCGATGCCTGTTTGACGGTCTTCGGCTCCTTCGTGACGATCACGGCCTTGCCCTTCTTCTCGACGACTTCCTCGGTGATCCGGATGGCCTTGATGTTGGGCTGGCTGCGGCTCTCGAACGAGTATGGCTGCAAAATCGACTCGACGATGCTCCGGAGCGCACGAGCCCCAGTGGGGCGCTTCTTGGCTTCACGCCCGATTGCCTTGAGGGCAGCCTCGTCGAACTGGAGGTCGATGCCATCGAGGCCGAAGAGCGCCTTGAACTGACGGATGATCGCGTTCTTGGGCTCGGTCAGGATCTGGACCATCTCGCCTTCGGTCAGGTCGATGGTGGTGGTCAGGACGGGCAAACGGCCCATCACTTCGGGAATGAGCCCGAACTCCAAGACGTCTTCCTCGGTAACCGAGAGGTAGGTCTCCGAACCCGAGAGCTTCACGCGCTCGACCGACCCGAACCCAAGGCTCGTATGCCGGTTCACACGCTTGCTGATGACCTCTTCGATGCCCGCAAACGAGCCCGCGCAGATGAAGAGCACGTTGGTCGTGTCCATCACGTCTACGGCGCCCCCCATCCCGACCCGCATGCCGTTGCCGCGAGGGACAGGTACCTTCGAGCCTTCGAGAAGCTTCAAGATGGCTTGCTGCACCATCTCGCCGCCAACGTCACGGTAGCCCGTGGCTCCGCGTCCCGACTTGCGGGCGATCTTGTCGAACTCGTCGATCAGGACGATGCCCCACTGGGCACGCTCCATGTCTCCCCCGGCTTCCTGCATGAGGCCTTGGAGCAAGCTCTCGACGTCATCCCCAACATAGCCCGCCGCCGTCAGCTTCGTCGCATCACCGACGAAGAACGGGACGTTGAGCATCTTGGCCAGAGCCCGGGCGATGTGGGTCTTGCCCGTGCCGCTCGGCCCCATCAGCAGGATGTTCGACTTCTCGATCTCGACATCTCCGAGATCGACGCCCTGTCGGAGAGCTTCACGCCGCCGGTAGTGGTTGTAGATCGCGATGCTGACGTCGGTCTTGGCCTTGTCCTGCGCGATGACCCGCTCGTCCAGGTAGCTCTTGATCTCGACCGGCTTCTTGAGCGGTGCCTCGTTCTCCTTGGCCGCCTGCTCCTTCTTCTGCTCTGCCGTGAAGGCCTTGAACCCCTGATCGATGCAGCGGTTGCAGATGAAAGGCCCCTCATCCGATGCGGAAATGAGGCCTTTTACTTCGTTCCGCGGACGCTTGCAGAACGAGCACTGGGCGATCGTGCTCTTGGGAGGGCTCATGTCTTACCTTACACCAACTAAGGAGGGTCGTCCGCCGCTAGTATTCGCCTGGGTGGGACGGGGATCCCAAGCCGTGGGTGTACTCCCCACAGGTCGAACCCGGAAGCTGCTGGCTGACCTGCCGGGCGTCCTCAGCGGAGTCACAGTAAATGACCTGAACGTCCCCGAGGCGGCGTATCCGGTGGCCTTGAACTACCACAAGGTCTGCATCCGGATGCAGAGGCAGGTAACAGCAGTGGGGCATGGGGCCCTCTTACACCCTAGGGCTTCAAGAACGTGAGGCCACTCCGGGCCAAGGCTGCTTGAAGCGACGGCGGATCTTCCTCGCCCGGCTCGTCATCGAGAAAGCCCTGACGGACTTTGGCGAAGGCATCCTTGTTCTTCTTCCAGCCATCGACCACATCCCCGAAGGCCTTGGTTACCTGATCCTGCTCTTCCGTGGTTTTGCACCGGCGGTACATCACCTCGAAGGCATCCGTGGCGAACTGGGTGAGGCCGTAGGCTTTCGCCCGTGCCTTCATGAGCCCAATCAGGGTGTGCTTGCGATCTCGGATCCCCACAAGATCCTTTACACCGAGCAGTACCCTTGGCGAATGTCCGCTCGACGGCACTCTTCCTTGGTGGCTTGTCGAAGGGTTCCGTCGTGGACCATCTCGTCGAGGAGTTCCTCGGTGCCCCGTAAGGTAGACCACCATCCAAACATGAGCGACACGGCACCACTTAGGATCGGCATCGGCTGCTGCTTCCGGGCGTAATCCAGGACGAGCTGCTTCTGCACATCCCGGGGCGGGATCGGCATCATTCGAGCTGCTTGGGGGGATCGACCGACTCGAACTCATCGAGACAGTTCATCTGAACGATCCTCACCCCCTCCTCTCGAAGGGCCTTCACGAACAGATCGGGGTTCTCGATTTGGGTGTTGAAGACGTTCTGTCCTGTGTCGAGGACAAGATAGTGCTCGGGGATCATGACGACATCCCCAGACTGGTTGTCCACGATGAGGCTGTAGAAGCCCATGGTCAGATGTTGTTGGGGTCTGGGTAGCCGAGCGCCATGATGGCCGCCCGGGCTCCGGAGCCCATCAGGGTGGCCTTCGTAGGGTCCACGGTGTCAAAAGCCGCAGAGGTCCAAAATCCCCCTGTCGAGGGTGGAACCGCAACACGCACTGAAACCGTGACACCTGGGGCCGTGATCTTGCCGAAAGGAGCAGTAAAAGGGGGCAACAGAGGGAGAGGTTGCGGACCGCCGATGATGGGCATGATCAGCCTCGTAGGGGGGTGCCAAGGGTCCCAGGTTGAAAGAAGACAGGCAAATTCGTGAGAGCAGCCACCGTAGCCGCCCCCGGCTGGCCGATCACGAACGGAGCTGACCGAACTCCTGCGGGGTCTCCCGCAAGAAGGATGAAGAAGAAGCCGTTGGCTCCCACCTGGGCATCCGCCGGAATGGTCACGACAATCGCGGTATCAGACCACGACGTTACAGAAAAAGAGAGGTCGACGAAGGCCCCTCCTGCTGGGTAGAACAGGAACTTGGTGGTGCCTTGAACGGCTCCAAACCCTGTCCCATTGACGGTGGCCGGGAGATTTGGGCGGCCGGTCGGAGTGACCCCAGAGACGCTAGAGATGGTGGCAGGCATCGCTTCTGCGATGCTATCAAAGGCCTAAACGATCTCCGTAGGAGGTTCGAACGGGAGGTCTGGCACCTGGAGGCCGACGATCTGCTGGGGATCAACGTAGAGCGTGTAGCTCAAGGTGGCCTCGACTTCCCACCGGCTAAATACCTCCCGAGCTTGAACCGAATACCCTTCGGGCCCGATTTCGATAGCCCCCACGTGCCCAAGAAGACCTGTGGGCTCAACGTTCTCGACAGGCAGCAGTCCATCCGTGAACGGGGAGAACGTCGAGTAGGCATGGGGCGGGAGAATCCAGAAGTCTGCGTATTCGAGGGTCTTCCAGTTGAGGTCCGCCATGTTGATGGGCTTGCGGGGTTCTGCTGCCGACGCTACCCGGCGGGCGATCTCGCGCACCCAAGAGGTTCCAATCCTGGCGGCAAGAGCCCGGAGGCCGTCATGCCGAAGACTGAACGTAAGAGGATCCCCAATTGACTGTTGACTTCGAGCGACCGCCACCGAGGGAGGGAGCTGCATGAACCCCTTTGGGGGTGTATCCCGGACCTCGAAGTGGTCGAGGAACAGCTTGGCTGCCCCCTTGGTCGCATCGAGCAGTCCTGGGAGACTGGTTCGGAGGTCGTCGATCATGCTGGCGCGTCCCGAGCGGGTGATGACCCGCAATCGGGGATCGCCTCCATCTCGAAGAGCCAGTGTTTGGGGGTACCTGGCTTGAACCCGGGCGAGCCGCTCGACGTCCTTCGCTTGGTCGAAGTAGTGAGAGACCAGGAAGCCTTCGAGGTCTGGACGCAACCGGGGGAGCGGTTGGGCCATCGAGCCGTCTTCTCTGGGGACAGGCGCTGGGGTCCAGATGTCGTGATCGGTAAACCGCGCAACGGCCCGACCCGTGACCCGGTTGATGACCAACATCGCGTCCCCAAGCTGGAAGTACTCGTCCGCCAAGTACTGAGCGACCTGGATGGCTTCCTCGGGGGTGCATTCGAGCACCCGCTCTAGCTCAGGTGTGATGGCGCCAGCAAGCTGCTCTGGCGTGCTGTTTTGCTGCCTGGCTTGCTCGAAAGAAGCACGCAAGGCCTGGTTCCGTTGAACCTCCCCACGAGCAGCCAACAGAGGGCCGGAGGCCGGTTGCGCAAGCGTCCTGACCTCGGGGGTGAACCGAGCCAACTCTTGGGAGGGAGGATTGGGCATCATTTGAGAATATGGTCCCAGGCCGAGAGACGATCATGGTTATCGAACTCTTGTTGGTTGGTGTCTGCCTCGGCCTTCACAGCAGGCTCAGCAACTCTACCCCCATCCCCACCAATATAGGCCGCTGTGGGTGTGTAAACTCGACGCCGAAGGATTGCTTCGATGGCCCGCAACATGGCCTCAGCCTCAGCTTCCCCAGCAAAATGGATTTCGACTCCCTGATCTGTCATCCGAGCGAAAGGGATGAAAGAAGAACCCTGCTCTAGGACTTCGAAATGTAGGACAACACCCCCACGATCCTCGACACCATTGGATGTGAAGAGTATCGCGCTTGCGGTGCCTACAGCTCCCGAAGCGTATTCAACATGTTCAACATCGATGAACGTTGTTGTAGCACGATTTTCCCATTGATCCTCACCCTTGCGAGGTGGTCGAAATAGTTGTCCCCCAGGTTATTACATCCTGGTAGACGGTCGATGCTGATGATGTCCATGTGTACCTCCGTCCTGGCTTACACCATCCAAGACGAGTCCTAGTTGCCTTTCCATGAAGGCCTCTACCGGACACGCATGGTAGGGCACCACCAAGAGCCGTACGCCATGGGCAGCGCACTTGACGACCTTCTCGGCGTCTCGCTGCTGCTGAGCCTCGAAGTCGGCCGTGGATTTGCCGAACCACAAGGCAGGACGGTAATGCTGGGGGCCTTGGTACTCGAAGGCCAGCCTCAGCTCCTCGTTGTACCCATCAAGCTGTAGCCTGGTGCCACTGCTTCTGCGCAACCATTCCGGATTAGCCTTGGGGAACGGCTTGCCGAAACGTTGCTCCAACCACGCTCTGCACGAAGCTTCACCGACCAGGTCGCGACAATAAGGGCACCATCGTTTGTTGTTCCGTACGTTGTTGGGCACAGCCTCCCAGGTGTGGCCCTTGGCACACTGCCACTGAAGCTTCGTCTCACCGTTGATGTAGGTCTCGGAGAGGCACTTTCCTCCATGGGAGGCAGCCATCTCTTGCATGAGCCCGATGGTGAGCCGGGCCTTCCCGCTACAGTGGGGGCACCAGTGCTTCTGAATCGTGTTGGGCACTGCTTCCCAGACGTGCCCCTCAGCACACTGCCATCGTAGCTTGGTAGCAGTGTTGACGTACGTGGTTGAGAGACACTTCCCGCCATGCGCAGCAGCCCGAGCTTGCATGTCCTCCAGGGTGAGAGGAGCGTTGCCGCTACAGAAAGGACACCACTGCCGTGGGACCATACTCGGTCGAGCCTCCCAAGTGTGTCCTTCGGAGCACTGCCACGTCAGGTTGGAATGAGCCTCGACGAAGACGATAGAGAGACACAGGCCGCCCCGGAGAGCGGCACGAGCGTGCATGTCTTGGAGCGTAAGACGACCCATACCCTACGTCATTCTACCCTATCCCCGAACGAAAAGAGGCCCGAATCTTTCGATCCAGGCCTCTTTGGGGCTACAGGAAAAACCTTCAGTCCTCGGTCTTGACGAGCTTCAAAGCGCCGCTCTTGTTGGGGTCCGCAGCGAACCGAGCCCGAACTCCCTCGTTCAGATCCGGATCGTACCCAACCCAGTCGATCACTTCCTTGACCTCGTCGACCATGGTCTTGAGGATGCGGGGCTTCGACTCCAGCTCATCCGCGAGGATCGCCTCATCGAGCGTGGCCTTACCCGCCGCGAAGCTTTCGATCATCGCAGCTTTGATGCTCTGCTCGATCTCACGTCCGACCATGCCCTGAGCCTTCTCGGAGAGCATCGCAAGATTGAAGTCCTCGATCCTCTGACCGACCTTGACGATGTGGATCTTGAGGATGTCGATGCGGTCTTCCTCCGACGGGAGGTCGAAGAAGAAACGCTGATCCATGCGGTTGACGAACTCGACCGGCAGGGTCTTGAGGCTGTTCGCCGTCATGGCGAGGCACACGGGAGCCTTGGTCTCCTGAAGCCACGTGCTCAGGATCCCGATGGTGCGGCTCGTCGTACCGGCGTCCGAGGCCCCACTCGACTGGCCGCCCGAGAGGGACTTCTCCGCTTCGTCGATCCAGACGATGCAGGGAGCGACCGCTTCGATGATCTTGAGCGCACGGTAGACGTTCGCCTCCGAATCACCGACGCCCGAGCTGCGGAGCCGACCCATCTCCAGCCCGACCACCGGGAGCCCCCAGGCGTTGCCCAGGGCCTTCGTGGTGAGGCTCTTGCCGGTACCCCAGATGCCGACGCACAGGATGCCCTTCGGAGGCACGAGCCCGAACTGACGACCCTTCTCGCTCCACGAAAGAGCCGACTTCCGCGCCCAGTCCTTGAACCGGCCGACGCCGCCGACCGTATCGAACGAGCACTCGTCCGTGTTGATGTACTGCACGAGGTCCGTCTTGCGGAGCTGCCGACGACGGAACTCCGAGATGTAGTCGGGGTCGATCCGCTTCGGGTTCACCGCATCCTTGCGGGTCTTCACGATGCTCTGGGCGATCGACATGTCGATTTCGTAGCTCGTGAGCCCCTTGAAGTGCTTGGCGGAGTCCTTCGGAGGCGTCATCCCGAGGTAACCGCAGGCCTCTTCGACGGTCGAGAGGATCTCTTCCGAGGAAAGCCCGTTGTCGTGAACGACCTCGATGTAGCGCGAGAGCTTCTCGGGCACGACCTTGCGGGCGCCGACGAAGATCAGAAGCTTGATCGTCCGGATGTCGTTGTGGACTTGGTGGATGATGTTGAGGATGCGCCGCTGGACGTGGGGATCGTTGAGGTAGCGCTCTGGGTCCGTGATGACGTAGAAGTTCTGGTCGTCCTTCGGGTCGTCCTTGTAGACCTGGATGAGCGCAGTGTGGATGTCCGCCGCGTCACGGTTCTCCTGGTGGAGACGCGAACCCCAATCCTTGATGAGCTGGTTGAGCGGGACCAGACCGAGCGCCGCATTGAAGACCCACACGCGATCGGCGAGCTTCTTCAAGGTGTCGCGAAGCGTGATCAAGAAGCGGTCTTCCTCGTCGGTGACGAAGTAGATGCACCGCGACAGGCTTCGGAGGTGGAACAGCAGCTCTTCGTTCGTCTTGGCCATGATCGTTTCTGTATCCTCGTGATCCTAGTACACCGCTTGAGGCTTGTTTTCAGCCAGCTTTTGCCGCTACAAACACGAACGCCCGGCCCATGTGGACCGGGCGTCGAGTCCGGGGATCAAGGGCTGATCGTCAGCCCATCACGCACCTCAGCCCATCGCGCACATCAGCACGATGTTGCCCTGCTGATCGACGACGCGGCTCTCGATGGAGATGCCCTGCTTCATGCACTCCTGGCGGTACTTGCTCTCGCCGTACGCCTGCTTGAGGACGCCGAGCGCCTCCGACGTGTGGCCGTAGTCGGAATCACCCGTGATGCGGCCCGACCGGAGGTCGAGCGTCGCGTTGTTGAGCTTGCCCGACGTGAAGCGGAGGCTGTCGTTCCCCTGCTCGACGTAGGAGATGCCCGCCGTCTTGCACGCCTGAATGGCGAGCGTCTTGTCCTTGATCTCGGTGTCGGTGGTTACTCGGTGGCTCATGTCTCGTGCCTCTTCCTCTGTGGTGGCCCGGAGGCCGGTTGGTCAGCCTTCCCCGGAGATTTCGTGAACGGTGTCGCCCTCGGGCCCGATGTGCTCATCCGACTCCTGGCGCCCGACCGCGTTCGTCACCTTGTAGATCGACGAGCACAGATGCTCTCCTCGATCGAGAACCTCGGTGACGATCTTGCCGTTCTTGTCGATGACTGCTTTGAACTTCATGGCCATGGCGCTTGGGTCTCCTGTGGATGTTTGCGTCCTTGCCCCTAACCTATACACCGGTTCCGCGTCCAGACTTCAGAACGTCTAGCTGCTTTTGCGAAATTGCACCGTGGTACCAGGAGAGACAATCTGCTCGGTTGTGTCAGACGGCAAGGGGGTTGTCCAAGGATCTCGCTTAGGAATAGACGCAGACGGAGGAGATGGCAAGGTCTTCCCCGACTGATCGGGGGCATTGCCGAGCGCTAACCGGGCTGCGGTCGCAGTACTTCGAGTGGAAGCTGTGTTCTTTTGTGGGCTTGCCGTCCGATCCTCCGGCGACGTTGGTACGTCATTTTTCGTCGCAGGAGCCTGCATTGCAAGAGGGGCGGGCGGGGCAGGAATTGGGGATAGAGCTGCGGGCTCGACGAGATCCCGTGGATCGTTCCATGCCGAACGGATCTCGGGAGTCCGCCCCACATCGATCGTGATAAACTTCTGCGCGGTGATCTGCGGGAAACGAGGGTCGTCGGGCGTCATGCGGGAGGGGTTGTTGAAGAGCCTGTCCTCCCAGTTCGACACCCGTACCTCAAACCTCGACTTGCCCCCAATGCTCCGGGTGCAGTCGAGGTTGAAGCACCGGGCACACCACTGCTCCTGGAACGTGTCGAGCGCTGTCCCACTCTCTGCGCACTCCGGCAGTAGATCTCGACGTGTCCCGGCCATCACCTAGGGAATTATATCAAAGTTTCAGGCTCGAAGGGCTACAAAGTGTACCCGAGGAAGCGCGGCTTCTTCGGCGCATCCTCGGGATCCCTCTTGGCAGCTCGTCGGATCGAGCGGTTCACCAACCGCTTCAAGTAACGACGCGACAGCGTATGATCGTGCCTACTGATCTGCTCGGCTCTCTTCACGGAAAAACACCTCCAGCGCCCGTTGGAGCGCTGGGTGTGGAATCCATGAGGGCATAAGCATCCCCGTACCCTAGCAGGGAGGCCGGGCTAGAGGAAGGCGCGGATGCAGATCCGCTTCTTGGCCGGAGTCAGGCTGGACTTGTTGATCGCCTCGGTGAGCGTGTAGCCGTCCGTGAGGAGCGTGAAGATCTCCTTCTGGGCCGACTCGTCGACACCCTTGGACGAGAGCTTGTCGAGAGCCCTCGACAAGGCGACCTGAGCCTCGATGCGCGTCTCGGCGACGTCATCGCGGATCGTGTCCTCCCAGTAGTTGTTGTAGCCGCCCGCTGCCGTGTGGAACTGCGGGACGTTGTCCCCAAGAAGGTTCTTGCCGGGCATGGAATCCCCCGTGCGATCCTTCCACTTGCGCGAGCGGGTACGGCAGAAGTTCGCGAAATGATGGCGAACGCTGGTCCCGAGGTAGTTGAGAAACTGGTACGGCGTTGCCTTCGGAGCCGAGATCGTGATCTCCCCCTGATCCTTCCACTTCATCTCGTCGTTCCGCGTGGACAGCTCGACGATATCCTCACCACGGTAGGTGGCCTTCGGCGACGCATAGCCACCCGTGATCGGATCCGGCATCCACTTGCAGATGACCCGAGCGCCGTCCTTCTTCTTCCCCTGCTTGTGCCCCTTGCGGTAGCTCCACTGACGAGATCGCCACTGCGTGAAGCGGATGCCGCCGAGGAACGCGCAGGCTTCGAGAGCCGTCATGGTCTCCGGAACAGAGCACGAGACGCGCTCGTGGAACTTCTCGATCACCTGCGCCTGGAGAAGCTTCTCCCACACATCCTGGCAAGCGTCTTCGAAGTTGGTGACGACCGTGTTCAGCTTGCGAATCTCGTTCGCAACGAACGGAGCGAAATCCCGGTACAGCTCGGTGTTGTCGCGGGGAATACCCGGACGCACGCGCATCGTCATGATGATCGTCCTCTCTCGTAGGTTGAGGCTACTACGCGGGCGACCCATGCCGTTCAGCCGCCCCCGTACCCAAAACGCCGTGCCCAGCTTTTTGGGAGCCCACTTCGTACCGCTTTCCTGATCTTCCTGTCAACCTCTACGGAGACGAAAGTAGTAAAAATTAAGGCAGTCCCGTATAGGAACTTTCCTGTGGGCTACGTACCGGTACTTCCTCTCTAGCTGGACTGTACGTTAGGGTTGAACCTGAGCGATTCCCGGTGTATGGGTGTCGATGTCTCTCGTGCCTCCTTCGGCGATCCCGCTGTCGAAGTGAGTCGTGCCAAGGCGGGGGCCGCTCCTTCATGCACCGCAAAATGAGGGAGCGGCAGCTCTTTCCGCGACACATCTTTTCCTACATGGACGAACAATTCGGCGAAGGAGATCCCGAGGTAAAGCGCATCATCGCCGAGATGAACGCGCTCAACACGGCGCTCCAAGCCCTCGACAATCCACAAGAAGTCCCCAACGCACTGCGTCTCGTGCGTCAAGTCCGAGAGACCCATCTCGAACCGGAGACCTTCGAGGGCTTCGTCATCCTGGTCGCCATGTCGAAAATCGTAGCCGCTCAAGCTCCTACGAATCCCCCCCGACTTCTTCTGGGGCACCCCTGGACGACCCACGTCTTCGAGCAGGTCGGGTTGGCTTGGGTAGCCTGGACGGCCCAACGCAGCCCCGAAGCCTTGAGGTGCATCTACCGACTGCGTGATGTCCAGAAGGAGCGCGAGCTGGGGGAAGACCGCTCGGGAGCAATCCAGCTCCTGGCCCTCTACGACTGGGCCCGGGCTGTCGAGGCCCTGGCCAACGAAATGCCGACAGAGGCCGAACGCTTCTTCAAGCGGGCCACAGCGATCGGGGCAAGTTTCGGTACGGAGAGCCATCCCGTTGTCCTGTGGACGATGGCGGCGAGTCTTTTCCCACCCACCATCTGAGGTCACTTCGGGAGGTTCACCCGGGGCGTCGAACGGACCATCTCGACGTAGTTCGAGAGCACCGCCTTCTGGGCGGGGTTCAACCTGGGAAGCTTGCTTTCGTAATCGGCTGCGATGTCGATCATGACAACGGGCCTTTTCACGAAGAGGCTGTGGAAGACCTCGGGAGGCAACGAAGTCTCCAAGCTGGCGAGGTTCATCCCCTTCTTGGCCGTCGGAACGGGCTTCACGCCCACGATCGTGGCCACCCCGAGGTTGCCCTCGATCTCCACGGAGTTCTCCCCCGAGAGCGCCTGTCGAGCCACCCCCTCAGCACGGAGGTGGGGCTTCACAGCTTCCAGCTCCTGGGTGAGCTGCACGATCTCTCGGTGGGTTTCGATGGCGAAGTCGACCACCGAGGCCAGATTCCCTGAAGCCAAGACGTCCTTGGAGGACTTGAGCATCGTTCTCTCCTGCCAGGAGACGATCCGCTCGATGGTCGAGCTTGGATGGCCTACAAGGCTTCGAGCCCACTCTACACGGGATCTTCGTCGAGGACAAACCCGCCACATCTGAGGCGCTTCGGCTACCGCTTTTTGCGTCTCTTACCTGGCCTTTTGCAGCAGCTCTCGTTCGAGCTGTCGTACTTCCGCTACCTTACACAGCAGCTCTAGATGGACTCAGAGTTGCTCTGCTCGGATCCCGACCGTCTGCCGTACATGCCGTACGAAGACTCGCTCTGGTTGTTGCTACTCTACGTGCCATCACTGCTGTCGCTACTGCTGTGCCGCTTGAGAAACCACTCGAAGCAGAGCTTCTCGTGAGAATCTTTGAACAGAGAATGGGGTCTCAGGTTTCACTCAGTATCTTCTTCAAGGAGTGATCCAAGGAGAAGAGTGAAGGATCAGATAGTTTCGGGATGATCCTTCTGCGAGCTACTTCGAAGCCTCTCAGGGGATCCCGACCCTTGAGAGGCTCTTCCTCGATGTGCAGCTTGAAGTGGCCTTCCTCCAAGCGAGAGATCGAGGTCCGTTGGCAGGTTCTTCCGAGGAAGAGGCTCTCCTGCCACCTGAGCAGTTGGATTTTTCAGCAGCTTGGGTCCTCGAAGGAAAACCTGAGCTGGCTGTCCCTCCAAAGAGGGTACGGAACCTGGTAACCGTTGGCTGAGCCTCGGAGGGGATACACCTCGGTTCCGGGCTTCGCAAGGAAGAAAGAAGAGACCGAAAGAACGCGTCTCATAAGGGATTTCTCAAGCGCAGAATCTTCGATGAAAGCGCTCTAGTAAGATGAAAATGAACCCCGCTACCCTCGTCGAGATGAGCGATGTCGTTGGCCGTCCGAAGGTGAAGATGACGCTCCCTGTTCCTTTGCGGATCGGAGACCGCATTCACCTGGCGTTTCAGCTTCGTCGTGTAAACGGAGGCCGGTCCGAAGTCTTGGACATCTCAGGGGACTTCCGAATCACAGCCGTCTCGTTCGACGCCTCCAACGGCCCCACCCGGCAGATCCTCGCGGTCGAAAGCGCTGGGAAAGCTCCCACCTGGCGTGCCGTGAAGACGGTCCCGGCTCCTGAGCGCAAGCTCGGGCCGACCCGCTTCCCGCGCACCTCTGTCGTATGACGTCGGCACTTCCCGAGGCCATTTGGATTCCCGGGCGGAGTCCGTCGGTCTACGTCGGCACGCCTTTCGAGATGGTGCGGTCGATGGCCGCCGAGATGGGCGAAGACGTGACGGTACGGGATGCCGTGGAGCTGCTGCTCCACGCGCTGGCCGAGAACCGACGCCTCATCATCGGCCTTCCAGCCAACGTGCCGGTGGAAGACCTCACCCGGCTATTCGTCACGGCCTTGCTCGACACAGGGCTCGCCAAGACGATGGCCGCCGCCTAGCTCAAGAGCGCCTTGGCTCGCGTCCAGAGAGCCCGCCAGAAGTCGACCTCGGGTTCGGACGCCCTACCGGCGCCTCGGTACGGGTGGGGCCCTGGAATGGGCAGCACGACGGCAGGGAGGTCGTTCTCCGAGCGGTCCTTGGCCCAGGACTCTTGCAGAGCAGCAAGTCCTATCGGGTAGGGTTTCTGCACCTCGTTCAACAGGGAGGGCCTGATGGATGGCTGTCGGGCGGTTTCATTTTCGGCAGCCCACGGGGGACCGGGGATCACCTGGCCGCCGCCCGTGACGCCTCCTTGAGCTTGGCGCATCTCCGTCATCAGCCGCTGGGACCAGGCCGGAGACGAAGTTCGTTGCGATAGCCGCTTGTCTTGCTCGCGGAGTTCCTTGATCGTCTCGACCACTTCGTCCGACCACTGTTTTCCCGACATCGTGGTTCTTCTTCTACACCTGGAAGGGCATGGATCGTCTCGCCCAGCGGGTGTTGACCCGCTTCATGACCCGGGTGGCCTTCGAAAAGGGCCTGGTCTCCTTCGGGATCAAGGATCTCGAACAGCTTTCGAAGATGGGGCGCCAGTTCGCGGTCATCTCCGCCTACCGGCCGCCGGATGAGCACGGCAAGCACGAGAACAAGCAACGCCACGGGGACTTGATGGCTGACCTCCAGCGCATGGGGTACCGCAAGTTCGAGACGCTCCGCAGCTCCTGGGAGGACATGGCCTCGGGCACCCGCCACGGTGAGCGCTCTATCCTGGTTCCCGGGATGAGCTTCAAGGACGCTACCCACCTGATGAAGAAGTACAACCAGGACGGGATCCTCTACAAAGATCCCTCCGGGTCGGTCGGCATCTACAAGAAGGACGGCAAGGCCGAGATGGCGTACGACCCCAAGACCGGCGATCCCGCCATCTCGAAGGCGCTCGACAAGAGCGAGTACTCGAAGGGCCGTTCGATGAGCTTCGGCCTCCAGCTCGTCGAGGGAGAGATCCCCTGGTCCGACGGGCCGGTCACCGGCGAGCAGATCAAGAAGCACGTCGAGGCTACGGCCGCGAAAGCAGAGAAAAAGACGCCCAAGGAGTCCCCCAAAGAGGAAGCTCCCGAATCCTCGAAGTGGTGGGAATCCCAGACCCCCGCCTTCAAGCGGAAGTACATCGAAGAGCACCCGCAGAGCGTGTACGCGCCTTAATTCTCCGGCTGCTTCTTGGTCAGCTCCACCAGCATGGCCTCGGTCTTCTCCAGCAGCTCCTCGGGCGATGCAGCCTCGACCACGATTCCACTCGGGACGAGATCCTGAAGCACCGGACACCGTCTGCTGGTCAGACTCCCAAGGGTCTGCCGCAGACGGCTCTCGTTGATGGGCTTGTCCGGCGCTTCCGTCCTGGCCCTCTTCTTCGATCTCCGATTGCCCATCTCGCTCACCTACACCTTACAGCACTCTGGACACAGAATGGACCCAGGTGGCGAACGCGTCTTCCGGGGTGATCTCATGGTACGTCCCGAAGTGGAAGTTCCACTTGTGGTGGTTTGCCGGGAATCCCACCGGGAACGGCCGTTGCGTCGGCTTGCCCCAGTCCTCTTGCTGCTGACGCAGGATGTCTTCGAAACTCCCGAAAACGGTCATGTACCCATCGTTGGCGAGCAGCCCCTTCTCACCCTCCCGGTAGTGGATGGTGATGCCGTACGGACCGAACTTGGTGGGCAGCGTCCAGGTGTACCCGGAAGAAGGGATGTCCTTCACGTAGCCGTCGTTCTTCTTCCCACCGTGGGCCAGCACGAACTCACCGACGAGGGAGAACAGCTTGCTGAGCGCAGCATCCGCCTTCTTCTGGGAGAAACGGGGCTTGGGTGAGGTCTTCATGACGGTACTACGTCGGGTGAGGGGAAGCGTTCAACTTCAAACTGACTTGACTTCTTTGTAGACAACCTGGATGATAAAGGATGCGCAAAGTCCTCTTACAAGGAATCTACCAGATTCGGAACACTACCAACGGGCACTCCTACATCGGAAGCTCAGTCAACATTCACAGCCGATGGTCCGGGCACAAGTGCGACTTACGACGGGGCACCCACGACAACCCCATCGTGCAGGCGGCTTGGTTGAAGTATGGGGAAGACGCCTTCGAATGGCTCGTGCTTGAGACCGTAGAAAACAGGCTGAAGCTGCTTGAGCGTGAAGCTCAACACATGCTCGTTCTGAAACCCGAGTACAACCTGTCAAACCCCAACGAAGAGACCCTTAACATCGGACATCCCATGTCTGATGAGGCAAAGGCTCGAATCAGCAAGGCCAATAAGGGACGGAAGCGCACTGAAAAGACCCGCGACTTGATGAGTCGGCTCGCGAAGGTTCGAGGCATGCCTCAAGAAGCACAGGCACGTCAACGAGAGGCGGTGACAGGAAGGCATCGTTCTCCCGAAGTGCGGGCGAAGATTGCTGCATCGCATCTCGGGATACGTCCTTCGGAAGAAACGAAGGCGAAGATCAGTCAAGCGTTGACGGGACAACCTGGTCGAAAGCACTCAGAAGAAGCTAAAGCTAAAATCGGTGCTGGTCGGAGGGGGAAGAAGCACACCCCAGAATCTCGGGCAAAGATGTCAGAAGCACACAAAGGACATGAAGTCACCCCCATACATCGGGCCAACATGTCTGCTGGACAGAGGGGTCGAAAACACTCTGAAGAAACGAAAGCCAAAATCGGAACTGGGCGAAAGGGAAAACGACACACGGCCGGGGCCAAAGCCAAGATCGCGGCTGCTCGACGTGCCCGATCTACCAGCGGTGTCGCTGCTGTTGCGCTCGTTGAGCAAGCAGAGTGTCTCGCTGCCAGGAATCCATCCATCCATCCGACGTCTTGTACTGGCCGAACCGACGATGCAGCTTGATCATCTCCGGTAAATTGTCGAGGGTAACGTACGGCCAGATGTCGTGGTAGATGGTCGAGAACTTGGTACCCTTCACCGGCTTCCACTCGAAGATGTCGGCTTCGACGACCTCGACCTTCTTGGGGAGGTAGGGTCCGACGAGCTTCACGACGTCGGGGCTCATCTCGACAACCGTCACCTTGGTGACCTCGGGCTTTGCCGCGATGGGGTGCAGGATCATCCCGAGGCCGAGTCCGGCGATCAGGACGTGACCGTGCGCCTGTCGGATGACCTGACGGTTGGTCCGCTGCTCCATCGGGGTGTCGCTCATCATGAGGGTCCCGTTGACGAGCAGGTGCGCGTACACACCTGCCGGAACGTAGTCGTCCATGCGGCGGTGAATCGCGGCTCGGAGCTGCGTCATGTCGGCCGCCTGCGGGGTGACCTCGACGTGTCGGATCTCCACCTTGCCCGAGATACCCTCGGGGATGATCTTGGCGAGGCTGGGGAACTGGATCACGACTCGTCTCCGAGGTCGGGGAGGATGCCGGGATTTCGGCGTTCGATGGCCCGGATGGCGGCGGTGATGTCCTTGACCGTCGTGGCAGCGGGAGTCTTGGGAAGCGCTTCGTAGTAGGCCTTCATCTTGTCGAGGATGTACTCGACTGCGAGATCGACCCTGCCGTAGTTGACGGTGTGCCGACCCTTGTAGGCCTTATCGTTGTAGTCCTTGAGGGTCGGCGGGTTCATGAAGTGACCCTTGTGGACCCAGCAGTCGATGAAGATGCCGTCGGTGTTTCGGTGCTCCCCAAACGTGATGAGGAGACAGGTCTTGTCCGAGAAGCTCCGACGGACGTTCAAGCAGACGCCGCGCTCCCGACCGTTGTACCAGGGGGACGTCTCGATCTCGATCTTGTACGTACCAAGATCCTTGTCGTACTCGGCGAAGGCGGGCTCCCGACGCGAGAGCATCGCCAAGACCGCCAAGGCCTGGGGGTTGAGGTTGAAGGTGGGGTCGCCGATGGTGTTCATGGTTGTGCTACGCCGGGCAGGTCTCTTCGATCAACCGGCGAAGATCGTCCGGCCGCATCGGTTTCAGGAACACCTTGGTGGCCCCACAGGCGGTCCCGATTCGGAAGACCTCCATGTTCCCCGAAATGAGCACCACGGGGATCTCGGGGTATCGAGCCCGCACGATCTCACAGAACTCGTCGCCGTCCATCCTGGGCATTTCGAGGTCCGACAGGATGAGGTCCGGCCTGAAGCCCCCTTCGAGAAGCGGTAACGCCTCCCCAGGGCACATGCACAGGGTGGAGTCGCAGTTCAGCATCGAGAGCATCCGGCCGTACGCGGAACGTATCTGCCGATCGTCTTCGACGACGAGAACCTTGGGAGCTGCCATGGGGGCCTTCTTGGGGGTGAGGGGTTCAGGCGGTGTGGCGGGCGAAGTCGAGCTTCTTCGAGGTGAGCGCCGCCGCAGCCAGCTCGGCCGCGTTGGGGGCACCAGCCGCCACAGCTTCGAGGACGGCTTCGAAGAGCTTGTCTTCGAGCCCGTGGGCGGCATCGAAGTCGCCAGCACAGGCCATGATCTCGGCGACCTTCTGGGTCACGTCCTTGACCGTCAGGCTGAGATGGGCGGCGAGGTACCACTGGCCCTTGTCGAACTTGATGAGCCCGCCCTTGCGGAGGCTCTGAAGGGCGCGGTCGACGACGCGCTCGACGGGCAGCCCGTGATCGCCATCGACGAAGCGGGTCGTGAAGCCGCACACCACGACGAAGTGGCCCGACGTGCGACCCTGGGTCGGGTTCTTGAGGTACTCCAAGATCTTCGTCTTGGTGGTCTCGACCGCGAGCTTCTCGGTGCTGCCTTCGGGGGTCTTCATGGGGGTCTCCTGGGGGACGTGAAAGACGGGGAGAGCCCCCATCTAGCAGTACTACGCCGTGGGGGCCCTTGGTTCAGCAGCTTCTAGAAGCTGGGATCGCGGTAGGCCGAGTACTCGCCGAGCGAGAGGAAGCCGCTGCGCTTGTTGCCCTTCGAGACGTAACGGCCGTTCTTGCGGCGCGTGAAGACGCGGACGGCGCCCTCGGGGTCGGCGACGAACAGGTAGCGCTGCTGCTCCGAGAAGATCGAGCCCGATGCCAAGCGGCTCTTGGCATCGCGTGTGGTGACCTCGTGGCCGCTCTTCGAGACGGCGACGACCGTCACGGCGTAGCGGTCACTGCCGACCTGGTAGGAGGCGGGCAGCCCGACGACGGGGACGACGGGGGTTTCTTCGGACGAGAGATTCGAGGCGGTCGAGGTGGGCATGAGGCTACTACGCTCCTTGAAGATTTGGTTCAACCCTGGATCGGATCCCGCGTGTAGGTCGCCAGGATCTCGCCCGTCCGCTGGTCCTTGATTCGAGCCGTCAGGATGTGGGTCAGCCCGATGTGGCTGTTGACGCCCCCTGGGGAGGTCGAGGCCTCGTACCCAAGAGCGTACTTCTTGAGGTTCTCGGTCGTGGCCTTGCCGTCAGCCGGGATCAGGCCCCGCTTGCGCATCCTCCACTCGGAGGGAGTCCAGTGCCCACGATCCGTGGTGACCTCGACGACGAACGGGATGAGTCGGCTGTGTCCCATGAAGTTACTACGCCGTCGATCCCTTTGGGTTCAGCCGAGAAGATGCAGCACTTCTCGGACGTCGCTGTCGGTCAGCCCACAGGACTCTCCCTCCGCGTCCGCCTTGCAGACGAAGAAAGTACCCACGATGTGGGTATCGCCGACCACCCGGTTGAACGGCAGCCGTTGGAGGAGCCCTTCCTCGTTGCAGAAGAGGTCGAACCGGCCCAGCCGGACCAGCTCGATCAAGCCGCCCACGACCGCCTGCATCCCTTCCAAGGACGACGGAATCTCCTGGATCATGGGAAATCCGCCCGGCTTGCAGATGACGACCTGCATGGTTTTCGGCATGAAAGTCTCCCTCAGATCTTTCGGATGCGGTCCGGCGGACAGACGACCATCAGGGTGCGGCCGTTGTCCCACAGGACATCGATTTGGGTGAAGTTGTCGCCGGGCCCGAGCCGCACAGGTTCGACGTGACGAACCGTGCCCTTGGTACCCGGCGCAATCGGATTGGGGTCGTCGCTCATGCGGATCATCTCGATCCGGTCACCGGTGGCGAACATCACTCCGCCCCCATGTAGGTGTAGGCGAAGAGCGCACGACGAACCTCTGCCACAGCCGCCTTCTCCTCGTTCGCACGAGCCACCTTGTCCGCCGCCGGAGCGGGGACAACGACGAACCGGATGACGACAGGGGTAACAGGGGTGAGGACCATCGAAACCATACAGCTACTACACCTCGGGATCCCTTAGTTCAGCCAGGATTCGTTCTTGGGTGTTACTTGATCAGCTCGACGAAGTCCTCGAAGTAGATGATGACCTCGTGCTTCCCTTCGGCGTGACCGTGCTCCCAGGCCAGCTCGAAACAGCGCTGTGCCTTCGGGTTTCCGGTGACCCCGTGCTCCTCGAAGAGATCTTGCTTGAATTGCTCGCGGAGCTGCTGCACCTCGTCCCGGTAGGCCTTCTTGAGGGCCTCTTCCTGGGCGTTGATCTTGGTGGGCCAGGGGCTCTTGGGGGCATAGCAGCCCTGCTTCAACCTCTCCAACACGGTACGGGTATCCACGATGGTTTTGGGCATGCTGCTACTACGCCGCCAAGAGGCTGCGTTCAGCGAGCTTCGGGAATGTCGTTGAGGTCTGCCTCGAACCAGTAGCCGCCCGTCCCCGCCCAGCGAACGCTCGGGTTCGTCAGGGGCACCTTGGTGACGATGAAGTGGTACGGAGGCTCCGTCGCCTGCTCGTGTTTGGTATCCGTCGAACCAGGGAGGATGTGGTCGACTTTGACCCGGTAGGTACGAGCGGCGACGCGATCCTTCATCTGGGGATGCGTCGTTCGAAGGTGCGTACCCTTCGGGATCGTCACCGTGTCGCCTCGCTTGACGGGCAGATCCGCGTCCTCGTGGAAGCCGACGTACTTCGGGGTGTTAACAGAAGGGGCCATGAAAGTACTAGGGTGTTGTATATACTTGTTGAACCAAAAAACGACTCCGGAGCGGCTATTTTTATTCAGGGTCTAGGCATCAAGGTAGGAAATCTCACTTGATTTGAGCCGGGTTCTAGGACTTAGACCGAATAGGTCACCCCGTTAGTTCTGGGTTATTATGAAAAACGGTTCCGGAGCGGGGATTTGATCTTGTCCCTAAGTACGACCTACTGATGCGTGCCCAGCTCGACGCCAGCCAGGAAGGCCCAGATGAGCTGCCACAGAGCCAGATCGGTGACTTCCTGGAAGTTCCCAAGCCAGGCATCGGCGAATCCATCCCGGCGACGAACCTGAAGGTCGTACCCACGCCCTCTTTGGATGAGGGTAAACGTCCAGCCTTCGACGACGAACTTGGAAGTGCCGCCTTCCTGGTACCGGACCCAGAAGTCGTGAACCTCCGCAGGAACTGTTTCAGGCGTCAGCGTGGTCCTGGGCATCAGGTGTCGAGCCCCCAGTAGATCTGGAAGGTCTCCAGCTCTTCGAGCAGCTCCACCAGCCGGGTGTTGAGCCTCACGGCCTTGCGGGCTTGGTCGAGACGCGAGAGGGTTGTGCCGCACTGGATGCGGAGATTCACGGGCAGCAGGTGCTGCTCCACGGACGAAATCTCCGCCCTGATGAGGGCCTCGTCGCGATGGGCCTGGGGGAGCTTGGCGAGCTGCACGCATTCGAGCCCCACGCACCAGATGGTACCCACGGGATGATCGTCGCGAACGACGAGCTGCTCGACCGTTGCGTCTTCGGCATCGACCGCGATGATTTTCCCCAGGGTCTTTTGCCCGTGGAGACGTCCAAACAGCACCCGATCACCCTTCAACATGGCCTCTACCCTTACTTGGGGTCCCGCAGGATGGCCCCGAGATCTTGCATGGCCCCATCACCCGAGAGCCCGCTCTTGACGGGCTCCCACTCGTCGTAGAGGGCCTGGATGCGAGCGAGCTTCTGCTCGGCCTCAGCCAGCCGTTCCTTCGTGCCCTCGAAGCACGCCTCATCCGTGTGGGGCTCGGCCCACTGGCTCATCAAGACAAGGGCCTTGCAGTGCGGACAGAGGACGAAGCCGGGGGGCAGCGGTTCAGCCATGGGGATTATACCTTCCGGCGTTTCGAGACGGGTTTCTTGGGCATCGGGGGCGGGTTGCAGCCATCGCAGTCGATGCTGAGCGCCCCCACGGGGTGGTCGGGATTGTCCGATGCGACCTCGGCGAACCAGAAGCGCCCGTGGGGGCACTGGTCACCCGCCTTCGTGGGAGGCGGCGGCTTGTAGTCGACGATGGGAAGCAGATCGAGGGCCATGTTCCACCGGATGATGTCCTGGGTCAGCGAGTTCGCGTTGTGGATCAGGTGGTTGTTGAGCGGCTTGCCCTCGGCGATTTCCTTGAGGGCAACCTCGACCTCATACGCCAGGCTGCGGAGCCCGTTCTCTAGATGGAGGCGGGCCGAGTCCTGCGCGATCGTGAGGCGGCTGTGGAGTAGACGCTTGGCTGTGGAGTCCATGGCGGTACTACGTTGCCAGAAGCCAGGGTTCAGCGAGCGTTCAACTCTTCTTGGGTAGGTGGTAGGAGATACGGACGAAGCTCGTGTTTGTCGTGTCGCTTGATCCATTGACAGTTCATACAGAGGGTCTGGAATCCTACTGGAAACCCTTGCCGCACAAGCCATCGGTAGAAGTTGATGCCCCCAAGGGTTCGGCGATGATCCGCACCACCGCTGTCTACGTGGTCGATGGAGAGCGCACGCATGTCAGGGAAACCACACCCAACGCATATGACTCCATAGTGCGCAAAGACCCTCTCTTTGGCGCGGTAGTACGAGCTTCGACACGCAACGAGATGCCTGTCGTGGTACCGCTCGCGTTCGGTCGCGTAATGACCTGTTTTGGCTTTACGAGCCGCCTGGCGACGCTTGTTGTGGCATGTCTTACACTCGGTTTGAAGGCGGTCCCTAGTGGTCCGGTGGGGATGAAACTCGCTTACAGCGATTGGGCCCCGTTCTGGACCACACATAGCGCATCGTTTCAGTCGTTCTTCACTCATGCTTTACGTTCGCCATCGAAAAACTATTCGATGGCGAACGGGTGTTCAGAACGAGCCAGCAAGCCGGTATGCCTCTTCCTCGTCCACCCGACGGCCAATCTCGACGAACAATGTGTTGAGCTTGGCACGAAGAGCGACCCCATGACGACGAGCAGCCGAGGCTGAGATTTCCCCATCCTGGTGTAAATTCTCGGGACTGAGGTGGCTGTAGACCCCCAGGATGTCCTTCAGGATGGCAGCCTCGGGCCTGCGGACCGCCGGGGCCTGAGGAGCCTGCGGGAGGCTCTTGGGCTCGCTGGGGACCGACACGGCACCCGTCACCGGGCTCACGAGCGAGAGAGCCACGCGCCAGATGGTGCCCACCGCGAAGTTCTTCATGGTGCCGCGGCTTTCGAGCTGCTTCACCTTGACGGACTTGCCGTTGACCTTGACCACCTCGCCCAGAGTCTTCTCACCGTGGGCGCGACCGAAGTAGACTTTGTCGCCACGTACCATGTAGCTACTACGCCCGTGCCAGCCTCAGTTCAGCAAGTTTTCGGACAGCGCCCCAGAGCTGTTCCCAGCGAATCTGTGATGTGCTACCCCCAACTTGGGCGAGTAGCTCAGAACCGATTCAGAAGCGCCGCGTCCAGGAAGCGCAGACGAATTGGGTCACGAGCAGCGGGCTGATAACCCGTCAGGACGCTGGTAGTCGTGACCAGCCTCGTCCTTTTGAACTAGGGAACAACCCGATGAGGAGCCTCGTCGGGACAATCCCGATCCCAGAGCTTCACGTACTCACGAGCTTCCTTGCGAGTTGCACCGGCTTCGAACTTCTTGCCCGTGTTGTCCCGCACGTACCACCAGGGCTTCTTGGGGGTCTTGGTCGGCTTCTTGGGCTTCATCCAGCTACTACGCTGGCAGGAGTCCCAGCTCAGTCTGAAGTCCACCAAGCCGAACGAGCGGCCAATTTGACCTTGATCCGGTCGGCCTGCTCCTGGCCTTCCTGCCAGCGCGTCGGGTTGTTCTTCCGCTGGCTGTCACAACCAGCCCAGGTCTCGGCAGCGCCCGCACAGGCGGCCTCGAAGGGCATCCCGCTCTTGAGACTGCGGAGGAAGTCCAGAGCCGAAGCCACGCAACCTCCGGCTCCTGGCACAGCGGTCGCCCCAAGAGCAGCGGCCCAGTTGGACTCCGTGATCGCAAACGCGTCCTCGAAGGTGCGGTAGGTCTCGACGATGCAGTACGCGATCGTCACTGGATGGCCGGGGTAGACCGCGAACTCGCCGAGGATGTCCAGGTCGTGCCGGGTATCCTCCCCAGGGTAACGGGGCAGCCTCATGCGGATGTTGCGAGGAAGCTTCCCCGCCACATCGTAGGTGTCCATGGTGCCCGTGCGGTCGTAGCAGTACCAGCCGTGCAGCTCCGAAGAGTACTCGCTGTCGTGCTGCCGCCCGTAGAGCTTCGTCAGGCTGTTCGCCGTGTTGATGGCGTCCGCTCGGTTGAGCCAGAGCCGCAGGACGTAGTTTCCCCGAGTCACCCGCACTTCCTGGGGCGGTCCCTTGGGAATATCCCGCACCGGCACACGCTTCTTGGCTGCCTTCTTGGGGGTCTTGGCTGCCTTCTTGGATGCGGGGCTCCCGGTCTTCATGGTGGGTACTACACCTCAGAGGCCCCTGGTTCAGCCTACTTGCGTTCGTAAGGCTGGTAGCAGAACAGGCACGAGTCCATGGCGGGGTCGTTCTCCTGATCGTAACAGCAGTACGTCGTGGGGCTCTTGGGACATTCGTGAACGTGCTCGATCCACAAGTCCTTGGAGTCGAGAGTCCCCTCCGGAGCCCATTCGGAGTTGTAGATGCCCGTCACGATGCCCCGCAGCAGATCCTGTTGAACCCCGATCTCCTCCATGATCTCGGAGATCTTCTCCCGCATGCCGTCCATTGCGTTCAGGACCCCAGCAACCCTAGGGTCCGGTTCACGCGGGATGGGCTTCGGGTTCTTTTCCTGACGAGCCTTGTTGCGGCGAGCGTACTGGATGTCGCGACAGGGCTTGCATCGAACGATCTGGTGGGTGCGCTTCTTCCTCGCGTGCTCTTCCTGCTCGGCCGCCGTCCAACAGAAGGGTTTTTGACAGTCCCGACAGGTGAGGTTGAGATCTTCCATGGTTACTCGGCGAGGATCCTGTCCCAAGCAGTTCTGGGCGGAGCTTTGTAGACGTAGATGAGCAGCACCCGCTGGTTGATCTCCTTGCCCAAAAGATTGTGGCGGATCCAACAGCTCTTCTTGTTGACCTTCGTGACTACGCCGAAACGCCGTCGTCCGTAGGCGTACGGGTAGAACGAAACCCGCACCCCCACAGCGAGCCAGAGCAAGTCCATGGCTCAGTCGTGCGTTCCGATGTGCATGGTGCCGTGCTCGGGACAGGTGAACGAGTACATGCAGACGCAGGGAGAAGGCGTCGCCTTCGAGCAACAGGCGTGCTGCCGGATGTGTTCTTTGCGGCGGCACTCGTCCGAGCAGAGCTGCTGCTCGAAGCGCTTCACCGCCCACCGGAAAACCTCGTCCGCCACGGGTTGGCCGCAGCAGCGGCACGTGCCGTACTCCTGCATCGCCCTGACAAGCCAGAAGAAGCTCCTGTTCTCCGCCCGATACTCACCCCTGAACAGGTACTGGTAGGTGGCCAGGTCCGAACGGAGCTTCTTCACGTCGCCTTCGAGCATGCTGAGAAGAAGCAGCACCCGCTCGTGCATCTCCCCCTTCTTGATCTGCACGGTGACGCGCTTCGGCTTGCTGGAACGCTTCTTGGGAGTGGGCTTCTTGGGGGTCATGGTCTTCCTAGACATTACACCTCTACTCCTCGTGTCAGCCGTTACCAGCTTGAGACGGCCCAGTTGAGCAGCGCACGGAGCTTCTCGGGAGCCACCAACACACGGTCACCGCCGTAGACCTGAATCGCAAGATGAAGCCCCGACCTGGGAGCATTCACCGTGGTCCGGTACACGAACACTGTCGGGGACTCGCCCAGGAGGTCGTAGGTGGCGTCCGGCTTCTCCCACCAGAGAAGTAGGCGCTCCACGAGCGCCACGGGTAGCCTGACGTGGTGATGATCGACAGCGATGTGCAGCACCTTCTCGTCCGTCCCCCACTCGATGGAGGCCGACTCGCCGGTCTCGAAACAGCAGGCCGAGCCCAAAGGCTGCTGGATCTCGGGGGTCCCCACCGGCTTCGGAGCCGTGTACCCACCCAAAATCGTGTGGTTGAGGTCGTTCATGACAGTACTACGCCTCCAAAAGTAGGAGTTCAGCTAGGGAACGCCGCCGCCCGCTCCAAGAGCTGGAGAGCTTCCTCGCATTCGGCCGCCTTCGCCAGCAAAAGCTGGTCAACCTTGCTGCCGACCCCACGAGGAGCCGCTTCGCGGTAGATCTTGGCGTAGCTGCGGAGTAGGTCCAACGCAGCGTTGGGGCGAACGACGGGGGCAGCAACGGGCTTGGTGTCCATGAGGGTACTACGCCGCCACTTCTTGGGATTCAGCCCGACTTCTTGCGCTCCCCAGGGAAGTGCCAGCTATCGAGGAGCTTCTGAGGCACCGGCTGGTCGCCAAACATCCGAAGGATCTCGGCCCTGGCCCGGTGACACCGAGCCTCCTCCCGGTAATACGCCTGACGCTCCCAGTCGGAGAAGATGGCAGCCGCTTCGGCACAGGTCTTGGGTAGGGACGGAGTGCCCATCAGGTGGCCTCTTGAGGGTTGGGGAGGTTGCTCACGATGTGCGAGACCAACCAGTCGGCCGCGTCGTACATCCCGAGCCGGGACGCCACGAGCCGCAAATCCTCCAACTGGTCGTTCAGCGAATCCTGACGTTGCGATTGCCGAGGCAGAGCGCGGACAAGAGCGAGAAAGTCTTCGCGGGCCATTTACGCCGCCTTCCTGAGCGCATGGTAGCGCTGCTGGATCTGGCCGTTCCGGTGCGTCATGCGGGGACTCACCGACCCCAACATGTCGAGCAGGTCTTCACGGGGCCAGCTCCGTAGCTCGGGGAACTCGGCAAGTAGACGATCGAGGGCGGTGTCCATGAAACTACTACGCCGCCTGGAAGCCCGGTTCAGCGGGCCTTCGCGAGCTTGACGAAGAGCTTGAGCGCCTCGTCGAACGGAAGGGTGTTGAGAACCACCATCTGGGGATCGAACGGGACAGAGTGTCCGGGCAGGTTCGCCTGGAAAAGCTTTCCGTCACGAACGAAGACGAGCTTCTTCTTGAAGAGCCTCTTGAGGTCGCGCTCCGCCAGCCAGGTGTCCAGAAGCTCACCGAAAAGAAGCTCGGGGGACTGGGGGAGCGGCCCGAAGGCGTGATCGACCGGAGGCAGCGTCTTGCAGTAGACCCTGATCTCGTCGGCAAGACTTCCAGGACGAATCAGGTCCGCCCCACCGTGACCGTCGTTCTCGACCGTCCCGCGCTTCACCCCATCAACCCAGACATCCGCTGCAAAAGCAGACGTCTCGTGGGAAAGTCGCGCGTTGTAGGAGATGCGACGAAGTTCGATCTTCATAGGGGTACTACGTCTTGGGTACTGCCGGTTCAGCCAAAATGTTGACCAGTAACGTAGGGTCGCCCGCCTGGGTCCGATGATGCCTGTACTCCCCCGCAGCCACGGAACGCGTCGAGCCAGACTCCTGCCACCCACAACAGCAGATGGCCGTCCAGCAACGTTCCGCAAGCGACCGCTCGCCGTTTGATTCCAGCGACACCAACCGGTGCTTCACGCGATGGCCTGAGCCCAGAGGTCGAGCTTGAGTACCAGATCCAAGGTCGCCTGCTCGAACGTGTCCCCCGAGCCCGTGATGTTCGACGCTTTGCAGCGGCTCCCACGAAGCTTCACCGGAATACTCATTGTGCAGCCCCAGGCGGCTCACCCGGAACTCGGGCTCACCCAACGGGCCAGGCACCGGCAGAAGCCGAGGATGAAGACGTACGGCTTCCTCGATCTTGAGGAACAGCGGTTCCAGTTCAGCAGCGGTGGCCATGCAGCTACTACGTCACCATGACCCACAGTTCAGCTCGTCCAGCAAGGGTGGAATCCCTACCGCCGGGCGGACAACCAGATGAGGCCGACCGCCAGAAGCCCCACCAGCAAGAGCCCGAAGTCGACCGCGTCCCAGATGCCCATTCTGGGCCCTACACCGAAGGGGAGAAGTACCTGGAAGCCCGGAGCTGCTTGGCGGCTTCCTCGACCGTGTACCGCACCATGAGGGTCTGCTCCCGCCTGGCTTGCCGCTTCCGCTCCTGTCGATTCAGCTCAAGCTTCACGAGACGCTGAGTCCAATACCCGATCCGGGCAAGATAGCGATCCCCCAGCCACCGACGATTCGCCCGAGCTGCTTCTTGGCTCAGCCGCTGCTGCTTTCGCTCTCGTCGGGTCTGCTTCACGTCTTGTCTTCCTGAGCGTCCCCTGGCAGGTCTTCGAGCGGCGTGCGGGTCCCGTCCTCGGCTTCGTACTCGGGCCTGGTGAGCTTCGAGCCCGGCCCAAAACACTTGCTCACGTCGGGATGATGCACGATGCGGGTCAGCGGCTTCGCCGTCCTATCGTGATCGACCCGAGCGTACCCCGCCTTCTTCTCGGCCTCGTACTCGGACAACAGCTTCAGGGGGACGCCCGGCCAATCACGGCGAAAGCATTCCTCACATCGGGCGCTCTCCCCCATGTGCGAATAGCCCCCGTTCGGCAGCTCCGTCCCGCAGTCTGCACAGTCTTCCATACGGTACCCCTCCAGTACACCGACTTTCGTTGCACGAAAGTAACATCCGTTGTACGAATGTAACGTGGCCCTGGGACGACCTCGCCGAAACCCCTCCCAAGCAGCTACCGAGTTCGTTGCTTTCCGGCTGACCAAGGACGAGCTGCGGGCCCTCGATGGCTTCGTGGAGCTGAAGAACCAGGAGCTTGCCGCTTTGGGTAGCTCGATGACCCGAGCTTCGTTCCTGCGAGCCCTGGTGACCCGCAACATCCAGCCCCAGCCGAAGCCAGCCAAACGAAAGCCCGCCCCCGCCCCAGAGCCGGAGCCCGAGCCCGAAGAAGAAGCTCCCGAACCCGACACCAGCGACATCTTCGAGAACTCACCGCTCTAAATGGCTTCGACCCCGGCCTGCTCTCCTCACCGAGGATAGAAGCAGGACAGGGTCGAGGAAGAGCGGAAAGAAACTGGCCCCTCAGAGCTACTACGCAGGGGCCCGCGGGAGTTCAACCGCTAGCGAGCAACCCACATGTGTGCGTCGCGATCGTAGGTGGCGAGCCCGTGAAGGACCCGAACCACACGGCGTTCCGACGCCTGGAAGCGCTCGGCGGCAGCCCAGAGGACGCGAGCCCTGGGGGCAGCGGCGGTGAAGTTGGCCGCACAAAGACGACGTGCCGCCAGGTCACGACGAAGAGCCGAGTGGAGCAGCATGTTCCGACGGGCGTTGAGAGTCTTGATCGTGGACATGAAAGGGTCTCCTGGGCCTACTACGCCTCTCATTCAACAAGGTCAGCCCCAAAAAACCTGGGCCGAAACCCCGACAAGACTACCCGACGAAGTTCGGGTCAATCCCATCGAAGCCTCGGCCCGCTCCCAAGGGAGCCGCCTCGGCAGCACAACCGGCCTCCCAATGAATGAAAGAGGCAGTTGCGAGGGGCTAGCTGTTCGCCCCTTACCGGAAAAGGTAGCCGGGTCCGCCAGAATCTTGAGCCTTAGTAGGCGCCGAGCTTGTCCCACCAGACGCGGGGCTGCTTGCGGGACTTGCGGGGAGCGCGGATGGCCACCGGGGGCGGCGAGGTGCCCTGAACCGCCAGCACCTTGCCGGACAGCACGGTCTGCTGACGGAACGCTTCGAGGTGCTTGCACGAGCGGTTCATCGGATGGTTCTTCTGGAACCGCCAGCTTGGACACGTGCAGTAGATGTTGCCGTCCTTGCCCAGACGAACCTCGTGAACGTGCAGCGGGTTCGACTTCGAGGCGAAGGTGGCGAGGAGCGTGGGGCGAAAGACTGGAGTCGTCGTCTTGTCCATACACCTACTAGGTCGCTTGACCCCCGCGTTCAGCAGAAAATCGTAACTTTCATCTTAGTCCGTGCGGTCACGGTGTACTGCGGGCCGCCCATGGCCCAAAAGGAAAACGCCAGGAAGTACCCGACCACACCTGTGCCCGCAGGATGCGATCCGGTCTTCCTGGCGAAGTTGTTCGAGCCCAGGCCCGTGAGCAGGCGATTACTCGACCTCGCTCTGCATGTCCGCCAGAGCCGCCTTGAGGCGAGCCGGGACGTCCTTGCCCGCGGTGGACATGAGAAGGGCGGTCATGGTGATGCCCTCGATCTTGGCGAGCAGCCGCACCTGACGGGCGAGCTTCTCGGGAAGCGAGATCGAGAGGATGGTGACCTTGGAAGGGGAGCCGGTAGAGGTGTCCATGGCCCTACTAGGGCTCTGAACCCGAAGGTTCAGCCTCAAATCGACCCTGTTACTTTCGTGACATTACGTTGCACGAAAGTCGCTAAACTCCGGGCCCCGTTGGCACGGCGATTTCCCAACGTTTTGGCACATGGGCCGAACCATTATGACGCACGGCCCATTCGGGCGCAGAGCCCTTAGCCCTCTAATTCCTGGGGGGTCCGGAGGCCGCATAAGACTTTCGTCGGTCACTCCGAGGCAGCCCGTAGCTTCGCTCGCCGGGCGTAGATCTTCTGCCAACCGGGAGGCAGAGCTGCCCAAGCCTGACGCTCTTCGGATTCTGCCTGAGCCTGGGACTGCTTCTGAACCCGTAGTCGGTTTTGAGCGGCGACCAGCTTGGCCCTAGTCTCTTCCGAGACTACCCGTCCCATGCTGGCAGCTTCGCGTCGCTTTCGACCTTCTTCGGATAACCTGAACCTCTGTCGCGGTCTCGACAGCTTCGCTCGGGTTTCAGCGGACGGTCGGAGTCCCTGGTGAGCCTTCGACATCTTGGCTCGGGCTTCTGGGGTGAGCTTCCAACCGGCCATGGCCGACCATCCCCCTGGGCTCATGTTGAACCCGAGAGCAGGGTCAGTAGAGCCGAAGTGGGCAACCCACCACAGCTCGGCCTCGTTGGCTTCCTCCAACGTCTCGACCCTCTCTAGGACTTCGGCGGTGAAAGTCTCTGGACCGAACTCTCGGATCGCCTAGTGGAAGCGTCCTCGACTCCCTCGCTTGAGAGCATCCCCCTTATGCCGAGTCCACCGCTTCTTGGTTGTCTTGGAGGTCTGACCAACGTAGCGACGCTGGCTAGCCTGGTGGACGTGGCAGTAGATCTCGAACGGCATCCCCCGTTCTACACCGCTCCCTAGTAGCCGAAGTCGTACGCCACGATCCGGCCTGCACGGGTCAGCCCTACTTGCTGGCAGTCGACGTAGTCCGCCCACCTGGGTTGCGCCTCGTCAGGAACGCTGGTGTCGACCCGCTCCATGACGAGCCAGCCGTTCTTCAACAACCTGCACCTAGCGTACAGGACCCCGTTCTGGTCCGGCCCACGACCCCACCGCCTTGAGAGCCGGGCTTCGCGGCTGTTGTCCGCCAGGCCGTAGTCATTGAGCGGCACCTTGATGACCCACCGGCCGTCTGCGTAACAGGCTCGGCTGTAACCACTGCCCAACAAGGTTCCCCTGGGTTCCATCCTGGGACTACTGCGCGAACTTGGGAAGTTCAACCTCATCCGTCTTCTCGGCGGATCGTGACCTGACCCTTTCGAATCACGACAGCTTCGAACCCGACCCCGTGGTCAAGGTACTCGTTGGCGGCGTCGATGCAGGCACAGCAGTAGGGCGCCAGGGCTTCGAAGCTCAGCGGGAAGTCCGCCTCCACCTGTGCCCCCTCGTGGAAGAACCGTTGGTCCTCTCGGACGAACGCCAACTGGGCACCCTCGATGGTATTATGGTACCGTTGGCTCCACAGAAGCTTCCTAGCTTCATCTGCCTTCCAGCACTCGGGGCAAATCCAGTCCCAACACAGCCGTTGGTCGAACCGGGCCGGATCAGGTCTGAACAAGGTGGGCCGGTTGAACTGCCCACCAAACCTACCAGGGCAGTAGTGGCAATAGGGCGGCGGGTCGTCTTCGACATGATCGGAGCAACGGTAGTCTGGGCGAGGCCTGCCTGGGCTCTTGGGTTGTTCTCGCCACAAACTACGGAGCCACTCAAGCATCTAGTTCAGTACACCGCCCTTCACCCGAAGTCGTAGGCGACGATCCTGCCGTCTCGGGCTCTCCCTACTTGAGCGCCTTCCACCGCCAAGGCCCACCAAGGAAGCTGCGACCTCTCCAGCATCCTCACCCGTTCCATCACGAGCCAGCCGCAAGGAAGCAACCGACAGCGGGCGTACCGGACTCCGTTGGAATCAGGGCGATCTCGGAACTCTCGTGACAGGTCAGCTTCCCTGCGGTTGTCTTGGAAGCCCAGCTCGTTCCCCAGTCCACGTTTGCTGTAGAGCCGACCCACAGGATCGCGTTCGATCCAAAAGTCGACGGAGGTCATCAACGGTACCTTGATGACCCAGGGGCCGTCCGCGTAGCAGGCTCGGGTGCAGCCTTGACCCAACAAGGTCCCGCGGGGTTCCATGACCAGCTATTGGCCTGGCCTTTGAGTCCAAGCGGCTTCCAGGACGGCGACGTCCAGCTCAAAATCCTTCGCTACCTGCCGGAGCAAATGTGGGTAGGCCTCATTCCAGGCCTCAAGCCCCTCGCGGACAACGATGCAGAAAGTCGCGCTAGCCATATACTGGACCGCCCGTTGCCGGTGTTCTTCGACGAAGGCAGTTCCGTACAGGAGGACGTGACGCGACCACCAACGTGGCTGGGGACGTTTCAGGTCACAACCGCTACACGTCCACTGGTGCTCGTCATGGAGACGCCCGATGCAGCGACAAGCCCAGCGGGTGTCGGCCCACATTCCTCGTCCACGGGTCATCTTTGCACGAGCTTCGATGGACATGGGCTTCAGTTCAACAGGGTCGAATTGGGCTCCGGCTCACCCGGTTCTCCCAAGCAGGCCAGCATGCAGGCCACGATGGGGGTCATCCAAGGCCAGAGGTCCGGGATGTCGTCGATCGTATCGGGGTCGGGAAAGTGAACCAGGATCAGCGTGACCTCATGTCCTTCGAACGAGCCTTCGAAGGACAGCCGTCCTCTTTGCAGCAGAACGTAGGCACTTTCGAACAGCTCCTGGATCCCCGATACCTCGATGGTCTCGATGTCGACCAGATCGTAGTCACCGGGGTTCTCCTCAGTTGAGAACAGGGGCACCCAGCAAAAGATGGTCAGGCTTTCGTCCGGCGAGTCCCTACCCCAGGCCCAATCGCACGGCATCCCCAGGCAATTCATCAGGGGTCCAATTTGGTTGACCAACCGGCCACACCACGGAGGGGCGTCCTTCGAGTTACCGAAGTAGCGGGGCTTCAGGATCGGGCTTTCCGACATTGGGTTTGTCTTTACACCAACGGGGTCTCAGGCGTCGTCCTGGATCAACCGCTCCCAGCAGGTAGGGGCTCCCAAGTGGGCCAGGGTAGCTTCGGCCAACTTCAGGACCCGGCGGGCCTCCTGGGGGCGTTCCAGGATGGCCAGTTCATCCGGGTAGGTGTAGATAGAATCTCGACCCTCAAGAGCTTCGATCAAGCGACTGCATCGAAGTTCCGCCAACGCGACCCATTGTTGGCATTCCTCGACCCACAGACGGGCTAGCTCAAGTTGTTGAGCTGCCGTGGGGTCTTGCCCCAATAGGCGGGTCAACAATTCATCCCGCTCCATTGCGCTACCGTTTGACCAGCCGAGGAAGAACCTTCGGGTGCTCCACTGCGTACTCTTGGGGCAAATCCAGGATGAGGGTCTGTTGATCGAGCAGGATCTTCACATCGTAGGAGAGCCCGTGCCCGACATTCCTTCGAAGGACCAGTTCGATGTGTTGGGGATCCCCGTCTTCATCCTCGGGCAAGATGGTCACCTGAAAGGGCCACTCGATGTGGAACCCATCAGGGTCCACCCGCAGAGGGGTGTTCTGAGGCGTGATGTCGAAGAGGCGCCGGAAACCCTTGGTGTGCCGGAGCTTTTCCCCCTGAAACTCGACGGTACCTACCTTGAAGTCGAACCCAACCTGAAGCTTCGTGGGCTCGTAGTAGGTCACGCTCAAGACCCTATCTTCGTTGAAAAAGATTCTCATGGGGGCTCGTCAGACGGCGATGAACAGTTGATCGAGGCTGCGGATCTTGCCCACGAAGGCTTCCCACGCTCTCACGTAGGCGTCGTGTTGGGCCTCCACTTCTCGGTAGAGCCGTGTGAAGTCCTCGGTCTTTGCCTGAAGCACGCTCTCCGCTGTCACGAGATCTTGCGTTCCCTTCCCGACAGAGGTGGCGATTCTTGTCAGATGCGCCGTGAACCACGTGTGGGCCTCTTCTTTACGAGTCATTCCATACTGGTCGTCCGCATCACATTCGAGAGCGAGGGTGTGTCGCTGGAGACCGTCGTAGGGGCGACCTTCGAATGAACGATCCCATCCCGCTATCTTCATGGGGTCGCCGCTTCTTTGGTTCTTTTCCGGCCTGGCTCCATCGAGGAAGGCTCGCAGGATGGCGGCTTCCCCGAGTATGTGCATCGCATCCACGCGGTTCTTGAGGTACAGGTAATGTTGACCGCCACACTCCCCGTAGTTGGCCTGATGGTTGAAGCACGTGCGCCGAAGCTCGTTCCCCTTCTGCCACACCAGATGCAGATGCCCGTTGCCCTCCATCCCGCATCCTTGCCAGAAGTAGTTGATGTGCCCCCAAGGCTCCCCCCGAGCCTTTCGTGCCTCGACGTCCCAGATGGGCTCGTTGATGAGCTGTCGGAAGACCGATTGGGTCATCTGCTTCCGGCCGATCTGCACGGCGTGGATGGTCACCGAGACGGTCCTGACCCCCGCATCCCCCACCTGAACCGCATCCTCGACGTTCGGCATGCCGTACAGTACACCGGGTCCGGAGGCCGTATAAAGAAAACAGCCGCCAGGGCGCTACAGCAGACGTAGCCGCCGAAGGAACCCGGATCGGGTGCTTTTACGGCGTGGCCAGAGCCCCAAGCAGGTCTCGGTCGGCTTTGCACCTAAACCCGCCTGACGCCGCTGGTTTCGGTGGAGCCGCCCGCTCTACACCGAAACCCAAATGACGCGCCCTCGGACGGGGCCTGAGAGCCGATCTAGACCGGGCCAGCCTCCGACCACCTGGGCCAACGGCCTTGGATTTCGAGCTGGACGATCCGGCGTAAGTGCGCGAGAATAGGCGCATCATGTCGTACGTTTCCCTCTCTGCGGCCCCGGTCTTCTGTACGCCCTGCCCTCCCTGTCTCGACACTTTTTCCGCCCAGCATGACTGGCGACGGAACGTGAGCCGCATCGATGCGGGAGGTTCTCCGGCTCGTGTCCTTGGCTGGACGGCTGCGCTCTTGGCCGTCGCGGTCGTGGGCAAGAAGCTCCTCGACGGCTGAACCGCCATGGCCCCCCACCGCCGAGGCGGTTGACCCTTGGTGCCGGGACCGCCGGTGTAAGGATCAACCATGAGCGACTCGATGTCGAAGAAGGTGGCTGATCGCTTCCTGAAGGAGGCGATGGCAAACATGCGCACGAGGCGAACCGGGATCGATGGGGTCGTCATCTGGGTCTCCCCCGGGGAGTTCAGCGGCGCGGATAGTCAGCACGGCCCCCGAATCAAGGTGATGCTCGGGGACAAGGTCACGACGGAAGGGCTGGAAGAGGCAGTCTCGGTGCGGCTCACGAACCCACCCAAGGTGCTTGGAACCCTGCCTGCCAAGGTGGAGAAGCAGGTCGTGAAGTTCATCAACCAGAACCGCAATGTTTTGCTCGGTCACTGGAATGGTGAAACGGACACCGAGGAGATGCTGAAGCTCATCGTGAGCATCTAGATCGGGGGCAGTGCTGCTCCGCTACTGGAAGAACGAGATCAGCACCGGCGAGATGCTGGACGCGCTGGCGGCGGGCACGGAGCCGCCCCTGGCTGGATTTGAGCCGTCAAGTCCGCCTGGCCGCTAAGGTGTCGGAACGGGCAGGATCGCGAGCGGGTTGAGCACCAGGCCGGGAGACTGGAACTTGGCGTTCGTTGCGAAGACGTTGCTTGCGTGTGAAAGAACCCCGGTTCCCTTCGCTGCGTACCCAGCCCCCAGGGGGACGTTGAAGAAGCAGTAGATCAGAAGTCCCGTAGGGAACGGTGGGATGCCCGCCTGGATGATGCCGCTGTTCCCCGCCGTCCCCTGGGTGATCAAGACGTTGTCGAACTGGTAGGCGCCGCCCGAGGCCACGTTCACGACATCCGGCCCTCTCGCAACCAAGTTCACGTTGAAGAACTTAGCGAGTCCGGCGGCGCCGATCTTCAGGCCACGGGCAGCCGCAGCGGCGGAGAGATCGCACGTGACCGCCTGGAGGGTGCCGCTCTCGATGTCGTACGCAGTTCCTCCCGCAGCGAGGTTGCCGATGCAGTCCTGCAAGAAGAGCGTCGATCCTGCGTTCCCGTTGATCAGCACGTTTGGTGCGGTGTTCTCGGCCTTGGTTACGACGCAGTTCCGAACGTAGAGCTGACCGACGTTGGCGCCGAGAAGTTCTACGCAGGGCTTCCCGGCTGGGGCCTGGAGGTAGAGTCCCTCAACGTGAACTTGGTGAAACAACCCCACGGCGGGCGTGAACGAGATCTTGCCGTTGACGAGGATGCTGTACTCGTCGTTTCCCCAGATGCCTTGGATGTGGACGCCCGCCGTCAGGATGATGTCCTCGTTCCAGCCGCCAGCTTTCGGGCTGATGAGGACGACAGCGGAGTTGCCGGAGTCCGTGTGCCCATCGGCTATTGCTTTTGCCTGAGCTGCGCCAATCGTCGCGAACGGTCCACCTGGGTACACGGGGTAGACAGCACCGGATAACGGGGGGGGGGGCCGCGCCCCCCCCCCCCCCCCGATTCCGCATCGATCTCATCTTCGACAGCGCGTAGAGCAGCGTCGAGATCTTCTCGGAGATCAGCTTTCCGAAGAAACTTGAAGAGCCGTCGGCTTCGCTGTTGGTAGCTCATCAGTCAACGCGATCTTAAAAACAAAAACGGCCCGTGAAGGCTAGGGTACCTACGTTCGCGGCTGCACCCGGCGACGTCGCCAGTAGGCACGTTCCCAAGCCCAGAAGATGGTGAAGCCGCCCGCGAGCGAGACCATGGTGGCGATGGCCATCAAGATCACGGGCGCCTCAGCTACTTCGGGCAGCAGTAGTTGTTGAAGCTCGGATCCGGCCCCGTTTGGGTGGAGACGTAATGGGCGTGAACGCAGCCTCGGGCGAGCGCCACCTGCTCGTTCTCGGCGTAGGTGCCGCCCGAGAACTCCAACCCCTTCGGCGGCTTCCCATCGGAGACGCACTTGTCGGACTCGTAGTCCAAGCGGGCGGGCAGGCTCGACGTGTGGACCTTGGCCTTCAGGACGGCGAGGACGGCTTCCTGCTGCACCGCCTCTGCCGCACGCCTCTCTGCGGCGGCCTTCGCCTTGGTGGCCTGCGCTTCCGCATCGGCCCTGTCCTTCGCCGCGAGCTTCGTCTTCAAGCTGAGGAGCTTCTCGGCGGCGGCCTTGCCGCTCTTCGAGTTGGGGTCGAGCATCGTGGCTCCCTGACACGATTGAACCGCCAAGAGCCAATCTTCCTTCGCTTCCGCCGTCACGCACGCGTCGAACGAGGACTTCGCCTTGTCCTGGCAGCCCGACAGCAGAACGAGCACCAGCACCGCGATCACCAAGACCCACGAGTTCTTCACCATCGGCCGAGCCTCCTTGGGTGACAACATATATGAAGGTAGACCCCCAAGGGAAGGGCCTGTGAACCCTTGGGGGTGCCCGAGCATCCCAACGCCTTCGCTGCGAAGATCACCCGCAAGCTCGTCGAGCTGCGGAAGGCCGAAGGGATCACCGTTCACGAACTCGCCGAACGCCTCGACACCACCCCGCAAAATATCCAGCGGATCGAGCGCGGTCAGAACATCACCCTCAAGACCCTCGCCAGGATCGCGATGGGGATCGGCATGCGGGTCGAGGTGTCGTTCGTACGTGACCCCAAGGGCCCGCGAGCCCCGCCACCAGGACGACCGAAGAAGTGATCCCTCTACAGCTCTGACCTCGGGGTCTTCGCGGGGCCGCCGGGGAGCATCGGATCGCGGGGCAACCCTAGGGACGGTTCGAGCGCCGGACGATCTCGCCGTTCCGGGGATCGACTTCGGCGAAATACTCTCTCGATAAAATCCCTTCGTCAAAAACGGAGGGATCCCCTTGAGCGACAACCAGTACGCCCTCGCGTTCTACAAGCACAACTTCATTGGCGGGGACCTGGATCCCAACACTGCCCCTCCGGATCCCACCAGGATCTTGCGGACGCCGCACCTGGTGGAGACCTACGGGTACAGTGCGCTCCTGTCAGTGATGGACGGGACAAGTCTCGTGGTCACCTGCTGGTTCAACGACCCGCTATCAGGCGTGTGGGTGCCGCTCACCAAGCCTTTGGTGGTGAATGCAGGCGAACCCACCTATGTAGTCGTTCCAGCGGATGCCAACATCTTCACCCAGCTCGGGGCCAACGTTGGGGTGGTGACGAAGTTCGGAGTGGGCTGGATGGGGTTGGATGCGGTCTCTTCGGAGATGATTGCGGCCCCCATCCCAGCAGGATCAGCAACGGCTGCGAATCAGACCAGCGAGATTGCCGACCTCGACATCATCAAGGCGCAGCTTGCTCCGAAGATTGCCTACCAGTCGGTGGCACTCGAAGCAGCGGCAGTCATCAAGGCAGGAGCTGGGACAGCGTTTACGGTGTTGGGCCGCGTGGACTCCACTGCGGTGAGCGCAACGTACTACGTGCAGTTGGTCAACCGAACGGCGGCCGGAGCCGAAGGCGTCTATGCAGCAGGGGAGCTGCTCAGCGTCCTCAAGGTGATTCACATTCTCGGTACGGATGACGATTTCGACTTCAAGATCAGCATCGGCGGAATCGTGGCCAGTGTTGGGATCGTCTGCTTGATCTCTTCAACCGAGTTCACCAAAACGATCTCAGGGGCTTCTCTGAACGTCTACGCGGAGCACTCATGAGCGCCGGACGAGGAGGGTATCCGGGTAGGGTCGGACAACAGCCGAATCAGGTGGTGGCGGCGGCGCTGTCTGCGGTCCCGTTTACCGGTACCGGCGCAGGCGATTGGGCGCGGCTCCACACAATGCTGGTCGCCAATGCGTACCACCGCCCTGTACTCCTGCTCGGGACGATCACGGCCGACTCGAAGGAATGGATCCCATCCGGCTCTACGATATTGCTCGCCAGCGGCACGATCATCAATTCGACGCTGACCAATGCCGTCGACCCGCACGGGGGGACGGGTCACTGGGGGCCGTTCTACGCCGACGACACGGACCTTGGCGCTCGCACTCACGCCACTACGCTGGCCGCCGCGTCGCGACCTGGATTCCCCGCACTGGTACTGACCAGCGGCACAGGATACACGGCCGGTGCAGAGATCATCGTCGATGATGCTGGACAGCGCGAAGGTGCATACACTGTCGCGAGCGTCGCCGCTGCGTGGCAGGCAGGATATGCGTACGCAGCTTACAATCTCGTCACGAACGATACCGGCAAGGTCTACGCCTGCATCGTAGCCGGTACGAGCGCTGGCGCTGGAGGTCCCACGGGCACTAGCGCCCAGATCCAAGACAACACCGCGTGGTGGACGTATCTCGGGACAGGCGCGGGGATCAAACTCGACCGCGCAACGATCAAAACGTTTGCGAACGGCTCTGCCACGGGCGTGTCGGCCGGATTCCCGAAGGACATCTCGATCATCGCGGACAAGGGGGCGATCCTTCAGGGTACAGGTCCGCGAGGTATTCAGATCGCCTACGGGCAAAACTGCCTAGTTCGCGGACTGCATATCAAGTCGAGTTTTGACGCGGCGGCCGGTTCGTTCGACTGGGGAGGGTTCGGCAATACATGGCAGGACATGGCCGTCGAGTACGTGGCGAACAACGGAGGCTGGGGGCTCGCGCTGGAGGACAACGAAAACGGCGCGTTCGTCCGATGCAACGTCAAGGGGTTCCAGGTCGGGATCCACTTCGAGGGTGCAGTCAACTCGGTCGCCGACAATTGCAATGTGGAAGGCTCGACTCAGGCTGGATACTCAGCGAATGAAGATGCTGGAGATACCACCGAGGGCCCGCGTAACATCACGTTCACGGCATGCACCGCGACGCGCTGTGGGGTTGGCAGCTACGGAGGTTTCGCATTCGGCATCGGCGCAAACTCGCCAGGGTCCGGCATTCGGCTCATCGGTTGCACGGCGAGCTACAACTACGTCGGACTCTATAGCTACCTAAGTGGGATCGAGATTGTCGGAGGCCTGTTCGAGAAATCGCAGCAGCAGGCGATGTTTTTTGCGGCGAACACGACCGGACACGTGCTCACGTCGGTGCGCACGACGGGCAACAACACGCAGGTGGCGGCCGGGACGCTGACCGCCACGACGATTTACCTTGGATCCAACGCCGAGCTCCGGGCCACTGACCTGACCGCGAGCGAGGTGGTCCCCGTGTTCTCATTGCAGAGCGAGACGGGCGTCACGCTGACGCTCGACAATCTTCGAATCAATTCGACGTACAGTGGCGGCAATTACTACGGGATCAACGTCGTCGCGACGGGGAGCAAGATCCGCGTCAATGGCTACTCGTTTAACTCTGCTGGCGTCGGCGGTGTGTACCCGATCGTCGCGACCGCGGCTGCAACGATCTGGCTCAATGGTCTTCGGTCGACGGGATCCGCGCTGACTGGCGCTACGCACGGTGCGGCTGGGGTCGTGTTCGCATACGGCCCAGACATGAGCGAGGTCACGACTCACGGCAGCGGGCAGACGTACAACTTTGGCACCGTGGTAGCGGCAGGTACGGGCAACGCGCAGACCGTACCTGCGTCGTGCGCTGCGGGGGGTAGGCCGCCGACGTTTACGCGCACGGTGACCGGAGGGAGCGTGTTCAACCCGCCGATCGTGGTGATGGGCGCTGGATCATTTACCGCGCAATTCTCGGCGACCGACACCAGCACATACGCGTGGCGGCTGTGACCCCCAGGAGCCCCGATGAGACGAAGCCCAACTTCAAGCTGCGTCATTTGGGCACTCCGTCGTCGGTCAACGACGCAGGGGCATGTCCGCAGTAGGGGCACGCTCCCACGGCCGGGAACCGTCCGGCGAGAAGGTCATCGAGCGACACGTTGACGAATCTCGACAGACGGAACGCGAGCAGCGGGGTGACCGTGCGGCCCTTCACGATGTTCGTGAGCGTCCTCGGCTGGAACCGCAGCGTCTCTGCGAGCGGGATCCAGCCGCCGAACCGCGTCCGAAGGAACCGCAAGGCGGCACGTACCCGCACTTGCTCTTCCCGCGTGAGATCAAGGTTCATCACGAGCCTCCCGCCGCCATCAACGGCGGCTCGCCCCAGAACGACGCGTCGATCCCCAACTCGTAGATCGACTGCACCAGCACACGGATGTTGTGGCAGAGCACCTTCATGTAAATTTCGCTGACCTGCCCCTCGAAGGACTTCGCCCGTACCGAGGATCCGAGCACGCGCTTCACCGAACTGAACGTCGCCTCGGTCAAGCTGCGCTTGTGGTAGTGCTCCAAGAACGTCGGCCGGTTGTACGTGTAGAACGCGAACAAGCGGTTCCACAGGTCATCGTTGGCGCTCGCCTTCGAGTTCGACTTGAAGGGGACGAACGGCTCCGCGCCCGCCTTCACGATGGCCTTAAAGTTCTCCCGCGAAAGGTAGCCCATGTCGGCCGAGACCTCGCGCATCGCGAAGTTCTTCCCGGTCTGTTCGATGAGCCCAGGAAGGAACGGTGAGTCATGCGCGTTGCCTGGCGTGACCTCGGCGCCGGTGATGATCTGCGTCGTCACGCCGATCATCATGTGGAGCTTGAGCCACTTCTTCTCCCTACGATCCTTCCCCCACTTCTGATCGTGCCACCTGACGTAGCCCTTCGTGGCGATCCCGGTGCCATCGGCGGCGAAGTCCACCTCGACGGTGCGGAGCGGCTTTGCGCTTTCTTCGATCAGACGACGAAGCACCGGCACGGTCTCGGGCTCCCGCATGATGCGGAAGACAGTGTTCGGATGCGGCACCACGTCGGTGAGGCCGCGCTCTTGACACGAACGGATGTCGCTCACGGCGCGGTCGCCGGAGAACAGCGTGAAGGTCTTGACCCCTGCGGCGAAGATCACGTCGGAAAGCGGGAGCGACGGGCGGCCGTTGCCCTTGTAGCAGGGCTGTTGGACGCCGTCGCAGAGCGCACGGAGAAGCTTCTCGAAGATGTCCTTCTCGTTCATCCTCGCCTTGCGGTAGGCAGGCCAGTTCTGCGCGTACGTGATGCGCTTCTCTTCGGTCACGACGTTCCCGTCCGGCAACGTGATCTCACGGCGGACGATCAAGACCGCGTAGAGGTGCTTGCAGCGGTGCCCTGCCCCATGCTCTTCCGCGTCCGGGCACGAGCAGGTGCCCGCCACGGGATCCACGAAGTAGCTCCCCGAGTTCTTAGACTGCGAGGGAACGAGGTATTTGCCTTCGAGAACCTGCCGGATCTGCTTGCCCTTACCTTGCACGATGGCGAGGCCGCGTTGCGCTCGGTAGTCGATGGCTGCGGTATCCATGTGGACTAATGTTGCCACAACGTAGCAACAGTCAAGACCCGCTTGACATGTTCCTACGTTGTGGCAACATTAGCCACGCATGGCACAGAAGAAGACCCGAAAGCCGAAAGCGCTTCGTAAGGAGGACTCGATCCGCATCAGGGTCACGGAAGAGCAGAAGGAAGGGCTGACCGAAGCGGCTACACGGGCCGGGCTCGGGGTGTCGTCCTGGCTGCTGATGCTCGGGCTGCGCGAAATGAAGAAGGCCGAAAAGACATAGATTTTGGTCACTTGAGAGAGCACGGCTACCTCCGAACACACGTGTACCTTGCGTCCGACGGAGGTGTGGTTAGCTTCGCGCTACCTTCGACACACACACACACACCGTTTGTGGGGTGAGACAAAGGAAAGCGTGCGGCTTCACCGCCGAACGTGATGAAACCCGGTTGCCACCGGGTTTCGTCGTTTGTGGGGTGTAAAGACTTCAGACTGCGGGCTGAGCACCTCCGTTCGCGAGCACGAAGAGGCCGCCGTTGTTGGCCCCGACGCCCTTCTGCACGAGCAGCTTGTCGTGGCGCATCCTGACGAGTTCGGCGTCCACGCTGGGCCGCTTGGCGTCAGGCTTGAGCCGAACGAGACCGTTGAAGATGTCGGTGGCCCCGAGGGGCGTGTTGGCGGTTGTCAGCACCTCCGTGATCAGGCCTCGCAAAGTCTTCGCCTTGGGCTTGGCGCCTACTACGGGGGCCGAAGAGACAGAGACGGGGTACCACTTGCCATCACGGCGTTCGACAGTACCGCGCTTCAGGAGCTGACGAAGCGTACCGTCGGCGTTCGTGGGAGCCTGGCCGATGGCCCTAGCGATCTCGGTCGTGGTGAGGCCGTTCGGGCTCGCCAAGATGAGCGCCTCGGCCCGATCCACGTAGGTGCGCCGCTTCTGACCGGCCGACGCAGACGTGGGGGGTTCCTGGGGCTTGGGGGCCGTGACGGGCTGTTCCTCGGCCTCGGCAAGCATGATCAGGTCGGCCAAGACATCGCGGCGCTCATCGAGGGGTAGCCCCATGACGGCAGCGATGGCTGCCTCCCGACGGGCCTTCTTCTCACGTGCCTGCTGAACGATCTGGTTGACGAGGCTCAAGGTTCGTCGAACCTAGCCAACCTTTCAGGTCTAGCAACCTCTCCGGACCGAAATTCGTACATGACCCTGATGGCTACGCGCTGCGTCAGGTTCTCATGGTTTTGTTACAGCCGATCAGGTTTCGGTGTAGCGGGGACTAGAACTGCAAAGCCGTCTCGGTCTTGGGCGCCACCTCCGTGTGCCCGAGGTCGACGACCAGAAAGTGGTCGGGCTCTTCTGTCTTGACTCTCTCGAACTCGGCGTCCGACGCCGCCAAAACGATCTTGCCGTGTTCGCCCGCTTGCCAGAAGCCGAAGTCAGAGAGCCGTAGGGCCTCCAGCTCCGTAGGGACAACCGGGTGAACACGCTGACGAAGCCGCACAACTTCGCGGTACAAGTAGTCGACCGCATGGCCGCACTGAGCCCCGACCTTACCCGCGCTGAGATGCAGGCCAGTACGTACCACGATATACATGACGAAGGGATCGGGATCCATGCGGTTGGTCTACACCAAGATCTCGATAGGGATACGGTTCTTCGGGTTGGTGTACTGATCCCCATGGATCTCGAAGCTCGTGCCCGGCAGGTGATCGACGATCACTTGTTCGAGGCGTTCTGGGAGAGCGTCGATCACCTTGGGACGACCGATCTGGTGCTTTGTCTCGACACCACGGTACCCGAGAAAACGCTTCAAGTGTTCGTGCGTGAGCAGCTCATCCAGGATCCCGAAGCTCCCGCGTTCTTGAAGCGAAAGTTCGCCCGGCCCGCCCGAGAGGTTGCCAGGAAGATGAAGGACGCCTCGACATCCTTCTGGCTCATGATCGCGTTCCCTGACGAACAAGTGCTGGTCCTGGCTCTCCATGCTCGCCAGATGAGCCCCGGTGGGCAGGCGTAGCCCCGGTGTAGAGTCTTTCATGAACCTGTGGAAGCGTCTGGTCATGCTGTGGCACGGGGCGGAAGAGAAGCCCAAGGCTGTCTCCAGTGCATTTGGGGAGGGCCTTCAAAGGTTCGCAGGTCGCCAAGTAGCGGAGGCCAAGGCGGCTCAAGCTAGGGCCCTGGCTGCAAAAGCCAACTCTCCTGACGGCCAAAATCCCTACACGTTCGAGATCGACTGGGAAGAGCACCAAAAGGTGAAGGCCTTCATGAAGGAGCACGAGCATCGGGGTCAGTACATGGGGGCCATCGGGGGCCACATCTCGTTCACCTTCTGCCCCACCAGCATCGGGACCGTCGCTAGCGTCCACTGCTCGGCGTGCGGAGAGCAGTGCTGCAAGAAAGGTTACCGCAAGGGGGCCTCGACCGATTGCTCGGGGATGCTGTAGAGCTTTAGTCCTTCTCTTGAGGGTCGGGTATGACACTCGACGATTTCAACCGGACTACGCTCCAAGAGTTCCCTGGCTTCAAGCTCGTCTACAAGGAAGAGAGCTTGCTGATGCGCTTTCTGGCGAAGCTCCTGTGGATCGTGACGTTCGGCCAACAGAAGCTCTTCATGACCCACTTCACCACCACGGTGGGCCAGACGATCTACGTCCCCCTCGGGTGGGATCTGAAGAATCCTCTCCAACAGCTCCAAGTCTTGCGGCACGAACGCATCCACATGAGGCAGGCAGCCCGCTTGACCTTCCCGCTCTTCATGTTCCTCTACTTGGTGCCTTTCTTCCCCCTCGGGCTCGCCTACGGGAGGGCCCGGCTCGAATGGGAGGCCTACACAGAGTCGATGCGGGCCATCCGTGATCAGTACGGGGATGAGGCGCTTCACGATGCCCGGTTCCGGCAGAGCATCGTAGACATGTTCACCACGGGTCAGTACGGCTGGATGTGGCCGTTCCCCACCACGGTCGACCGCTGGTACACCGAGACCATGATGCTGATCCTGGCCGAGCCCAAGGGATGAAGCCCGCCTAGTTTAAGCTCCCGGCGGACAGAGAACAGGTTCTGGTGGGGCTCACTCCCAAGAACCCTTCTAATCAAGTTGATAACAGCGAGCTTTTGCCCTCAACTTCTAAAAGGACTGTCCCAACATCGGTCCGTCATGAGACCTAGAAGGGCCAATCGAGGACTTGACCAGCCGTCAGAGGCGAGCCCAGATCTCTACACCGGCCGGTGTAGAGTCCCCGCATGAAGCTGACTCGACACCAACACTTCTGGGAGATGGCTCGCGAGATCCGAGCCTATTGTCGCGCACAAGGTCTCCAGGTGCTCGTCAAGGACAGCCTCGACAACATGACGTGCGGGTTCGTGACGGACTGCGCAGAGAACGACCCTCGGCATCGGGAATGGCGCATGCGGCTCGCCGACGTGTCGCTCACGGCCAATGATCGTCGAGGGGGCTTTGATGGGTTGTCCGAAGAGGACATGATCAAGATCACGCACCCCCACCTGATGGGCTCGACGGGTCGTGAGAAGGTCGCCCAGGCTCTATCTCTCTTGCCCTCCGGGTAGAGCCCCCATGGATTACGGAGACCGCCAGGCAAGGGCCGAGATGTTGGTCAAGGCCTTCCGTGCCCGAGGCTCAAAAACGATACGCAGTCCGAGGGGCCAGATCCTTACCTGCGAGGCGGTCGCCGTCGAGATTGAAGGCATGACGGACCTCGGTCGGGATCTGGTGGCCGTTGCGGGGTTGGTTCTTCATGCCATGCAGGCGACCCCCGAATTCTTCGAAAACCAGGCAGCTCTCGACAAGAGTCCCTGACGCTACGGTGAGCCGGGCAAAGCCGTCCCTTCGGTGTAATGCGGGCGGCCCATGACCCAATCCGCCCCGGATCGCCAAGCCCTCGTCTATGAGCAACTGAAGAGCATCCGCGTCTCGAAGACGTGTGCTCTCAAGCCGAGTCCACGGCTCAAACAGGAGATCCGCGACCTATCCGGCACGCCGATCCAGTTTCGCCTACGCTACTACCAGGTGCAGGGGATCTACCATCTCTTGCTGATGAAGCGGATGGTGCTCGGGGACGGTACCGGGCTCGGCAAGACCGTCGAGATGTTGGGGGCCCTTTGCTACCAGTGGCAAAAGGAGCCAACCAACAAGGTGTTGATCGTCGCCCCGAAGTCGGCTCTACGGCAGTGGGCTAGCGAGATCGACCGCTTCACGACCGACGTGAAGGTCTTCGTCGTTTCTGGCAAGCTCGATGAACGACGCGAGGTCTGGGAGGCCTGGGCAGCACACCCGGCGGACTCCGAAACCAAAGCTGTCCTGATCATCAACTACCACTTGCTCATTCGCGACTGGAACGAAGGGGCAGCCCTCCAGAAGGGAAAGGACGGCAAGCCTGATCCCAAGCTACCGATCATCCCCGGCATGGTCGACAAGATCACTCAGGGGATGAAGGACGTAGTGGTCGTCTACGACGAGGCTACAGCGTTCAAGAATACGCAGACCAAGACCTGGCAAGTCTGCCGGTTCCTCTCGGACCGGGCTCATCGCTGCTACGGCCTGACGGCGACGCTCCTCAAGAACAACCTGATGGAGGGCTTCGCGATCTACAAGGTGATCTGCCCGCCTGTCTTCGGGAACAAGACCTCCTTCCTCAAGGAGTACTGCGTCACCAAGATGCAGCCTGTGGGGGGCGGTCGAAAGGTACCCATTGTCGTTGGGTATCGGAACCTACAGCACTTCAGGGACCGCATCGATCCGTACTTCCTGGGTCGAGCGAAGCATATCGTCTCCGATGAGCTACCGACGCTCATCACCAAAGAGATCATCTGCGAGCTGAGCGCCGCCGAGGACGCGAAGTACACGGAAGCTCTCTCGGGGGTGTTGGAACTCGGGGACGGTGAGGTCAGGGACTTCGAGGAGCACAAGGCATTCGTCAGCCTCATCTATTGCCAGCAGGTCTGCGATTCGATCTCGCTTTTGCGGTACCAAGATGGCGATGAGGTGCTGACCGGGATCTTCAAGGACGAGGGTCTCAAGGTCAAAGCCACCGGAGCGAAAGAGCAGCAGCTTCTCGACATGTTGGCAGACGAACTCGATGGCGAGAAGACCATCATCTACACGCGGTTTGCGAGCCTTGTTCCCCGCCTCCAGAACATCCTCAAGGAGAACGGGATCAAGTCGGTCGCCATCACCGGCAAGGTGAAGGACACCGCCAAGGATCCCGCACGCCTCCGGGCACAGGAAGCATTCCAGGACATGAACTCCGATGTGAAGGTCATCTTCATCACGGACGCTGGCAGCGAGGCCATCAACCTACAGGCGGCCTCCGCGATGGTCTTCTACGACGCCCCTTGGTCGTGGGGAAACTACGTGCAGCTATTGGGGCGTCCTATTCGGATTGGGAGTCCTCATCAGCACGTCGTGGTCTACCATCTGGTGGCCGAGCGGCCCCGAGACAAGGCGAAGGATCGCAAGACGATCGACCACCATGTGCTCGCCATGTTGGGCAAGAAGAAAGACCTTGTGGATAAGGTCTTGGGCGAAGCCGCTGTGGGGGCGCTCGATTTCGAGAAAGAGGGTTCCGGAACCAAGGAACTCGTACGGAAACTACAAGGCAAGGCATGATCATGAACGCGATCCATCCCAACTCCTACTGGCTCGATGGTACAGTGCATCAGTTCGTCGAGAAGCCCACGGTCGTTGACGCAAATGCTTCGACCGCAATCGAGGTCACGAAGGACGAAGCGGAGTCCGTCAACAAGGCCTCCGAACAGGACAATTGCCAACCAATGGCGACCGACGCCGAGCAATCCCGGTGGGCCCGAGATACCGCCCGTAAGGAGCATGCTGCTTCCGAGATCGGTCGTCGGAAGCTCGCCAGGAAACGTCAGCTCGCCAAGGCCGCCCGCAAGGCCCGTAAGGAGAACCGTCGATGAATCACGCCGCTGTCTTCAAGGAAATCGAGATCGAACGTGAGAAACAAGACCGTATCTGGGGTGGTCAGGACCACGACCGTATTCACACGAGTCACGACTGGATCTCGTACCTCACGAAGCACGTCGGCCGTGCAGTACACTGGCCGTGGACGCCCGAGCGTTTTCGGCAGCAGATGATTGTCGTGGCAGCCCTGGCGGTGGCGGCAATCGACTGGTGTGACACGAAGACAGCAACGGTCGCCAAGCCCTCGGTGTAGAGGCCCCCGATGGCCGAAGCCGAGAAGCCACCCTGCCCTCTTTGTGGGGGCGCCGAGGTCATTTACGTCAATGACTTCGATGTCGACACGTGCCGTTGTCTCAAGGCTCGGCTGATCAAGCAACATCTAGGATCCGAGATTGCATCGGCTCCCACGATTCTACGAAGCCCTGTGTTCGTCGTAAAAGACGACGAGGTACGGGTCGACCGCACCAAGGACAACCTCTTCATCAAGGCACCTTGGCAGGACGTGTTACCGCACCTCAAATGGGTGTTCTACTGCAAGGGGACGCGGTTCCGCTTTCGGATCGTGACCGACGAGAAGATCCGCACGGTCTTCGTAGGGAACGAGAGCTACAGGGCCCGCTCGAAGAGCACCCGAGATGACGTCACGACGTTCAATTCTCTTGGGGATCTAGTGGGCTCGGACTTCGACCTCATCATCATCCGGCTAGGGCTCTTGGGACACAAGAACGTGGCCGCCCCTGGGGCCTTGAAGGAAGCCCTCATGCTCCGTGAGGTCGCATGTCTACCGACCTGGATTGTCGAACAGCCCAACAACCCATTCGGTCCTGGATGCCATACGTACTCTGAGGATGTGGCGGACTACATCGAGCGTCTTTTCGAGGTCGTCAATCTCACCCGAAAAGATCGTCCTGCCCCTGTTCCTCGTCCCCCGGAGACCGATGCGGATGAGGTCACGGGGAACGAAGACCCCGCTGCGATGGAATCCCCTGTGGCGGCCGAACCTGTCGAATCCCATTTCGAGACCCCTCCGAGCGCGATTGACGATGACATGATGTCTCAGCTTGTGGGCAGTGGCGGCAAGAAAAAGTACTCGGGGTCGAGCTGGAAAAAGAAGTCCGGCGGAGGGGGCCCAGTATGAAGCGCCTTCTTCGTTCGATCCTCGACTTCGGCGGGATCTCTCAGGAGAACCTCGTTCAGAACTTCCAGAAGCTCTTGGGCGCCCATATCGACTGGACGCAGCCTCCGGATCAGAAGATCTACGAATACACGCTCTCGTATTTCCAGCAGCGTTTGGAAATGCCGTCCGGTCAGACGGTGCTCGACTACTACATGACCGTCGGGGAGTCCGGAGACATCGAGGTCATCGAGCGTCTCAAGGACATCGGGGCGGCTCCTGCGTACATCCGAACGAACTACGTTCAGCTTCTGACCAACCTGCTCGAAGAGCAGAGCAAAGCGAAGGCAGTCGCTCTCATCAAGGAGACACACGAGATCGTGACTCGTGGTCTCGACGTGCTCGACGGTCGGGAGAAGGTTCGTCGACAAGGCGTTCGAGATGGGCTCTTGCATTTCGCAGGACGTGCTCACGACCTTCTCTTGCCTGAGTCCAACGCTCGTACGGCCGGGGACATCCGTCTCGACGGCACTTCCGTGTGGAAGGAGTACGAGCAAGCCAAGATCAACAAGGACAAGGTCTGGGGCAAGTTCACAGGCATCAACGAGATCGACAAGATCTGTCACGGAATCAAGAAGGGCGAGCTATGGGTACACGCCGCCTTCCCAGGTGAGCTGAAGACCACATTCGCCCTTAATTGGTGCTACAACCTCGTCACCCGCTACAAGTCGAATGTCCTCTACTTCTCGATGGAGATGCCTTACGAGCAGCTTCGGTTGCAGACGTACGTCATTCACAGCGCCAACGCGAAATGGAAGCAGTATGGGTACAAGCCTCTCGACTACCGCAAGGTGCGTGACGGTGAGCTGACGCCCGCCGAGGAGGCCTTCTACCAGAAGGTCATCGAGGACTTCTGCACCAACCCCGACTACTGTCACTTCGAGATTCGTGCGCCGGATCGAGACTTCACGATTGACGACATCCGGCTCGAAGCCGAGCTGACCCACAAGCAACTCGAAGTCGGATTGGTTGTTGTGGACCACGGGCAGTTGGTCGAGGCTCGCAAGACGAAGCGGTCGAAGGACTACGTCATCGAGCTGAACTCGGTGGTCCGCGACATGAAGAAGTTCGCTCTGCACTTCAACCATGGGGAGAAGATCCCTGTCCTAATGCTCTTCCAGATCAACCGTCAGGGGAAGGAAGACGCAGCGAAAAACGAAGGCCGCTACAAGGCCAGTGCGCTCGCGTACGCCAACGAAGTCGAGAAGTCGGCCGACACGATCACCACATCATATCTCGATGACGACCACCGGCGGAACGGGACGTCTCTCTTCTGCAACCTCAAGAACAGAGACAATCCGATCTTCGATCCCTTCATGTGCCGGGTCGAGTTTCAATGTCGCCGGATCTACAACCTCAACGCGCTCGATGCCCCAATCGGCCGTGGTATGGGGGTCGAGGAACACCAGAGCGTTCTGGATGCGATGGCGAATCTCTAGGGGGTTTCGATGGCCAAGCGCACCCTTTTGGAACGCATTGAGACCGAGCGGGATCAGTGGATGGAGACAGCCGCTGCCGAATCGCGGAACACTGCCTACTACCGAGGGTTGCTTGACGAGGTTGCTGCCTATCTGGGTCCCGAAGTATTCATTTCGGACGATGGTACCGTAAATGAGAACCCTCTGCGGTCCAAGATCCCCGAGCTGGTCGCAAGGCTAGCTGCCTCCAATGTCACATGCACGGTAGAGGTGAACGTGACTCGCCATGGCAAGTAAATACGAAGAAGAAGCTCGGCGAGAGATCGCGCAGCAAGAGGGCTTTCGACGGTGGATCGCTGAGCGGATCACAATGATCCACGCCACAGCGTCTGCGGCCGATGTCCTGCGACGTAATGGGGTGAGCCTACGGTACGGCGGCCAGCGGGCGGAGCAGATCTTCTGCCCTTTCCATGGGAACTCGAAGACACCTGCGGCGAGGTTCCACCCCCCGGACGCGAAAAGATCCGACCACGTGTGGTGTTTCGTCTGCAACGAGCAGTGGGATGCCATCACACTTTTCAAGAAGTTCGCGAACTACACGGGCAAGTTCTCGGGCTTACTCCGGCTCATCGAGCGGGATTACGGGATCACGCCGCCCGAAGCCCCTTCGGCTGTACCTGACGACGAACCGGCTGAGCATGAGCTGGCTGAAGCGCATGTCATGCTCGATGTGTGCGAGCGCCGTCTCGTAAGCTCTCGACGGGCTTTCGAGATGAAGGGCTATTTGGTCCTAGGCTCCGTGCTCGACCGAATAACCCATGGTCTCGACGCTGGTACGCTGCCTCTGCCAACAGCACGAGAAACCATGCAACGAGTGCTTGACAAGATCGGTGAGAAGAGGCGGGTGTGCCCCGACGGTTGAAGCTCTCCACCCGAGAGATGGGCAATGTTGAGTTGCAGCTCATCTACCAGGTGGGGGAGCTGTGGGAGCCAACGTGGAGGCCTTTACAGGGGTCGACTTTCGCGGCCATTCTGCCGGTGGTCTCTGACGAGACGATGAACCATGCGCTCCGGGGATGGACGAAGCCTCTCGTGTCGTCGCTCGGGCTGCCTCCCCAGGGCTCTCTACGGAAGCTGCCCAAGGAGTACCAGCAGTGTGAGCACCGGAATCACTGTCCGTTTTATGCGCCGCACAACTGTGTCCCGATCGCTAAGAAATTGCAGGACTGTTTTCAGCCGGAAAACCTAGCAGGAGACGACGCTCGAACTCTTGCCTACGATGCCATTCGGCTTTGGCGAGAAGGGGTGTATATCGTGGTCGTCCAGGAGGCTTCTGATGCCCATCGATCCTACCCAAGATCCGACCGAACTTGATGAAGATGGTCTAAACGAAGTCTTCGACCTGATGCACGAGAACAGGGACGTGGCGAAGCCTGTGCCCAATCTTGATGCTGACGACGATGACGGAACCTCAGCGACTGACTTCCTCGACAACAACGTCTTGCAGGAGCGCGAAGTTCCTGACATCACGAAGCCGTGGATGAAGCACCACAACTTCGTCCTCGTCCGGACCCTCGAAGAGGTCAACGGCATCGTGGATGCAGCTCTGGCGAACGGGCATTGCTCGCTCGACCTAGAGTGTGAGGGACTCGACAACCGTATCTTCTACACGGAGATGCCGCCGGATATCGATCCGGTGAGTGGTGTCGAACGAAAGGTGCATGGCAAGCCCTATACGAAGCACAAGGTCGTAGGCTTTTGCCTGGCGGTCGGAGACGCCAAGACCGGTTACTACATCCCAATCCGGCACACTCCGCTCGATGGAGGGGTCGATCTCAATGTCAAGCCTGTCGAGGAGGTCGAGGCGGCTATCAAGCGTCTATGCTTGGCGGCGCAGCCTATCCCTAAACCTGGGGTGAAAGATCCTCTCGCCTTTCGGGAGTTCGAGAAACCGCCGCAGGTCATCATCGATTTCTGGCACTCGGCGTTCGATCAGGAGTTCCTATTCCCCATCACGGGTATCGACTTCTGGCATCCGGATGGCTTCGAAGACGGCAACCTGGCAGCCTTCGTGAAGTACTCAGGAGACCGAAATCTCGGGCTCAAGGCGAAGTCCGCTGAGATGCTCCGTGACCCGGATGGGCACCCCTACGAAATGATCGAGCTGAAAGAACTCTTCCCCCATCGTGGGAGCAAGATCGAGTTCCATCTTCTGGCGCCGGATGAACCCGGCGTCATCAAGTACGGCTGCTCGGACGGCATCTGCACGCGGCTCATCTGCGCCCATAAGGATCTCGTCCCGCTGGTGAAGGAGAAGTACAACTTCACGTACCGTCTCGAAAAGCAGGTCGCTCAGGTGAAGCGGGCGATGGAGCGGCACCGGGTCAAGATCAACCGAACCCGCATCATCGAGCTGCGAGCCCAGCACGAGAAAGCTCGGGATGAGATTCGAGCGAAGATCCAGGAGTTCGCTCAGTCGAAGGGGTTCAACAGCTTCGAGCCAGGCTCGCCGAAGCAGCTCTCCGACATGCTCTTCGGAAAAGATCCTGGGCTCGACATCACGCTCCCAGGACGCGGCCCTGACGATGCGGACTTCCCCAACGGGAAGCCCCCGATGAACGAGAAGTCGAAGCAGTACAAGACGGGCGCCGACGTTCTCGACGAGATGGCGAAGATCATGGGGGACAATGCGCCCCCGATTCTCAAGTGGATCGTTGCCTTCCGTGAGGAAGACAAGATGCTGGGCACGTACCTCGATAGCCTGGCCAACCATCCGGATGCGGGGACCGACGAGCTTCGGTTCCAGTTCAAGCAGACCGGGGCCGCCACCGGTCGTTTCTCAGCTCCGGCAGGGGACAACGCCCATGGATACTCGGGCGTTCCGATCCACGGAATCCCGGCGACGTCGGACATCCGGACGTGCTTCGTGGCCCGCGAGGGCTACACGATGGTCAAGTGCGACTACTCGGGTGAAGAGCTGCGCATCGTCACCAACCTCTCCAACGAGCGGGTGTGGATCAAGGAGTTCCATGAAGGAACTGGTGATCTTCACAGCATCACGGCCCGAGCGTTCTTCGGCAAGCAAGAGGTCTCGAAGGACGAGCGCAAGATGGGCAAGATTGCCAACTTCGCGCTCGTCTACGGTGGGGGTCCCGCAGCCGTCATGCGTGCCACCGGGTGCGACCGTATGGAAGGTCAGCGCCGGAAGCAGGCCTTCGATAAGGCCGTGCCTGACTTCGCCAAATGGGTGAAGGTTCAACACGCAAAGGTGAAGAAAGAGTTGGGGGTCTGGACGGCATTCGGTCGTTGGATTCAGATCCCCGATGCGTGCTCTCCGGATAACGCGATCAAGGCTGCCTGCGAGCGTCACGCGACCAACTACCCGATTCAGGGTTCGGGCGCGGACATCATGAAGATCGCGATGGTTCTCGTCCACAAGGAGATGTGGCGCCGTGGGTGGCTACAGGACGACTCCGTTCGGTTGCTCTTGACGGTACACGACGAGTTGGTCTTCGAGATCAAGCACGCCAGGGTGGTGGAAGCTGTGCCGCTCATCGTCGAGCAAATGGAGCTGCCGACCATGATGGCTCGACCTCCCTACTCCCCTCAGTGGCAGGTGCCGCTGGTGACCGAGCCGCTGGTGGGCCCTACGTGGGGGACCGGCTATCCGTGTGAGCGAGCGACGGAGGCCCACAAGCTCAAGGAGGGCGAGGTCGTCGTCAACGGTTTCGTCTACGGCGCGATCCGAACCGTCGATCTGGGCAAGGAGATTCCAGGGGTAGGGGAAGTCGAGCATCACCGCGACGAGAAGAACAAGAAGGTCAAGATCCGCATCCTCGAACCGCAGTGGCTCGTGGGGGTCTCGGACATGAAGTTTGAGCCTGCGCCCCCTCCTAAGAAGGACGAGTCCGGTGGCGGTGGGGGAGGAAGCAACGGAGCTGGGGGTCCTGGTGAGCCCCAGCGAGCTTCGGCCACCGAGTCCACCAAGAACGGGGCGTCCAAGACAGCTACGTTGAAGTTGAAGCTGCTCACGAAGCAGTCGGTACAGCAGGTTCGAGGTCTGTGTATGGAGTGGATCGATCCCGACCATGGGGTTCTGCTCAAGCTCATCGATCCGGTGAGCGGACAGATCCTCATCGACCCCAAGCACGGGGTGCGGATCAACGCCGAGAAGTTCAGGCAGGCGATGTTCGAGAAGAACCTCAGCGACGGGAAAATGGTCGTTTCTTAGGGGGCAACCCCGGTGTAGGGCGAGCCATGCCCTCAGCTCTCTCATGCTTTCGAGTCGACACCCTGGTGTTGGCCGAGTCCAGGCCTTGGTACGCAATGGAACAAGGCAGCTTGGTTGTCGTCGCGCTCGACGGGCAAAACCTAGCTACTTGTCGTATCAGCTCGAATCGAGTGCTGATCCCCATGTGGGAGGTCGGGGATGTGGAGCTGGTAGCGGGGGAGCTGCTCTACTGCGCCGGATTACAGCAAGGAGTCCGGCGCGCAACGGCCAAGCAAGCGGCTCTAGGGCACCGTCAAGTCCTCACTCATCAAGACCATCCAGCGATCCCTCTCGGGATGGCGTTGGGTCTCGATTCACCGGAATATGTAGGAATCCACGTGGTGCGCGGTTCCCAGAAGGGGCTCGTGGTCTTCCCCGAGGGGGGTGATAACGGCAGGACTGTCGTGCTTTACGATGGTCACGACATGAACGAGTCTGACTGACGCTAGACGGCGGGCCGCTGCACCCGAGCCCAACAGGTCTGGGCTCGACGGGCTTCGATACGTTCTTGGTAGAAGCCGATGCTCTTTTGGAGCTTCACCACGTGCTGCCTGAGCAAGGCCCGGATGTGGTAGTTGCATCCGAGTTGGGTCCTCAGTCGACGTCGAGTCGACCCTCGATGAAGCTTGCTGGCCGAGGCCTCTTGTCGGGAGATCCGCTGTTCGAGGTCGCGGAGTTCGTTCGAGCGCTTCCGCAACAGATCGTGCGCAGCGTTGAGCTTCTGCTCCCAGAACGTGAGATCTCGCATCGGAGTTGAAGCCCGCCTAGTTTAGCGTTCCCGGCGGGCAAGAGAACAGGGCCGATGTCCCGCTCACCAGCACCCACGTATTTTAGGCAACCGACCGTCTGGTTCAGCCAAGGAGGCCTTTATCCTGACGGAGGCGGCGGGCGTAGTTTCTCTACACCAGTCGGGCAGGCCGCTACAACATCGGCCGCTGGATCACGTTCCAACAGCTCCGTCGCATCCGGGTTTCGATGCGCTCTTGGTAGAACACAGCCTGCTGCTCAAGACGTGCGATCTCACGCCGCTGCCGGGCCCGCATGCGGTACGCCACGACGAGCTGCGCCCGTAACCGACGCTTCTCCGAACCCTTCGGAAGCTTGAGTGCGGCAGCCTCATGACGTTGAATGACGTTGTGAAGGGTTTTCTGGTTTTCGTGAAACCGCTTCAAGCGACCCTGACAGTCCTTGAGCTTCTGCTCCCAGAAGGTGCGGTCTCGCATGGTAGTAGGGGCCCGCCTAGTTTACGGTTCCCAGCGGGCGGAGAACAGATGCTTGTGCCCCGCTCACAAGCGATCCCAACAATAGCGGCTCCCGATGTCCAGGTCGGCCCCCGATACCCTTCCACAAGAGATGTCTTGCCAAATGATGGGGTAAGACAATTTGCACCGAGGCATCAGAAAGCTTCCCCGACCACCAGTGGCGGGCATCTCTTCTCTACACCGGTTGTCCGAGAAACCCTACGAAGGACGGGCTCAATTTGGTTTGTTCAAGGTCTCGAAAGTAACCGGTTGTCCATCCCATACTTTCGGAATGTGCCTCTGCTCATCGAACAGAAGTACAGAGCGCACGACGTGGATTCCTGAGCGGGAATCCACACTTATCCTTGTCCACTTCCAGTCTCGGGGGATGATCTTCATGAGATAGCGTAACAAGCGTGCGGCAGAGGATCCCGTAAGTTTCACCGCCATCAACCCTTCCTTGGGTATCTGAGCCTGATGTGCCTCAGCACCCCCAACCAGTAGGTGGTGGTGAGCCGCCCGCTGGCCGAACTCTCGTGGTACAATCCCCCATCGTCGGGGTCGAAGTGGATCCAGTCCCCGTGGTCGACGGGCAGCCGATGCTCCCGCACACCAGACATCCCATGGGGTCTGCGAAGGCTGCGGGCAGCTTCCAGTCTGGACATCGGCATGGGGCTCCTTGCTCACCGGTAGGGCGTTGGGGGCTGGGGTCTCAAGACCGCTTCGAGGATAGCGCGGAAATCAGCCGTCTCTCGGATGTAGGTGATCGCCAAGCGAAGCTCGTCCACGGACAAGCTCATAAAGCCGCCTTGCTTCGCTTTCCAGTAGAGTTCTTCGCGATGGGATCTAGGTTGGGTTGAACTGGGCATGTTCCCACTCTTCGTGGACAGCATTGATGAAATGAGACTTGGACAGCCCTGCGGCCTTGAAAAGAAGAGTCGTGGCGTGAACGGCGGCTGTGGCCAGGAGTAAGCCTGCATCGGGCTCATTCTCTGGAATGGCCTGAGCCGCTTCGTTCATGACGCCATCGAAAAAAGCTGTGGCAACTCGCTTAACGATCTTAGCGTCGTAGGGCATGAAAGTCTCTACACCAACGGCGTCAGATGGCTTTGGGTGCCAGTCCTAAACCTCTTATCCAGCATGTCAGCATGACCCTCTCGTACGACCGCCGCGTAGCTGCCCGTCCTGCCCCGGACCAGGATGACCGCCAGCCCTACTACGTCGAGGTCAAGGTGGGGGTTGCAGTCTTGGCCTCCAACAAGGAAGAGGCGAAGCAGATCGCCCTCCAGAAAACGTTCACGACCTTGGGGTTGACCATGGAGCCCGAAGCTCAGGCGCGGCGGGCCTCCAAGCTTTCCGACTTCCCTCGGGACTGGCACTCCGGTACCTTCGTCACGGACAAGTCGCGTGAGATGATCGAGCTGAAGGACTACTTCACGGACAAGTAGCCGGGCCCTACTGGGCTTTTCTCGACCAGATCACTGAGGGCGTCCCAGTAGCAGTCACTACAGGACGGGCTGCTCTCGTGAAGCTCTGCCGAGCATGCCTTGCATCGTTGCCTCTTGGACACCCGATGGGCTGTCAGATCGAGACGGGCGAACTGATCGAGGGTGTAGGCCATCGATCTACCCGGATTGAGGCACTTCGGATGTGTAGACCACGCGGACCGCATGCAACTCGCTCCACATCATGACCAACTCGTCGTACTCCATCCTGCAAATCGACTCGATAGTCTCACCAAGCCTGTAGGGTAGCTTGTCTGTGAGTTCGAATTTGTGCTCATCGGGGTGAATCAGCCTGTAGGGTTCGGCCCAAGCGGATCCATCAGCTTGCTCAAGGTGGATTGTCATTGACTCGCGAAGGTCTGGACGAGCCACACCCGACAGGTCCCCAGACAGAAACCTACGGAAAAACGCATCCACCTCGGGCATACACCCGAGACAGGCACAGAAACCCTTCGTACGCCGGTGCAAACAGAATCCCTCAAGTCTGAAGCTCCACGTCGCCTGGGTCTGCCGTGCTAGGGCTACGCCCGGCACAAAGTACACGAGCCCAGCAGCGATCGTCTTGAGTGATGTTCGTCGATTCATGGTGGAGTAGGGTCCTTCTTTGCGGCCTTCCTAGCCCTCTCAGCTTCCAAGAGCCCCAGCACCTCTTCTACGATGAGGGCGGCGTCTTTCTGGAAGTCTTGCTCGTCAAGCAGGGCACTGTACCAACTCCCATCCGCTTGAACGGTCAGCAAGAGCCCTGCAACACCTGGGGGCGGGAGCGTGAACCCATGGTGCTGACCCGAGGGGGGCTGGATCTTGGTGGTCAGGAGCTGGAGAACTTCGTAGGCGGTCTTCATGGTCTTGATTTCAGCCGCCTGGGCTTCCAGTTCTCCGGTACCCCACACGCCAACACGGCTCGCCACGCATCCCAAAGGGAGTTGTAGCGAGCGGCCTTCCCTGGGCGGTTGGATCGAGCGGTACCGGCACCGGTCTTCGCATCGAGGTACCACTTCGCTCGGTCACTGCGTCGAACGACCCACATCGATCAGCCTCTGAGGTACGGCGGTCGAATGCTGAGGTATCCCAGCAGATACGGGCCTGCTACCGCAGCCGGGGGCCAGCCATGCTCTGCATCTATCCAGCCCCGTTCGAACTCCAACTGCCGAATCCGATCCGAATCGGGCGGGGTGTTCTGCGGATCTTTGGCGTCCATAGGCTTCACCAAGTTAGCACGAGGGCTTCTACACCGGAAGAGTCCAGACCTCGCCGCGTTCGGGTTAGGCGGCAACCCGGCGCTCATCCAGGTAGCCCACGGCACTTTCAAGGGTTTGAAGCCCCTCCCGTGAGTGCCCGAGCCCGAGGTTGCAGGAACGGCAGAGGAGCCCCCGCAGACCGGCCTTCTTGCCGACCGTGTGATCGTGGTCGATGTGGGTGCCTGCCCCTGGCTTCAACGGGTCACGACAGATGCCGCAGGCCCCACCCTGACGGTCGAGCAGCACCTGGAAGGACTCCAGCGTGAGCCCGTAGCCGTACCAGAGGTTGGAGACTCGGGTACCGGTCTTCTCGGCCCCCTGCGGCCTCTCGGCAGGGATGGGTAACCCCACCACGAATCCTTGGCTGAGGTAGACGAGGGCGTTCTTGAGCAGCGCAGGATCATCTCGGAAGTGTCCGAGCATCACGTTGCACAGACCGCAAAGCAGCCCCCGTACCTTCCCGGTCGTGTGGTCGTGGTCGAGATGTGTTCCGGTGCGGCCTGGCTTCAAGAGGTCGGAACAGACGGCGCACTTCCCATCCTGCTTCTCGAACAGAGCTTGCTTGTCCTCGGGGGTGAGGCCGTACCGACAGAGAAGCTGCCAGGCCCGTACTTTTTCAGGGTTCTTGGTTTGGTAAGCAAATACCCGGGCTTTTTCACCTTCGGGGTTTGCGGCATAGCGAGCGGCGTCCTTGGCTTTCAAGTGCTCAGCATTCGAGGCAGCCCAGTTCACCCAAGTCTCGGGGTGCTTTGCTCTGTAGGCCGTTTGCTTCTCGGCGCAGCACTTCTTGCAGTGGCTCTTGAGCCCATCCTTGGCGACTTTGGATCGTCCGAACGGGCCAGGCCCTTCGCAATTTGAACAAGTCTTCTTGGGTACTACCAACTCGGAATCACCCATGACAACAGAGTAGATCCGACCTAATAATAGTCAAGTATCCCGAGGATTTAGCCACCTATGGCAACTTGACTTCAAAATATCTCCAAAAGAGTTTGGAGCCTCGTAAGTGCCTATACGCACTCATCTCCGCCACGATTGGCCCATTGCGGCAACTTAACCTCGCGAAGAATGTTGAACTTTTTGCCGCCTGAGAGTGCTGAGAAGACCTTGTGGTAGGGCTCGAACTTCGGGTCACGGGCGGAGGCCTCTTTGAGCACCTTGACGGCCTTGAAGAAGCGATGCCGAACGCGTCCCTGGGTGAGCTTGAGCTGATTGGCGACTTCGCTTTGGCATGTTGTCTTCCACATGCCGACCAGGATTGAGACGTCGATTGGCTTGAAGATGTCAGGTAGGTCGCGCCGGATGTCCTCTTCCTGGATTTGGGGGATCGATAGGAGGAACTTGATCCTCTTGAGCCCACGGTCGAGTCGATAGCTGATGGCCGCTTGGGTCACGTTGAAGATGACTGCGATGTCGGCCTGACGCTTCTTTTCGACGAAGTAGAGGTAGATGAGGTCTGCTTCCCGTTGGGGAATCCGGTCGAGTAGAGGAGCAATGCGCTCTTCGTAACTCATCCCGCCGGATAGGAGGGACTGGACCTCTTCGGTATCGTCGTCCTCCTCGGCGTCCTGATCGGGAACTTGGAAGCGGTTCGAAAGCTGTGCAGGATCGATAGGGATGACATACCCAGTGCTCATCGTGCCCTCCATCGTTAGGCTCCGTCCCCAGCCGGGAAGAATACCGGGAGGATCGATTCGACTTTCACATCTACATCTAGGAGCCGCTGGGAAGCGACATTTTGATCTGGGTCTGGCGTAGTGATGGTGAGCTGAAGGTCTTGCTGGAGGGTCATCAGCTCCACATTGAGTCGAACCTGTTGCTCGGCTGCACGAAGCTTCTGGTACTGCACCGGAGTCAGTCCCGCCAGGTTCGACGAGAAGATGCCGTCCACCGTACCATAGAGTTTCAGGAGCTTCGAGGCCATTTTCGGGCCGAAGCCGGGGACACCGGGGATGTTGTCAGACGTATCACCGTCGATGGCTCGGAAATGGACCATCCTGTCCGGCGTCGTCCCGTATTCCTTCTCGACCAGTGCGGCGTTGTAGAGCTTCTCTTTGCCCGCCCCCACGGCAGGAACCCACACCTGATCTGTGGCTGAAACGAGCTGCAAAAAGTCCCGATCTGTCGAGATAACGACGTTTTGCTGACCTCGGTACGCCCCTCGGACGAGCGTCGCCACGACGTCATCGGCCTCTTCCTCGACGTTCCACGCCTGCTTGATCCCGAGCAAGGGGAGGGTTTCGCGAAGCCAGTGGAACTGATCCCACTCGTCGTGAGCTGGGTAGAACGTCCGCCCCCGAAGACGATTCGCCTTATAGGACGTAAACATTCGGGTCCGCCGCTGGCTCGACCCGTCCCATACGACGGTGATCTTTCCCCCTGGGAAGCGTTTGAGGAACGAGCCGAGGCTCCGGAGAAAGCCGACGATGGCCCCCGTAGGACGGCCCTTCGAGTCCTTGAGCGTATCCAATCCAGGGCTCATGGAGCATCGAACTGCGAGGTTGTGGCCGTCGATGATGATGTTGTCGGTCATGGTCTTTCCCAAAAGGGTCCTCTCGATGGCCTCTACTTCATCATTCAGCACGGCAACTTTGCCGAGCATCTCCTCAAACCACATCCACTTGAGGTACTGCGCTTCGATCGTCGCAAGCCTGTAGGAGGGCGGCGTGAAGAGAGGCAGGATTCCCAGTAGACGGTCTGCCCACCGGTGAAGCACCTCGAAGGATCGGAAGTTTTCTCGTATCGGGGTGGGGTCGAGCTGCTTTTCGGCAGCCTTCACCATCCCCACCAATTGGGTACCTCGCTGGTACCATCCGTGAAGCTTGTGCGCTGCTACGAAGGCACGAGCCACGGGGCGTGCATCCAAAGGTTCCCGCTCGACCACCTGTAGCTCGGCTTGCAACCCCAGCTCTTTGGCGATCCACCCGTCAAACTGATCCACGATCTGGAACCGTTGTCGGATCGGAACGATGCGGGCGTCGTCGAAGAGCACGAAGGGCTTGACCTTCTTGAGCCAATCCCGGAGCGCCGCCAGCCTGGGCAGGAAGCTCGTTCGAGGAGCCTTCTCGACGAGCCGTAGGAATGACCTCGGTAGGGTGACGATCGACTCCTTGGAACGGAGTTTCACGTGGATCTGAACGCTTAGGTTCTCGGGGATGTCCTCGATGACCACCGCTCGGATTTGACGGTAGGGCCCGCTGGTGACTAGCACCGTATCGCCGACGTCAATTCCTTGGTCTTCCTTGTCGTGGATCTGGGACTTGAACCGGTCGATATCGGCATCGGTCGCGCACGCAAGCTTCCTGACGGCACGGTAGCCTGAGCGGTCGATCTTGGTGATGACCGATTGCACGTAGCGGGAGCCTTCGAGCTTGTAGTACTTCTCGTCCGGCTGGGCGCGCTTGATGAAGGCGTACCCATCCACGAGGTAGTTGATCAGCCGATCCTCTCCCACGTTGGTCACCGACACGGGGAGGTAGATCTCGGCGTCCCGTATCTGATGCCGAATCGAGGCCCGAATGAAGTCGGGATCTTCGCCCTCAGCCTTCGGACTCAGCTCAAGAACAACCCATTCGTTCGCCACGTTACCCCCGTCCTGGCCAGGTACGCTCGAACTCCCGACGCCATTCGTCTGGCATGAGTACCCTGAGATCTGCATCTTGGTTTGGATCCGAGGTGAAGATCACCTGGGTCGGCTGATTGCTTCGTCCCCGAGCCTTCTCCAACGGGACGGTCTTGTGGTCAAGTTCTGTGAGCGCTTCGACATCACTGGACCCGAGAGAACCAATGCCGTCGGGGCGCAAACCCCGTCCAACGGGCTTCGGAGGCTGAACCGGTGCAGCCGTTACCACGGGGGGAGTAGCAGGAGCAGAGGCCACAGGAGCAGTTTGCACGACGGGGCCCGTAGAAGTCCCCCCAGGGGCGGTCGTGACCCCTTCCGTCGGAGCTGGGCCGGATACCATGGGTCCAGCGGGTTCGCTTGTCACCACGGCTTCAGAAGGCGGCCCAGACACGATTGTCTGGGCCGGAGGCGACATGGGGCCTGCCACCTGGATGATCACGGAAGAGGCCTGGGGACTAGGAATACCGCCAGCGAGATTCAAGACATCGCAGATGAGGCTCACTTTGGTCGCATATCGAGTTCGCAGGAAGTATTCCGCGAGCTTGATGCACCCGACACCGTAGCGTTCCCAAAGTTGCTGTCCGAGAGCCCGGTCGACGTAGACGAACTCCGCGAACATGCCGTTGGCGAGTCGAAAGCTGTTCATGGCAGCTTCGGCCAACCCCGCCGACACTTCCTCGGCACTCACCCGCTCGATAGCCTGTTCAATGAGGCTAATGGCTCGCTTGGAATCCCCCAGTGCGAGTAGGATTTCGTAGTAGGTCGCCACGACATTGAGGTGCAGGTACTCCCGCACGCTCTTGAGGGTGACGTCTCCTGCTTGCGCGATCATCTCCAGCCGGTTGACCACATCACGCACGTGGCCGCCCGAGTAGTCGATGACCGTCAAGACAGCATCGTCTTCGTGGTAGACTTCCTCGGCGTTGAGGATCTTCTTCATCCGCACCAGCACGTCTTCTCGTGTGATCTTGCGGATTGCGTATTCCTCGCACCTGGAACGAATCGGGCCTCGGATCTTCTCCGGCTCTGTCGTACAGAAGATCCCCACCATCTTCTTGTCTTCGAGGGGCTTGAGCAAGACGTCTTGCGCGTCTTTGGACATCCTGTGCGCTTCGTCGAAGACGTAGACTCGCTTCGGTGCGTTGAAGACCGCGAAAGGTAGGTCGTCCACGATGGCGCGAACGTGCTCTATGGTCCCTCGGCTAGCGGCGTCCTGTTCGACGTACGCTCCGGAGGTCTCGGCAAGGACGTCGCGACAGTTCTCACACTCGTTGCAAGGTTCGGGGTTGGCCTTGTTGAGATTCATGCAGAGCATCGCTCGTGCAAGGATCCTGGCAAGGGTTGTCTTCCCTTGCCCATGCCCACCTGAGAACACGTAGTTCGTGTCCAAAGCGGTATCCTTCGCGAGACGTGCCTTGAGTAGAAGGACGGCGCCCTCCTGCCCAAGCACGTCTCCGAAGGTCATAGGCCTATATTTGGTGTCCCACACGATTAGGCCTCCGAGCGCCGCTGCTTTATTTCGTAGAAAGTACGTGCATCGTCCGTGTCTTTCCACTCTTGGTCAGGGATGCACCGGATCCAGGAGCTGAAGAACTCTCCGGCTTCTACGAGGAGCTTGTCTCCCGCGCACTCGATTTCGACCAGACCGGGATAGCCACGGATGTTCTCGTTGACGGAGCTGAATCCGCCTCTTTCCCGAGCTGCCAAGATCTCCGTCACATAAGACACGGTGCCCGGTTGACAGAACTTGATGATCCGTGGGTGCTTGGAGGCCTCCACGTTCTCTTGTTCGGTAGGCGGCCGGACCCGAACCCACAGGTTTCCCTTCTTCATCGACGAGCGTCGAGAATTGTGGGCCTGTACGAACTTGCGGACATCCTCCGCAAAAGCGTGTTCAGGAGGCACGGGGATCAGGTCTGCCGCTGGGTGACTTCCTCGGTGACTTCGGCCGCGATCTCTTCGATGTTGATCTGCTTGGCGACGGAGGCGAAAGCAGTGAGGTCATTGTTCCATGCCCCGTGTCGGCGAAGGATCGTGGCGAACTCCTGGACGTCGGGCTCGCGCATGGTCCACTTCATGGAGCTGTCTTCCTCGTTCTCTTCTCCCGTGCAGCGTTCGAGGAGATGGTCGACGAGAGCCGAGCGCTGTTGCTCGCTCATGTCGTTCCACTGATCCATACCGACTTCGAGCATGAAGTCGGAGTCGAGTAGAAACTCCAGAACGCCGGAAACCTTGCGAACCTTCCCAGGGACCGGCTTGCCATTCTTGATGGAGGCCTTGTCCACGAACACGTACTTCACCCGAGCCGTCGCCAGCTCGGGGTGGTACATGGGGATGAGGTTCTTGGCAATGGCCTCGACAGACTCCGCGCTACCGTAGACTTTGGGCATTATGGGTCTCCATGTCGTCCGAACCCAATTGAGTTCGGAGGTACTCCTGGAACCGAACATCCCCCCAAGTTTCCCAGAGGTCTCCTGGGTCCTTGGTGAGCTTGTCGGTCCCGATCATCGGGACAGTGGGATACGAGATAGTCCGTATACCAAATTCGTGACCGTGACTCTCCCTAAAACGCTTCGAGACTCTCCGGCCGGTCTCATCCGCATCATATCCGAGCCAAATCCGCTCTACAAGACGTCGTAGGATGCGGAGGAAAGGTTCGGTCACCCTTGCCGTGAGCGTTGCGACGACTCCAGGGAAGACGCGCTGCACCGGGAAGAGGTCGAAACCGCCTTCGACGAGATACACCGAGCGTGTTGCCCAGACGTGGGGCATCGCTTGAGCGAGCCCGAAAAGGACCGCCTCGTCCTTCCCCTCGATAAAGTCCATGTAGCCCGCGCGGTCTCTGGACACGTACCTGAACTGCACCCCACGGATGGTGCCGATCGTGTTCGTCAGAGGCAGGACCAGAACATCGTCGAGCTTGGCCCCTCCATCCGACCACTTGAGGAAGGCCTGGGGGTAGTCCGCATCGGGCAGCTCTTTGTTGAGGTACCCGAGACCGTACGTAGCGATCTGCTGTTCGGACACGCCTCTAGCAGAGAGGGCGTCGAGAACTCTTTCGTTCAGGCGTCCGCAAGCGCCTGTCGTCAGATCATCGAGCCACGTCATCGACCACCACCATGTTTTGGTCGATGCGTTGGAACAGCAGACCCAGATGGTCTTCGACGCGGGTGTAGATCCCGAGACGATCGGAACCCACGGTCACCAACGCCGCCCCCTTGGGTAGGTCTGACACGAGTACCTTCATCCCGTTCACCACTCCGGCAAACCCTTCTGGTACTGGCTCGCTCTTCCCTATCATCGCTGGGGCGTCGATCGCGGAGACGACGATCACCTTCGCTTCTAGGCCGAGACTTCGAAACCGGTCTACGGCTGTCTGGATACCACTACACCGCAGCGGCCACTTCTGCTGCGTCCAAAGCCACTCGTAGAGACGGCGGAGCAGCCGGGGCTCTTCTTCGAAGGAACACGGGGAGAAACCGAAGCGAGCGACCCCTGTACGGCTGGTGCTGGTGGGCAGGAAAACACCGCGAGCGTTGGTCGCCAACAGGGGGTCTTGGCCTTGATGGAGATCAACTTCTCCTAGGAGAGGGGCCTTGAAGTCTCCTCTCCGACCCTTGGGAGGAAGGAACCGCTCGGCCCTCAGCATGTGTTGGAACACAGAGGCGGGCATCACGTGTCCTTCGGAGCTTCGAGGAGCTTGGCGATGTCGTAGCTCGGTTGTACCGGCTCGACCCGGATTCGAAGCATCCGATACCAAAGACGCTTCCACCATGGGATCCGCACCTTGCTGACCTCTGTATCGAGCGCCCAAAAGAGACCGTACATCTCAGGCATGTGGCTGGACACCCACTCCACGTTCTCGACATCTCGCCGGAAATTCTCTTCGAGGGTCTCTTTGGTTTGGGTCGGCGTGAAGTAGGGGCACCTCTGTGCATCGATGGGGTCTTCGCAGATGTTGCCCTGCCACTGATCGGGATGCTCAGCTCCCAACATGCAGAGCCCCATTGTCTGCACTACAGGAAGCCCCCGGGAATCAGCGACTCGGTTGAAGCTGTCGTTGGGAGATCCTTCCACCAATTTCCGTGTGTCGAGGGGTTGTTGGTGGTTGTGCGTGCAGAGATGAGGGAGACGACGAGATGCCTCGTCCACACGTCGATCTAGCTCCTGAACGAGCAGGAACCGGATACGATCTGTGATCTGGCTCTGGGTTTTCATCGTGCGCCTCGCATTCGACGAAGACCGAGACTCCAAGAGCCGTTGGTCTCCTCAGTGACACTGTGACCCTGGTACGCTAGATCCGCGTGATCGAGAAAAGCTTGCTTCTGAGAGACGTATAGGATGTGGATCCCTGTCGTCGCAGCGAGCTTCTTCAAGAACTGTCCGGCCGCGTCGATGTATTCGTCGCCGTTGATCGCCCCCAAGGTCTCATCGAGGAACAGAACAGGGGCACGTTTCAGACGAAGGATCGCAAGGAGTCGCAGCACCAAAGACGCAATGCTGGACGGGCCCCCTCCGAACGATTCCAGAGGGTGCCCTCGAACCGCCATCGTCTCACTCCCCTGGCGGAAGAAAAAGTCGATGGCGACCTTGTTGTACTTCTGCGAGATCTCGGCTTCGAACGTGAGTTGCTGGTCGAAGAAAATCGCCCGTAGCCCTTCGGTGACGATCCCCTCGATCGTCCGTACCTGATCGGTGACGAGCTTGTCCATCAGGACCCGGAGAAGTTCTCCGACTTTGGTGAGACGTTCGATCTGACGCGATAGGGCTTCGACCTCCCGCTGCTTACCCTCCAGGTCACCCACGATCTGATCGCGGATGGCCTGGATTCGAGCTGCGTTTCGGTTGAGGGTCTGGACCCGTCGGCGCCAGGTCAGTCCTTGCTGGGCATGAAGCGCGTCACCCGGCACTTGCTACCACCTTCCGGACGCTTCTCGTTGCCAGCCTCGTCCTTCTCGGTGGAGGAGCCCCCGATGACCTTCCCTTCGTTGTTCATCCAGAACTCGTCGATCGTGCGGAACATCGCCGCACCTTTCGGACGCCTGTCATCCGGCGGCACCGTGAGCACGCGGAACAAGACCTCGTGTCCCTTCAAGTCACCGATCAGCTCGATGAGCTGTGTGATGTTGAGGTTGTACTGGAAGTCCTTCTCCTCCGCGAGCTGGACCTCGACCGGTACCGGGAAGGCTCCGGTCTTGGATCCCCCATCACTGGCGGTGAAGTAGAGCTTCTTCTCCGACGCCTTGTATTGAATGTGGATCTTGTCGCGGTTCGTTTCGAGCCCTGAACGCGTGAAGTTGAGAGCGTTCATGAGCGTGACCTTGGCCATACGGAAGACGTACTGGTCGTGCTTGAGCGGCAGGTAGGAGTACTTCGAATGCGTCTTCGAGTGAAAGGCCCAACCGAAGACCTGCTCGCCCTCGACATTCCCTTCCTTGTTCTTGATCTCGTTGGCAGCGAACATCATGTGCTTGCCGTGGCGGATCTCGACCGGCCCCTCGCATTTGCTGAGGAAGGCCCCCAGCCGATCGAGGTGGGCGCCGTGAATGGCAACCCCGTCGTTCTTGAAGGCCTCCGAATAGAACCAGAAGGCCTTGGTACCATTCGTCGCGTACATGTTGCCGTTGCCCTTGGCCCATGCCTCGTTCGTCTCGTCGAAGATCTGCACCGTTTTGAGGTGGTCTTCGGCGCGGGTGTCCTTCGCATCGGCGATGAATTTCTTCGAGAGGCTGATCGCCTCACGTAGGATCCCCGCAGCGAACGTCTTCTTCTGCCCCGCGGCCTCGAAGTCGTCGTCGATTGGCGAGATGAACCTCGGGTCGAACGACATCATCTCCTTGTGAGCTTCGCTCGTCGACTTGAACTGCACTGCGTAGTCGGGGCCTTCCGTCTTCACGTCGAAGTCGATCTCGTCGTCAGGGATGTACTGGATCCCGGCGAGAAGCATGGGGGGTGCGATGAACGACCCCTCGCCATCGAGTTCGAGGAGCTTGATGTCCGCCCTGGCGACCTCGGTCTGGTCCCGTGAGTAGACGTGGCATCGGGGAAGCCCATCCTTCAAGTACGCCTTGAAGAGATAGCCTGCACCCCCTTGAGTCGTAACCGGACTCGGAGTGACGTTGCCGACGATGTTGAGAGCCCTGATGAGATCGGCAGCCTTGAGCTTGAAGCGCATGTTCATCCTCATTTCTTGTCGAATGCGGCGATGGCCTGCTCGGCAGCCACGAGGTCTTTCTCGTACGCGACCACCATCGTATTCAGGTTCTGTTCGGCCTTGTCTCGTTCAGAGGCAAGGTTCTTGGGGTCATGCCCTGCTGCGCGGATCTCTTTGATCAAGACCGCCAGCTCTTCCTTTTTGGCTTCGAGTTGACCTCCCACTCCGGCCTTCTTCTTGTTGAAGGCATCCGTGCGGCGGATCAAATCCTCGACCTTTTTCTTTAGTTCTTCGGGAGCCATCGATTCTCCTAACCGTTAGTCTCGACTTTGAGCGCTGGGGCTTCTCAAAAACCCACGTCTTCTACACCTGCGCCGTCAGGAATGGGGGCCCGAATGCTGCCAAAATACGTTCCCTCGGGGCAGATGGGCTTGAACGCGCAGAGACGGCACCGATCGCCGGGACTCACCGGGAACAGCTCTTGAAGGGCGGCGGTCTGATTCGCCCCTTGGAAGGTCGCTAGCCGTGTCTTGGCCTCTTCGATCCGCTTCATGGAGTCGAGGACGCCGTTCTGTAGCTCCAAGAGGTCCGCTTCAGTGAACGGGACCCAGTCGAGCGCCTGCTCAGCCTCAAATCGCCAGAAAACGAACCCGATCTTGTCTGGCATGAAGCCGTGCCGCAGCCGATGGAGCATCGCGTACCACCGGAGCTGGCTGGGATCGACATACTTGTCCCGCCATTTGGAACCCTTGCCGTCCAGTAGGATCAGATCGTTGTGCGGGGGGATCCGCTTGATGAGAAAGTCAGCCCGCCCACCGATGGTATGCCCTTCGATGGTGTGGTCGAGCTTCACTTCGGCTTCGGACTGAGTCGGGCCGAGGAGCTTGTGGTGCCGAATAATCGAGAGCCCCCTGGGGATGGCCGATCGCACGTCATCGAGGAGTGCCTCGGGAGTTTCGTAGTTGGCCTTCTCGTCGTCGGGCTTCCAACGGATTGCCCCGTCACGGGATTCCTTGACGAGCGCTCTTCGATAGTGAGCGGGTACGAGACCGAGGAGCGTTTGCTCGATACCGGACTGCCGCCAGATGCGCTCACTGTAGAACGTCTCGAATAGCCCTCCGACGATGGTGCCGAAGAGAGAGTTGACCCGATTGTCGGGCACATCCAACCGCGTTTTGTTGACGTACTGGTGCCAGTAGATACGAGGGCAGGACGAGAACGATTTGTGACCTGTGTAGGAGAGGTACATCAGACCGCCTTGATGTCGCCCGGACGCTCGCCGGGGTAGTCGTTGAAGATGCCAAGCGCCTGACGCTTATGCCCAGTCTTCGTAGAGTGCTTCTCGTTTGCCTGCGTCATGCGTTGGATTTGGAAATCAACCTGGAGGTCGGACTGTTTCGACAACCACATCGAGATGGTCGTACACATCAGAGACCAAAGGGGATTGACCCACCCGTCTGCCCGCTTGAAGAGACGGTCGTAGTTTGCATCTTCCATGATGAAGCGAACGTCTACGTCCCTAAAGTCACGTCGTGTGAGGGACGAGCCGACGAGGTAACATCCGTACTCACCGAGCGCCTGGTTGACGATCACACAGGCTTGGTTGAGATTGTACGAGTTCGTTGCTGGTAGGTAGTCCGCCCGCCACTTCACCGGCTCTGGGGCCTTCTCTTCGTCGATCATCAACCCACCTCCGCTCGTGCGCGTTCCAGATAGTCCTTGGCGAGGTCGCGTACATCGGTTGCGAAGTCGAGCGCCGCTAGGTTGTCTTCGATCGACTTGGTTGCATCGAAGGTGGTGCTCGCTTGCAACGCCCCGATGAACTGGTCAATGTTCGTGTCCTCTTTCTCTTGCCGCTCTTTGCGTTCTAGGTCGAAGACATCCTCGGCAGGCGCAACGATGAGAGGGAGAGGGACGACCCGAATCCCTGACGGGTCGGCTTCGATGTACGCGACCTTGGGCGTTCGATGGAGGTTCTCACGTACGAGAGCCCCTCGTGAGACAGCCCCGAGGTTGACGAACTGCTGCGTACCAATCTCGACGATCCCTTGATCTTTGTGCCAGTGTCCGAAGCACCAGACATCCGGACCATCCTCCGACACGAGATCGGCGTAGTCGAAAACAGGTTCCCCAAAGAAGTCCTCGACACTTGCGGGAGGGCTATCCCCAGCGAGCGCATGAACGACTGCTACCAAGAACGTGTCCCCCGGTTTCTTCTTGATCGCCCGCAAATCCGCCAGCGTGCGGAAGGGGCTGTAGGGCATCCCCACCACACGAACTTGGAGCTGCCCATCCGAAAAGACGTGTTCCGTCATCTGAATGAACACCTCGGATGCGAGCAGAACTCCAAGGGGCTGGCGTTCTAGCGTCTCAAGGTTGTTGTACGAGATATCATGGTTGCCTGGGACCGTGAGGGTCGGGCAACGGTAGCCTCGATGGATTTTGGCGCTCTGCACGACGAGCGAATGAGGATTCCTACTGGCGCTCTTGATGTGGAAGTAGTCCCCTCCGTCCAGTACCGCGTCCGCATCGTACTCCTTGGCGTACTTGCCGATCTGAATGAGGTTGTCCCAAATCTCGGCTGCGTAGTCGCCTTTCCACGACGCTGGATTCCGATCACAGACGTGCGTGTCGGTACGGTAGATGAACGATAGACGAGGCATTTTCAGGGCCCACTACACCCGCTGCTCGTGTCCCCCGGCATGAAAAGGCTGGGTACACGTTGGGCAAACTCCGAGGGCATCCCACTCGGCCTGGATGGCAACTCCATCGGTCTCGATCCCACGGTATTGATCCGTGAGAGTCGCCACTAGGGTGGTGAGTGCTTGATATCTTCTAGCAAGCCCCTCCAGACCTTCGAATGTTCTCGATGTCTCCGAGAGCTTCTCTGGCAACAGGGCGGACCCATTTGCTTCGATCACCTCGTACAACTCGGTAAGAGCTGTCATCAAGCGTGTCACAGCTTGGTACCGCACTGCTAGTCGTTCGAGGCTTTCGTAGGACTCCAAGGATTCGGAGAGCTTTCCCGGTGCCAGCTCGGGGGAGGCATCGAGGGCCTTCGTACGCTCCAACCACGCCTTGAAGATACGAAGCTTGGCGATCCACCCCTCCAATGCCTCGAAGGTGGCTGCATGCGAACGCAGGGAATCTGGTTCGGGGGCAGAAACCGTCTCGATGGCTTGCAAAGCTTGAACGGCGGTCACGCGCTCGGTCCACTGGGTGAGAAACCGAATCATCTGCGCGTGATTCTTCGACACGTCCGCAAGGGGGTTTGAATCAGGAGCTTGAAGGGCCATCACCGCTTCGAGGGCTGCCACATGCTGCCCAAGAGCCGCCGCCCGTTCTAGGAACTTCTCGATGTTGAGGAGCTTCGTTTCTGCTGCCTCAACACTATCGAGCTGATCCTCAATATCCCGTACATTGGCTAGCGCCGTGTCCAGCCCATCGAAAAGGACAACCCTCCTGGTGAGGTCTGCGATGTCTTGTTCCCGCACTTTACGGGTCGAGGAGGCCTCTTTACGATCCTTCTCGGAGAGCCGGGTCGCGATGTTCACCCGATCCAGGTGGGCCACATCCGAGAGTACGTCAGCGACAACCCCGCCCGTCTGGTTCAAGAGGAAGATGGGATCGAACTGGTCCGCTACCTGTAGTAGTTCCTTGTCTTCGCCGATCTTCACCAAGGAGTAGATCGGCTGCAAGAAATCTGGGGTTCCACGTTCGGCCTTATCGTAGACCTTGCCATTGAACGTGTAACGGTTGATGGCGTCGCCCTTCTCCCAGAGGAGATCGAACGTCTCCGATCGGAGATGCACGGAGCAAAAGCACTTGCAGGTCTTGGCGCTCTTGACCTTCCTCGGACAGTCGGGAGAGTGGCGAACAAAAGAGGTCGAAGGCGCTCCCGTGAGGGCAGCTTTCACTGCCCTCACGACCGCCGACTTACCGATGTTGCTACGCCCCACCAGGGCGGTGAAGCCCTGGATTTGAATTGCAGCGTGCTCAATCGACTGGAAGTTTCGAACCTCTACGTCGATCACCCCGCATCCCCGTCCCCATCTCCATCGAGAGCGCTGAGATCGGCCGCATCTTCCGCGTCGATCACCGTCTCGGAGGGCTTGGCCTCTGTCCCTTCCTCGTCGTCACCGAAGGCATCAGACAGATCTTCGAGGATCGCGTCCTCTGCGGACAGCTCCTCATCCGAGATGGCAGTCGGAGCTTGCGCGATGAGGGCTTCGGAAACCTGGGCCTTCACCTCTTCGAAGACTGCGGTATTGGAGAGCAGGTACGCGCGGAACTTGTCTCGGCTCTGGATGCGTTCGTTGCCGTACGAGTAGTACGCCCCATCCCGCTTGACGACTCCCGTGGCGACCCCCGACTCGATGACCGAATAGATGTCGTCCACACCGTAGCCATAGCGAATGAAGATGTTCGCCGAGTGCCCTTGCTTTGCGTCGGCCTTCGACTTCACCATCTTGATCGCAGTGACGTTGCCATAGGGGAACTTCTTCTTCTTGCCTGTGGCCATGTCCTTGCGCTCGATCATCTCCGACGAGATACGAGCGAGCCGCAGACGAACGTAGGCGAAGTACTTGAGAGCCTTGCCGCCCGCCGTGTTGGGCTCGGGGGCACCGTGACCACCGCCCGTCGAAATCGTAGCGCGTTCCTGATTGAGGAAGATGAGGGCCGTGCCCTTGGCGTCCTTGCGGGGCTTCTTGTTCTCGCCCGTCCCTTCCATCGGGTGCTTCATGAGCCAGAGAGCGAACTTGGGTAGGGTCTCGCTCATCTTCTTTGCGACGGCGCCGATCTTGGCCACATCGTCGATCTTCTTCTCCAGCTCGTCCTTCGGGACCATGGCGGCGATGGAGTCGACGATGATGAGATCGACTCCAGATGCGATGCCGACGAACATCGCCTTGAAGCCCTCTTCCATCGTATCGGGAGCAGCGAGCGTCCACGTGTCGTCGAATTTGACCCCGATCTGCTTTGCGTACCCGTGGTGGATGGCGTGCTCGAAGTCGAGGTACAGAACGGAACCTCCACGGCGCTGCACATCGGCCGCAGCCGCAAGAGCCACCGTGGTCTTACCGCTCGACTCAGGTCCGTAGATCTCGGTGATCTTCCGACGCGGGTAACCCGGGCATACAGAGCCCTTGCCGTCTTGGGTCTTCGATCCTCCGATGAGGTTGTTGATGATGATCGACCCCGACGGTACGTGGGCCATCGTGCTCATTGCCGTCTCGACCGGCTTGATACCGATCTTGTTGAGCATCGAACGCATGAGCGAAGCGGTCTGAGAACCCTGCGATGCAGAAGTCTTGACGGTCTTCGCTGCGGGTTTGGCTGCGGGCTTGGCAACCGCAGGAGGCGCCGCCACAGGTTTGGCTGCCACAGGCGTGGCAACAGCGGTCTTGGCCGCCACGGGCTTGGGAGGAAGCTCCTTCAGAGCTTCGGGCTTTGCCGCACTGGTCTTCTTCGCGTAGCAGGCTTCACACTCAAGCCGTAGCCCATCTTTGGCTCTCTTGTCTGGGCCGAACGGCCCAGAGCCCCCACATGCTGTGCAGGTCTTCGTTGCAGTGCTGTCCGTGTTCTTGGGATCGATAGTCATGAGGTACCATCCATCAATTTGGAAAACCGATAGAATCGAGAGTTCTCTTTGAAGATCGCCCCACAATACACCGTCTCGCCTGCCCGTTCCCCTCTCTTGAGAGTGCGTACCTTCGCGAATGCTCGATACTCGGACGGTGTGAGGTCGTCGTTGGTGATCTTCTCGTCGAGGCGTAGGAAGAACCGCGCAGCAAACCTCGCCACGTGGTAAGCGTCCGCCTCATTGTGGTTGAACCGGCCCGTGATACCCGTATCGACTTTCGCTGCCGCTACCATGTCGGCTTTGAACATCTTGCCTTTACGGGCCTTCGGATCGAGCTTCGCTAGCATCTTCACAGTGCCGGGGTCGAAGTACACGACATCCTTGCGGTGCGTGTAGACCACCTCGTTTGTGTAGACGAAAAGCGCGTAGGCACCGGGCGACCATTGCTCGCCGTAAACCGGGGATTCGATGCCTATACACTCGACTTCAGGATGATCCGCGAGGAGCTTCGTCAGCATGTCGCGAAAGTCCATGTACCGTTTGACGAAGACCGTTTTGGCCGACGTCGAGAACAGGCCTTTCGCTAGAATGCGTGCGGGTCCCTCGGCCTCCGAATCATGAATGCACCAGCCGTAGCCAGTGATCGATGGGTCGAATCCAAGTGAGATCATGGCGTGAGAAAGGCGGGCCCAGCTACCCGAGCCCGCCTTTCTTGGCCTCTACGGCTCAGACCTGATCGAGGAGGTCGGTGAAGTCCCCGCCCGACGCTGCATCAGCGCCGACCGACGAGACAGCCGAACCACCCATGCCGAGCTTCGCTCGAAGCTGATCGGTCGTCATCTCGCGGAACGGGATGAGCTTGTCGTAGAAGGGCATCGCCTTCGCGAGCACCATGTTGCGGAACTTCTCGTGCTTCTGCCAGATGGCCGCGCCGACGAACGACACGTCGATGTTCTGGTACTGGGCATCCTTGCATTCGAGCTTGATGTCCTGCGAGTGGATCCCCATGCCGTTGCTCTTGAGCCCGGCATTGAGCTTCCAGATGTTCTCGTAGGTCTTCTTGCCGAAGCGCCACGGCATGATCCGCCAGTCGGTCGTGAGACGCGGCTTCTCGTTCTCCGTGATGTCCCCACGAGCATCCGTCGGGTAGAGGATGAGGAGCGTCGTGAAGTAGAGCTTCGGCTCCGCGATCTTCTTCCAGACCGCATCGGCCTCGGGCCCATCTTTGCCGAGCCGGTTGACGACGAAGCCCAGGCCTGCCTGGTACGAACCCCAGAGCTTCTTCATCTTGACCTCACTGAGGTCGAGACGATCCATCTCCGTGAGCTGATCGACGGCCTTGACCGGCGTGAGCTGCGCTGCCCGCTCTTCGAGCACCTTGCGAGCGATGCCCCGGATGACCTCCGGCGTGAGCTTCTCGCTCTTCTTCGCAGCCTCGGCCATCACCTTCGTGACGGCGTTCTTGTCGATCGTGTGGAAGTACACGAAGGCGCCCCGTAGGCACTGGCCCTTCGTCATCTTCAGCCACTCCTGACGCGGCTGTAGGAACTGCTTCCCGTCCTCGTCGAGCCCCACATCGGACTCGTCCATCGTGTATTCGGTGCTGAAAGGATCACTCATGACTTCTTCTCCTGGGGCTTCCCGAGACACACAGTTCCATTTATGGGGGTGGCCGGGTTTAGCCGTTGATGCGTACAACGGCAGGCCCACCTTTGCGTAGTCTACGGACTGGGGGGGCCAAGTCCTTCGACGAATGCTGGTGGGCCTGCCGAGCGCGCACTACACCGAGGTATCGAAAGAAATCAGAGATTGTCGAAGACGTCGTTGAAATCTTCCGTCGAGGGGTGTCCGGAGGGCGTATCAAGGAAATCGCGCACTTTAGCGTCGTCGTCGGCCTCTTGGGTCGCTTCCGCTTCAGGCTGCGAGGGGATTTCTTGAACGGGCTCGGGAGTAGGCTCTGGGGTGGATTCTGGGGAGGCTTCCTGGATGGCCTCAGAAGGAAGCTCTGGCGGGTCTTGGGCCTGTAGCTCTTGTGCCGTTTGCTCAGTTTCGAGCATGGCTGCGATCTCGTCTTCATTGACGTCATCGCCATCGAGCCCGAGAGGCCCCTTACCACTGCCGTTCGACTGCCTTTCGTGCCCAAACTGCCGCTCGTCGCCGTACATGGCACCGGAATCGATCTCGTCCCGGATAAGGGACCGTTGGAGCTTGATCTCGCTCATGGTCGAGGTCAGTTCCTTGTGCCGGTGCCGGACTGCCTTCTCGACGTACTCCAGGTCTTGTAGCTCGGCCTTGAGAGCAGTGATGGCGTTCAGGCTATCGCGTAGGATGACGTTTGCCGTCGCCTTACGGTCCTCGATAGAGGGTAGGCGCCGGACCCGTTCGTCGTTGGCTAGAATCTCGACGAACGAGACTTCATGAGACGCTTCCTGGGCTCGCAACGCCCTCGATACGTCTTGCTTCTCTCGGTGGACTTCGATCTGAATGCGGCTCACCGCATTCAGAAAATTGCGGCATTCCGCGATGGTGTTCTGTAGGTACAGCGGCCCTAGTGAACGAGGGTCGGCTGCTAACCGGATCTCGTACTGCGTGATCTCGGTATAGATCTCTTTGACCCTCTCGATTTTCACTTGGCCTCACCCTCGCCGTTGCCGTTCCCATTGGAGCCGTTGTCCTGAAGCATCCGTGCGATGCCGTCGTCGTACGAGCCAAGGATCGCCCGCATCTCCTCAAGGGCCACCGCCTTCGGGGTGATTCCTCGCCGCATGACGTCTTCGTAGGTCGCCGCAACGACGTGCTTCGCGAGCAGGCTACGGATGAGCTTTACGTCTCTGGGAGCGAACCCGAGCGACTGCTTTTCCTCACCCATCGTCGGGATCTCAGCTCCCGTTCCACGGGACGCCGTGACCGAGTAGAACGCCGACTTCTTCCGACCCGCAGGGTCACGATCCTCTATCGAGAAGGACACCGTGAGCTTGTCGAATTGGATGCTATCTTGGAGCTTCTTCAACCGCTCCGACTGTTCCGGCGTGAGGTTGCTCAGGGGGCTCTTTTTCTGCTCGTTCATGGCTCTTCAATACACCGGAAGTTGCTTGAATTGCTTCTGAAACGGCACGTCCGAAGGCCGTGTTTCGCTGCACTACCTTGTCGTTTGCAATAGCGGCTTGAACCGATGCGGGGTCGCCTAAAAGCCAGCACTTCTTCTTCGCACGGGTGACGGCAGTGTAGAAGAGGTTACGCTGCCGCATCCTTCCGTACGCCCTAACGAGTGGAAAGATGATCGTGTCGAACTCGGACCCTTGGCTCTTGTGTACGGTGATCGCATACGCAAGCCGGACCGTCTCGATGGCTTTGCTTTTGGGGATTCGGACGGGCATGTCCACCCCATCGAAACCGTGGATGCCGATCACGAGATCTTCACGGCCAATCGCTCGTATTTTCCCCATGTCGCCGTTGTAGACGTTCAGCTCGTAATCGTTCTTGGTGATCATCACTCGATCCCCAAGTCGGAAGTGGATCTTTCCGGCCTTCCATTCGGCACTCCCTACATCGGGGTTGAGAGCCTCCCGCAACCGGTTGTTGAGGTTCGTGACCCCCACCACCCCATCGTACTTCGGGGAGAGCACTTGGAAGTTGGCGTCTCGGCTCTTGAGCTTTTCGGCCATCTTCACGATGAGGTCGCAAAGCATGCTTTCATCGGGGCAGTTGATGAACTGGAAATCCGATGTAGAGGGGCGAGCCTCAAGCGAGAGAGCTTCACCTCGGTTGATCCGGTGGCTCACCTGGACGATTTCGCTCTGCAACGCTTGCCGGAAGATCTGCGTGAGTCGAACATGGGGAACCGTGTCACACGCGATGAGTTCCCGAAGTACGTTACCAGGGCCCACGGAGGGGAGCTGCGCATCGTCTCCGACGAGCACCAACATGGTGCTTGGATGTAGAGCATCGAGGAGCCGGTAGAACAGCTCCTGATCGACCATTGACATCTCGTCTACGATGACGGCCCCAACGGGGAACTTGTTGTAGCTGTTGAAGCCCCACCGGTCGCCCGTGTACCCCAGGGTTCGGTGGATGGTGGCCGCGTCCGAGCCCGTGACGGCCGCTAGACGCTTGGCAGCGATGCCTGTGGGGGCCATGAGGAGGTGGGTGACCCCTGTGGCCTTGAAGAGGCGTACGAACGTCTTCACGAGGGTGGTTTTGCCGGTCCCAGGAAGGCCGGTGAGAACCAGGACCCGGTTGTCCACCAACAGCCGAACGCCGTCCCGTTGGGCATCCGATAGCTCGATGGCATGACCCTTCTCGTACTCCGCTAGAAATACAGCGAGATCGATGTCGAGCTTTGAAGGCTTCACGAAGCTGGCCAGCTTGGTCGCCCCATCACGCTCGAAACGGTAGAACTCGGGGAGGTAGACCCCTGCCTCCATGTCGAGCACAAGAGCCTTGCTTGCGACGAGCCTATCGACAGCGTCCATGAGCGCCTTGAACATGTCATCTTGTTCGAAGGGCTCGATGTCTTCTTGCTGCATCATCTCGTCGAGTAGGGTCGGTAGATCCCCACGCCGGATGTAGAGGTGCCCTTGTTGGGCCTCTTGGCGAAGGATCCAGAGCACCGCTCCCTCGATGCGTCGAACGTCATTGGGAAGAATGCCGATCCGATGGGCTACTCTGTCTGCCCTGGCGAACGTGAATCCCTCGACCGCGATGAGGCGGTACGGGTTCTGTCCGATGATGTTGGTAGCTTCGAGCCCGAACGCCGCGAAGATCACTTTCACGATGTTCGAGTTGATGTCGTAATCCTGGAGGAAGACCGAGAGCGCGGAGAGGGAACACGCCGACTGCCATCCCATGATCGCTCGGTCCAACGTCATCCGCTTCGGATCTTCATCCGTGAAAAGACGCCGCAACTCGTCGGGGGCGTTCGATAGCTTGTCGTAGGCATCGAGCCCATAGAGGGTCACGAGGAGCTTCACCATCTCGGGATCCTCGAATCCCGATAGACAGTACGAGAGGAACCGCTCGACATCCGGCACTGTTTTCGCGTAGGGCTTCCATCCGAACGGCCGTACCTGTTTGCCGTACTTCGGATGCTCAACCCATTCCCCCACGATCCCTAGCGGGACACCCGACTTCACTTGCACGAGTCCACTCAGGGAACCAGAGACCATGACTGTCTTCGAACGTGTCGCGGGCTCCGCTGCTTCGACACTCATTTCGAAGACTGCGAACCCTTCGTTCTGATGACGAATGTTCAGAACACGTCCGAAGAAGGTAGCCACGTCAGACCTCGCTCAAGTTGTCGGCACGGAACTCATCGATCGAGTGTCCGCCCATCTGCCAGAGAGCACCCTGGATAAAGCAGAGCCAGCGCACCGCCTTGTCGGGGTTCGCCACTGCGTTGTTCTTCGCTTCGATGACCATCCAGTAGAGATGCCCTAGGCTTTCGGCCTGAGAGGGATTGCGGCCATCGACCGGGAATCGAAACGGTCGGACCCCAGGCCTGAGTTCGAAGATAGCCGCGTAGCGATTGAGTGCTTTGATGATTTGGTCTGCGGTCATGACTCCACCATCTTGAGGAGATCGTCCTCGGTGATGCACTTCGTCCCGTTCTTGGCCGCTGCTTTGGCCTTCGTCGATCCCGATGCGGGGTCCGCCATCACGAGGTACGTAAGCCCCTTGCCTACGCTGGTCTTCACGATCCCGCCGTGCTCGGCAACGATGGCTTCGAGGTCGCTTCGCTTCCGCACACTCTTGCCGGTAAAACAGAACGAAAAGCCAGTCAGGTTGCCCTGGATCGGGGCCTTGATCTTGACCCCGGCTTTGAGCATCCCCGGCACGACAGTCCTGCCAACCTCTTCGACCCATTTCCAGAGGGCCTTCGCCTTGATCGGCCCGAGCCCAGGAACGGTCTCGAATTGCTGCTCGGAACAGCCTTGGATCTTCTCCCACGTGTCGTATCCAGCATCCATGACCATGCGGATTGTCGATGACGCGCAGAGCGGGATGGAGAGCGCCCCCAGAAGGGTTTCGAGCGGCAGCTCGTTCTTTTCCCAGAGGAGCCCGAGGAGCTTGTCTGCCAAAGTCTCGGTGATACGCTCGACTTCCGAGAGACTCGGGATGTTGAGCTGGTAGAGATCGGCGGGGGTTTTGACCTTCCCGCTGGTCACCAAGCGCTCGATGAGGGTCTCCCCCCACTCCTTTACGTCAAGGGCCGCGATGTACCGCTGGATGCGCCCCATAGCCTGAGCAGGGCACCCGGCTGTGTTGGGACAGACGAGGTACTCCCCGTCGACCGTGAGGGCGGCTTTGCACGAAGGGCACTCTTCGGGAAAGTCGTAGTCCCCATCCGCTTCCTCGATCACCTGCGTGACCCTGGGGATGACATCGTTGGCCCGTGCCACCAGGATCCGGGATCCCACCAAGATCCCCAGGTCTTGGATGTACTTCATGTTGTAGAGGCTTGCGTTCGTGACCTCTGCTCCTACGAGCTGCACAGGATCGAACACAGCAACCGGCGTGATCCGACCCGAGCCCCCCACCTGCCAGAGGATGTCACGCAGGATCGTCTCACGAGCGACCGCAGCAAACTTGAACGCCACAGCCCCCTTGGGCCGCCCATCCTTCTCCCCGAGCGCGAGCTGCCGTTCGAAACTGTTGACGGAGAACACGAGCCCGTCGATGTCGTAGTTGAGCGTTTCGCGCATCCCCTCTTGGTAGTCCAATCGGATCGTCTCGGGAGTCGCCCCACCGGATTGCATCACGGTGACACATGAATTGGGGAGCTTGAACCCCTGGTGAGCAAGCCACTCGAATTGCTGCGCCTCGGTCGAGAAATCCTTCCCGTCGGCTACTCGATAGAAGAGCACCGTCAAGTGCTCGCATCCCTTGCCGTCGTACCGCTTCGAGGTACCGGCAGCAGTGTTCCGTGTGTTGGCCTTGTCAGGGAAGTGCGCCGCATGATCCTGCTTCGTCAGGATGATCTCCCCACGAAGGCTTCCGGTGAACTTCTCGGGAAGCTGGGCCAGCACCCCCTTCATCTTGGCGACGTTGGGGGTGATGTCCTCGCCCGTTGTCCCATCGCCACGCGTGATGGCTTGGGTGAAGACGCCGTTCACGTACCTGGCGTGGATCGAGATCCCATCGAGCTTCTCGCTCATGAAGAGGGCCTCGATGTCGGAGATGCCGTTGCCCACAGCCCAAACCCCCAGCTCCTCGGGGGTGTTCACCTTGTCGAGAGAGCCCATCGGGATGCCATGCCGGACCTTCGGCCACTCCGAGGTGGCGGGTACGGGGGCGCCGATGGCCGTGACGGCAGGGGCATCTGCTTGCAGCTCGCGAAGCTCGTCCACCCAGGCATCGAACACTTCGTCGGTGGTCGTCGGGACCCCGTTGAAATAGTCGAGCCGAGCTTGGTTGATCTGGGCTTGGAGCTTTTGGATCCGAGCGTCGTTTGCCGCTGCCATCATCTCTTCGAGCACGCGTGACCTCCGCTCCCTCTCCTACACCGGGGAGCGGAGGTGTTCAGCCTGCCTTGGGAGCCTGACTCGCGGAAATCTGTCCACTTTCGACCATCTGAGCCACCTTGTTGATGGTGGCAAAGGGCACGAGGATGACGCGCACCTCTTCGTTCTGGTAGCGTTCGAGCGCGGCCTGAACATCGAAGTACTCGAAGGTGCCATCTTGCTGAGCGCAGCGGAGCACCATGCGTCCTGTCATGGGGTCGATCTCCACAACCCCTTCCTTCACGTGTCCGAGATCCAGTTGGTCATCCGTAGGCATGGCGCCCCCTTCGTTCTGAGAGATCAGAAGCTGTCAGACGATGCTACAGGCCCCTCCGGCACACGCCACCTCGCTCTTGAGGTCGGTGTCGTCGGTGTCCTCCAACATCGTCGTGTAATCAACAGGCTGGTAGTCTTCGAGGATGGCGTTCCATCGAGCCTCGTCGACCGGGGTGACCACCGCTTCGTTGGGCGCGAAGGCGTAGTCTTTGTCTCCTGTGCTGGCGAGAAGCGAGACCCCTGTGAAGAACTCCCGGTTCTCCCAAAGGTAGTCCGCCACCTTGTCCCACTCTTCGGGCCGCACCGTCACGGTGTTGGAGACGTTGTGGCTGAGGCCTGGCGAGTACTGGCTGTCTGCGGTGCCTGCAAGCACCCAGTTCTCTTGTGTGGACTTCACCATATCGAGGAACGGGATGGCTGTGATGTCGTCCTTGATGGTTGCTCCCGGAGGAGCTTCGACCGGAAACTCGATCACGTACTTCCCATCCGGCTTGCGGACGCACATGTGGGGGTTGACCACCTTGAAGGCCTGGAAGACCTGCTCCAATTCATCCGCCGTCACACGACGGATGTACCGACGAGCATGGTGAGCGTGGTGTCCCGAGCCGACGCAGCCGAGTTCGAGAGACGTGGTCCCTGATGGCTTTACACAGGTGGTGCGAGCCGCAGGCTTGACCCCGATACGCGCTGCGTATTCGGCATTCCACTGCTTGATCAACCCAGCAACCTCTCGCTGGTACTCCGGGTTGCAGGCGATGGCGGGAGCATCGAGCATCCCTGTCATACCGATCCCCAAGAGAGCCTCACGTTCGGCGATTGTCTCTGAGATCGCTCCGAGGTAGGGCATCTTCGTGTACCCCGCTTGGAGCGTACCGATGATCGCTGCTGCCCTGGCTGCCTCTTTGAAGTCCTGTAGGGACGTCAGTTTGGCTGCGTTGATCTCACAGAGGTTGCAGAAGGCCCAACCCGTGTAAGTCTGACCGACCGCTGTCTCGACGCCTTTCGCCGCGAGTTTCGCCTGAGCTTCGGCGTCGATTTCGAGCTTGGGGTTCAAGCCAATCTCACAGCACGGGTTCGTGCCGTAGTCGTAGTCGTTCGTGAAGTAGAACCCAGGCTCTCCCCACTGACGAGTCATTCCGAAGATGCGCTTGAACTGCTTTTTCTTCACCTCGTCCCGTTTGAGGACGACGCTGTTGTTGGAGTTCGCCAGCCAGGGCTCTGTGGAATACCAGTTCCCTGTCTTGAGGTGCATCATCTCGCTGTCATCGAGCGAGAAGAGGCAGATCATGGCCGACCGACGAATGCCCCCCGAAAGGACGGCATCGGCTGCATGACAGAGGATTCGGTGGCACTCGACCGGGCGGAGCTTACGCCCCATGGCGGCATTCAGAACGCCTCGGATGCGTTCCAAAGAGTCCTTGAGCTTGAGGTGCCCAGGAGCCCGCCCCCCCGACGTACGGAGGGGCGTGCCTGCATCCCGGATTTGGTGGAAGGCGAACTCCAAGTTCACACCATCGAGAAAGCTCTGGACCAGCGCCTTGAGGGCGTCTGCCCACCCCTCGATGGTATCCTCGACGACGTGATGGCGAACCTTCTTCACGTCTACGTAGGAGATCGACGGAAGCTTCTCGATGTGGTCGAACTGAACCGAATACCCCACGCCGCAACCCGATAGGAGCAGGTAGAGAGCCTCCGAGAAGATTTCGGGACGATCGACGAGTGAAAACGAGCAGTTGTAGATGCGGTTGTTGTTGGCGAGAATGGCCTTGCCACCGAACTGCATGGATCGCATGGACGGTAGAACGCGCTTGTCTCGTACGAGATCGAAGGCCCAACGGATCTCCTCTTCCATCTCGGGATACACGTCGAGGTGCATCCCCTCGATGCGGGCGACGGTCTCGGCGAAGACCTCGCGACGCTTCTTGGCGGGTAGGTAGCGGGCGTACTTCCCCGCGTGGATGTAATCGGAGATGGCCTTGGGATCAGGCGACTTCGGAGTACGCGCTTGACGAGCCTCTGTCCGTTGATGCCGATATAGAATGAACGCCTTGGCAACCCCAAACTGGCTGTGTCGCATGAGGGCGGTCTCGACGGCATCCTGCACGTTCTCGACGCAGACGGTCTCTTCCGTCAGAGCGTCCATCACCGTGTTGATGACCTTGTTCAGAGCCCGTTCATCGACGAGACCCTTCGACTCGATCCATGCCCGACTGAGGGCTCTACGGATCTTGGACACATCGAAGAGTTGAAGTGTCTGCCCATCCCGTTTACGAATGTGCTGTAGGGTTCTCACTACCGTGAGGTTCGGTTCGAGAGCACTCTGTACGCTAGGGGCCATCATGTATTCGATCCTTCTACCCGGCGACTGAAAGCACAGCCAACTCGACGTGTGTACGCGGCGAGCTGGATTGACCCTTTACATTTGCATCTAATCGGCACAACCGGCCCATGCTTCGAATAAGATCCCTCAGTAGGTGCTTACGCGCTTGAAGGAGAAGAGAGTTCTTGAATTTGAATGGGTGCATCCCAATCGAGGCTGCGATGTCGTCCTCGGATATCCCGCGATCGAGTAACGAGCGAACAACGATAAGCTGCTCGACCCTTTTCATGAGAGCGTAGGCGATGGGCACATCCGCATCGTCCCCCATGTTTTTGTAGACCGTGGACAACCAGTTCATCGCTTGCCGTGGGTTTTTGTCGGCTGCCGCTTCAGCTACTTGGTAAGGGGTGGCTGTCTGCGCTGGAGAGATGACGAGCTTCAAGTGCTCCATCGTCGCCTTCTCTTTGCCTACCAGGATGGAGAGCTTCTGTAGTTCACTTGCAATGCGGTATAGATTACTCCCGAGAAGGAAGAAGAAAGCATCGGCAACACCCTTGTCGAGGGTGATCCCAATACGTCGAGCCTCGGTCTCGACCCACTTCACAACCTCGTTGTTGTTGTCCCAAGTCTTCAACTTCTTGTGCTCAAGAAGTTTGCCCTTCTTGGCAGCTTGAGCCCAAACGGCAGGGCACTTCTCGGAGCGGATGATCGCGACCAACACCGTCGTATCGTCCTTGGGGTTCTTCTCGTCGATGTACTGCTTCAGGGCCTTATCGCCCTTGATTTTGTTGGCCTCGTCCACAATGACGACACGAAGGGTGTCGTCCATCGAGCGGGTCTCGCAAATCCCAACGAGTTCCACGTCTGTGAGGTCATCCCCATCAACAAGCACGACTGTACGGCCGTCCCACTTGCGGGCACGCTCTAGATCTCGATCGAGGAAGAGAGGCTCAACCCCAAACGAAATGACAAAAGGGACGCTGGTTGTGGCTTTTGCAGCCATCAGGACACCACGAAGGACTGGGCGAGAAGAGCTTTGACGTGGAACGTCAAGAAGAGCTTGGTCGAACGGGACTGCTCACGAAGTCCTCGAACCGCAGCCCCCAGTTGGTGCCACATCGCGTTGGTGTTTCGTGTGCTCATCTGCGCGATGTCGTCACTCAGATCGAGGTTGATGATGCGGGTAGGGTCGGTAGAGAAGAGGAGCAGATCATGCAAGAGCTGCGATAGGAAACGAAGGACTTGCGGGAGTTCTTTTTCCACCGAATCGATCGCTGAAAAGAGCCCTGCGAGATCTCTCTCCAAGGAGAGTCGTATTAACGAAAACGTCTTGTCCCGGAGCACGAGACGACCCGAACCCCAGTATCGAACAGCACGGCCAACCGAGCCTTCGCTCAACCTTGCATAGACAAGAGCTTTAGTGTGGTCTGGTTCGAACCGTTGAAGCACTGATAGGACCATTGGCTCCGAAAGTGCGTGGTACGAAACGAGACCACACCGTGATCGAATCGTTGGGATCACGCGAGCTTGCGACTCAGCAAGCAGAAAAAACCGTGTTATATGAGGCGGTTCTTCCAGGGTTTTGAGAATCGCGTTAGCTGCCGCACTGGTAAGGCGATCAGCACCGTCGATCATGAGAATCTTGAACGGAGCTGTCGTCGGGCATGTCGTTGCCGATGGAATGAGCGCACGAATTGCATCGACCCCAATTTCCTTATCGCCGTCCGGAGAGAGCATAAAGAAATCGGGATGGATTCCCTGATCGAGCTGAACGCAATGAAAGCACGGACACTTGTCCTCGTGCGTACCAGTACAGAACATCTCCTTCGTCGCTTGCATGACGGAGAAGCGCCGACCAACGCCTTCTTCCCCTACAAGGAGTAGAGGAGACGAGAAGCGTTGCTCAACCACTCGACGGAGGAAATGAACTCCCTCCTCTTGTTCACGAACGTCGCTCAGCATTCTCGCCGCTTCCAAGCTGGGCCGAGCGGCGTAGGGGCTCCACTGGAACGAGCTGCATCACCAGATGAAAGTTCTGGCCGCAATTCGAACAGATGAAACGATGGGGCTCCTGTCCACTCGGCGAGAGTTGACTGCGGCACGTGCTACACCGCATGAGCGATTCAGGAGATGTCGATTCTTCGGGCATCAGAGGTCAAAAACGCCGCCAGTTGCGAGCCCCCAGGTTGTGTTGCACTTGGCGCACCGGTAGAGGTGCCGACCTTGCGAGTTCGGGGGGGTCATCTCGATTGCGAGAATGCTCTCACACCCAGGCCGCTTGCACTTGATGTGGACGGTCTTGGGCTCCTCGGGAACGGGAGCAGCAAGACCCGGCTTGGTTCCGGCAGGATCGATCGGCATCTACTTCTCCTAGGCTCAGCTTGCAGGGCGCTGAACTGTCCTCGTTACAGGTTCGATGTGGGGTACGAATCGGGGAACAACGCACGCAGTTGCCCGTAGACGCGGGAGAAGAACACCGGATCCCACTGGTCGATCGTAGAAAGATCGGGGTTGATGAGCGGATTTCCCGTGTTGACGAAGTGCGGGGGCGGGTATTGCCTCGGATCGAACGTCCCATCCTGGATGAAGGGTAGGATTTTCGCGAAATCCGTGGCCAGTACTAGACACACGAACCCCTTCGCCTTGAAACGGTAGTAGGCGACTTGCTTCGCGAAAACCCGTTCGGCCTGTACGATCTTGCGTTCGTAGCCGACGATCGCCGCCGCTACGTCGTGTAGGTCTTCTTGCCGAAGACGGGACAGACGTCGACCGTCAACGAATTGCAGCCGGGCGTCCACGATGAGGAGGCTCGACAAGTAGAAAAAACTCAGCCCCTCAAATCGCCCGCCCCGCCCCTTCGGTCCAGCGCTGTTCAGACGCTTAGACCGTCAGTTGAACACAGGAATCGGGCGGTTTGAAGGGCCGAGAAACTTTGGTGGACACGATCGGGGTTGAACCGACAACCAGGGCTTTGGAGGCCCCAGCTCTACCCGTCTTGACAAGCGGCGCCGCCGGTCAAGACCTTGAGTCTTACGTGCCCGTGAACTGAGAAGCTCGTTCGCTCCCGTGGAGGGGCTGGCTACTCTCCAGCGTGTCGCAGGCGTATACGTTCATGACGCGCATCGTGTCTGCGAGCAAGAGGGTTGATCTCACGGCCGTAAGACCAACACCCTGGCTTTCGGCAGGCCCTCGCGGGCTCACCATCAAGCTGCCCTCCCGGCAACGAACGAACTGAACCACAAGCAGGCGTAGATATGACCCACGCACTTCCAGCCTACACGGCGACTCCCTGGCAAGGGGGCGGTCTCCTTGATCCTACTGCTTGTGGTTCGTAGTTTTACTACACCGCTCGACCCCCAAGTTCAACCTTGCTTCGATACCAAGACCGCTTTCTCGTATGAGGAGCCGATCTTCGCGTACAGCTCGGCCGGAGAGAACCCTGGCTCAGGGACCTCCCCTCGATGGGACGCTTCGGCCTTTTGGTGGCAGGGGTCACAGAGCGAGATGCCGTTCTCGGCGACGTAGCCACCGTTGGGCATCTCAGTCCGATCGGTGATGTGGTGAGCATCAAGCGGTTGAGGAGCTGAGCAAACGCGACAGGCGTTCCGGTCCCTCTTGAAGACGGCCTCCCTAAACGCCTGTCGCACCTGCTTCTTGGTGTCACCCACCTTCGATCCTGTTCCGAACGGGCTTTCGGTCCTTCCAGTGCTCGTCCGTTTGAACGTGATCTTCGCGAACCCACTTGGCCACGTAGTGGGGGAACATGGAGTCGGGCATGTCGCACTGGCGTCGAACCACCACCCCTTCACGAGTTTCGCCAACGTGGCTTGCCCCGAGGGCATGCCGCTCGACGAGCTTCTGAAGCTCCTTGTCGCTGTAAACGATCACGTTCCGTTCCAGAACGGGTACCGTGGGACACCCCACCAGATCGGCCCACTGCTCGACCTCGGCCCAGCTAGCCCACAGGCACTTTCGGAGGTCGCAGACCCCAAAGACCATGAAGTAGGCGGGCAGCCGGTTGTAGCTGATTGTGTGCTGAGCCCAGAGCCACTCGCCGAAGATCTGCACCCCAGCCGGGATGCGGCTCCTGATGCACGCGTGCATGGCCTTGAGAGCGCTGAAACTTTGGTGGCGGGGTCGGCCAGCATGGGTGCGGGCGAAGACCGCCTCGTTCTCCAGGCAGACGTTCGAGCCGTCCATCTTCTCGGTCACCATGATGGGGGAGAAGAGCAGGAAGTCCGTGGACTCGATTCGCTTGTCATCCTTCGTGCAGCCGGGGCTGAACAAGAAATGACCTGTTCGGGGGTACTTGGGGGAGTCCATGACATGCCTCGTGCGGCTACTACGCCACGGGTCCCCCAAGTTCAGCCCTCACATGAGAGGGGGAAGAGCAGGCAGCTTCGTCTCAGGCTTCCGCAACATGACCTCGGTCGTCAACATCGTCGAGGCGACCGAAACAGCGTTCACGATGCACGAGCGGACGACCTTCACCGGGTCCAAGATACCCGCCTCGATCATGTCCTTGTACTGGAAGTCGGACGCATCGATGCCCCAACTCTCCTCCCCGTAGCCTTTGACCTGATGAACGTGGACGTCACCGCTCTGGCCGCCATTCTGGACGATCTGTCGAAGGGGCTCTTCGCATGCCCGCAGGACGAGCTTGAAGCCTGCCCACTCCTCGTCACCGTGGGGAGCGTCCTTCTCTTCCAGGACTTCCTCCAAGGTGTCCTTGGCGTCGAGGTACTCTGCCATCAAGGCTTCGACGCGCTGGGCGGCTCGGATGAGGGTCGTCCCCCCTCCGGCAACCACGCCCTCGTCAATGGAGGCCTTGGTGGCGTAGAGGGCATCCTCCATCCGGGCTTTCAGCTCCTTCATCTCGGTCTCGGTTGCAGCCCCAACCTTCACGACACAGACCCCGCCGAGAAGCTTGCCGAGCCGCTCGCGCAGCTTGTCGGAATCGTACTCCGAACCCGTGCGAGAGATCTCGCCCTTGATCTGCTCGATGCGGGCGTCGATGGCCGCTTGGTCGCCTGCCCCATCCGTGATGATGGTGTCCTTCGAGGTCACTCGGATGCGTTGGGCACGTCCCAACATCTCGATGGTGAGCCCATCGTTGAGCGACATCCCCTTCTCCTTGGAGACGAAGGTGGCACCCGTCAGGCATGCGATATCTTCGAGAATGTTTCGCTGGTTGTCTCCGAAGCCAGGAGCTTTCACCAACTGGGCGACGAAGATCCCTTGGTGAAGGTTCTGCACGAAGGTGGGGATGGTGTCCCCGTCGAAGTTCGGAGCAAGGATGAAGAGGGGCTTCTTCTCCTTCATGATCTGTTCGAGGACTTTGATGAAGGGCCTGACGGATGTGATCTGGTGGTCAGTCACCAACACGTAGGCATCATGAAGCACGGACTCTTGAGCCCCTTCGTCCATGCAGAGGTTCGGAGTCAGCCATCCCCGACCGAGCTGCATGCCGTCCGTGGCCTCGATGACGGTCTCCATGTTTCGACCCTCTTCGATGTTGACCACGCCGTCCTTGCCGACCTTCGCGACGGCTTCGGCGATGATCTTGCCGATCTTGCGATCTCCGTTCGCGCTGATGGTGGCGACGCTCTCGATCTCTTTCTGCTCCCTCACGGGAAGCGCGAACCCGATGATCTGGTCGACCAGCAGCGCTGTGGCTTTGTCCATCCCGCGCTTGAATGGCACCGGAGCAAAACCCGCCTCGACGAGCTTGTTGCCTTCATTCACGAGGAACCGGGCGAGAACCGTCGCAGTGGTGGTCCCATCACCCGCGTCATCGGAGGTCTTGGTGGCCGCTTCACGTACGAGCCTGGCCCCCATGTTCTCCCAGGGATCGTGTAGCTCGATCTCCTTGGCGACCGACACTCCGTCCTTCGTCACGAGGGGAGAGCCGAACGTCTTTTGTAGACACACGTTCCGCCCCTTCGGGCCGAGAGTGATCGCCACAGCATCGGCAAGTTTGTTCACGCCGATGAGCATCGCCTTGCGGGCTTCTGATCCGAATTTAGTCGCCATCTGGTTCTCTCCTAGGGCTTGGTAGGCCGCCCCTGATACACCGCATCAATCTCGTCGGGGTTGAGATCTTCGGGATCTGGCACGGTGACGCCTTGAAGGCCGACTTTGCCCACGGGCACGAGCTTCCGACGATCCCGAGGTATCCAGGCAGGGTTCGTCGGAAGCTGCCGGTGCTGTTGGCGCCAGAGCCAGCCATAGGCGTCCAACAGAAGAACTCGGGGTTCGAGGTACGTGCGCCACCAAAGGCACTCGCCCTCGACCCCGAGGAAGCGTGTACGCCACTGGCCGTCTTCGGTGAGAAACTCGAAGCGCCACTTTTCGGGTAATGCTGCCCGGATTTCCGCTTGGATCTCTTCTAGAGTCCAAGCGGTCATCTCTTCGATGGTTGCCATCGCGGCATGATAGCCACGTCTGGTCTGATGTCAGCCGACTTTGGCTCCGTCGTCCCCAGAGCAGTATAGGAGAACCGTACCCGAGGGCCCCGACGTGGCGAGGATCATCCCTTCCGACTCGATGCCCATGATCTTGCGAGCTGCCAGGTTGAGAACCGCGACAACCTTCACGCCGATGAGAGCTTCGGGTGCGTAGGACTTCGCCAGCGTTGCGACGATTGGACGATTCCCCCCAGGCCCAAACGAGACCAACAGCTTCAGGAGCTTGTCGCTCTTCGGGATCCTCTCGGCTGTCTTGATGGTACCCACCCGCATGTCGACCTTGAGGAAGTCATCGAAGGAGATCTTTCCTCCCGAGAGAATCCTCGACATGGCTTCTGGAGACAGCCCTTGAGGATTGCTGACACCCTTCATCTCCGCAGGCTTCGCTGCTCCCGAATCCGCCATCTCCTGCATGGTGGGCCGGTCGGGGCTCTCGAAAGCTTTCTTGTAGGCCTCCCGTGTCCCCTCGGTGATTTCCACCTTGAGACTCGAAATGGGGACTTCTGCGTGTAGGTCGATCTTGTGGTCAGTCATGGTGCCTTCTTGTCGATGAGCGCGAGATGCGCGTCAATGTCTTGTTGCTCGAATTCCGCAGCAAAGCCCAGCGAATGACAGCACCAACATCCGGTGCCCCAATGGCCGTTGCATGCGGGGTTGCAGCAGCCGAGTCCGTGCTGCTCCGCGATCTTACAACGTCGTTCACCAGCCTGATGAGGCCGCTGTTTACTGAGGATGCTCTCGTAGAAGCGAATGCGCTTCTGGAGTTCTTCGACGTACGGATTGCACTTGGGGCACGGAGTGCAGTAGGCGGGCCATTGGGCTTGGCGTTCCGAGTCGAGAGCGCGATGCCACCCGGCCGGATAGGGATGCCGATGCTCACAGGTGGGGATCATGGTTGGGACTCCTCAGCCTCAGCAACGATTTGAGGAAGGATTGGTGCGTAGAAGTTTCTGAATGCCGATTGGGCCAGAAAGTCCTCGACGCTCTTCCAAGCTACGGGACATCCTTCCTCCATCTCACGTGGCCCTCCTACAGCTTCCACCAGGAAGAGGCACACGATAGACGCCCGTCCTGGCTTGTGGGGAAGGCCGTGCGGCCCTTCGTGGACAAGCCGAGCACTTACCGTGAGTACTCCCGTCTCTTCCCCCAGCTCACGCCGCTGAGCAGCTTCGGGGGTCTCTCCGTCTTCGACCATACCGCCAGGCAAAGCCCAACTTTGGTAGCGGGGATTCCACACGCACAGTACATCGCCATCGCTGACGACCACCGACACGGCTGCTTTTCGTTCTTCGCTAGGCATGCTTCACCCTTGCTGATGCCTAGCGGGGCTCCGGTACCAACACGAAGCCCAATGAGGTACCATCGTCCCGATAGATCTCAATATCACGTGAAGGCCCTTCTCCTGGTACCTGAAAGGAGTCCCGATAGGAGATCCGGAAGGTGGCGTTGGCTTTGGCGTTACAGGCTTCATCGGAGACAACCGTCGAGATTTTAGCCTCGGTGGGGAAGGGGATCTCCGTTGCAAGCAACTCCAGATCGTTCGAATAGTTGGTATCGACGACCCTAACCGGTAGGGGGTTATCTTCACCTTCGGGCTGAACGAGCCCATCAGCTCCGGCACCATCCCGATGCCGGAGCGTATACAAGGTCAAGGTTCCTGGATTGTGCGCAAAGCTAAACCAGAACCCGTCGCCTGTCAGATCGATCAGCATGACATTTCTCGGGGAAGACGTGCCCACCTCTGATGATGAGCAATACCCCAGACGGCGGACTTCGATACATCGAACATGTAAAAAATAGCCCGCCCTCTTCTGGGATCAGTCTGCCCCCTTGATGTTGGCCACGGGGTACAACCGGTGGGCGACCCTAGCGATCTCCTCGGCTTCCAGAACCCCCAAGACCGAGTCGAGATCTTTGTAAACGTGAGCGCATTCGTCGAGCGGGATGTGGCGGTGGTTGCTCATGATGCCTTCGATGGCCACGCCGTTGAACGTACGCTTGACGTTGGCCATCTCGTCATCGATCCGCTGCTGCTTGTGTTCGAGGTCCCGCTTGGCCTTGCCCCGCGCCATGATGCGGCCGGATCCGTGGTTGACCGAGCACGCCGTCCTGTAGGCATTCCGCTGCGGAAACAGGACTGCGGCACCCTCGTACATCGAACCGGGGATGAGGCAAGGGTGGCCGGTGGCCTCCCACGGGGTTCCCACCAGATCGGGATGTCCCGCCGGAAACGCGCGAGTGGCCCCCTTGCGGTGAACGAAGCCCTTCTTGGTCGTCCCATCGGGAAGGACGAGCGTCTCCTGCTGGACCAGGTTGTGGCTGATCTCGTAGTAGACCTGGACGTCCGATCCGAAGACTTCTTGCGTGGCCTCTCGAACTCCGTTGACGATGATGTGTCGGTTCGCGACAGCGAAGTTCGCAGCCGAGTTGTGGTGAGCCCAGTACTCCTTGCCGAGGGGCTCGTCCGCACGGAGCCACGACTCCTCGCGCCGGTTGGCCGGGAGGTTGCGGACCTTCGCGCCTTCGTAGAAGAAGTGGTTGGCCGTCTGCCAGCCGTATCCGCGCGAGCCGCAGTGAACCATGATGAAGACCTCGCCCGAGTCGCGGTCGCACTGCATCTCGACGAAGTGGTTACCGCCGCCGACACTGCCGAGCTGGCCGATGACGCTGCCGTACGCCTTCTCGATCTTCGTGAGATCGGCGGTCTCGTCGACCGGGATGTACTGCCGCTCGCAGAGCCCAGCATCGACCCCGAGGGCCTTCGCTCCGTAGCGGAGGATCTCGTCGACCTGTTGCTTCTTGAACTTGGGCATCAGCTCCGGCCGGTTGTGTCCCTTGCCGGTTGCGATACGACGCTCGACCTCGGTGACCCACTGGCGCCGACGTTCCTTGCTCTTCACGGAACCCGCGTTGAGGTTCGCCTTCATGTAGAGCACGCCGCACGAGATGTCGTAGCCCGAGCCGCCCTGGATGATCGTGTTGTCCGTCACGATGACCGAGCCAACCGGAACGCCGTAGCCGACGTGGCAGTCCGGCATCAGGTACGCCCCGATCACCCCTTCGTAGGAAGCGCCGTCCGCGATCTGCTGCCAACAGCCTTCTTCGGAGGACTCGTAGAGAGCTTCCGAAAGGAAAGCGTGGGCATCTACCCGCATCTTGCCAACCTTCGGCAGGACGTAGTGGTTGTCGCGGACCTTCTGAACGGCGTACTTGAACGACATGGGATCTACTACACCAACCGGGGCTCTTGTTCAGCCAGGCTCTTGGGGGGGATCGGGTCGACGAAGGAGACCTCGGCTGAACTCGATCATCTGATGAACCACCGCTTCGAGGTTCCGCCGCTGGATTTCCTCGCGGAATTTGTCCTCTTCGGTGGCTCCCTCACGGCTCGCCCGTTCTTGGGCTTGTTCGTAGGCGATGTCAGCTCGACCGCATCGTTGCAACAGGGCCTCCATCACCCCAAAGTGCATGAGGCGCTCTTCCATGCCCTTGCGCTTGAGCGCCATGGCGGTCCAGAACTCTTCGGCCGCATCGTCTGCCGTGACCCCTTCGCCAAGCGTGACCTTTCCGTTCGGATCGATCTGGACGATGACCCGGCCGGTTTGGGTGGCGAACGTGAGGGTACCCGGATGGGGGGCTCCCAGCTCACGGATGAGCCGGTTCTCGACCGACTCGGGCCTTGGCCCCAGAACGGCATCCCAGTAGCCTCTCAGCCCCTCCTGGTCCTCCCCGGCCCCGGCGTTGGGGGCTTCGGAGTGGTCTTTTTCAGTGGAGGCCTCTTGAGGGGCTTCTCCTGGGGTGCCTTCTGAACGGTCTTTTTGATCGTTGGGCATGGCGTGCCCTCCTTCTCATCTGGGTCGTCGCGTAGGATACGTTCCCACGCGGTCAGGATTTGGGTTCGGTCGACTTTCGGCTCCTCGACCTTGGGCTCGCGCCGACGTGTTCTACGGGTGCGGACGGGTTCTTCGCGATACGGACCCTGGGGGGTTCCTCCAACGAAGGCCTGTCGGAGGGCCTCAGCGTTGAAGGCTCCTGTTTCGAAGCCCCCTACGGAGAGATTCTGGTGAACTTCCAGGCGTTCCGCTTCAAGCTGGAGTTCGCTGGTGGCTCGCTGCATCTCCGCGTTGGCTTGCCGGATCTCTTCCTGCGTTCGTTCGGCTCGTCCTTGTCTGGCCCTAAACTCCCTGACCCTTCGTTCGACGAGCCAGCGGAAGGCGTACTTCCACGCCTGCGCCGACCACACGATCAGAAGAAAGCCAACCGCTATCCCGAAAGCGTAGCGACCCGAGGGGCTCAACCAGCTCCACAAACCGGTGAACCAACCGGTGACATCTCCGACCGTGACCATGGCCTACCCTACACCTCCTGAGCTTTCGAGGGCTGAAGAAAAAACGCAACAACCGACCCCTCTCAGGCCCATTACCAGTAGGGGGTTCGACACACCTCCCTTCGACGCTGCGAAGTATTTTCGACTGCCGCGAAGGATTTTGGCGCTTCCTCCACATAGGAGCGCTCGAAGTTGTCCCGAGAGCCTACGACCTGTCCCGTAAAGAACGGGGTTGTCGTCTTTCTTCGCTCCGACGTGAACGAAGTGGATCACAGGGGAGCATAACCCGATGGAGGATCAGATGAGAGCGTTCTACGTGAAGATCGATGAGGCTACCCAGGCGAAGACTCCAGCAGAGGCTATCGGGAAGTTGACGGAGGCCTACTCGCTCGGGCAGCCGCTCATCAAGCGGGCCCGAGCCCGGTGCGAGTTCAGGACGGTGGCGAATCTCTCGGATATCCTCCGGTGGGCCGCCTTCACTTGCGCAGCGAAGCTTGTCGGTGGCGACCGAGCCCCTTGGGCCCTTTTTCCTTACGATGGCAGCTCCTCGCCGACGCTCAGGGGAGAGTCGTCAAGCCTCGACTGGCGGTGGCGTAAGGAGCAGGAGTGGGCCGAGACGTGGCTTCCGAGTGTCCCCCTCTGGACCCGAGGCCCTGACTCGAAGATGAGCTTATAGGCCTGGAAAGCTATGGAGAGTCTCACCCAGCGGGTTGTGCGTCGATTCCTGGCAGCTCAACCTCGGTTCCAAGACGTCCGCCAGATGCTGCTCGAAGGGCTCAAGCGGGAGGGGTGGGAAGTTCGCGAGGGCCTCATGGTGCCGCACGCGACCTCGCCGGATCACAAGACCCGCCTGTGGTTCAAGGCCCGTGCGGTCTACATGAATGACCTGGGCACGGATCCCCGTGACTATAAGAACACCCACAGCTTGTCATCCGACATCCGTGAGTACGTCGATCTCCGAGGGCTCTTGAACGACATCGCTATCATGCGGCGAATCCAACATGGATCCAAGCCGGACCCCGCAGGAAACCCGGGATCACCCGAATTTCGCGCCTAGGTCTCGTCTTCTTCGTCCGCCTCTTCGCCGTTCTCGGCCTCTTCGGCTTCCCTTGCGGCCTTGGCGATCTCCGCCACACGGTCTGCGAACCCTTCGTGGAGATCCCAATTGATGTCTTGGGAACCCTTCCCAGGCGGGGGTCTCCAGGCTCGCCGAAGTCCATATAGCACTTGGTTGACGTGAGCGACGTCTCCGATCTCGCGGAAGATGTTGAGCGCGGTTTCCGGTGTGATCGTTCCGTCGGTCATCCCTTGCATCAGAAGGGTGCGGTAGAAACTGAAGCTTGGTCCTGCCTCACCTGGTATGAAGATCGACGAGAAAAACGACGTCCGCTCTTGGAAGTGGTTCTCAGTTTTGAAACAGTCTCGCAGTTCCTTGGCTGGGTTCTCTACAAGATACTGCACGAGGGCTGCGGCATCCTGGTGAGCCTTTCGTCGAGACGACTCTCCCCAGAAAGGCTCGAACTTGAGCCCCAGGAGGTAGTCCCACACGTCTTCACGAATGAGCACCTGACCCACCGGTTCGAACTTTCGGTAGCCCTTTCGTTGAACCCAGCCCCGTTCGATGGGCTCGAAGAACTTCTCGTAGTCGTAGACGACCGGCAGAGGAGCTTCCGGTTTCTCGAACCGATCGTCTCGCCAGGTCATCGGACTATCCCCAAGCAGATCCTTGGTCACGTCCCAGTGGATGGGCTGCGGTTCGAAATTGAGCGTGCCTCGGTCATCGTTGTACGTCCCCCGGAACGGCAAGCAGAGCGGACTCCACAGCCCTACCGGGTAGCAGAAGCCGCTTCGTCCATCGTCGATGCTCGTGCCTGGTCTGAGCAGGAAGAGCAAGGCCTTCGTTCCTGGTGGGAGAGGAAGGCCGGAGAGCCCACAGGTTTCGTACCAACATCCCATAGTCCAGCTCGTGTTTCAGTTCGATGCGTTGGGCGTTCGTTGGTGTAAGGCGGGTCGAGGGTCATTCGATGGCAGACGACAAGCGCAAGCACGAGGGAGTCATCTACCAGGTGGGGGAGCCCGAGCGGGTCGGGAGATATCCGGTTCGCACCGAGCTAACGGTGTTGCCCGCCGCCGATGATCCGAAGGTCGGCTGGACCGTCGGGCATGTGTACTCGGGAGAAGAGGTCTTCAAAGCAGGGGCTCCCGATGTCTCCTTGACGCGGAGAGAGGATCTTCAAGAAGGCATGGAGATCATCGTGGCTACCCTCGTCGGGGGCTATCGCATGATCGTCAAGAGAGATGACGACGGAGAACTCTACGCTGAAACTGCGAACGGGTTGACGGGGGCGTTCCTCGACTTCGATACGGATGATCGGCACTGCTGGACTTCTGCGATGGCGTACAACCGGCGTGCCCTCAAGAGCTTGGAGACGTCGGGCTAGCTGGCGAGCTTCTGTTCGATGGCGTTGAGCGCTGTCTCGATCGAAGCCACCCCGCCCTTGTCTCCGAAGACGTAGGGGACGTGATTGGTCTTACAGGCATCGGTGATCTTGTTGCTGGTCTTGTGCCCGATGAGCCCTTCGAGAAGGATGATGGCGCACACGCCGCCGGTACGAATCCGATGCGCCATTGATTCGACCGACTTCATGGAATCGCTGTCGGTCTCATGCCATTCGACCTTGACCCCGAAGCGATTTGCGCAGAGTTCGATCTTCTCGTTGACGACGAGGCCTCCGACGATGAAGAGGGGTTTCTTCTGCATCGCAGCCCGGAGCGAAGGAAGCTTCGGCCACGAGTGCAGGATCGAGGTCTTCTCGGCTTCAACCTTCGGTTTTGGGGTGGCTTTGACCGGCCCCTGCGAGGCCACGAAGGCGGTGTCGCGATCGAACTGCGCAACCTTACGACGGCCTTCCGAGGCGATCTTCTCCCACTCTCCGTAGGAGCCGAAGGCCAGGCCTTTGATGTAGTCCGAGATGCCGCTCTCGGCCTTCATGCCCCCCAAGACAGGCATGAGCTGCCCGATGCGTTCGTACAGGAAGTGATCCTCGGGCAGACGATCTTGGAGACCCCGACCTTCGGCTACCAGCGCCTGAAGCAGGGGATAGAGCCGGGTTGGATGGTTGTCTTGCACCTTGCCGCTGAGAGCTTCGATTTCAGCGACGAGTCTCTTCGCTTTCTCGACATCCGTGGAGAGAAGCTTTCGTTTTGCGGACGGCTTCACCTCCGACTTCGCGAGTAGATGGGCGAACGTCTCGGGTTTTTCTTCCGCCGCCGGTGCCGTCGTCTTGAGAGACAACGAGGTGTCCACAACATGGACGTCAACGACCGACGACGGACCCACTAAAGGGAGGACACCTCCCACGAGTTCGCATACTTCGAGCAGCGCAGTGCGAAGAGCCGTGCGACTGGTCTCTGCTCCCTCGACATCGGGCATGGGTTCTTGCCCGAGTGCGGTCAGAACCGAGTTCAAAACACGTCGTTCCGCTTCTTGTCGAGCGACCGTCTCGTACGTGTCGAGATGAGTCTTGAGCCGCGCCATCTTCTCGGCCACGGGCTTCATCTCGGTGTCGACCTTCTTGAGCGCAGCGGTCTGTATCGTGTCGGGTAACTTGGACGCGACAGGGGCAGCAGCAACCATCGGGGGCTCCTCCGTAGGTACAGGGTTGGGTTTTTTCGGGCGCGGCTTGATCGCCCAGGGCTCGACTTCACGCGCCACAGCCTTCAAATAGCCGGAGATGGACGGGCCGTAGTGGGGCATGTGCCTCTCTTACTGATACACCGCCCCGAACGGTGTAGCGTAGCCACGTGACATGGTGCTGACCGAGATCCGCCCTCCGCTCGACGGGCCCGGTGGGAAAGACGTGACCGAGAACGACCTCGAAGAGTGGTGGGCTGACATCCTGCCCCCACCGTTGAATCCCCCACACTACCCCGTGACGGGTCTTGTGTTCGGGCACCTGTGGATGGGTCTGCTTTACGGAGAACGTGAACTCACCGACGCGAACTACCAGCGTCAGCGAGTCGTCATCCCATCGGGATCCACGATGGAATTTCGAGCCGAGTTTCCACAAGGCATCGCAGGGGATGTCACGGCCGCCGCTCTGTACCTACGGGAGCGAGGGGGAGAGCTTCTCTGGAAGAAGGAGTACCCTATCCTCTGTCTTTCCCCTGGGGTTCAGCTCAGCATTTCGCTGGTCCTACAAGACGTAGAGGGTGACGCAGGACAGTTCGTGGGCTTCCGAAAGATCCTCAAACTACACGGTGTTCTGTGATCGGACGAATCGAGATCGACGAGAAGTTTTTGGAATTGTTCGGAACCGGGACGCTGCTTGGGACCCTCTTGGATCTCTACGGCAAGGCCCCGGAGAAGGTCGTGTTGGTCTTTCCGAGAACCACAACCGCTTGGCGGGAGAAGTTTGGGGGTCCGCACCAGTACATCGTGAACGAGTACACGATTGCTTGCTTGTTGGAGGATGTCTTGCGGCTTCGTGCGCAAGGCATCGAAGTCAGCATCGAGTACGAGACCAAGGATTGGGGCCGTGGGTGAGAGGCACGCAGCTCGTGTTCTTCTACGGCGCTTTGGCCCGCGTGCTCTTTTGGCGAAGAGCGCCGGACGTTGGTCTGTCATCATCATGCACCAAGCCAACTACGGCTCAGGGGTGACGATCACTGATCAGTGCTGTACGGTTAGCCGTGCCGTGTCCCAGGCAATCCAGTACGCCATTGCAGAGAGGGTCGGAATTGACCCCGTATTTGGGGAATCCTCATGAGTCTATCGGACGCGATCTCCAGTCTCAAAATCACCCTAGGGCACTGGCAGGCACCTTCGGCTTGGGATCGGGTGAAGCAGGATGAACCCCGGGATCCTGTCGAGGGTGAATTCTTACCCGCAACAGGATCCAATGCCACCCTGACGACCCTTACCATTACGACGCAAACAATCGGGTCGACGACTCTTCCCACGACCTTGTCCACGGACACGACTTCCTCCGTGACGTACATCACGGAGGCCATTGAGCGTGTCCGTTATCAGATGGATGGGTGGGCAGGAAACAACTTCGATCAGGGGACTGGGACGAGCGTTGACGGCAACCAACCCTCGGGTCCAACGACAGGTCCCACCCGAGCCCAAGGGATGCGTACCCAGTTCGATATTGCGTACGGCAGAAGTCGCACGCGAGTAGTGCCGCCCCAACAGGAGTACCCCTATGCGCGAAATGGCAAAGAACGCAAGATTCTAGCGTCCATTCGGAAGCGGCTTCCTGAGCTGATCCAGAAGTTCACGAGCATCTTCGGAGCACCTGATGGCTCTTACGAATGGAACGCTCGTTTCTTTGAGTTCGTCAATCGGGCACGAGAACGAAACGCGGCCGTTTCTCACCGTCGGGCCAGATGACCTCTTCCTCGAACATCGAGACAGGGCGAGCCCACCAATCCGATGACGCCGAGTACTCCACGGGGATGTCCCCCCACATGGTAAACAGCCATCGGTTCTTGGGTTTCGGAGTGCTTTGCGATGAGAAGGGGGTTCCCCTGGGACTTTGAAGTTGAGCGGATCCCCCAATCGAGGGACTCGAAAGAGAGGTGTCCCACGTTGCGGAGCTGTGGGCGTGGGGCCTTGTGGTAGACCGCCATCAGCTCCCCCGTCTCCGAGTGTTTCGCGACGAGAAGAACACAATACAACGTGCCCTTGGAATGACGGTAGTTCCCGAGGATCATGATCGGGCGCTCTTCGTCGAATCCGGCATGAGAATGAAGCGTGGCCGAGTCTCTCCATCGGGCCAGAGGACTTCTTCCTCGAACATCGCGATGGAACACACCAGGTACTGACCGTCCCCCTTCGTATAGACGACGACCGGTTCTTGGGTCACGGCATCCTTTGCACGAACGACTGCGATGTAAATAGTCCCCTCGAAATGCTGGTAATCCCCGCCGATTTGGATCATGACTTTTTCCTCGCAACAATGAAGTAGCTGTGGTTGTGTCGAGAATGTTGTTGCTTCACCATCCTGGAGACGCCGGGCTTGTTGGTCGCGACGATGACGAACAAATCCTCGATGATGAAGTTGTGGGCTTCGTAGAAGTTGACTAGCTCGACGTGAGTGAGACGCTGCCGATGCGCGCACACTTCGTCTTGGCACTTCACGATGTAGATGCCCTTGGGTCGTAGGACGCGGTGCGCTTCATGAGCGGCTTCGTAATAGAGCTGCAACACAGCATCATGCCACTTTTTGGTTTCCCCCTCGGGCACTACGACATCGTTGTTTCGATAGCACTCGTCGAATCCAGGCATCGACTTGTAAACTGAACCCCCGCTGTGCATGTACGGCGGATCGAACACGACAGCATCGAAGCTCTGATCCCTGTAGGGGAGTTTTCGGACATCCCATCTGGTGACCAAATCTTCATGCTCGGGCCGGGGGTTGAGATCCGAGAAGAAGGTCTCATATAGATCTACGGGGACGTTGCGCCAGAAGGCCCCTTTTCCGTAGGTGACGTCGGCGACCTGCGCTTTGGGGGCTACGTAGAGGTGTAGGATGCTAGGGAAAACGTCTCCGTTGTTCCCCACCTTGGCCGAGTAGATGAGGGGCTGCCCTCCGTTTAGAAGTTCCTTGGCTCCTTCAGGTCGAGTAACTATCGCGTCGAAGAAAGAAACGGGATCATCGTCGTCGGGGTTCACGGGCCCTCATACACCGCTGCTCGAACGCAGTGGAGCGCGAGACGTACGAAATTCTCTTCGGTGGTGTAGGACAGGGCATGCCCGACAGCCAAGAGGACGACGGTGATGCTCTCGCATGGCTCGAAGAGAACGTCGCAGATTTTCGAACTAGGCCCGAACCCGTCCCGAATTTGGAAGCCGTCGAAACGGACAACCCGTTGGAAACGTTCTTCCCGCCCCCTCCCGTCGTTCTAGCGCCTGTTCTACCATCGCTTGCGGCCTTCATCGAGCCGTGCTCTCTCGGGAACGTTGTAGGAGAGGCCGTACGAGCCGTTCTTCAGATGGTTCCTACGCTGTCATTCGAAAACGCTTGGGTCCTTCTCTGGCGGCTTCTACTACAGATCGAGCCTCGAACCGGCTTACCGGCCATCATCGACGGCAATGATATGCAGCAGGGGAAGCCCTACTACGAGAGGGCTCGTAGAGTTCAAGCGTTTTTTGCACAGGTGCTGGCCGTGTCCATCGAGGAGCTTCCAAACAGGATCAGTCTCCTTGTCCGAGCTGGGGTGGACGACGGAGATGAGGCCGAGCGCCTCCAGAACAACAGGAACACGACCGGCACAGGTTTCGAGGTAGTGTTGCGATGTCTTCTCGAAACTCTCAGCGGGATCCCCTCGAATCGGATCCTTGCCAACCGTTTTCTGAACACGGTCCCTTGTTTCAGGCCATCCGAGACTTTGGATCGAAAACCCGACCTACTCGTTGTCGACCGAGATGGGAACGTGACCCTGATGCTCACCGTGAAGTGGAGTCTTCGAGGAGACAGGAAGGATGGTCTTGTAGAAGATGCTCGCTCGTGTCGGCAAAGGATCACGACTCCGAACTTGCGGTGCGGGGTAGTCACCAACGATTTCAATCCAGGACGATTGCGTAAGTTGCTCGTAGCCCATCCCGATAGGGATCCCGAGCACCCCATCTTCGATGTCATTTATCACGTGGCGCCACACCTTCTGGCAGTTGCCCATGACATGCCCCGTGTCTTGGGGGACTTCGTGGATGAGGGGCGTCTGCGGAGCGTCGCCGACCTTTTCAGGGAGTCGAGAGTGTTGTAGCTCGGGCCCCGTCAGTGGTCCCCGGCGGGGCCCGCACGGTACCCAGAGGCGGTCACCCGAAGGAGGCCTGAACCCTCCCATGTGAACTCCGGCACGATGGCGGTGAAGAAGATGACAGCTTCGCGGATCACCCGCGTGGCACCGGACGTGGCAGCGGCTGTACCAGGGTTCTCGATCCCGAGCGCCTTGGCTGCCGCCCTGGGGTCGAGGATGCGATCGATGGGTTCCCGCCAGTCTTTGGGGTTGCAGACCAGGTCGAAGGCCTTCTGGTAGGCAGCGCGGTCGGTTTCGTAGCTCATGGGCCTGCTACGCCCGTCAAGGGACAAATTCAGCCGAAATTTAGATGCTGAACGTCCGGTTTCCAGGGCGTAGTACGGGCATGGCGACCTCATCCCGAGTCCAGGTTCCCTGCCCCCGCTGCGGTGGTCATGGCGTTCGTCAGAGCTGGCGTCCCGACGCAGGCATCTGTTACCGCTGTCGCGGCAACAGGGTCGTGACCATCAACGTGGCCCGTCATCAGGCGGCCCTCTGGTTCCTCCGTGCGAAGTACGTCCGCCTTCTGCATGAGGTGCGGGCGGCAGAGGCGGCGGATCGGGATCCTTCCCTCGCGGCAGAGGCTCTCCAGTACTGCGTTCAGGATGGGCTTCGTGTTCGTGCAGATCTCGAAGCCGCAGGTGTAGAGGTAAAGTGATGGGACGCGAGGCGGACAAGGAAGAAGCCCCCTTCGAGACCCTCGTCACGTTGCTGGGGTTGGAGGCTCAGTGTCCTGCCTGCAAGCGTCCGCCCGATGCGGTGAACCACGTCCCAGGGCACGTGTTCGTTGGTTGGGGGTGTGGGTGGCAACCTTGCCCCCGATGCGGCGGAACCGAGCGCATCCCCCGAAAGTCTTCTGATACCTGAGAAAAGAGTCCACCATGGAACGCGAAGTTCACACCGTCAGGGGCTACACCGGGGAGTACGAGGACGCACGCGACTGGCCGGTTCGTGCCTTCCTGAAGAAGGACCAGGCCGACACGTTGGCGGGCCAGTTGAACGACTGGTGCAAGCAGCACAAGCTGCACACCGACGACGCGCCCGTTCAATTTGAGGCGCAAGACAGTGCGGGTAAGCCCGCGCTCGACCCCAACTTTCACACGTGCGGGCGCACCGGGGTTCGGTACTTCGTCGAGACGGTTCCGCTCGGCTGAACGAAAGGGTGGAGATCGATGAGTGTCCTGGCTTGTGGGCGAAAGCAGTGCTCCAACATCATGTGCGAGCGGTTGATCCTTGAGGGTCAGGCGTACATCTGCCCCCCATGTTGGGAAGAGCTGTTGACGTACAAGGCAACTTGGCCCGAGACGATGTCGGCGGCCGAGGTGCGTGAACGCATCGAAGACTTCATGCACAAGAGCCCTCCAGGCACGTTCTTGCTTGTGGAGAAGGCGGACATTGACGCTGAATTTGAGCGTCTGACAGGTTAGCTGAACGAGACCCTCACCCCGAGGTTCCCATGTCCTGGCCCATCTCCCGTAGCGAGCGCACGCTCATCAAGGCGTTGCTCAAGGTCGCCCGTACCGCGTTGGTCGAGGTTCACGTGCTGGTAAAGTCCCGTACGGCCGAGAGAGACCCTGCTCAACAGGACAGCTTGGAGGAAGCGATCCGCTTGATCGATGAGCTGGTGCCGTAACCTGACTGAACCAGGCCTTCGGTTGACGTAGTGCTTGCCAAGGAACCATATGGTCAAGAAAGAGAAGATGATCCGGTTGGTGCTGACGCAGAAGCAAGCGGAGCGCCTGGGCATCGTCCGCTGTGAGTGCGGGCATCCGCCCAACAACCACTTCGATCATGACAAACGCCCGTGCGCGCACTGCAAATGCAAGGAATACCGGCAGGTCATCAAGCTCCCACCGAAGGACTAGCCATGCGGGTCGGAACGAAAGCTCAAGGTCAGAACCAGAACGCGAAGCTCGTGTCGATCCGACACGGCCACGCCCCCCGACGTTCCTGCAACGCACAGGAGAAGGCGGCCGAGACGAAGGTGCGTCAGGCAGCCCGCAAGGCATGCCGGGAAGAGGATTGCTGATGCAAGTCGGACTTCGAGTTCAGGGGCCCAAGGTGCGGCACAAGATCGCCGTTCCTCGTCATCGGGTGCTCTCGCGACGATCTGCCGATGCTCTCGAACGGGCATTGGAACGGAAGGTTCGTCGTGCAGCCCGCAAGGCGTGTCAGGAGCACGAGTGATGGATCCCGAGGTCGCCAGAATCATCAACGCTTGCGGAGGGTGGCTCAAGTTCGAAGCCATCGTGCTCGAACATCGGAAGCATGGGATGGACAACGATTTCGCCGCCCGGCAGATCGTCGATGATCTCTACCGGCAAGGCCACGACTTCCAGTTCCAGCAACATCTCGTCGAAGGGATGGCTGGAAAGGTTCTGTGATGGACTAGGCTGTTGAACCGTTGAGGTTCCCGGCGTAGCACTTCAAGAGGACATCATCCCGTGAACACCATCGTACAGAGTGATCGTGATGGACGACTGTTCGTCGAGGTGGACGACATCCGCTACACGGCCGATGATCTTCCGCCCGAGGGTACGGACGTCGAGGTCGAGCCCTATACGGGCATCAACGATTGTCGTTACGCCGACGTCACGTGGAGCGCCGAGACCCCGTCCGGCTACTGTGACACGACGGCCGAAGAGATCTGGTGACCCAATGGCAACTGAGCATCAATGGCACCCTGAGTCGCACCCTGACATCCCTTTCGGGCTGAACGGGGAGAAGCTCGTTGGCTGGGAGTGTCCGGCATGCACCCTCTTCGTCATGACCCAAGAGGGGACTACTCCGACGGACGCCCCTAGGATCTACGTTTCCTGTGGGTCCTTTGGCCCTACCCTCTGGCACCGTTGGCCCTGCACCCCAGACAACAAGTACCAGATCAGGGATTGAACATGAACACGGTATTCAGAGCTGGCCGCTGGGTGATCGGTAAGGTGTGGGAGAAGATCAACCTCCCGGCCATCTACCGCGAGCTGCGAGGCCTTGGACGCAAACACGGGAAGCGTTTCTTCTGGGCCGCGCTCATTTGGGAGCTGATCGAGGACGTGCTGTTTCCGTATCTTTCGTGGCTCGCCGGGATGCCAGAGCTGATCCCTCTCTTCCTCGTGTTGCACTTCGAGCCGATCGTCTACCCGGTCTTTTTCTGGGCTTTCCGTACGTATGACCGCGCCAAAGGCCGCGAGCCGTGGGAGCCTGATCGCTCCGCGCAGTCGAGCCACTGGCGTTCCGTCGCCAAAGTCGGGGTCTACAAGATCGCTACGCTCGGATGGTTCGTCGCCATCTTCCTCGTCTGGCACGCTACGCCGAAGATGCTCGTGCTCTACGCCATCCTGATGGCGCTCTTCGGATTCATTCACGAACGGATCTGGCACGACTCCAACTACGGGATCCTTCCGAACGATCAAGTCGAAGGCCGTCGGATCTTCATGAAGGCCATGACCTACCGCATCGTGTCGACGATGATCTTCTATCCCTTCCTTCGCGTCTCCCTCGGGGTTGTGCCCTGGAAGCTCCTGGGGCTCTGTCAGGGGGTTGGGTTGGTTCTCTACCTCGTGCTCGAATCCGTGTGGGCTCGTTCGATGTGGGGATGCTCTCCCGTACCGCAGCTCAAGGTCAAGGAAGTGCCATGCTGACCGATGCAATGAAGCGTGAGATCGTGCAGTACACCCTCACCTACTCGAAAGGTCTCGTCGAGGACGACCAGGCGTGCCCCGAGGTGGTCAAGGCGTTCTATGCGGATGCCGTGACGAGTGGAGAGCTGGAAGAGTACGTCGAGAAGTGCAAGGAAACGCTCCTCAAGAATCTCCCGTGATCCCCATGAAGATCTCTCTCGATACGATTGGTTTCCACACGCTCAGGGACGAGCGAGCGCGAACGTGTAGCACGACATCTCCGATGTCCTTGGCGTGCTTCATCATCACGGGCCGCTGCAATTTTTCGTGTCCGTATTGTAACGGTCCCGCGTGTAATCGGGACTTCACGGTTGAGCAGGTGCGCGGTCTGTTGACGGATCTGCGAGGCCACCAGCTCCAAGCAGTCCGCTTTACGGGTGGGGAACCCACGCTTCACAAGGGCCTGCCCGAGATGGTTCGAATCGCCCGAGATCTGGGGATTTCGAAGATCGCCATCTCGACGAACGGAGCAGCACGTCCCGAGCTGTACCGAGAGCTGGTTGCTGAAGGGGTCGACAACTTCTCAATCTCGGCCGACTGCCGAGATTTGGAACTGGCTGCCAAACTCTCAGGTCGACCGGGGACGTGGAATCGTGTGAAGGAGAACATCAGGATGCTCTCCGGTCTCTGCTACGTGAACACCGGAACGACCATCACGGCCGAGAACCTTGACCAGATTCCCGACACGCTCCAATTCCTCGGAGACCTTGGAGTGGCGGATATCAAGCTGTCGACGGCAACCCAGTTCCAGGGAGCGATCCCGCTGACGTTGCTCGACAAGATCCCGCAGGCGTTGTTCGACCGCATGCCGATCCTGCGGTACCGCATCGAGCATTACCGGCAGGGACGACCTGTTCGAGGACTTGTCGAAGGCCGAGACAGCCATCATTGCTGGTGGGTACAGGACGACATCGTGTTGACCCCCGACGGCCACTATCCGTGCATCGTCTATCCCCGCGAGAAGGGACGTCCGATCGGACCGCTCAAGACCGTCGCCGAGATGCGAGCGGCCAGGCTCACGTGGGCTCTCAGCCGAGACACCTTCGAGGATCCGATCTGCTCTCCCTATTGCATGGACATCTTCGCCGAGTGCAACAAGCGGATCGAAGATCTCCAGGGTCTCATCCCCGTCCAAGCTCTCCGCCGCAACAAAGCACGAAGTTTGAGTATCCTGTGAGGATTGTGTTCCTAGACTTCGATGGGGTGCTCAACTCGCATGCTTTCGTGGCGAGAAGACCGATCGAAGAGCATGGAAAACACATAGGTCTCGATCCCCTAGCAATCGAACGCCTAAACCGACTGCTGCGTGAAGCCTCGGCAGAAGTTGTCGTGTCCAGTACGTGGCGACACCGCCGCGATTGCGCGCAGCTTCAGACTGTTCTCACGGAGAAGGGTTTTGTTGGGAAGGTGTTGGGGAAGACTCCCCGGTATCTCAAGAACCGTGGTGAAGAGATCCAGGCTTGGTTGTATGACGCTCCCAATTACGGCATCGAGGTGGAGTCGTTTGTCATCCTCGACGACGACTCGGATATGGCGCACCTCATGGACCGGCTGATTAAGACGACGTTCGACGATGGGTTGCTCGACGAGCACGTGGATCGCGCTGTCACGATGCTCTGTGAGCCGCAACCGCTTCTGGTACTGCCGCAGTAGAACTGCTCTGTTTGACGGAGATCACCTAAACGAGCCTGTTCCCACAGTCTTCCCACAGGGTCTAGAGTGATAAACCGCTTATGGCCCGCGTGCCTACGGACCTACTTTTCTCGGTGTAATCCGTGGGATGGCGAAGCCTGTGCAGTCCGACCTTCAGGTAACCCGAGCACTGCTCTCGATGGATGTGGGGAAGCTATCCCCAAGTGAAAAGCGCGCCTTCCAAGGGATGTACGACAACCTCATGGCAGGACAGATCATACGTCTCTCGATGCGGCAGCGAGCGTGGGCCGACGAGGTCTATGACAAGCACAATCTCGACAAGGAGCGCCCGGCGGCGAAGAAGATCGCCATTCAGGACAAGTCGCTTCTACCCACGCACCCTCTCGATCAGCTACAGAGGCCGCTCAAGCCACCGGGGAGACGGTGATGGCAATGAGCGGCGTCCTCGATGAGCGCCTAGGCACTCGGGTTCCTTCAACGCTCAAGACGAGTGAGCTGATTCGACAGCTTTGCTCGTTGCAGGATCTCCTGAGAGTGGAGTGGAATCACGAGAACAGGAAGAAGCTACAGACGAGGATCCTGGCTCTGTCTGCCGAGATCGACGTGCGTCTTCCGGGGCCTCCACCGAGTTATTGAACATAGGGCGCTTGGTGTAAACTCAGAGCATGCCCGAATTCAAAACCTACCTACCCAATCCCAGAACTATTGAGGCGGCCTACTTCGAGAAAGCGGGCAAGTACGACCTCGAAGGGTATCCCATTGAGATCGATACGGACGATACTTACGTCATCAGGACAGAGGATGGGTATGCAACCAGGACTGGGGAGTTCTTCCGGAACGACTGGGTTCCAGGTCCGGGTGGGCCCCTACTTCGATGACGCGTGCCGAGTACGAAGCTTGGAGGAAGCGCCGTGGGGACGCGCTTACCGCTCTTGAAGAGGATGCTTGGGAGCGGGCGGGCAAACCGGAGCGCCCCTAGCTTCACGTGGGGTTGCAGGAGAGCCACGCCCGTATCGCTGTGAGGTTCTCCTCGGGTAGTGGGGAACCCTTCACAACAAGTCGTGGGCCCTGGGGGACATAGGCCTCTCGGGAGAAGCGCACCAATTCACTACGTAGGTCTGTTGGCAAGTACGCCATGATCTCGTCTACGTTGTCTTGTGTAAGCAAGCGGACGATCATGTCGGCGCGCAGATAGAAGCTGATCTCAACCGCTAACACGAAGTCCAGCTCTTCTTTTACCGAGGGGGTCACAACGCGTTACCCGAGCCTCTTGGCGAGATCTTCTGCATATCGGGCCAGCCACCCGTTCGAGTACAGGTTTGGCTCCTGTGGGCTGCGTTCGTAATTGTCGACCGCTTCGCAGACAAGACGTTCCACGTCCCCCGGTGGGATGTGATCCCGCATCAGGGTATAGAGGAAGTCGACGAGCTTGCCAGGGATCTGGACGCTGCCACTTCGTAGGCGCAGGTCTGCGTTGCTGGGATGGGGCTTGGATAGACGGGGGCGGGGCTTCTTCGGCATCATGCGAGGCCGTCAAGGAAACGCTGGGCGAACGCTTCATTCTGTTTGAGAGTCCGTAGACATCGGTGTTTGACACGCCCTGCTGTCAAATGAAGAGCAGCGGCGGTCTTGGCGACCGATCGGGTCTCCCATAGACTTCGGACGATGTTGGCGTCCTCGGGCGAAGCCTGTTTGAGAGCCTGGGTCAGTTCTTGTTCGGTGATCATGGGCCTAGCCTCCAAACTCGATGAAGAGCGGTCCTACGATAACAACGAGCGTACCCTTGCAATGCTCGATGTGGTAGGGCCATCGCCATAGATCGTGGCGCCAGCGCCATGTGTAGAAGCCAATCGCTACACTTTGCAGGCTTCCGGGGGCTCCTACGGTTTCAATGACGTGGCGCACGTTGCCGAGCCAGCTCCGATCATTGAGCTTCATCACCAACGTTCCTTCTCGACCGTATCGCGGGGCTCAATCCGCACTTGTACCACACGGCCACGGTCTCGCTCTTCTTCGACCTTCGAGCCGTAGGTGAAGCACATCTCCACGAGCATGCGGCGAGGGAAAATCATACAGAAGGTTTTGTCTTCGGCGTCCCACCAACCCCACTGATCCCCGTTTGGATCCAGCGTGACCAACACAGGGGTAACGGGCCCGTCCCCACACATACGGACTGCCGTGGCAGACCCATGCAGGTCGGTGAAACACCCGTCCCGCACGTGGGCGAACAGATGGCTTCGTGCGTTGGCGGGGACTTCGATCACAGGAGTTCCCTAGCCGCTACACCGCAGGGGGCATCGCGAAGGGCCTGTAGACAGGCTTGCCGACGAGACGGGTCAGGATTGCATCGAACCTGTCATGGAGGTCCCAGGCATCTCCGTGGCGGCATGCGGGGTCTTCCACCAGACACTCTTCGAGCAGCTCCCGCACTTGGCGCGGGACTTCGGTCGGCATCTGGTTCGTGAGCGGATGTCCTCCGAGCAGAGCTACGATGCACTTGGCGAGCATGTAGAGGTCGGTTGCCGGGCTCGGGATCCTCTTTGCCGTGACCTCGGGCGGGTAGTAAAGCCCATACTCGGGCGTGATCGCTTTGATGTGCCCCGGACCTGCGGGCTCTTCTTCGAGGATGATGTGGGTTTCGTCGTCCTCGTCCATGAGGCGAGCCCATGCAGTAGGCCGTTCGGCGGCCTTTTTCACAGGCTTCGGAGCCTTCGGGTCTTCCTTGAGCAGAACAGCGTACGACCAGTCGATGATCTTCCCCCCGTGTCCGATCGGATGCACGAGGATGTGGGGCGGGGTGATGTTGCCGTGAACGATGTTCTTCTGGTGTACCCACCCGAGGACGACGAGTGCTCGCTTAAACATCCAGGCCATGTCCCGGTAGTCGATCCCCTGCGGATACGCGCGGATCACGTCGGCCATCGAGACGTATTCAGCCGAGCCCGTTCGAGCTTCGGTATCGACCGCCTTGGCGAGGATGTTGTACGCCAGTCCTCCGGCCATCGTCCCGCTGGCGAGAAGCTTCGAGAGATAGCGGTAGAATTTCGTGTCGCTGGCCGTTGGGGGATAGAGCCGACGGAGCATCCTGGTCTCCGTCTGTACGAGGTCGTTGTCGGCCTTGTTTGCGGCGACCTTCACGATGACCGACGCGCCTTCGTAAGTACCCTCATAGAGGTTGCAAAGGTCGCCTTTCGGCAGCTCACGGGTGATGGTGACGTTTGGGATGACGGGCGGCATGTCTTTATTTACACCGCTTCTCGTGGTGTAGAGATCCCTTATGAAGCTTCCGATCACGTATCCGCTGGTCAAGGCTCGTCACCCCGAGGCCGTCAAGGACATCTTGACTAAGCTCAAGAAGGGTCGCTCGAAGGAACGCGGATCACGACCCCAAGATCTTACGTGGAATTACACATGGGGGGTCCTTTGCGTGGAGGCCCACTTCGGAGAGCTGCCTACGGCCGAAGGTCGTGTTCAGGATATCCTCTCTCGTTGTCGGGTTGGTCTGGCGGCTTCGAAGGGCCGTTGGTACGAAATGGTGCCACTCGAAGGGGAGGTCCCGCCAGAGGTCCGAGAGATCTACGTGCAGGCCGAAAAGAAGCGGGCTGTGGAAGAGGCACGTGTCGCTGCGCTCACTCCCCAGGAGCGGGAAGAGGAGTTGCGCAAGCTCTTCGCATCCCTCAGTAAGGACCCTGGTTTCATGGTCATCGAGATTGGCCGTGAACGGGCTACTTGAGTAGGAACAGGTCGATGCGTTTGTCTTGAAACGACCAGACCTCCACCCACTTGTCATCGCTGCTTCCAAGCCGATGCCATTGTTTCAGCACGATTTCCCTCGTGAATAGAGGTGTCATCCCGAAGGCCATGAGCTGTTGGCGCAGGGAGTCGAGGTCGTTTTCGGCCGTTGTGAGGGGGTACAACACCAGATCGAGATCTTTGCGGCTCGCACCCTTGGTGAGCACGGAGCCTGTGAGCGCAACGGCGTGCGCGGTCAGGTGCCCTGCCAGCTCTCGGCAAAGCGTGAGAGCTTCCTCCAAAGTCCAGACGGGCGGGCGCTTCATCCGTGACGCCTTTGGGCTCTGAGCTTCTCGATGACATCGGCGACCGATTTGCCGGTGACAATCGTGTGTTGGCCTCGGGTAACGATCCCAAGTTCCTCAGCTTTATCGTAACGCGTGTCGTGCTCCGCGTACTGATGAAGTTGCGCCGAGTACCCCTCGGGGCCTCGTCGGAGCGTGAGCACCCCGAGCACACCATCGGCGAGGAGAGCTTCGATCTCCTCCATCAGACGACCGGCTTGAGACGTCCCTCGATGTAGGTGACGGCTTCCTGGACGGTGCGGATTTTTTCGGTGTCGTCATCGGGGATGTCCAACTCGAACTCCTCCTCGACGCCGAGCAGAATCTCGACCAGAGAAAGGGAATCGGCCCCGAGATCCTCGATGAGGTCGCTTTCGGGTTTGACATCTGCGTCCTCGACGTCGAGGTTGTCGGTCAAGATGCGTCGAAGCCTGCTGAACACGTCCGCCATGTCTGAACGTACACCGGGGAGGGCATCTACGCGAAGGGTCAAGCATCCTTCGCATGTACTAGGGGAAAATTAGGATGATCCCCCCGAAGTCGGAGCGTAGAAGAACCGGGGTCTCTACATCAACCCCCACCGGAGACTGATCATGTCTGGTCCGAACATCACCAAGGGTACGCGCATCCAGGCCACGTGGTTCCAGGCCAAGCCGTTGGGGACCTGGGCGCTCGCGGGAGTCCAGATGAAGGTTACGGGGAGCTTCGTGACCGTGACCGGGGTCTGTCGGCACTTCCGGGGAGACGATCCGGTAACCCCCACGAAGATCAGGGTCTACATCGACCCCGATCCTGGCACTTGGGGTGGGCCAACCGTGCGCCCCATCGGGTGCTCGTGCGACCACCCTCATGTTGAGATCAACCCTGATCACATCGTCGCGGTGGTGTAGGGTATGATCGTGAAGATTGGTCGCCAAGAAGGCATCCCCTACTCCCTCTCCCGTTGGACGGACGTCCCAGCGGCGAAATGGGAGTGGATGATGGATGCCTTCAAGCAGCAGAAGATGGTCGCTTTCGATCCCAGGACGGCCATCCCTTCCGAGTGGTCGCTCAAGCCGGAAGACACGCTCGGGCTCTTGTTCTGGACGAAGGACCCGACGAACCTCATCACCGAAGCCGACCTGATCAAGCGTTACCGGCACAAGATCCACGTTACGCTGACCGGCTGGGAAGAGGTCGAACGGGGTGCGCCAAACCTCGCGTACGGGACCGCGCTTTTGGTCGATACGGTGGAAGCCTTCGGTCCCGCGAACGTCACCTGGCGGTTCTCGCCAGTGCCGCTGCTTCATCCTGATGAGATAGCCGTTCGCTTTCAGCACATCGCCTACCGGGCCGGTCTGGCGGGCCTTCGGTCGGTCTACCTGAGCTTCCTCCAGGCAAACGACCTCATGCCCGAGATGCGGACGCTCGAAGAGCGGCATCAGCTCCTCCGGCGACTTGCCGACGTGGGAGCCCCGTATGGGATCCAAATCCGCCTCTGCAACGAGGACCGGCTCCTTGTCGGGGCTTCGACCTACCCGAACCTCGATTCTGATGTCTGTGCGCCCCCGAAAGACTTCGCTCTGCCGAACCGGGAAGCACCCCCCTCTGAAGGATGCGGTTGTGTCCTGATGGCTGATCCATTCACGGTCAACGAGACCTGTACGATGGGGTGTCAGTACTGCTACGCCGCAGACGAGAACCTCTCTCCGAAGAAGCGGAACACGACCCGCAGCCTGCCGGTGATCCGATGAGCGATCTGGTTCAAACAGCTATCGCCACCGTGGCAGCCCTGGTTGTGGGCTCCTTGCTCTTCTGGTTGTGGAGGCGGAACTACGAGCGACGTCAGAAGGACTCTCAGTGAAGCATCCGAACCCACTCATGCTGGTCAGGATCGCGCAGGGTGACGCCTACGGGATGGCGTGCGAGTACATCAAGTTCCCGCGTGACCAAGAAGTACACGACCAAGCGCTGCGGTTCGAGCGCTATGGACGGCACCCGATCCACAAGCTCGCCCCTGGTCAGTACACCGACGACACCCAGATGTCGGTAGCGGTCTCCGAGGTGTTGTTGGAGTTGAACGTCCCCGATCCCCTCGCGCCTGACCGCACCTGGAATCTCCGTGAAGTCGCGGACGCGATGAAGCTCAAGTTCGCTGAGGCGTTCGTTCGATGTTTCAAGCGGGACCGACGGGATGGGTACGCCAGGCACTTCCAGGCGTTCCTCGAAACTGTGAAGGATGGCCAAGACTTCATCCAACGCATCCACCCCGATTCCGACAAGAACGGCGCCTGCATGCGAGCAGTTCCGTTGGGAATACTGCCGACCGAAGCTCAGGTGGAGTTTGCTGCTGGTGAGCAAGCTCAGCTCACGCACGACACCGAAGGCGGACGGGGCTCGGCGATGATCGTCGCCCTGATGAGTCACTTCGCTCTCTATAGCGAGGAACCGCTCTCAAAGGTGCCCGACTTCATCCGAAAGTACTTTTGCATCTCCTCTGGAGGGTTGCCCCTTTGGGATGGCAGCCCTGTGGTGGGGCCGGACGTCGGGATGAAGACGGCACGGGCGGTTATGACCCTCTTGGCGACTCAATCCTCCCTGTTGGACATCGCCCGCACAACTATCGAGTGGGGAGGGGATACAGACAGTGTGCTTGCCATCGCGTGGGGGATCGCCAGTGCTAGAATGCACGAAAAGCTGCCTCCGTTCTTCGACGGTGGCCTTGAGAACGGTCCGTATGGCTACAAGTTCCTCGCTGACCTGGGGGCGAAGCTCATGAAGAGGTATCCATGAACCAAGCCCCCGAGGATGACTCCGAAGATCTCACCGACGGCCAGATCGCTCAGGCGGTCGAAACCACAGGCTCGAAGGATTTCGGCGAGCGTCAGGCGCGTCTGTCCTGTACTACGTGTGGAGCACGACACGGAACTCTCAGCCATGCGCTCCGTCGTCGGGCACCCCATCTCTACTCGCGAACCGAGGCCACCTGCGAAGCAGGACACCAAGAGATGTTCGTTTTCCTCGTGGATTGGCTGAAGGGAACAAGCTGATGAGCTGCGATGAAACCCCCCGCAAGACGATGTGCGACCGCTACCAGCCGGGTGACAAGAACGTCTGGGTCGAGCGTGGAGACACCCCCGGAAGCGAAAACGCGCCTGGTATCTGCCTTCTCGACACGATGAGTCGGGAGCAGGTCATCTACTCCATCGAGCGGGATGAGGTCGCCAGGGCGGACCTCTTGAAGGTCACCACCAACCCGGATCTCATCGAGCTGGCCAACACTGTGACTCGTCTACCAACGGCCGAACTGGTGGATATGGAGCAGACGACCGGCAACCGTCCGCAAGAGGCCGCCGGGATCCCCTTCTACGCCATCTTCCGAGGGCAACCCCCGTTCGCTCAGTGAGGAGATCGTGACCGATGACCGCACGCATGTTCAACGCTCCGCCCGCACCGAAAGTGCAGGCGCCGAAGTCGCACACCGAGTGGACCAAGCTCATGCGCTTGGTGGTCGAGCGGGCGGAAGCCCTTCAGCATCGGCACCTTCCAGGGCTTCGAGCATCCCTGGCCAAGGGGAACGCCGAGAAACACCTCCGCACCCTCGGGATCATCAGCCAGGCCGATCTCGACCGGGAGTTCCCGCTCCCGAAGTAGACCCCACCGAGGCCCTCATCGCAGCATTCGAAGCTGGCGATCCTGTGGTTGCTTTCAAGGCCGCAACCCAGCTCATCGAGGCCTACCGGAGCGTAACCTTGGAGGCCGCCAAGCTTCGGTTTCAACTCAACTTCGGAACCCCTGGGTGCAACCAATGTGACGGGCTGCATGCCGGGCCGGGGGTTTCCGCAACCTGCTTCCAGATGAAGCAGTGCCACTACAGCAACCTCAAGGAGGGTGAAGGGAGTTCCCGGCAACTCAGGGTGCTCAAAACATTGACCGAGATCCCCAAATAGCGCTTGACGCCCATCCCAAGTTAGTATTCTTTGGGCTCAGGGTACTCATCCGCTGGGGATAGACCAAAAACCAGACCCGGATGTAGACAGGAGAAATTGAGATGACTGCGATTCAGACTTTGAAGAGTGGGCGGGCGTCCGCCTTGAAGGATGTCGAGAAGGCCCGCAAGGAGCACAAGAAGCTTCAGACCAAGACCGAGGCCATCGTCAAGCTGTTCGGCGAGTCCAAGGTGCGTCTCGCACGGGCCGAGGCTGGACTGAATGCCCTCGACGACGCCCTCAAGAACATGGAAGGCGATACCGAGAAGGCTCCCAAGGCGAAGGCCACCTCGGTGGATGCTGTGAAGATCGACGGCCGAAGCAAGGAGGCAAGGGCCGCCAAGGCTGCGGTGAAGGCCGCTGGCAAGGCTCCCAAGGCGAAGGCCACCTCGGTGGGTGCCGTGAAGATCGACGGCCGAACCAAGGAGGCAAGGGCGGCCAAGGCTGCGGTGAAGGCCGCTGGCAAGGCTCCCAAGGCGAAGGCTCCCAAGGCGAAGGCCGTCAAGGCTGCTCCGGCAAAGAAGACCCCCAAGGCTGCGAAGATCTCCGCCAAGAAGACGGGCAAGAAGGGCGTGAGTCGTCAGGCGGCGGGTCGCCGCGAGGTCGCCGAGGGCAAGCGCCCGACGATCAAGGACGCGATCGTGCAGGTGATGGGCAACAAGGTGATGTCACGTCACCAGGTCCACGACGGGCTCAAGGCGAAGGGCTGGCTCCCGCGGTCGAACGACACGCTCGGGTACGTCGGGTACCTGCTCTCCGCCACGAAGGCGAAGGACGGCGGGCACCTCTTCGAGCGCGACGAGGCGAAGGGCCGAGGCTTCTACCGCGTTCGGCAGGACTCTTTGACGAGCCCCGAGACGCCGAAGGTCGAGAAGGCCAAGAAGTCGGAGAAGGCCGAGACGGCGGCAGCGGAGCCCAAGGCGAAGCGGAAGTACACGAAGAGGGCCAAGCCCGAGGCCGTGGCTGCACCGCCGAAGTCCGAGGTCAACGGGACGTCGAAGGAGAAGTCGGCCGACGAGATCCTGGCGGACGCGCATCTCCTCGATACCGCGGCTCCTTTCGGAGGGTGATCCCTCACCATGAGGTACGAAAGCGCCGGGAGGTAAGATTCCTCTGCGGCGCTTTCGTATGTCTGGTGTCTGATCTCTATCATGAACCAACGCGCCCAACGCACCGAGCGGGTAGCTCGACGGCTCATCAAGAGCATGGCCCGTAGGCACATTTACGAGGTGAAGTCGGCGGAAACGAACGGGGCAGCCTACGATCGGATGCTCATGCTCGAAGCCGCCATTCTGGAAGAGTCCCGTCGCGAATGGCGCGAGACTCTCTCCCTCTGGACATCGGACTTCGATCGGCTCGCCCTTTTGCCGATTCTCGCGAAGGTGACTCCTGCGGTGTATCGTGAGTGCCGAGAGACCGGCGACGAACTCGGGCCCGTGGCAAGCCACGCGCTCAAGAACTTCTTCGACACGTTCGATCCTCAAGGACTGCTCACATGAAGTTAGGCGACCTCGTGATGCACCTCGATCGCCATTGGATCGTGAGTCGGTACGATCCAAAGCGAACCCGAACCGCGGTGCTTCTCGCGGCTGATGGGACACAGACGGAGATTCCCCACGATCTTGATGCCATCGGCGGGGCTCAGGTCATCGCGAACCCAAGCGAGCAGTGGCCGTTCGTTGTGGTACCGCCGAAGAACGGTTATGTCATTGCAGGTATCTCGCATGCTGGGGTTGTGATCGAGCCGATTACTGGTTGGGTAGCAAGTGATCCTACGCGTACGGGCGGCCCAGTTTTCCTCGCACCCAACCCACGGCTTCGGTACGGCGAGACGCTCCTCGTCCGTCTTCAAGGCATCAAGCGTCGGGAAATATCGACCAAGCGGGTGGACATTCCACGAGAGTTCGGGACTGTGAAGCAACGGACGGCACGTGCCGAAGCTGCACGTACGAAGCCGGAGGAAAAGGCAAACGCTTTCTCCCGCTTACTCTCGGATGACCAAATAGGGGATGACGACTGATGGCTCGAAAGCTCCCCATTTTCACGGAGCGAACGATCGCCGAAACGAAAGCCGATCAGATCGAGCACGAAAGGGCGTTCTCTGATCAGCTCGGGCCAGTCGTGTGCAAAGAGGGGTGTTCAAATTGCTGCTCTCATGCCGTCCATGTGACGCTTCCTGAAGGAATCCTTGCGTACAAGGCCCTCGTCAAGAAAGGTCTCTGGACGCCAAGTCTACGCAAGAAGCTCGAAGAGCATGCAGCTCGCACGTGGGATCTTTCGGTTGTGGTCTGGCATCTATCGAACATCCCGTGTCCGCTCCTAGAGAAGGAGCGTTGCATCGTTCACGATGCCAGACCCTTCGCATGTCGGGTAACGTTCGCGCTAAGCGATCCCGCAGGGTGTCACCCTCACCGAGTGAATGACTTCCCCTCGGTGCTACCGAAGCGTGAAGCTCTCGAAGCCTTTAGCGCCAAGCAAACGCAACTCTTGCGACGCCATGGGATCCCTATGTTTCTGATGTCGCTCTCAAAAGCCATCCTTTTGGGGGAGAAGATTGCTACAGGGAACGTGGATCTCGAAAACTTCGCTCAACTTTTCGCGAAAGACCCTGTCCCATGAAGTGCGGTATCTGTCGTCGCGATAAAAACACCGATGATATGAAGCACATCGTCCTCACGGATGAGGAACGTGCGTTCGTGAAGCGGATGCAAGGGATCGACGAGACAGAGTACTGGTGCTGCAAGCCCTGTTACGCTGTGCTTTCGGACAAGCAGCAAGGGGCTCAGCTCATCAAAGGCACCTTGCAGGTGAACCTCACAGCAGCCGGAGTCCGAGATCCCGAGAAGTACGCCAAGAAGGTGTACGACATGTTGATCGACAAGTCCGCCAAAAAGCCGGTTTCGTAGGATGATGACGCATGCCGAGTTGGAGGCAGTCGCTCGACGACGAGGGATTGTTCGCTGGTCTCCCTCCCGTCGTATCGAACGTCTCCGTCTCGGCCGTGATGGAGTCATTCTCGCCCTACGAGCCTTAACGGGAAAAGAGCACCCTCTTTGGCTTCGACGTGCCGTGTACTGGTGTATTGAGGTCGATCCCAAGCAGCCCGTCCCAGTGGGCGACTTGCTCTGGTAGGTGAGAACCCTGATGAATACCCAATCGCTCGAAACCGTTATCACCCAGCTCCAAAAGATCCGTCGGGAGCAGGGTGAAGAGGCGTTCCAACACGCCCTCAAGTATTTCGTGAAAGCGGGTCTTCGGGCAGGAGGTCAGTCCGAGATCTTTGTCGTGTCTCTCGCCAAGCACTTCCCTTTCGTCGATCTCGACGCTCTACGGGCAGAGATTCAAGCAGGGGTCGTGGATCCCGACATCCGCCAAGGGCCACCCCCTGAACCAAAACCCTCCGTAGCCGCTTCGGGATCGACCGCCGCAGCCCCAGGAGATGTCTTCGCCGAAGCGCTCAAGCAACAGCTCCCTGGACTCAAGAATAAAGCGCAGATGAACGCCTTCATGGCGTCCTTCGAGGCTTACCGTGAGGTGATGAACGCGATTCTCGATGGAGACCCCTTGAAAGAAGGGAAGGCTCGCGAGGCGCTCATGACTTCTTTCGAGGTTGTGCGTAAGGCGACCGAAATCTCGAACATGCTCAAGGATGTACCGGAAGCAGCGGCTTCGAAGGCGTCCGATGACTTCCGCAGTGAGCCTACCCAGTGGGGCGAGTACGACGTTCAGCGGAAGCTCCTCTCCGAGTTGGAAGGGCTCAAGCAGCTTCATGACTTGAACGATTGGTACAAGACCAACCGTAAGCGCATCGACGAGGTTCAGACCGCTACCCTTCGCAACCCGTTGCTCGACGCGATCCGCGAGAAGAAGATGGCGCTCTCGAAAGACAGCCCGTGAGCGAGCATCGGACGAAGTACGTCGTCGCGATGTACGGGGATCTCAACCGAGGAGAGCGGATGAACATCGCTGTCCTGGCGTGGGATACGCTCTTGGGGGCCACGGCGCCTGTAACGGTCCATGTCCTCGAAGACTGGTCTCGTATCCATGCAGCTTTCCCCGCAGGGGGTGAAGAGCAACAGAGGCTCGTGTCGGTGCGGCTAGAGGGGATCGAAACCTACGCCGAGTACATTCAAATCTGGACTCGTATGGGCCCCTATACGCCTTTCGAGTTCACAGAAGAACGGGGGTCTCTCGAATCCCCCGAGAAGACTGCCGCCTCGATGGCGGTGTATTTCCTCAGACAAGGACAGGATCCGCTTCGTATGGAGAAAGCGTTGATCAGCCGTCATTTCTGATATGGCAGCCGCATATAAGCCCGAGGCTACAGCGCGATCCACGCTTCAAAGTCGTAAGTGGCGTGCGGCTAACAAAGAAAGAGCCAGTGAGCTTGCTCGTGAATGGAGAGACAAACATCCCGAGCAAACAAAAGTCACAAACCGCAACAGCAAAATCAAGAAGGCATACGGACTATCTCCTGAACAATACGATGCTAAGTTGTTGGAACAGGGTGGTGTTTGTGCAATATGCAGAGAGACGTGCGCAACAGGACACGCTCTATGTGTTGATCACAACCACACCACGAATGCAGTCCGAGGGCTTCTCTGCAAGAAGCACAACACGATGATCAGCTACGCCAACGAAGACATCTCTACTTTGGAAGCGGCTATCGCATACCTAAGGAAGTACGGTGCATGAAAGTTCTTGTGTGTGGGTCTAGGGATTGGACTGATCGTAAGGCGATTGAAAGGGAGTTTAAGAAGCTCCCACCTGGAACGATCATCGTTCATGGAGCATGCCCAACGGGAGCAGACGCTCTAGCAGATGCCGCAGCGATGAAGTTCGGATTCCAGATCAGGCGCTACCCTGCGGACTGGGATGGCGAGCTGGCGGCTACGGGATCGGCCAAGGCAGCCGGGCCGAAGCGGAACTCGAAGATGATCCGTGAGGAACACCCGGACAAGGATGGCGTGCCGATCCACATGGGCCTTGCCTTTACGCTCGACCTCTCTCGCTCCCGAGGAACCAAGGACTGTACGGAGCGTGCCCGCAAGGCAGGCATCAAGGTCGAGGTCTTCTCGGTGTAGTGCTCGCCATGGTGATGGTCGCCCCCAGTCCTACGCACATCCAGGTGGCTCAACGCCTTTACGAAGCCCATCGGGTACCTGGGGATCAGAAACCTTGGGAGCACCTATCAGACGACACCCAAGCACGCTGGGTGACGGTGGCCAAGGCTGCTGCGGCCTTGCTCTACGAACAGGCTGCGGATGAAGTCTGGGGGTTCATGGCCTCGGCGGAGGACTGCGGCAAGCAGGTAGACAAGATGACCATGTCGAGCGCTGTCGTCCACCTGAAGCGTCTATCCAAAGAATAGGGGATCCCATGGTGATGAACTACCTGCTCCCAGGTTTGTTGAATCCTGAGAAGCCCGCGACCGAGCATGTGGTGACGGCGGAGCCTTCCAAGGCGGCGGAGTCTCGGGATTTGGTTCCTCCCACTGTGACGAGCCCGGTTGCAGACGCGACGGCTGGGCAGGCTTTGCGGGCTGAACTGCACCTCATCGAGCACCAGACGACTGGGCTTCCCCTACTAACCGAACAGATCGCTGGGAAGCTTGGGGTGCCCTATCTGGGGATCCTGAAAGATCGAGTCCAAGACTCGTCGATCCTGAACTTCCCTTCGGGACTCAATCTTCCGAAGGACAAGCCGTGGCCAGAGAGCCAATTGAATGCCATCGGTAAGGTCGTCGCGCTCTACGCGATCCCTAACTCGTGGCTTCTGGGTATTCGAGGCGAACACGGTGACCGCTATCTCCGAGTCACCGATATTCAGCGGTACCGTCATATCGCGGTGTTCGAACACCTGACTGGCATCACGGTATAGGCATGAGTCTCATTCCATTTCTAAAAAGCCTCTTCCAGACAGCTCCGGTCAAGCCGCTGCCCGCTAAAGAGCCGGACACCCGAGGGCCATTCACTGTCGAGGCGGGAGCCAGGATCAAATCCCATGGTAATCAGTGGGAGATCCTCAGTGTTGTTGCAGATGGGAGCACGTTCCGATTCAAAGCTCTCGCAGCGAATCCTCAAGTCGAATCGTATATCGACATCGGAGCGATCTATACATGCCATCGGCACAGCCGTCTCTATGCCAGTATGCCTCTCGTCTACGAAGTCCCTGAGAATGAGATGAAGCGCTCTACGAGCCAGCTTCTGCTTTTCATCTGGGAGACGGGGCCCGAAATCGAATTAGACTGTTAGCGGAGGGGAGAGTGCAATGCCGGACGATACCAAAAACCTGAACATCCGTGGGAGAGTCGTGGGGCGTGACCACTGGACGCCGGAAGACCACGCCGAGTGGGCCCGAAGATCCAGGGCCAACGGTGAGGTACACAGGGCACGGCGCCAAGCTCTCGTCGACTTCGGTTGGGAACTCCACGACCGACGTTGCTCTCACCATCACGGCGGCGAATGGGCTCTGGATCCGCTCGGTGGGGAGCACGTCACTCACGAAGAAGCCTACCGACGTCAGGAAGAACGTCGGCCGGGTTCGATCCCGAGCTGGCCGACGTTCGACAACGACTGGAAGCCGCCCTCATCAAACGAGGGGCTGATGACCATCAGCGAGTTGAAGATCCAGCCCCTTCAGGCACCGTCTGGGCTGATCTTCTACCAAGAATACGGTGAGATGTTCAAGGACAACGCGAAGACAGAGAAGCCATAATCTACGCGTTCGTCGCCAGGGCTATGATCGACCTCTTCTTTCACGCGGACTTGAACGGCATCACGTTTCAGCTCGACATCCCGTTCAAGGATCGCACAGCAAAGAAGCTGCCACGGTTCGTTTTCATGAGCTTGGACGCTCCACCTCTCAAGCCCCAGGTGATTGGGAAAGATCGCCTCTTCGCGGTCACCAGCATCCTCACTGGGCAGTCGATGCAGGCTGTCGGGCAGGAGGGCATCGGCGTGTATCGCTACGTGGGAGACGGGCGTCGATTGATCTGGAAGGTGAAGGAACCATGTTGAAGCACATGACGGGCAAGCAGATCGCGCATCTTGCTGTAGGGTTGGGACTTCTTCTGAGCTTCGGCTTCGTTCTGTTGGCCGTCCTCATCCCCGAGGCCCGTTTGGGAGCTGCTTTAGGCGGGGGTCAGATTTTCATGGCCACAGCCGTCGGGTACGGGAAGTTCCGTCGCGCTGGGCAAGTCTGACGGTGTAGGGCCACCAAGACCGGGAGGTCCCTATGGCCAAGCACGTCTGGAAGCGGCAGAGAAACGACAAAGTCACGGTCCACATCTATGCGTGCAAGGGATGTGGTCGCTCGATGAAGATCCGAGCGGGTTTCGACAACATCGAGACAATGGCCCAGTGGCTCAAATATCCGGTGGAGTGTCCACGACCGGTGCCGACTCCCAAGGACTTAAAAGCTCTGTGGGAAATCGCTCGCCAATGGGTTACGACCCACCAGGTTCGAGGGCCGGAATCGGTTGACCAGGTGGATAGCGTGAACTTGGCGTGTCCTGCCCTGGCATCGGATGTTGCAGGTCTGGTCGGCTTCTACGAGGACGACATCGAATGATCCAATATCTCAAAGGCGACGCCACAGCTCCCCAGGCCAAGGGGCCCAAGCTCATCGTCCACATCGTCAATACTCTTGGAGGCTGGGGAAGTGGCTTTGTTCTTGCCATTTCGAAGCGGTGGTCGGAGCCCGAGGCTGCCTACCGGAAATGGTACAAGGACAAGTCCTATGGGAACCCTCCAGTCAAGTTCGAGCTGGGGGCCATTCAGCTCGTGCAAGTCAAGCTCGACACCACTGTAGTCAACATGGTGGCCCAACAAGGAATCGGGACAGGGAGCAACGGCCCTCCCATTCGATACGATGCTCTGGAGAAGTGCTTGGCAAGCGTAGCTGAGTGGGCCCAAAAGAGCGGTGCCTCTGTGCATGCCCCCAGGATTGGGTGCGCTCTTGCGGGTGGACGTTGGAGGGAAGTTGAACCGATCCTTCAACGGACGCTGATCAAGAACGAAGTGTCTGTGACCATCTATGACTTCGGTCCCTTCAACCCCTAGAGAGCACATGTCGATTACCATTAGCCCAGGCGACACCTTTTACGACAAGCTGCCTGATGGGCGCTACGAGAAGTGTGTCCTTCAGCAGACGACCAACGACACCCCAGATCGGCATGCGGCGGCCCGAGGTGGTACTGGTGAGTTCTTCCGAGCCATCCCCAAGGACGAGCTTCGTGCGCTGTTGAGCAACCCGCCACCGTGCCCACGTCTGGATGCTGCGGTGATGATCTACGATACGGATGGTCTCTTCGTGCATTTGGAGCCCGTGCTGTGAAACCGCATGTCGTAAAAGCGTGGGCATGCAGCTCCTGCCACAAACCATATCCGCATACCCCGTTCGGCAAGGTTGCTGCGCTGGGATGTTGTGGGTGTCGAGAATGTGGGGGTCGTGGAGAGTACACGGGCATGGAAACGATATGCGATGCGTGTCATGCCAAGATCGAATTGAAGAACGCCGAAGAGAACCTGGTGGCTGCCCAAGAAAGGTTCAAGAGAGCCCAGGACGCCCAATGCCGAATAAGAAGCCACTAACTCAGGAAGAGCGAGAACGTCTTGTAGTGGAAGCACTCCAGACGGCTGCGGGCAAGAAGCAACTCCGCGAAGCCATCGGGCTTGCTGCCGCCAAGGCAGCGGACAACTTGCCCGAAGGGTCGAGGGCTTGGCGGCTCGCTCGAAAGCTTGCGGGGCTACCGGTAAAGCCGGTGTAGTTACGTCGCTCTAGGTGGGGAGTCGGGTGAAGATCCCAACGACCGTTAGTTCGACGAGGATGCCTAATGAAAACCAGCGTGCAGCCAAAGATGGTCCACTACCAGATAGCGAAACTTCTGGTACCCGTCAAGTCTCAAGACCTTGAGAAAGTCGCGGAAATCATCGCTGCACTTACTCCCGCACAGGTAAGTAGACTTTGGAAGATGAGTAGACTTCCTGGGTCGCCGATGATGGCACAGCGGGACAAGACCGATCCGAAGGTCGACCCAAACCGGGCCAAGAAAATCCTGATCGACGGCCTGAAGTACCACGAGCACGATGGGCACGACATGCCCAAGCGGGTTGCCAGAAATGCCCTGGCGGCGCTCGGCGTGAAGGAAGACGACCAGCCATGATCTACGTCGAAGACAACATCCCCTTGGGGGGCCGTTCACAATACGACGTCCAACCTCATGGTTCCGCTTTCTACATCAAGCCGGATCGCACTGTGGGACAGACCAGCGGGGGGAAGGGCTGGGGAATCGTGGACGTCCCTCTATTCGAGATCTCTCGTGAGGAGGAACCCGCGTTGAAAGCTTTGCTTCTCAAACACGGGCCCTTCAAGGGTCTTACCCTCTGTCGTGCCCAACAGGGTACGGGACTCGTAGGTTTCAAATGGTGATGCGAACCTCTGCTCTCAATTCCGCGAAGCTTGAATCCATCAGGGTCATCGTCGTCCATGACGCATGTGCCGACGGAACCGTGTCGGCCATCTTGCTCAAGGATGCCTTCTATGGACGGGAAGTGCAGATCAAGTTCGTGCAGTACAACACCCCCGAGCACAAGAATCTCGTGGCCGAGCCTGGCATGCTCTTCTGCGATTTCTCTCCCGTTCCCGAGCGGGTGCAGGAATTCGTCGATGCAGGCGCTATCGTGCTCGACCACCACAAGACATCCAAGCCTATCGTCGATGCTTTCGGAGAGAACGGGATCTTCGGGGACGAAGTGGCCGACCCAGGTATCTGTGGTGCTAGCCTGGCGTTCCGACATGTCTGGCTGCCCCGTCGTGGAGATCTCACGATCCAGAGGGCGTTTGCGGCAGAGTTCGCAACGCTGGCGGGCATCCGGGATACGTGGCAGCGACACGACGAACGATGGAAAGACGCCTGCATTCAAGCCAACGTTCTGTACTTCATCCCGAACGAGCGTTGGCTCGCCAGGAACTTCACCGAGCTGGCGTCGAGTTGGGCACGGGATTTCCGCCCGATTGGGGAACTCCTCTACGAGCGCAATGAGAAAGGGACTCTCCGGGCTTCGAAGGCTGCCTACCGCTTCACGACCCAAAAGGGCACACGAGTCGTGATCTTCGATGGGCTCAAAGAGTCGTCCGATGTCGCTGATCTGCTGGGGAAAGAAGCTGATCTCGTGGTGGGGTTCTTGGCTACGTGTGAGAACGGCACCCCTCAATACCTCTACTCGACCAGAAGCCACACGACGTTCGACTGCGCTACCCTCGCCAAATCTCTTGGTGGAGGGGGGCATACGAAAGCCGCTGGGTTCAACGTCCAGATTGATCCAGAATCGGCTCTCAATCCCTACGCTTGTCTGAAAGCCATCGTCGAGAACTTCGAGGCGAAGCCATGATTCGGCCGGACGCTGATCTCGGGCTCACGCCGGACGAGCTGGGACGGGTTGACGACCTTGAGGCACGCCTAGAGAATCATGTGCGGGAGTTTTTGCGTGATCTACGCCGGGCTGGGAAGCCCCTTGTTCAGATGCAGGTGAAACTCCCCTCCAGGTATCCCCACTGTATCGTCGAGGAGATTGTGCGGAGGTGCCAAGCTGCTGGATGGCACGTGCAGTACGTGGATGGCCTGCGTCCCAGCAAAACCAAAGTCAGGA